CTGCTGTTACTGCTGTATTATCAAGATTGATTGTAACTGTATCTGTTGCAGAAGCGACTGATGTAAGACCTGTACCGCCAGAAATGGTCAAAGTGTCTGTGCCAGAAGTTATTGTTTGACTAGAACCACTGTCTGCAGCTACCGTAAACGACGTTGCAACGCCTGCAACAGCGGTATCGACATATCCTTTTGTTACAGCGTGTGTCGAAGCAGATGGAGTCGGAACAACAACTGTTCCTGTAAATGTTTTATTACCAGAAATAGTTTGAGCAGTTGTGAGTGTAGTAAATGCACCAGAACCACCAATGGCAAGAATTGTTCCCGCCGTACCACCAGCGCCATTTGTTCCCTTACCGTAATAGAGGACGTCATCTACTTCTGTAAATGCTAATTCTGCGTTTTCAAGCGACGCTGGTGCACCTGATGAGCCACCAGGAGCCCTTCTTTTGATTCTAATTGTATTTGACATTTTTAGAAGTTTCCTCCATCAACTAAATTTTCTTCAGAATAGTTTATCCATTGATTGCCATTATAACGAAGGACATCACCTGAACCTACTGTCGAAATAGTAACGTCACTTAAACCATTGAGAACAGATTGTGTTGCTATTTGTGATTCTGCAGATATTATTCTGTCTTTGACCGTTAAATGAGAACCGGCAGGATTTAGACCCATTACAGTTTGAATTGCTTCTACAGCGTCATTTAAATTTGCGTGCTGTTGTGCATGAGGTACTACAACCGAATTTAAAGTATCTGTTGGGCTAGGATTGATGAAATTATCAAGGGAACCAGGATATTGTGTTGGCATATTTCTCCTATAATGAAATAATTTTATTAGGGCCGTTTTCCCAAACTATAGTAATGGGACTTGATGAATTTGATCCAGTAAAAGGTAAACCAGTTGCGGTATCTACATAAAATATTAATCTTGATGTTTCGTCAGTTGCAGAAGACTGGTACCCAATAACGGCATTAAATGCAGAGCCATCATAATCTCCAATGATTAGATCACTTGCATCAACTACCCCTAAAGTAACAGTAACATTTTCAAGTGCATTTGATCTTTTTTTAATTGACCCAGCAGGTATATCAGAGACATACTGATCAACATTTTGATTGGGTGTATATAAAGAATTGTTAATAATCAAAATCTTTATTTCAATTACAGATAAATTGATTTCGCCTTTTAAAAGAGATTCTTTTGTTTTCCCATAGATGAAATTACTCATTCTAGACGCCCACATCTTTGGATACAATAATTCTATATTTGTATCCTGACTTAAAATAATCTTTGTCATCAGTAAAATACACAGGCGTTGCATCTTCTGATGGAAAATCAACATACACTTCTGGCTTCCACGAGTGCATCAACACTCTTGTTTCGATATTTTCCCATCTTGAAACATTGCGTTGTATCTTTTTTCTCTGTGCTTTAAAATAAAAATTATTTAAAAAGTTTGTAGCAGGACGTGAACTAAATTTAATAATAACTCTTCCATTATTATAATCATTATTTAAATAAAAATCACCGTTAATTGGATTAACATCTGCTATATAAAATTTAGGGTTTTTTGCCAAAATTTGAACTGTCGTATAGGCGTCAGTTCTAATAGAATGATCCTCTACAAACAGTTCCTGAATAACTGGAACAGTGTAGGAATTAAATTCACTTGGAGTTGCACTTTCCTCTTGAGTAAAGCATATCTGTTCTTCGGAAATTGACTCATTTGCCGCATCCAAAAAATTGACAAGCCTAATTAAATACTCTTTATTTGTTTGCCTAGTAACATCCCAGTACAACTTAAGAGTTCTTGATATTTGATTATAGTCAGCTATTGTATTAATTGGAAGAAAAGGTTGAGCTAAAACTGTAGGAGTAGCATGGTTAGTCTGAACTATAAAATTTTCATTTTTAAGACTTGATATTTTAATTGTTTTACCAAATCTTATGACAACCATATTGGTATCAACAATGGCGTACTCAATTAACGGAAGGGTCACATTAATCTCCTGATTACAAACTAATAATATTAGTAACCAATCATTGGAATAAAAGAACAGGGGGCGACCCGAAAGTCGCCCCCTGCTTTTAGGGTATCGTAACTATAACTACCCTAAGGTTTTTTTTAGAGGTTCGAAGTAATCGATCTTGTGACTTCTACTTCGTAGTTACGTGCTAGCTTGACATTCTTAGCAACGGTGATACCTTCACCGTCACCCAGCATGACAATATCGTAGCGCTCCTTCATCTTCATTGAACGAATGTCACGGCTTGGATCATCGAACTGATCGGTGCTCATGTCATCCTTGACGAGGAGTGTGCCAACCTCATTACGATCAATGAGGAATAGGTCTGACTTAGCTGGTGTTGCGCCACTCTTAGCGGTGAAGCTGACGAATGGTGAAACAATAACGTTCAAGCCCATTGGAGCAGTAGCATTAAGCGTACCTTCCTTGGACTGTGGACGGTAACCCCAGCTTGTATTCATCTGTGCGCCACCTGCGTGGAAGACATTGTCCTTGAGGAACAATGACCACATAAGTGGGTGAAGGATGAAGTCAGTTGGAACATGATTCTCAGCCATGAGAACTGCAGCCATATCAACGATATTGTCCCAGGCAATTGTCTGGTTCAATGCGCCGTTGATGTCACGACCACTTGTGTCGTCATAGCTGCCACTGTCGTTGTCAAAGACGATGGTTGCAGCGTCCTTGAAGCGACTAAGAGCAATTTGTTCCTTGAGACGTGCCATGGCGCGTCCTGCAGCTCTTACGTGCATGCCTACGATATCCCAAAGGGAGTCAGCAATTACTTCCTCAGTAAAGGCCAGCTTTACGCCCTTCTTTGATACCTTGCCCTCGATCTGCTTGGCAAATGCGAGTGCTTGTTCTGGGTACTCTTGTCCTTCGGGTATCTCTGCTGCTTGGATGGCATTTACTGCAGGGAACTCCAAGGAGCGTCCCTTTCCGAGGCGAACTGTTGAGAGAAGTGGCGTAACCAGCAATTGTGGCTCAGCTGCTTCCTTAAGAGTGCGAGAGATTATTTTGGGGAAGAGGATTGCAGCGTCAGACGATGCAAATGCTTCCTTAATAGTTACTCTGTTATCTTCGTCAATATATCCATCCTCGGCCAGCGCGGCTTCCCAAGCTGGGAGACCCGAGAGGAGCTCTTGGATTGTCTTACTCATCTTAGGATTATTCCTCCTGTGCTATTTTCTTTTATTATATTGTGAGATTAACGCGGAATGCGCCAATCACGTTGTGGACATCCAGGTTGCTACGGATACCAAGCTTGCCCGAGAAAGCGCCTGAGCGAGTAAGCTCAAACACAGTCTTAAGTGCACCTGGGTCTGAAGGAAGCTGCATATAAGAAAGCAAGCCATCATCAAAGTTGGTTGCAAACTTCTCAACCTCTACTACCTTACCAACCTGGAGGTAAGAATAGACTGCAGAGCTGTTGTAGAAATCAGCAGCAGCTGCCTTCACTGGACGTCCCATATGATCGGAACGCACCACATCACCGGCAGCAACGTCAGCGTTGATGCCTGAAACCATTGGGTACTCTACGTAGCCATGGGTAATGAACCCAGCACCCTGTGAGGTGCCCTTGTCGAATGGACGGTAGAGGTCGTACTGTGCAACACCTACTGGAACTGATCTTGCAGCAACAGTAACAGTGTCAGTTGCTCCAGAGCTGTAAGATGGAGTTGCACCATCTAGTGGATCCCAAGATGATGGCATGTTGTCACCAAAAGTGATTGCAGCCGATGTACCATTAGCTGGAACAACTCTTGAATCACCAGCTGAGTCGGTTACGACTGAAAGAATTGTACCCTTAGTGATGACGATCTCGAAACGATCATCTTCACTGTCAAGGTACCATGTAGGAAGGCCAGGATGTGGCAGGAGGTAAGCTGCTGGGGCAATACCCTCTGAGATTACGAAACGACCTGCGCCGGTCTTAGTGCCTACCTTACGGAATTTAGCTAAACTCATTTAAGTTTCTCCTTGAAATATAAATTTATAGTTTTCTGCGGCCCATGAGAGCATCTACAAATACTTGCTCTGGGATTGATTCTGTTTTTGATTTTTCTTCTTTGATCTGACCATCAATGGTGGTGACATTGTCCTCACCCTCAACAGCTTCGATTTCAGAATTGATTTCTGGCATTGGTGCCTTGTTTGATTTAAATTGTGGCATCTTTGCAAGATCTCTTAGTGAATCTGCTAACGAAGAAGCAGTACGCTTTGCATGCTCCTCAATAAGCTCTTCTCTTTCTTCTGCAGCTTCAACACCAGCAGCAATCTTTGCATCAACAACTCTTTCAACAAGAGTTCTGTGCAATGCGCTTCTGAGCTTTGCATTCTCTTCTTCAAGGGCCTTAACTCTTTCGAGTTTCTCGGAATCCTCGTTCTCAGCGACTTCTTCTTTATCGTTGAGTGAATCCTCCTGAGTTTCGCCCTCTTTAGAAACAGTCTGAGTTTCCTCAGACTTCTCATCGGATTCTTCAGATTCTTCAGAATCAACAACTTCTTCAGTATGTTCTTCTGTTCTCTCTGCGTCCTCTTCGGAGACCTTTTCTTCGCTTGATTCAGCGACTTCTTCTTGTTCTTCTTTAGCGTCGACTTCTTCGCCCTGAACTTCTTCAGAAACTTCTTCTTGCTGCTTTGATTCTGAAGCAATAGAAGACAAAGAATCGCTCAATTCTTGAGCAACAAGAAGAATATCTTCTTCTTTAGTAGAATTATCCATTTTTTCATTCTCCTGAGAATCAGTACTGACCATTATATCTTCAGTAGATAGTAATGCAGTATTAGATTTATTGTAATTTTCGCTCTCCTGGATTGAAAGTGCTGTCAAAAAAGCTCCCTTAAGATGTAAGTAAAGAGGCTTTGATTCTTTCTTTTTCATATTTGAAAAAACTGATTCATTTTCTTCTACAGAGATAATATCTTCTTTATCCATACTTAAAAGAAAAGCTGAGCTTTTAGCTACCCATTCGCCATCTGAGGTATCTAGTGACCCAGAATTAGGAGAATTGATTGATCTAACGCTTGACTTTGAGTCAGCTGGTTGATTCACAAAAGAATACTCTTTAAAAGAGATTTCTTGCATGTCGACAAATGCTAATTTGCCCTTATAAACCTGGCCTCTTCTATACTTTGAAAACTTAGGCCTTCCGTTGTCATCTTCTTTAGCTAGATCGTCGCCAGTAATTGAACATACTGCTTTTCCAGCCCTTCCACCAACAGAACCTGTCAAATATCTCTTATCAAGAACTTTTTGAATTGCAGCCGGATCTGTAATTGCAACTTGCAAACGCACAAATGAAGAACCATCTGCTTCTTTATCCATCCTTGCAGCCATAACTCTACCGATTGGTTCCGAGTTAATATCATGATTGAGAATAATTGGCTTTGGATATGGCTCAACCCAAGACTGGAGAGCCTTTTCTAATTCTGCTGCAGAGTAATTATTATAATTTCCGTGTAAGACCTTCGTGTATAGCTGCAACCTCAATAATAAGACCGCTATTTGAATTAATTGCTTCCTCAAAGGAAACATTCATTTTTGAAAAGTCTGGAAGTTGAACAGTAAAATTTTCTACGAAATCAAAACTCATTGGTTTCTCCGTGTTTGCATAGCATACTCGCTTGAACTATATAGTAAATTTGCTTTTATAACATTAAACAATTTTATATAAAGATATCATGTTTTTATATAGTTTTAAAATATTATCATTTCTCTTGCATCACCATTTGTTTTAAAATGATCTAGCATTGCCTCATGCATAATGTGAGGTGCATAAATATAACTCGCGCAATACAGTTCTAGACCATTTTTAGCTGCATTCACAGACCATCCCAAGTCCTCGCCTTGTATGTGCAGTTCATAATCAACAAGATTATAAGTTTTTTTTGACATCATCTTTGCTGCCATTATGACATCAGATTTAAAATAACTTCCCAGTGGATATTCTTTTGTTCTATGTGCTTTGTATGAATCTTTATCAAGCCATGTCATTACACTTGGATAATCCACTCCAACAGGAGTCATAAACATTAAAGGATTTACAGCATCTGCGCCGTCATTAATGTGACTAATTAAAAGTTCTATTGTTGAAGGATTTTTTAAGATAATGTCTGAATCAAGACTGAAATAATAATCTGGTTGTATTTCTCTTACTCGAGAAAGAAGAGAGTTTCTAAGAGAAACCATGTTCTCATATTTTGAAATACTCCATTGTCTTCCGTTTTCTATATGCTCAAAATGAGGAACGTCTTTTCTTTCTCGAATTTCATACAAAGGAATTTCTGGATGAACTTGTCTCCACCTATGTAGCATGGTGGCAGTCTCTTCATCATCTGGACTTGTCTCAAATATAAAACCTATTTTTGATAAAGGAATTGATTGTCTTTCCAATGCCATTGCCCACAATGGAAAAATCCAACTTCTTTTATAAATAGGACAACCTATTATTAGCTTCATATATATTATTCAGCTTCGATTTTTATTTCTTCTTTTTTGATAGCAGGTTTTTTAGCTGCAGTTTCTTTTTCCTCAACAAACTTTTCTGCTTTGATATTTTTTTCTACTACAACTGGAGTTAGTTTTTTTGTTTCTTCTTCAGAATCTTCAAAAACTATATTGAACATTTCCATCATTCCGTCTATAACATCAGCAAGAATCTGCAAAGCAAGTCTGACTTGACCATTTTCTACTGCTGATTTGAAACCTTGAATTGCATCTTCTTCTCTCGTGTATTCTTTTGAGACTTCTGAAGTAATCATTATTGACATATTAATCCTCTTTTGACATTTGATCATCTTGTATGATTACATTATACTGCTCTTCCAACAGATTTTCAACTAAACCAATCCATGTAGAATCGGATCTTTTTATATTTGGAGATGTTCTTCTTCCCTGTTGATTTTGTGGCCTAACTAAGTTGCCAACTCCTCTTCTTCTTGAGGGCAAGTTTCTTTGACCAGAGGAAGCTGAAGATTGTTTGTCTCCATCTTTTGTTACGTCTTTAGACTGCTGAGCTTTTGCTTGAGCGTCCATTTGTGCGGCAGCCATGTCCATCTGCATTTGTGATTGAATGCCTTGGAATGTAGCCTCCAAATCTATATTTGGATCTTCGCCAAGTTTGATTCTTGCTTCGTCAATCGAAATAAGAGAGTTAACATATTTTTGTATTATATGTGTTTCTTTCTTAACTTGAGTGTCAACGTCAATCTCATTAAATTTGAAATAACATCTGTCTGAAACTTCCGATGTAATTGGATTAATAAGAGGATCAAACCCGCCTTCAAACAACAATTCATTAAGAATATTTACTCTTACCATCTCAGCAAATTGTTTTTGAAAATGCTTGATTTTATCGTAAAGAGCAGTGTCTAATCTTTCTGTTACAGATCTATTTCCACCATTCATGCTCATTCCCAAATGATGAGGAGAAACACCTAAACCAATAGCAACTCTTTCCTTAAAGTGATCAAGATATGCACTTGCATCTAGTGCTTCATTTGCTGATCCGACGACTTCAACGTCATGTCTAAATGGAAGAATTAATCCGCCTTCTGCTCTGAGGTTTTCTATCTCAGCAGCTGCTTGATCAATTTCTTCTGGCTCAGCTGGTTGATCTGCTGTGCCAATTCTGTATTTATACAATGGAAAAAGTTCTCTGTGAACTAGATTTTGAATGTCTTCTTCCATCTGACGTAGAGCAATGACGTCATCTAAAACATTTGATAGAAATGGCGTACCAAAAGCTCTCCCTGGTTTTCTATCAAAGAAAAGATGTATTATTCTGTCAGCTGACCATACAGGATCCCTATCTGTAGGAGCATAGGTTAGAGGATCTGTTTGCTGTTGGTATGATTTAGGTCTATTGTGCTTATCGCGCAGAATTCTAGTTTGCTCTGTTGGAATTAAATAATATCCAACAACAGGAAAACCACCATTGATTCCATCAAGTTTTATTGGAAAATACTCTGACATATCTGCTCTTGCTTTTACGATAAAAACATTTGCAAATTTGAATAGCTGATCAGATAAATCAATAAGAAAATCTAGAAATGGTCTTTTCATTGCCATTTCCATGTAGTCTATTCTTTGATACAAATAAGCTACAGCCTCTGGATTTTCTCCAACAATCTGCCAACCTTCCTTCCAAAATAAGTCTTTGTATTTTGCTACAGCTTGTTTGACATATGAGTCTGTATCAACTGCTTGAATAATGCGATCAAAATCATATGGCGAAGGTTCAAAATTGCTTCTGCCAGTATAAAAATAGTTTGTCCCTTTATAGCCTAGAGCAAGGGCAGCTATTCTCATGGCCTTACCAAGAGAGCTTATTCTTTCTGGCGGAAGTTGAGCTGCTACAAAATCAGCTTCACTAAGTTCTAGCCTTCTGAAAGGAAGGTATTGACGCAATGGCATAAGAGGCTACACTCCAAAATTAAATAGGAATTATTTCTGTATAGTACAGTTTATAATTATTTAAATTCAGCTTTTGCCTTCAGCGTCCTGGAATGTCTTATTAATAATAATTCCCTTAATTGACTCCAGCCAGAACACCGTCTCTGGCTCAGAAAAATCGCTCTTATAAGACAAATTTGAATTTGTAATCTTGATACTAATAGTAAATTCTTTTTCTTCTACTTTTTCAACAGTTTCTTCTGACATTACTTATCCTTTTTGCTTGTATTTTTTGCGGACTCAGTCATTGACTGAATCTGAGCTGTTAACTGCTTAATTGTAGCATCTTTGACAATGGTTTCTGTCATTAATTGATTAATTTTTTCTTGAAATGACTGAACTATTAAATTAATATCTAAGTTTCGATCTTGCACTTGCGCGCACTCCTTTAGTTATTTAACTGGGATTCTAAGACTTCTATTCTAGCACATAATTCTTGTATAGACCTTACAGAAAGAGCAACTATATCGACGTATCTATACATAGTTGGATACCATTCGGATATGTCATACGCACCGCCTGGTTGATCTGGTTTTATTTTTGTATTTTTTGGATGGTAATCAACAAGATCTTTACTAACTTCTTCTACTTCTTCTACTACAAAACCATATGATCTAGATAAAGATTGGATATCTAGAGCTTGTTGTGTCCATCTTTTTCCAGTATTAGGATCTATAACCCAAAGCTCTCCAGTCTCTGGATCTGGATCACCTATCTTAGCTCTATATTTTCTTGGTCTTAGTTTTTTGACTATATCTAATCCACTAACAATGTCTTCAATATTATCTTTCAATTCTCTTCTAGAAGTAATTTGAACAAGCCTGTATACATTTTGGCCTTGAATGAAATCTGTTCTTAAATTTGGAGTTGTAGAAGTAACTTGTGGCACATTTTGGGACCATCTATAAGTGAAACCATTTTCAACTGTAACGTTCCTTGCTGTCATTGCTCCAGTAACAGACATATTTGCTCCAACATTAAGCGTACCATCGATTGTCGCCGTACCAGTTGAAGTTAGATTGCCCAACATATTAACACGAAATGGTGCGTTACTAAACGTTTGGTCACCTAAATAAATACCACTTGAATCAGCTTTAAATACACTATTACCAGAACCAATTAATACTGATCCATGGAATGTTCCTGTTGCTCCTTGTAAAGAACCGTTGAAATACTGCAGATCCATCGGAATTAAGTGCGACTGTGTTTACTCCACCAGTGTTATATATTTTTATACCAGTAGAATCTATTGAAAGGCGAGCACCTGAAGTGCCAGTATTAACATTTACGCTATTGAGATTAATTGTTCCAGTTGTAATTACTCCACCTGATATTGTGGTTACACCTGTTCCACCTAAATTATTTTTTACATCACCAGGAGAAACTTTTCCATTAGCAGTATTTTGCGCTGTATCAATTGAACTATTAACTTGAGATGCAGTACGTGATCCTATTGTTACTGTTCCATCAATGACTAATTCATTTGTAGTTGCATTCCAATATAATTTATTTTTTAAAGAAAAATTTCCAGAAGAATCTACATAAAATGCTGTGTCTGCATTAGCGTAATTTCCAGTTCCTATATATATCTTATTAGTTCCGGCATTAATTCCTGCTATTGTTCCACCAGTTTGTGTTGCATTTGTTATGACTTGACCTGTTGTGGTTAAATTTGCGCCATCCCATTGAATGAATTTTGTTCCAGTTCCAGCAAAGAAGTTTCCGGTATTTGAAACTCTAAATGGAGCAGTTGCTTTATTCGCTACAGCAGCTCCCAGCCACATGTTTCCATCGATATCAACATGAAAAGAACTTGTGTCATCTCCACCAATATCCAATTGAGATCTTATTGTTAACTGATTAAATTCAGCGTTTCCAACACCATCTATCTTCCACCCTTCAGATCCAGTAGAATAATTTGAAGACTTTATGATAGATGTTGCTCCAGCTAATGTAATTGTATGTGCACCTATTGTTCCTGAAGTTATTTTAGATGCTGTAAGATTATTTATATATTGATCTTGAATCAATGGAGTATCGCCAGAACCAACCAACGGATAAACCCAAGCCCCCCTTGTTCCTGCGGTACTTACTGTTCTTACGGTTCCCCAATATGCTGTATTGACAGACGAAGTTGAGTTTTCAACAGACACGGTAAAAACATTAGCTTTTGCTGTACCAGAAATTAGGTCTCCATTTGTTGCGGTTTTTTGGTTGACCAAAGTTCCTGTACCGGCAGAGTTATCATAGAGTCTATACTCAAAGTAATCTAGATCTATATCATTAACTGGATCAAATGCAAACATGACTGTTTCAAAGTTTGCGGCCAAAGTCAATCCAGTAATATTAGACGGATTTCCAACTGCAGATGGAGTCTTGACTCTAATTGCTTCTGGTAATTCATCTAATGCTGAAATTTCTACATTCTTTGGTTTGAGCGTAAATAAATAGTTGGAATCTGGGTTTAGTCCGCTAATTGTCTTTTTGATCTTTGCCATTATCTGATAACTCCCGTTGAAGTAAACACAATGCTTGTGTCTATTTGTTCTTTGTCAAAGTAGAGGTCATAATTTTTACTAAAAGAATATTTCGTTATAGACATTTCTGTACTTCCTGAAGATTGATTTTTTGAAGATAAAAGTTCTATCTCAAAAGAAAATGTTCCATAACAATCATCATAAGAATTTAAATTTATAACGGATGAATTTGTTTTGAGATTAATATTAAATATTTCTGTATCTAAAACTTGATTAACAGAATACATATCAATATTTTTTTGTGTATACACAACAGACTGTCCAGATGATGTGGCAGACGTCTTAATTATTTTTATGTTTATTTGACCTTTGTCTGGACCTTTGTCTGCAAATATTTTTAATCGTGGACCGTCAAATGTTCCAAGAATTTTTGCTCCTGGCTTATTTGTTTTGCCATCTGACCATATTTCTGAATCTCCAAAATATGAAAGTTTTGCAATGCGAATATTGGAATTTTTATTAACTAAATGAGAATAGTAATCAACAACATTGACTCCTGAACCAGAAGTTGTTCCCATATAATTTGAACCACCAGGATTTGCAGTTCTTATATAGTTTCCGCTAGATAACTGAATGTATTGAGCATTATCTGAATGGTAATAAATGTAATACGCACCTTCTGGTCTTGAACCAGAACTTACATCCGTTAATGATTTGAAGTAAAGATTTTCTTCTAAATCTATATAAGAATAAGTAGGAGTTTTTGTTGTAGCCGTTTCATATACAACTATAAAAGCATCTTGATCAAAAGAAACATTAATCGATTGACCAACATTAAAATATAATTGCCCTATATTAAGATCTGTTAGAGGACAATGAATCCAGTCTCCTGCTTTAAGGTTATCAGACAAAGATGGAAATACTATAAGCCTCCTCACGGGAGGAGTAACAGAAGTCGCCAATGTTCCATCTGTATAATAATTAAACCAATTCATAATTATAACTCTTTATATAATATTTCAAAATCGTAAGCATTTAGTTTATCATCTTCTATGTCTATTTCAAATACAGCAGAATATTCATGAACTCCACCTATTTTAAGTGTAGATTGAAATCCAGTTAAAACAATATTAGAATATGGTTTTTCATTTGTCGATTCGTAATAACTTGATCTAGCAGAAGAGTAGTCTATTGAGTCGGCACTAATCGGAGAACTTCCATCTTGGAAATTATGACTATGATTTACAAAATCAATTCCACCTATTTTAGTTCCACTTTCGATATATATGTCTCCAGTAATTTTTCCTCCACTTGCTTTTATATATTGCGGATGAGGATCTCCATCTAAATCGTCTAAATCATTATGTGATGATCTTAGGCTTTCTCTCTTTGATGAATCTACATCAATGAACTCAAATATTGATGTTATTTTATCTACATCTTCTTTTATAGGAAAAGATAGTGGCTTAACTCTAGAGAAACCTTTCTCTTCTAGGTTTATAATAAAATTAATATATCTTCTATTTAATCTAAATAATTCTACTAAAGCCGACAATCTTTTACCAACAGTTATTCTTCTTTCAACTAAATCTGTTGTAACTGAACCCAAATTTCCGGTAATCGCATTGCTTGCAATAAACATTTCTCCGACTAACATCGGAGCGTTTCTTGAAAGATTTGATGTATTTATATCCAACATTAATGGCTCTACTAATTTAGACTTAAAAGTTAGTGCTGGCATTAGGTAGTTGTCATAAAATGCTGGAGCAACGTCGACAGAGTCTCTCTTAATTAGAGCTGACACTGACAATATCTCAGATACTACAGAATTTACTCTGAGCGAAAAAAATGCTTGAAATTGAGCGGCTTGCTTTTTAGAGATTTGATCCAATTCGGATTGGGGGAGAGATATTGATTTTGATGTGATTTCTGCGGCAAATTGTTTCGAATAGTGCGTAACTGCCTTTGACCAATCTGCGAGGTGTTTTGCAATCTCCCCTTCTGTTTCATCCCTATAATCCTCCCCTAAATAATATGTGACAATATTTTTAATAATTAAAACTTCTTTATGCAGATACTCAAGAACCTTTTTAAGATGTAATAAATATCCATAACTTGTATGTCCTATCGCTAACTCATATTGTTTTATAAATTCTCTACAAGCTCTACATTGATGTTTATTTGCAAAAAGATATTCTTCATAACAAATGAAATTTGGAGCAGTTGTATCTATAATTTGATTTGAATGTTTAATTGCATCTTTCCAAACAGCCCCATGTGCAGTCTCTAAATTTATGTTTACATATGGATTTATGTTAACCATATGTAGATTGTCATCTATCTCTATAGATAGTTTTTTTAGTATTTGCTCACATTCAAAAACATATGATCTAATATTTAATATCGTAGAATGAGATAAGTGATTATTATATTTGTTTTCATTTCCAATTATTCTGTTATATTCTGTTGATCTTTTCTCAACCGAGTTAAGAGAAGAAACATCAGAGTATGGGTCAGCAAAAACATTTTCTACTGCGTTAGATCTACCCAATCCATAGTTAGCCATATCTTAAAATACTTTCCTTTTTAGAGGAGCATTGGCTCTTCTATTAAAACTTGTTTTGAATGATTTTTTAACAGATAAATTTTTTGTTCTACTTTTTTCAACAGATGTTGAGTCTTCTTTATCATCTGACTCTTTGCTTCCTGGCATAAAGAATGTGTTAGAGAAACTGCTAGTTTTATTTGTAAACTTTGCTTTGTGTAAATCATTATAGTTTTCAGTAATAGATAAAAGAGCAAGAATCAAACCATCATGAGCATGGTCTTGCGCAGAACCTCCTGCTTCAAATACTGGCCTTCCAGTTTGAGTTGTTCTCACTACAACATAGGAAATTAACTGCATATAAAGCTCATCATCTTTTTCCGGAATTAGTAAAAGTTCTTTTTCCAAATACTGACGAAGATTATCAACCATATATGGTTTTATTTCTTTCTTTATTATTTGTTTTGTATATGGGTCTCTAATATCAATAGTCTCAGCAAAACTGACTCCCTTAACTTTATTCTTGAGTCCAGATATAGGATTTTCTACTCCATACTTATGAAGAAGCTCTACTTGGACCTCACCAAAACCTCTATCTACATAAATGTGTTTTGGCTGAAAAATATCATTAAGTTCAACTATTCTAGAAACAGCTTTAGTCAAAGTATATTCTGATTTCTCTATTTCTTGTCTATATGCGAGTCTAACTCTATTTCTAAATCTTTCTTCTTCATAAGAATCAGAACAAGCTTCTAGCATAACTATATTTGTTCCTGCTCCGTATTTATCCCAGTCAACTCCCATAACAAAAAAGCTTCTTGCAGAAGTTATTTCTGGTATATAGTTCCATGATGGTTCTATAAATGCTTTATCTACATACTTTCTGGGATATACACCTTCTGCATCTTCGCCCCAATCAGCTTCAATTTCATGTCGATATCCTATCTCAGAATATTGTTCTCTAAATTCGTCTTCTTGATCTTTGGAAAAGTATGGATTACAATATGATGGAAACCAGAACTCCTTGAATCTTGTGCTTCTGCACCATTCCCAAAATCTTTCTCTTCTACCTGTTGGAGTAGATGCGCCTATCAAAACTTTATCGGATTGATCTTCTGCGGTTTTCTGCAACATTGCGTATAGTGCATCAAGATCGTCAGCGTGCATGTAGTCCATTTCATCAAGAACAATTACGTGTGCTTCTTGACCTCTAGCAACGTCAGATTTTCCGCCAGAACGCATACCAGATGTGAAGAATCTAATTGTCGATCCATTTGTGAATTGAATCATAAATTGTGGAGATGTAACTTTTCTTATAATTGAGTTCATTACAATTTCATTTTTAGAAGCAAGTCTAAGTATCTCTTGATATATTAGTTCTACGTGAGATTTCATTGGCGCAATAACAAGACATTTTCCATCTTTATGAGTATAGCTGTAATGCAGCAAATAAATTGCCATACTAAAAGTCTTACCTAAACGACGACCAGCTCTAAGAACTTTTCTTAATGAAGGATCCCTTAAAATGAGAGTTTGATATACTCTTGTTTCTGCACCGAGAAATTGTTTTGCCCAAACACACGGATCTTTGGCTACATGTATTTGCCTTTGTTGTTCAGCAGAAATGCCGCATGTCTAAAAGTTCGAAGTCTAATTCAAATGGTTCATCAACCAATAAAGATAACTCTCTATTAGTTAGAGGCCTATTATCTATAATTGATCCATCTGCCCAAGCAAGGTGTTTTAATTTATTTTCAAACACCCATTCAATTCTATTAATTTGTTTAATAGCTTCAATATCTTGAGCTCTTATTATTTCTAATAAATCTTCTCTAGATAACTTTTCTAAGTCTTGTCTAAACTTTTTTGTTTTATTAATAATAGATGTATTCATAATTATCCAAAATGAGCTGCCAACATTGAACTTTCAGATCCCAACACTGATCTTGCGTTAAGTCTTGAGTTTTGAATTGCCATAACTCCTCTAGCCCTTGAAGTTGCAGCTACTTCATTGTCTTTAAATCCTGCTCCAAATAAAGGCTTGTTAATACTGCCCTGAAAAGATTTTAGCGCATCTTTGCCAGTATTTACACCTCCCATCATTAATTTTCCAAGACCTTTTCCAACATCATAAGCTAATGATGCCCAACCATAAACACTGAATGCTTTTCCTGCAGCTTTGCCGTATGTAGACAGATATGTTCCACCAAGCCTAGCTGCTAAACCTTTTTCTCCAGCTCCATAAGCTTTAATTGCCAAAGATTTTGTAGCAGCTCTGATTGATTTTACATCCCCAGTTTTTAAAAGAGCAGCGGCATCATCTGCATATGTCGATAAAGGATTAATAATACTTGCTGCTTCACTGGAGAATAAAGCACCAGTTGCTGCATTAACTGACATCTTTGTTTTTTCAAGACCTTGTGCAATGCCTTTGCCAACTCTTGCAAGAGTTTCAGCAGAAGCTTTTGGTCCAGCTCCCTGCATAACTCCCAAGAATTTAAAAACATTTTCGCCCATCACTCCGCCAGTCATTCTGGCAATAGCTTCAAATCTGCCCATCCCCGCTACATCTGCAACGCTAGTAAGACCCCTTGCTCTCATGATGTCGTCTGCATAGGAAGCTGTTAATCCAATTGTGTCTTTTTGACCTGGAAATAATTTTGCAAACTTAGCTGTAGCTTCAAATTGTGCAGATTGTTTTGATACTTTTAATATATTTTCATCTAGTCTAGATAACTTAGCTGCGGCAGCATCGCCTCTTCTAACGGCTCTTGCTTGTGCTCTAGTTCTTGCTGCTTCTTGAGGTACTCTCGTTCTTATATCTGCTGCTCTTTGAACTGCAGATTCATAAGCTGTAGCTTTATTGAATGTATTTAGTCTTCCTAACACTCCACCAGCATAAAGTGGTTTACCTGGATTTGCTTCTAAATCAGCTTTAAATCTATGCCTTATACTTTCTGGAATTCTTCCTGAAGATTTTTCGCCCATAAGCTTATTAAGTATAAATGATACTCCCTGAAATGGAGTATAGGGTGTTGATCTATCTCCTGCAATACCTGTTAATCTAGCAACGCTGTCAAATCTAAATGGATTTGCTACAGCTGCTACTCTAGGTTTCATTTTTTTCGCAGCATACTTTCCAAATATACTTTTACCTAATGCAAACTCGTCTGCATTTTGGGCGACATTACCAACGTATGCACCTGTTCTTCTTCCTAGTGCAGATCTAATTCCAGATGCACCTTCTGCGACATCTAGATAACCACCTCTGAACATGGTGCTTGCATATTTACTAGCGTTTACAGCTGCCATTTGAGTTGCAGATGGCAGTGCGCTTAGAGCTCTTAATGGCAAAGGTAATTCAACTTCTGGAGCCATTTGAGATGACATTAATGGGTCAACAGTGTAAGAAGAACCATCAGCTGGCATTAGTATCCACCTCTTCTTGTATTATACGCTCCTAAAACTATATCTCCACTAGCATTTAATCTTTCAGCTGTTAACATTGAAGAATTATAAAAAGGAGACTGACTAATGATTTGTTGATTTTCTTGTGCAGACCTGCGAGCAAAATCGATTGATCCATAAACTCCCGTAATTCCACCAAGAACTCCACCCACCATTGCACCTAATCCTGTTTTTTTTCCGAAGTTTAGCTCCTAACAGAGCACCTGCTCCAGCACCAATAACACTAGATCCCACTGCTGCCCTTAATGGATTGGGTGCTCCATAAAATCTATATGGATTAGAGCCTCTTGCTAAGCCACCAATTGGCCCATCAAGAGTTCCTCCAGCCAATATGCTGCCAGTTAAATCAGTTCCAAGCACTGCTCTATCTGCATTTGGATCATCGAATGCAACATCCATTGCTGCTTTAATAGTTGGCTGAGCAGTTTCTTTATACATGCCTGCCATCATTAATCCACCAAGTCCTGCTCCGACAGCGATTCTTCTTCCTCGTGAGCCTGGTATAGATTCAGTAAAAGTAGACATTGCTCTACCAATGGCAGTTCCAGCAGAACTAGAGGTTGCTTGCCTTGCAGCTTGACTAAGACTTCGAGAGCTTGCTAATAGTTTTCCTAAATTTTCTAATACTGCCATTTTTATCTTCCGTATAAATAATCGTATTTATTTGGGCCCATTTTTGTGTGTCCAATTTTATTTCTATCTAAATTTCCGACAACTCCAGCAGTAACAAGTGGATCTCTTCTTGCGCTATAAATTTGTTTGTCTGCTTGAATGTCATCGTTAGCTTCTTGAACCAGTCCAGTATCTTCATACGGTTGCTGATTCATAACCTCGTTGAACATTTCGTTTTTTCTATTTCTTCTTGCTATATAGTAACCCGCACTAAAAGCTGCTACACCTAGTGCTGCAACAGCCATTTTTGGCTTATGTTTAGTAATAAAGTTAACTATTGATTCATCTCTTAAAGTTCTATTTCTAAATATAGATGTACCACGTATTCCAGTATCTACTCTTGCTCTAGAAAAGTTAGTTTCTAAATTTCTTCTAAATTCTGGATTTTCTTCGGCTTCTCTTACAATGGATAAAAATGTTTCGTATTGTCCACCAACCATCTGTGATCTTGCTGCCGCATGTAGCGCTGGATTTTCTGCTTCAAGAACTTGTTCAGCTGCTGTACTAATAGAAGCAGTAACAGCATTATACTGTTCTCCCATTTCATTAACCTGAAATAAGAACCCTCTTCTCACAGGTTCAACATCGTTAGTTATGGAACCTCCAAGTCTTCTTAGGAGTGCAGTTACACCTTGTGCTGGAGCTCCTTCTATGAATCCCGAAACTGGACCACTTCTCACAAATGTGTCTGTAAGTTTATCGACAAGTTCATCAGCGCTTATTTGAGCAGCATCTGCTATGGTTCCAGAAGAAGATGACTTAAGAATATTTTTAATCGCTATTGCTTCCAATTCATCTCCAGCAAGACCTGACTTAACCATTTCTTCTGTGGTTTTGCCTGCGTTTTGTCTCCAAACTTCAACAATACTTTCTGCTAATTCTTGTGCTTTTGACCTTTGCATTTGTCCAGATCCAAGAACCAAGTTAACTCTATCCTTTCCATCAACAATAGAAAAATGTGCCTTGTCTAAACCAATATCACTAAAAAATGTATCACCTTTAATTCTTTTAATTTCTTCTGTTAACTTTGCAGACATCATTGGCTTTGATACGACTTCGCTATCTGTTGTTAATATTCTTGTGGTTTCTTGAGCTCTAGTAAATACTACTCCGAGTTCAGAAGCTTGCCTTGCAATTTTTTGTCCTCTCAAAGCCATCGATTTTACTCTCTCAACATCTGTTGGCAGAATATCTCCAGGAGATATCAATCCTGCTCTTCTTAAAATTTGAGTTGGAAGAGTAGTTGTTTGAGAAACTTCATCAACTGCATCTACTACTGGTCTTGCTAATGAATCTCTAGGAACAGTAAAAGGAATTTCAGAAGTAAGAGTAGAAGCTGCAACAAAGCTTCCTCTCATTGATGGATCTAAGAAACCAAGACCAGCTCCACCAGAATGAAGTGATCTAAAAGCTTGAGTAACTAGATTTTCTGGAATTGGATCATATCTATCAGCCATTGACCTAGTGAGTGCCAAGTCTCCTCTTGAGATAATTTCAGGTCTTTCTGCCAAATATGGAAAACCAATAGTTTGTCTAGTAGTTAATAAAGATCCTAGGAATTCTTTTTGTTGCGTAGCATCTAACGCTGATACATTGACAAATGGAACTCTTGATGTTACAGATGTAGCATTTGCAGTAACAACGGGACTTATTGTTGAAGTTGTAGATACATAATCTAACATTCTTCTCATTTGAGAAGCTTCTGCATAACTAATTCCGGATGTCAACATTCTATCAACTGGTGCTGATCCTCCAGGTTGTAATGCAGTCAATTCTTGATGTAGAACAGTTCTTATTTTCATCTCAGCAAGTTGTGTTCTTATTGGAGATACTTGTCCTGCTTTAGAACCTCTTAAAAAACTTTCCTCATACATGCCAGTTTCTGCATTGAATGCAATCATTGCATCGCCGCCTTGAGATGAAACTCTTACTCCTTGAAGAGTTCCTTTACCACTTGGACTAATCATGAATCTTAATAAATTATCTGACATTTGATTAACATCTACTATGTTTGCAGTAGAAAAAGGCGCAACTGATCTTGCTATAGTTTGTCTAATACCCCTAAGGATCGGGTCCTGTACGTGTCCAGCACCTAAGAGATCTAAGCTCTGATCATTAATTCTTCTAAGCAATTCTCCAGAAAAATATTGGTCAATTTCGGAAATGTGAGTACCTCTTTGTAGAGCATCTATAACCTTTGAGGCCTCAGTGTTTCCTTGATCTGCAGAATCTTTTATTAATTCCAACATGTTTGTTGACAAAAGAAGGTTCTCCATTGACCTTGGTTTAACACCCTCTCCAAGAAGCCCTCCTTTAGCTATAGTTTCTGGAGCAAGTAAGTTTGTTCTCACAAAATCTATTGCTCTCTCAGTATCTTGGAGATCAATTCCAGATTGACGTAATCTTTCTATAAGTTTACCTTGCAAATATTGACCAGAAATTTGCGTCATATCAATAATTTTTCCATTGTTTAATTTTGATATTACTTTAGATACTAATTCATCTGCGCCATCGATATCACTGAATTCCTGTAGTTGAGCTATACTTTGAACAACTTTTGGAATATCAAATGCTCCAACATTATTTCCAACAATATAAACATCATCTTGCGCCATGAAATTAAACAACTTAAAATATGAATCTGCTGCTTGTCTTCTTTGTAGTGGGTCAGATAAATCAAATATGTCGTCAATGTTTTCAGTTAACAAAGATCGAGCTTCTTTGCGTGCTATTTCCGTTCCTAGTCTTGTTCCTTGACCAGTTGATCTACTTACCACTAGATTTTGCATTTCTGGAGCAATTAAATGAAATCCTACTCTTCCAGAAGGATCAGCAGACATTCCTGCAATACTTGTTGCTACAGATGTTCCAGGAAGATGAGAATCATACATTTGACCAGAAAGAGATCTAGCTATATCATCAGTTCCTACTCCAGTAGTTTCTATGTCGAGAGAGAAGTATTTTACTCTTTCTCCTCTTGCAAGTTTTTCTGTGATTTCTTTAAGTGGCGGACTGGTTCTTTGCTGCATTAGTTCTCTCATATAATCTGGTGTTGGAATACTAGAATATCCTATCTCAATTTTTTTAGTATCAAGAGACATGTTAAATGTTCTTCCGCTTAATAATATATCCAAAGGATGAGAACTTCCTGGAGTCATCATTAAGGCTGACATTTTCCTTGGGTTTCCAGATGGAATAGGAACAGATGGAAAACCAAGAACTCCAAATGTTCCTCCAGAACCAGATTGTCCAGTTGATCCAGTTAACATTATCATTTTTTCAAACTGATTTTGTAATTCTTTTCTAGATTGATATGAAGATATTAGGTTAAAATTCATAGTTGGCTGTTGCATAGCCATACCTAATAATCTTACTCTATCTTGAGTTAATCCAACTCCTTCATCTAATTCTTGCTGCAAAAGTTGCAAATATCTAGTATGCAATGTTTCTAAGTTATCCATTACTTCTGAACGAGGAGAAATAATATCTAGATTTGCTATATGTTGCGATGGATTAAGTGCTGCAGAAAAGTTCTTTTGAATACGTGCTCTAGCTTCAGTTTCATTAGTTGCCATACCCATATCCAGATAAGCTTTTGTTAGCTTTTCAAAATTTGTCTTTGTCATTTTCCGTTTCCTGAGATTCAATATATTCATCAATTTCATATGTGCCAAGTTTTTGTTTAATAATTTTTTCTCTCTGTATATCAATTGATTGAACTTTATTAATAATCTCAGATATTGCTTGAGCTGTATCAAGTTGAACTTGGCCAACTTTTGCTTTTGCTTCTCTAGTTGCAAGAAGTTGATTTCTTAGATCTTTTCTTCTTTTATGCAGTTTATCTTCTAACTCAACCGCTAAGTGTAATTCTTTTTTGAAAATTGGCTGACCCTCTTGGTCAACTCCAATAATATTTTCCTGAATGAAATGCTCCTTAGCAAGGAGTTTTGTTTTACGCAGATATTGAACTTCTTGATCTACCAGATCTCTTACCATTGAAACTTCAACAAGATTATTTGGATTTACATCAAGTTGCTCTAAGTATTCTGCTGTAAACTGAGAAACCATTGACATTTCTATTGGACACGGTTTTCCTCTTGGAGCAAGATTTTCTTTTAACAGTGGACATGTAGCTGCAAAAATACATTTTTCAGATTGACAATTCATTGGAATCGATGAGAACATCGCATTCCTAGTTCTTTGGGGCCTTACAAGTTCTGTAGCTTTTTGCTTTTCTTCTTCTGACCAGTGATCAGGAAAAAATAAGTCTGGTCTTAAAGACTCAAACTGTTTCATAAAACCGTTTTTATCATCTGCTTTTTCTATATTAGACATTGAAATCAATCCACTCTGATCTAACTAAACCTATGTCATCAAAACTTTCCACTACTGCACCTTTGCAGTGAGAACAGAAATATTCTCTTACATAAATAAATTTATCTTCTTCAATCACATACTCAGTTACATTTTGCAGCCTGTAGGCACATCTTGGGCATTCCACACTATTGTACTGCCAGTATCTCACTTAAACTTTTTTGAAGCTTCTGCATTATTTCAACTCCGCTTGCTGCATTAATAAATACTCCAACTTCTTTCATCTGATCTGGAGTAAGAGTTGAACTAATTGTATATCTTGCACCTTTGCATATGTCACAATAAGTTTCTTTGTCATAAAGAGAACAGACACAAGGGTCTATAATATTAAAAAATTCAAGAGCTTTTGCTATTTCATACCAACGTGCTTTAAACATCTTTTTTGTTTGCTCTTTATAAGCTCTTAACTTATGTTGATCGTTAGACAGTAGCGTTCCCATATCTAAAGACTGCTTCATTAAATCATTAATAGTTCTGTACAAGAAGTTGGGCAGTTCGAAATCACCAGACTCATTTATAAAAGTTTCCCAATTGCTCATTTTTATACCTAAATTGCTTGACCATTTCTTGGTACTTGCATAATTGGCCTTTGTGGATTATAGCCACCAACTGGACCACGCCTATTGGCCATTCCCAGTCCACCCATGGCAGCTCCTACTCCTAGGACTCTTTTACCCATTTTAATATTGGCTGAATTTGCTGCTGGGGATAATGCATATGCTTGAGATAATGGGTGAATGTTTCTTCCACGAAGAATTCTATTAGCTAAACCGCCAATGCTACCATACATTGAGTTAGAAATCGATCCAAATCTAGGGCTTGGCATATTAGTAGTTCCTTATTCCAGTTGGTCTTCCAACTGTTTTGTCCATTCCGGAAGATCTTCTTCTCATAATGGCACCAGCTCCAACAACACCTGCAGCTGCTGCTGCTCCTTTTTTAAAACCAATAGAACCAACGCTACTTCTAATGGTCGGCATAAGGCCACTTGTTCCAACCGACCCATACATCGATTTGAGACCGCTCATAACTCTACTAGGCATTTGTCCTCCATATAAATTTGTTAGTTGATATAGTAACTATATTTCTTTTGCTAAAGCTTGTTTTTTAACTGGTTTGATAAAATTAAATTTAAATGAATCATTCTCATAATCTATTTCAAATATTGTTCCTCTTGGCATTGAGGTATTTATTAGTTTTTCTGCAAGTTTAGATTCTATTCTTTCTCTTCTTATTTGAGACAGACCTCTAGCTCCCTTTACAGAATCAATACCTTCATTTATCAGGGCCTGTATAACATTTTCATTATACTGAACTGAGTATCCCCTTTTGCCGAGTTTGTCAGCAATGATAGACATCTCTATCTGAGCTATTTTTATACAATCTTCTTCTGACAAATGATTAAATATAACTATTTTATCAATTCTATTTAAAAACTCTGGTTTGAAATGCTTTTTGACAGCATCATTAGTATTTCTCTCAACTATTGATCTATCGGGAATAACTTTTGTTTTTTTCTTATAGTTTACATCTTTTGTAAAACCAGTTCCACCAGCTAGTAAATGATCAAAGGTTTTATCATTTCCTAGATTGGTAGTCATGATAATAATAGTATTCCTAAAATTTACTACCTCTCCTCTTGAGTCAGTTAAAATACCATCATCAAAAACTCTTAAAAATGTATTCCATAAATCAGGGTGAGCTTTTTCCACTTCGTCAAGCAAGACAACTGTAGACGGAAATTTCTTAACAAAATTAACTAGTTGACCACCCTCATCATGGCCAACGTAACCAGGAGGAGATCCAATAAGTTTTTGGTTTTCGTGTTTGTGTTGGAATTCTCCACAGTCTATTCTAACCATTGGATATTCCCCACCAAATAAATACTTATGTAAGCTATTGGCAAGATGTGTTTTACCCACGCCTGATGACCCAGCAAATAAAAATACTCCAAGAGGTCTGTTGTCATCACTTAAGCCAACTTGAGACCTTCTTAAGGCAGAAATTATAGTTTGAATTGCTTGCTCTTGACCAATAATATTATTTTTGAGATAAGTTTCTAGACCAAGAAATTTTTGTTTATTGATCTGTTTTGTTTTAGTTGTTTTCGTTGTCTTAGCATCTCCAAATGGAAAATCATCTTCATCTAGTTTTGGAAAGTTCTTTTTAAACTTTTTTATTGTATCTAAAAAGTTTTGTGAGGCAAGATCGTTTTCTTGATCAAATAAGAATGGGTCTGTTTCCAGACCTCCAGCATATGCCATATTTACCCAACCATCTAAATCTAGACCTGGATTTAGCATAATGCACCCGTGCATATAAAGCAGATATACATGTCTCTGCTGCTTTGCGGGACATCATTCGTAATGAATCTGAAACTTCGTTTTTTAGATTAAAAACAAAATGTTCTATAACATCTTTTTTTAATTTTTCAAATTCTGATTTATTTTCTATCTTGCGGTATTTTGATAAAAATTCTTGAACCTCTTCTGGCTCTAGAACCTTAAACTTTACATACGCGGCAAGTTCGGGCATATATATTTGATATATTCTCATGTCCTCTCCTTTGCCTTCAAAAACAATAGTAACTTAATAATAAGAATTAAATCAAGTTAGGACAGTGTATATATATATTAGTATTATATACTTTAGTATATTTTATTATTCAGTATGGACTACAGTTTAGTGCCCTGTATACAGATTATACACAAAGTCATATAACCTGTGTCAAGTTCTAGGAATTAATATCTTCAATTTTTGGATGTGGTTCTAAACAAGGACCACTAAATCCCCAGTACCTAAGTAAATCTGCTGGTGTTTCAATTCTGTTTTTCAACATTTTTATTGCTCGAACGTAATCAGGATATGCTTCAATATATTTCTTTTTCACTAGTCAAATCTCCATTTATATGCTATTATCTTCGGCATCAATTATATCATGAAAGATAAAGTGGACGAAATAAGTAAAACACAAGAACTGAAAAAATTATATGACCTGTTAGAGAAAGTTTCGCATGCGATCCTTGGATCCGATTTTCAAACACGAATGCTGATGAGAAGAATAAAAACTGAAGTAATTGAAAGAATCAAAAAAATAGAATCTGAATTACGTCAAATGAAAAAAAAGTGGTAAAATAGTAGCATGGATGAATCAAAACAACTTGAGCTAGCAATTGCTCAAATAGAAAAGCAGTTTGGTTCTGGATCGGTTATGAAACTTGGTTCTTCTGAGTTTGAATCATGGCCAGCAGTTTCAACTGGAGCTCTATCTCTAGATAGAATACTTGGTATCGGCGGCCTTCCAAGAGGACGAATTATTGAGGTCTATGGACCAGAGTCTTCTGGTAAATCTACATTGGCACTATCAGTTGTTGCTCAAGCACAAAAGCTTGGATTGAAGTGTCTGTACGTTGATGCCGAGCACGCATTAGATCCAGTTTATATGCAAGCAGTTGGCATTAACCTTGATGAGCTTTTGTTGGCTCAGCCAGATCATGGTGAAGAAGCTCTTGAGATAGTTGACAGACTTATCGGCACTGGACAGATAGGTGTTGTGGTGGTTGACTCTGTAGCATCTTTAATTCCTAAGGCAGAGCTTGAAGGAGAGATGGAATCTCAGCAAATGGGATTGCAAGCACGTATGATGGCCAAAGCAATGCGTAAGCTAGTTGGTCCAGCAAATCAGCATAAAACTCTTATTGTATTTATTAATCAGATTAGAAATAAAATTGGCATTATGTTTGGCAATCCAGAGACAACTCCTGGAGGTATGGCACTGAAATATGCTGCGTCTGTACGAATTGATATTAGAAAGAAAGAAGATATCAAAGACAAAGCTGGAAATGCTGTTGGAATAACTGCCAAGGCAAAGATTATTAAGAATAAGATGGCACCCCCAATGAAGGTGACTGAATTTGATATTCTCTACGGTAAAGGAATAGACGAGTATGGATGTGTTTTTGACGTGGCTGTGGATCAAGGAATCTTTACGCAAAAAGGCGCATGGATTTATCTTGAAGGTGAACTTTTTGCGCAAGGCAGAGAAAACGCACTAACTGAACTAAGAGAAAGTTCGGAAGTGTTTGAATCTATTAAGGATAAAATAAAAAATGCATGATATTAAGTTGACAATCGAACCTTGCCCAGATTGTCCGATTCCTCCAAACTTTATAACAAAGCCTGGAGTAAAAAATGGGCAAAAGTGCATCTATATAGATTGTAGAGAATGTGGCGATAAGTGGACGGAGTTATTAGACAATGAATGAAAAAGAGGATAACAACGAAAAAATTTCCGATTTTTATAAGGATTGGCAAGGTTACACTAAGTCAGTCGATAATGTTAGTATCTTTAAAGACAAATCCAAAAGAAAAAGAAAAAAGCTAAATAATATTTCTTTTCACGACAGTTCAATCGACTTTATCATTAGATTCAATATATCTGAAGATGTCAGTAATAAACTATCTGAAGGTATCAGTAAGGTTCAAAAAGCCCTAGAAGACTTAAAGTCAGATCTTCATAGATCCAGTAAAAAGTAGTTACTATCTCTAATAGAATTTAAGGAGAAAGTAATGAGTAAAGGCTCTAGATTTGGTGCGATGTTTATGTCGCAAATGACAAAACCGAGATGACATCGTTGCTTGGTCAAAACCGCGCCCAATTTTTTTCAGCTTTTTATTTTTTTTTGAATTAAGGTAGACATGGATTTCTTTATCGAATTAATCAAAAAACTAATGGAAGCCAATGAACTAGATCTAGAAAACGGCGTATTAAAATTTGATTATGATAATGACATGGATGAGTCTATTATCACCGCATTTAGTGAAAAAGACGGCCAAATAACTCTAGCCGTCTTTGACACTGAACAGTGGGAAATAGTTAATGATCTATGTAAGTTGACTTCACAATCTCAAGAAGAAGTGATACGTTCAATGGCAAGCGATCTGCCAAACGTGTATCGATTTGATCCCAAGGATTTTATCTAGATATAAGTAATAGGACTATAGGTTTGGTTTAGGTAGTCCATGTTATAAGCTCCATAAATCAAAGTACCTGATACTTCCAGTGCAAGTCTATTAGAGACATGTGCTGGAAGTTTTGTATTTACATACTGATTTACTTCAGCTCCCGCAATTGGACCATAGTTATTCTTTTGCTTGGTCCAGAAGTTATAAATCGCGCTATGAGCAAAGATTGGATCAAACATAGATTCTGGATATGTATTGTTAATTAACACTACATTATCAAAGATAAATCTTTTCTTTTCATACAGGTCAACTACAACTCTACATTCGTGTTCCAATCCTATGAATGTCAGTTTATTATAATGCTTTTGTGTTTCTTCAAACAGACGTACAGACAGATAAGCCATCTTAGTTCTGTTGAATTCTTTATCATTATCAGTGTTAAATAATAATAATCTGTGATCCCTAGAGAGCTGTCCTAACATTGAAGAATTGACTCTCCAGGGGGTTTTTGTTCTAAACAACTTCTCTGAGCCTACCAATATGTTATTTGGCATTGTGGGGGTTTGTTTGTTAGTTGTCATAGCCGTAGTTGTCCATGTCGAAGTCGTAGTCGCTATAGGCTTCTCTATAGCTATCTGTAGTATACATATCTAAAAACTCTTCTATTTCTTCTAGGGACTCTAATGTGTATTCTTGTGGATCTAGCATTTGTTTTACCTTCATTGTGATTTTTCGCCGGGCTTTTCCCGACTGGTCGATAAACTACCAACAAAATTCCTATATGGCAACTTGTAGAAGAAAAATTTTTTGAGGGCAAACCAACTTATTGGAAACCTATATAGACTCATATAAAATTCATATAGTATTAAAATAGGGAAAAATTTATAAGTGAGTAATAGTGGAGTATATTGTGTGCAGAAAAGTTTAACGAGGCCACCCCCCCATACCCCCTACGTTATTTCTTTTTTATGGGTAGGCCTTTGGTCTATCAAGTGGTAGCACATTGTGTTGCCCCATGCTTGGCTATCCCTGTCGGCATGTTCTTCCATAAGGAGGTGAAACTTTTATGGAGAAGATCCAGCGCTTTGCTGCTGGACATAAGTGGGTGCTGCTTGCAGTACTGCTTGTGTTCACACCTATCGTTGGTGTTGCTTTCGGCATCGTGGGCCTCGTGCTCTCGTTTGTCTTCGGCATCATCAACTGGTACGGCGTACTGATCGTTACTGTCTCTGGGACAGTGTACGGTTTTGTACGCGTGCTCAGGTGGGCAGACAGCTCGTCGGATGAGGTTGAGCAAAAGCTCACCCGGAGTCCGTTCGAGCTGTAATGCCGAGCAAATCTGCCATTGGACCGGGGTGTGGTAGCACCTGGCAACAGAACATCTACCAGAGATACCACTCATCCAGAGTGGTTTTCTCTTTATGGGTAGTTGCCAGATCCCGATCCACGGGGTCGACTACCTGCCTTTGAAAGGAGGTGGAAATGAACGAAGTAGCAATCTACTCGCTCGGAACATATCATTTGTTCCTCTTTGAGGGTAATACTCTCATCGAGGTACACTATGCCGTTACCACGGCGTGGAGCAGGGTGCTTAACCGCACCTACCTCCCCGACGTGGAGAGGCCACTGGTATCTGTGTCGAACGACATGAATGTCATCGTTCCACTCACATCAGAGGAGTTGCAGGAAGTCGCCTACGAAGGTGGCTGGCTGTACCTCTTCGCCGACGACCTTTACGCAATAAAGGTCGATCCTCTTTCAGGAATAGAAGAAGGCTTCATTAGTCTCTTCTATGACCTGTAAAAAAAAGGATACCCAGCAGTCGACCACACGGGCTGCTGGGTTTTCCTTTTATGGGCAGAATTTAGATCCCTTGGATAGGGCTGCCCAGGAAGGGAAACATGGAGGAGATGTTTATTGCAAAGATCACCTTTGCAGATTCTTGCTACACCATCTCTCCGCGGACCGGAGCAAAACTCTTGTCCACGGAGAGGTACGTTGCGTTAGGAGCCACCGACGCAACAGCGAAGGAGGCGCATGTCTATCTAATCTCAGTCGACAGGCATCCGTCTCTTGAGGAGAGTTACCTCTCCGCCGATGAGAAAATCATCAGCGGAGCTGGTTATCAGCACTTCAATCCAGAAACTGGTGACATACACTATACAACTCTTGGGTTTGTTAACCCAGCACTGAGTTGTGTGGTGCCAATGGGGGTGTTAGAGCCCTTGGATAGGGATGACATGGGTGAATTCCTAAGACCATTGGAAGAACTTGAGGATTTTGCGGACTGCCTGGCAGTCAACAGAATCAACAAGTACCTCAGAGAAGCAATGTTCAGTGGGCAAGGGTGGCAGATAAACCAGCCACCCATTTGTGATGGAACGTCTCCGCGTGATGCGTTCATTCGCAACGAGATTGCTGCCCTGAAGAAGATTGACGAGACTTCAGTGGTATACAAGAGATTCTTCTTGTAGCAATATTAAGGATAATTGAGATACCACCCAGCCAGGGTGGTTTTCTCTTTATGGGTAGTCTCTTGACATCAGACTACCCTTATCTGTATGGAAGGAGGTGAATAATATGAATACAGAAAACAAGACGGCTTGTGTCGAATGCTGGAATCGTTTTCCAGCGTCCGTGCTCAAGCCTGTAGCAGTACCATGCTACCGGTTTATCTGCCCAGAATGTTATGGGCAGGTAATGAGTAGAGTTGGGAAGAAAAGGCGATTTGCATTTTAGTTAGCCTTTTTGGAGGGACCCCTGGGAAACTGGGGGTCCCTCTTTTATGGGTAGAATTTAGATCCCTTGGACAGGGCTGCCCAGAAAGGAAAACATGAGGAAACTCTTGGTTGCGCTGGTCATCTTGGCTGGCGCAATCGGTCTCCTTTGGCTGATGGAGGCTACCAAGTCTCCTGCTTTCTGCCGGATTCCGGTCGTTACTGCGCAAGCGGGAGACGATGCCTGGGGCCTCGCAGAGAAGTACTGCGAAGGAGAAAGGAGAGAGGTGGTCGATAAGATCGTCTCTCTGAATGGGTCCTCGCAGATCATGCCGGGACAAGTCATCCTCCTTCCCACTAAGTAGGGGGGAAGGATCCGAGGAGTGGTGATCCTATACATATTATTATAATTCACCGTTAGAGAGACCCCTTCGGGGGTTTCTCTTTTATGGCTAACCCCTTGACTGGGGAAGTCGCGTCGACCCGATCACGCACAAGCATCGGGAGAAAGGTGGAGGCTATGCCACCCACAGTTCTTAGCGAACTGATTGTAGCCTTGACCGGAGTTGTTTTCAGCTCCGAATCAGGTTACAAGGCATTCGGGACCAACGTCAAAGACCCTATTATGGGCGACGTTGACTTCGACAAGTTCACTCAGTGGCAGACTGAGCTGCTCAATGCAGCACAGACTATGGCTGAGTCGTTCTCTGACGAAGAGGACCCGGATCGGTATGAGTCTGCTCTTGACGACTTTGAGTCGTTGCTTGAGCAGGTCCTGCCGCAAAGGCCGGAGTAGCTGAGACTCCCCGCTAGTTAAGTCTAGCCGAGGTTGGTAGCCGCCTTGGGAACAGAAGGTACCAATAGAAGAACAGACGCCGCGAAGGCCTGCCCGATGGGGTGGTAATGCGTCTGTTTTTCTTTTATGGCTAACCCCTTGGTTGGGGAAGTCGCGTCGACCCGATCACGCAAAAGATCGGGGGAAAGGAGGGCGTCAATGCATTTCTTAATGCACGGGCTATGGCTGAGTAACGGTCACGCCTTTGACATCCCGCCATTCGTCCTTCGGGACACCGATGGCTCGGTCATTGCCGAGTACCCCTACACAGGGGAGAAGTACGTAGAATACGACTTCTTCATCGGTAACCCCAAGGCCGGAACGGTAGAGCATGCCAATGCCGAAAAGGCATACTGGCAGTACTGCCGCACCTACCTGGCTTAACTGCCAGAAGAAGAGAGAACCCCCTTCGGGGGGTTTTCTCTTTATGGCTAGATCCTAGGACAGGACTGGCCAAGGAGGAAAGTAATGTCATACAAGGAAACGGAAGTCGAGGAAAGGGTGTACCGGAAATACGGTCTCGCTGCCTCGGAACACATCCTGCGTAATGCACGGGCTATCCAGGACAATGCCAAAAACAGGACCAAGAAGCAAATGAGCTTGGAGGTCGCAGTCAAGAAGGCAATCGAGTGGATGTATACAAAGTATCCACGCGAACAACTGAGAGACCTCGGGATGATGTAATTTCCCGCCTTGCCTGGCTTAACTGCCAGAAGAAGAGCGAACCCCCTTCGGGGGGTTTTCTCTTTATGGCTAGATCCTAGGACAGGACTGGCCAAGGAGGAAAGTAATGCAAATCAACGACCAAGACGGTGGGAGGTGGAGTGCAGAGGTTTCAATGCCACTGCGCTGCCTCCTGTGTGACGCTACAATTAGAGCGTTTTGGGACTCATCCAACGGTGGGTTCTGGTCTTACCTCGACGACGCAACGGAAATATCCATTCAGCCTGGGTACGGCTCAACGTTGGATGGTGACAACTTCCGGGCATACCTGTGCGACAGGTGTCTTCGACAAGCGGCAATCAATAACCGAGTCGTTTGGCTTGGTAATTGGTTGATGGACCACCCCGAATCCGGATTGGAACTGGGTCACTATCCAGACTGGGAAAAAGAAGGAGAGGAAAAAGAAGAAGGAGAATGAATCAACGAGAGATACCGTGCAGCCAGCACGGTTTTCTCTTTATGGGCAGAATTTAGATCCCTTGGACAGGGCTGCCCAGGAAGGAAAGCATGAACCGTAAAAAGGTCACGTGGTGTGGATGCATGCAAGTGCGTTCCGCCAAGGATGGGGTCGCTGACCTCTTCAGCCGTCAACTCGTGGACGGAAAGCTTCGTGGAGAAATCTGGGAGCTGTTCGAAGCGAGGAGCATGGCAGAAGTCAGAGACGAGCTGTCGGACCTTGCATGGGGTTTGGGCAGGATCATCGGTGGGTTTGTCAACAAACCCTACGTTCGGATTCCAGGAGATGGAATTCACTACCGCAAGGTGGTGGACCGGATCGAGGACTACGGGTGTATGAGGAGCAGGCGTTTCCTCATCGAAGGAAAGTGCCCCAACGAGTGAGCTGAAGAAAGGCAGCTCAGAAGAAGGAGACCCCCCAAAAAGGGGGGTTTCCTCTTTATGGGTAGTGATAAGACCTCAAACCTCAAAGGAGCAATAATGAAACAGAAAGCTGTGTTAGTAGATATTGACGGTACTCTCGTCAGTATTACGGAGAATTGGAGTGCAGAAAGGGATAGTGAATGGGTTGAAGAAACGATGAATGCGGTGGGGTATGAAAAAGGTATTGAATTGGTGAAGGAGTACAGTAAGATAGGGTACAAGATTGTGATTGTTACAGCAAGGGGTCAGAGTTGTTATGAGAATACGGTTAAAAAGTTGAAAGAGATTGGTGTGTATGAGTATGTGGATGTGATGATGCACAGGACTGGCAAGTATGAGAGCACGAGGAGTGCTGTGTGGAAGAAGGCAGCAATTAACATGCTGAAGCACAAATATGAATTTGTGTTTTCCTTGGAAGATGAAGAAGGCAACCAGAAAGTTATGCGGGATTATGGCATGATTGTCATCGATGCAAAGACCTGGTGGTAATAATAATCCTTAAAATATTGACCTCGTAAGAGGTTTCTCCTTTATGAATAGACATCCGGTCACTCAATCCCTAAAAAGGAGGTCGCCATGAGTGATAACAGTCCCATCCACAATCCAATTATCAACAACCCATTCGAGCCACGAAAGGAGCCCGAAACCATGAAGTACGTAATCCGCAACGAACGAGGTGAGATGTATCAGAAGGAGGTATGGTACGCAGGTATGAATCCTGCAGAAATGCGGAGCATCGACATTATTAAAGCTCTGTGGGATGCTGACAAGACTCTGCTTGAGATGTACCTGAATGAGCAGAGACACAACGACAAGCATCCAGAAAAGAAGGCCTTTGAGGGTGTAATGATGGTCGTTGATGATTCGTATCTGGACATGAGGTCAATCCTCAAGGAGTTTGCGGGAAAGGTCCGCATGAGTGGAATGGCGACACATGGAGAATGGGATTTCTCTCCCCTGCACGTTGTCTCGTACCGATTCCTGATGGAGGATTCATACATCAGGAAGATTGATGGGGAAAAGGTCAAGATCAACAGAATCAGCATGTATGAAATGCTGGTGACAGAAAAGAAAAGTGATAAAAAGCCTGGATTCGTTATTGAGTTCAGGAGTCATGTCAAGAATTCACTTGGTCAGGTGTATACAAAGAACTGGCCTGTGGTCTTCCACATCAACAAAACTCCAAATGGTGTTCGGTTTCTGTGGAGGAATAACAAAACTAAAGAAACACATTGGGGTGTGGGCTACTACTCCATAGCAAGAAAGAATGGTGTACCACAATTTCCGCTGGTGACAGAAAAGATGGCTAATGCATTTCAAAGTGTCAGGAACAAGATGGTCAAGCACCATGACATTCATGAAATTCTCAAGTACATTCCGCTTCAAAGCATTGAGGGAGAGAGTCATCATCCAATGAGTGTTCTGCAAGATCAAAACGATACATGGTCATCGTATCCATACCCGATTGATCAATTCAGCGTCTACTGGATTGGTGGTTCAACAAGTGTCAAGGACATCTTGAACAAGGCCTTTGATACTAAGCGGGATGAGCAAGGTAGACTTGTGGGTGGAATCACCAAGAAGGCATTTGGTGGTTTGAACAACATCGACAACTTCATTGATTTGCGTGCAGCAATTAACGTTGTGCGAGCATTGCGCGGGTTTGATCCACACATCTTTGAGAAGATGAATACAGAATACGTTGAGGTGTGGACTCACGAAGAAGACGGAATAAGATTTGTGGAGCCGCAAAACATTTCTCGGTTTGCATTCTCGACAACTAGGGATTTTGCTAATATCAGGTATCATTTTCAGCACTTTGGAAATGATGAGGATCTTGCTTTGAAATTCTTTATGGAGGGATCACCACGGGTGACATGGATGATAACTGACACTGTCCGCGCATTCAGAGGAATTCGGTCACAGAGGCTGCGTCGTGCGATCAAGGCTGAGATCAAGCGACAGAAAATGGATTACACTCAGATTCACGATTATGTTATGCAAGAATGGAATAAAATTAAGCACGAAAACCAGGTGTTTAGTTCCACGACACTGTGGAAGAAGCATGGGAAGCTTCAGCACACCTTGATCTCGCCAGATATTCAACTGGTGCTGCCGTCAACAACTCACGAGATGATTGAGTGGGGCAATACACAGTCCAACTGCATCGGCTCTTACGCTGATCGTGTTCTCAACAATGACACAATTATCGTTGGATTCAAGGACAGCAACGGTGAATGGATTGGACATGCGCAGTTCACGGAGAAAGGAGAACTCAACCAACTTCTCGGTAAGCACAATCAAAAGATTGAGGACTCATACAAGAAGGTGATTGTTGACTTCTTGGTCAATGAGTTTGAAGTATCAGCAGACCAATACTGGGGGAGGTGATTAAATTGAGATACTTAACGCGTTTAACGCGTAACATATATAGATTATACCAATGCTTATGTCAATGTAATATAATAATTATTAATAACAAAATATATGTGATTCGGGTAGGCCTATACCTAAAAGCTAAAGCGGGTAAGCCTATACCTAAAAGCTAAAATTCTTTTTTATGGATAGATCCTAGATCTAATCCTAGGGGCCTGAGCCGAAACTACAGGAAAACCCTGGTTCTCTCCACCAGGCTGTATCGAGAGATGCAGCAAATAAAGTTGAGAGTCACAGTGAAGCGGACACGCTGTGGTTAAACAATAATGTTCGCCATTAGCATGCAACTGGGAGGTTGACATGTTTCTGTATCTGAACACCGCACCCAAGGCAAACGCCAAGAAGGATGGTGGAGTTTTCCACACCGTCCTCGTCGGCGTGAGCAAGGAGGTCCTTGCGGAGAAGACCGGCATCAGCCAGTCGGACCTCAAGGACCTCAACCTGAAGGTCACGATGGAGGTCTTCCCCGAAAAGGTGGACCTGTACACGCGGGCCTTCAAGAAGGCTCAGGCCAAGGGTGCCAAACTGGTGCTCAAGTGTGACGAGATCATCGTCACCGAGCTCAAGCCGAACGACTACACCACCCTCGACGGCAATCTCGTTAAGGGAATGCAGTGCTCGGTTTGGGCAGACGGTGAGTCCCAGCTGCAGATCAAGCGGGGATCGTTCACGGTCTCTGCGGAACTCGCAGAACTCCTCGAGGACGACGAGGACACGCTCTAGAGAGAGCAAAAACTTGCCTGGCTTAACTGCCAGAAGGAGAGAGAACCCCCTTCGGGGGGTTTTCTCTTTATGGCTAGATACAAGATCCCTAGGACAGGGCTGGCCAAGGAGGTAAGTTATGGCTTATAATTACAAGAATGCTCTCTGCAACAAATGCAAAGAGCTAGTCTTGAAAGGTGAAGGCAAATGGCTTAGCTGGCCATACCATCACACACTGTGCAATTCGTGTTACAACAAGAAGTTCAAGAAGGACAAATTGTTCTGATTCCTAGGAGATTACCCCCGAAAGGGGGTTTTCTCTTTATGGGTAGATTCTAGACTCCAAATCTAGCATCTAGATACCCAACCGCGCATGGACGGCCTCTATGCACTAAGCCACAAGGAGGTGGTAACGATGTTTCACGGCATCGTAAACAGAGGTGATGGCTGGTTCCGGGTCATTACCTCTCTCAAGCTTCACGGGAAGGATAATGTTCTCGAAGAGTTTGAGGGTGGGCCTTACTGGCCCGCTTTCTTGGAACACTTCTTCCCTGATCGATACAGGGTTGAAGTCCGCAAGATCCACGGCAAGGGTCTCAACGGAGTGAAATCCGATGACCCCAAGTCTGCGTTAACACCAATAGCGCAAGAGGTGATCCGTTGGTCTACTGCTACAGACCAGTACAGCCTCCGCATTAAGAATGCCGAAGTTAAGAACAATACAACCTGGCTCCATGAGCTTGAGAATATTGGTCTAATCATCGGTAATTCAAAGAAGATGAGCAAGAGGCTTTTGGAGCTTGTTCGTCTATCTTGTGCGGCAATGTACATTCCCAAGAATGAGCTGAAGGTTGAAGAGATTGATTATATCAGCCTTGGATGCATTGATTCCGATGTCGACGGAATTAGTGCTATTAGCATGTCGTTGGCAGTTAGGTGCATCCTGGCCAATCCGATGGCAACGGAAGAATGGGTTCAAGAGCAGATCGAAAACATCTATTCTGGTGAAACTACAGTCGTTCAGCTTCGTGTGCTGACGCCAAGTGGTTTAATCAAGGGTAATGCTCTTGTTCTACCGGATGGTATGATGAAAGGATTTGATATCAGGACATTTGCTCCTAACATCAAGTCAGAAATTCGTACTGTTGGGTGGAATTGGATCACAATTGAGCCGTCGCACTCAGTGCTTCCCGTTAAGTCAGACGACTTGACTCACGCAATTTATCAGGAAATTGATGGTTTGTATGCCGGAGACAACCTGATAAAGACACTTGAGAACGTCTTGGACAATGCGTTTGAAGACCTCAAGAGTGGCAAGCGTAGCAGGTGGATGACTAAGCTGGTGGACAGTGCTGAGATTATTGTGCGTTCCGACTCTGGTTTGCAAGAAGATAAGTACAGGACACCAAAGTCAACATTAAAGATGGTGCAAACAGCCATTGCAAAGTTGGATAAGCTTGGAATCCCCTTCGAGGCAAGTCAGACTCTGAGGTACTTGACTGTAAATGGACTGTCTATGCAGTTCCTGGGTCGTGAAACTGGTGTGGTTGGTAACGTCTGGAGACAGAAGAACAAGCACTGGATGCCAGTTCAATGGGCCTATAGTGCTCACATTGTGACACAAGAAGTCCTCAAGATCTTTGGTTTCAAGACAACCAAGGGTCATTGGGGTTATTATCATAATAAGACTCGTTGTTTTGTGGTTCCAGGCGATTATTTTGCCAGGAATTTGGTCAATCATGGTGGACCTGACGAGGACGATATCGTGAAAGTCCATGTCAGGATTGTTGATTTTGCTGACAGGCAGCAATTGATGGCATTCATCCTCCGTAATCCGAACGATTTCGGTGAATGGAGCATGATTCCCATCAGAAAGTATGGCCCAGTGTTTCACAATTACACGGAAGTACCTCCTACAATCAACTACCAGGAGCTGATAAGTAAAGTTCCTCAGATGACTACGCTGAATGCACAAAATGCAATCACCTACGGTCAACTTCCTGGAACTGCAAACCTTGTCATTGGCAAGAAATACAGTCTTGCTGATGAATCTCGTTGCCGGTTGGCTTCAATAAACTTCCCTGGAGGTGTTGGTAGTTCAGTTCTGCCCAAAATGATGTGGTATGCACTCAATAAGACCTACATTCCCTACTGTATTGCAACGAATGAGGAAATCATCGACGCTCTTCAGCAGGGTCTTGCAACTCCAAGTGACGTTCTGCTAATCAAGAGCTGGTCAGAAAAGACATTTAGAGACCTGCTTGTCAATCATGGTAAGAATGGAACCAAGATGGACATGTTCTGGATGCAGACTCGTCTTCCTGACAAGTATGCCAAAGACATTGATGCTACAAGTATTCAGGACTCTCCGTGGTGTCAGCTTCACATTCAGCGAGAAATATTGGTAAGAACTAAGGTATCAGCAATGCTTGACTTTATTAATAGTAGCATTGTTATGCCAGAAGTTCTGGTCAATCTTAACTTTACCGAGGAAGAGATTGATACTGCTACTAAGGATGTCGAGAAGATGTCTACCAAGTGCAGTACGATGTCTACAACCCAATGGGTTGAGTATGTCTGTGGCTTGTTTGATCGCGTGGATCAGAATCCTGAGAAGGGTATCGAATACATGAACCGCAAGATCTTGGCTATGGCGTACTGCTCAATTATCAAGAAGCAGAAGTTTGTCAAGGCAAACCATGATCGTTGGCTCTACGCATTTAGTTCGAAGAGCCATCGTCAGCCTACAGATTGGCTCATCCGAGCTCTGCAGGCTCTTTAATAACTCCCTTCTAAAGGGGGTGGAGTGACTGTCTAGACTATAGACTGTCTGTTTAGTTCCTTTCTTCTAAAAAGAACGGATGAGTCCCCTAACAATCACAACCACAAGGAGAAATGTCCATGTCATCCAACCAGAATCTCATCTACATCAATACGCCCCCAAAAGTCAACCACAAGAAGGACGGGTCGGTTTTCTACACTGTCCTCTGTGGTCTGTCCAAGAAGTTTCTCGCGGACAAGGGCATCGATGTTGACCGCCTCACGATGAACATCTACGAGAACCAACTCGACAAGGTCACAAAAGCATTTGCGGCCTGCAAGAAGTCGGGTTTCAAACTCGCCATCGCAGCAGAAGACATCGTCGTCACCGAGCCCAAGGCGAACAGTTACGTGAACGCCCAAGGAGACCACGTCACCGAGATGCAGGCCTCTTGCTGGGGCGAAGGAGACACTAGGCTCGTCGTCGTAAAGAACAATCTCAGCGTGAGCGACGAACTGCAGGCCCTTCTCGACGAAGTCCAGCCAGACTCCGACACGCTGTAATCCAACGTTCACCCCCGTCCCAGTAGATTCGTGCTCCGGCGCGAGTCTACTGGGACTTTCTCTTTTTTAGACTAGTCTTCAAAATTCAATTTAAAGTACATACAAAAAAGAAGGGTGTAAACCCTTATCAAAGGAGAACAATCATGAAACTGTCCGAAATGACCAAGCAATCTGTTCGTGCGCGTGATCTCATTGAGATTGCTGATGCACAAAACGAAATTGCACGCAGAGAACTAGAGCTCGTCTCTTGGGTTTCACCGCTGGGCGACTACTACATCGAGCCTCGGTCGGTGATTCAACAAATAATCGAAAGCCAGTCTTGGAGATAGTCAAACCATCTGCATGACACCTCCCAAGTGGGTGAGTGGTCGGTACCTTTCTGCCGGTCACTCACCCACAGGTGACATATATTATTGTTTTTTTAACCTAAACCAAGAAACGGAGAATACAAGGTGCTGAAAGTATTGAATACACTACGCTGGGTGTATGTCGGATTTTTGCTTGGTGCAACTACCATGTGCTATCTGATATCTGAAGGCGAGAAAGTAGAAGAAAAAGAGAAGTTGAAAAAGAAGTCCAAATACGATGACCCGGATTGGGTGCAAGAAAAGATGTATGGAGAATACTCACATGCGTAAGAAAATTGCAATGGTAATAACAACTATTTGTTTTGTTATCGGTTTATACGGTGGCAATCGTTACATTACAAGGAGAAAATAAGTGAATACTAAAGAACAAGAATTTATTGATGCTGGCGATGCCTTTGATATCGCTGTCAGTGAAAGTAGATTGTTGCACTTCAACGGCGGACAGGCTCACATTCAAATGTGGGAAAACCGCAATACAGTGCTTTCAATTGATTTTACTACACCCAGACCACAGATTACAATCTGGCTCAGTGAACGGTACGTTCAAGATAACAAGCACGCGTGTGCAAATTACAAAGAACGGTACAAAAACTGGTCAATGAAAGAACACCTGTTCAATCATTTCCAAAAATTTCCAATTGAGGAGGTAGCATAATGGCATTATTCATGCTGGGATTTATATCATGCTATGCGCTGATGGCAAGTCTCTACATTATGATGATCAGCAACCGTAATGATCGTCGTCCTTTTCCCGCTCGTTGGGAAAAGTGACGATAATCTCTTTTTTCCCACTAACTTCTAAAGTACATACAAAAAAGAAGGGAAAGGAGTAACAATTGGATTGGTTGACCAACCTATTAACAGCAATACTTGAATTCTTCCTTCCAGGAAATAACACTGACTCATATTAAGTTAATAAAGGAGCAATATGAAAACTGAAAAAGCAACCAAATGGCTTGGCAAGGCGACAGCAAAAACAATCAATGCAACTGGTAGTCTGACCGGTAAAACTGTTAATATTGTTAAATCTGCACCTGGCAAAACCACAAACAAAACAAAGTCGATGGTGACTTCGTTTTCTAGTGGATACAAGTCAGTCCGTCCAAAACTTGAAGTTTCAGACGAACTTGAAGAGCTTATCGATACAGTTTAACCAAAAAGAAGGGTATAGGACTGTCCTTACCCTTTGCACACAATAAAAACAAAATTACATACACAATAGATTATATAAGGAGAAATATAAAATGTCCACATCCATCCTGAGCAAGTTCAACCTGTCCAGCGACCTGTTCTCTGCAATCGCAGAAAACATCGACGCTCTTCAGTCCACTGCTCGGACTCAGTCACTTTCCGTTGGTAAGACGGTTAAGTTCACTGGTTCGATCAACGGCACCGAAGTTCCCGCCGAAGTCACGCTGCGTGAAGCTGCACTTTCTCGTCTCTCGGTTCTTCGCCAGACCAGCCCGTACTCCGGCAAAGAGTACCTGCTCGTCACTGGTGTCATGAACCCCGTAAAGCTCGATCTCAACGTCAACATCAACGGCGAACAGATGAGCATCATCAACCTGCTTCATGTCGCAGCCAAAGATTCTGGCTCGGACATCGACCGTGCAAAGTTTGAGTCCAGCCTTGTGGCAATGGGCATGAACTTCAGCGGTGGTATGCCCTTGTTCTTCCAGCAATTTGGTGCCAACGAAGACGGTATCAAGCATGCCATCAACGCCTTCAAGACTGCAGGCGCTGTTGACGTTATGAAGACGATGACAACTCCTGGCCGTATTGTGGCAGCATACCAGCACAAGTCTGGTGTTCCTGTCAGTTCGTTCGAGCTCGGTACAACCGACCGTAGCAAGAGCCGTACTAGCCAAGGATTCTTGAACCTTGTTGATGCAGCTATTGACACTTTCCAACGCGTCTACAGTCTGCGTCTTGAGGCTCACGTCCTCACCCAAAAGATTGCAAACCTGCCTCAGGCCAAGGTCAAAGATGCCGAAGCCAAGCGCAAGGAACTCATTGACCTGTCGCGTCAATGGGTTTCCAACTGGTCTGGTAGCCAGCAGCGCATTCAGGTTGCAAAGAACAATGCTCAGACTCCTCTATCCATCTACGACCCGGTGAATGCCCCTTGTGGCCGTTTCACTCTCGAAGTGGCTGGAGAGTCGGTGGCTTGCGACCTGTGGTCAAACTCGGCACGTGCTGAGCAGACATCACAGGTAGTCACCGAAGAGGTCAACGAAGAAGACCCCTTCTGAGTTAATGTCGTGGTGGGAGTTCAGGTTTCGTGATTGTGCCTGAACTCCCATCACACCGCATCGGTAGGTTACATCTCATCAATGCATTCAGCACGCTTTTTGACGTAGGCAATGCATCTTGAGAACAAGCGGTTCGATTCTGCTTCGATGCGCCGAGTATCCTGGATAAGACCAAGAACATGGCACTTATAACCATGTAACGATGCGGGTTATGTCCCGTAAGTTGTCGTGTGATTAAGATTGGCCTCACCGATCTTAGTCTACCTGTGAGGCAGGTAGTCCAGGGGAAAGTCTAAGTTGTTAGTCATCTCACAAATAGCATGAGTGTCTGGGGAGATCCCAGAACAGCTGTCCTTCAGCCGATGAAACACTATTTGTAAAAACTAACTGCAATACACAACTAGCTAATAGCCTGTAGCTTTGACTTGTGTATAAGATTTTGGCTTATACGGTAGATAACTGTAAACCCGTAATATAGGAAACTATATTAATCCGATAATACATACGAGGGTTCTTACAAGTAGTATATATTGTCCAGTTAGATCTTTTTGTAGAAGATTGCGTGTATAACGCGTCTTAAACGACACTGTGGTGTGCCCTATAATACGTCCATGGTCGCAAGACGTTAAAATGCGTAACCTTGGCCTTTGGTACGAGGGTGACATTAGTGTCAGTGTCTGGTATATGCACAAACAGCGTCGTATCAATATACCATTAAGATCTTTTTAAAAAGTTCATACAAAGGAGAAAACATGCCAATCACCGAAGAAACCATCAACGAATACGTCTACAGCAGTGAACAAATGATTGAAAGTCAACGGCAAATGATCGAAAAACTCAAAGAAGCCATTGAACTCAAAAACAAACTGTACAATACTGCCATCGAATACGCTCAACTCATCTACAAAGGTCTACAATCAACCAATTCCGAGACCAAAGCCAATGCCATGTGGCACCTAGCCAATCTCGCTCAACATGAGGAGACAAAATGAGGCAACCAATACTTCCATGTATTGTATGCAACAAAAAAATGAATTACCTATGGCCAGAAGAAGAACTAACCAACGTAGATGATGGAGTTGACTTCTACATGACTGGCTGCTACGGATCCAAATTCGACCTACAGGAATTTACAGCTATCCTCTGCGATACCTGTCTAGAGACTGCCTACAATAAAGGACATGTAAGGTTCGTTAAAGAATATGACATACTATTCTAATGTACTTACCAGTGTATATGGCTTAGGCTGTATACACTGGTAAATATTTTTTTCTATAGAGCGAGAATCGCCGCAATTAAAACTTTAATTTTAATGCATATGATTCGAGCGATTTATTTCGTCTATGGCTTGCATACAAAGGAACAATATGATATATTATTGTTCCCAAGTAAGCTAGTCATATAAAAGGAGAAGTAAAAAGACTATGCCTCGGCAACATCAATCTTCAAGCATGAAGAAAGTCCTTACCGAGTTGTTGCGGTTAGGATTCACAGTTGAAAGAGCTAAGTCGGGCGTTTATAAAATTGTCCCCCCTCCGACAATTAAAGGCCCTATGTACACAACTCATGGCACAGAGTCCGCTCTGCACCCAATGAGACGTGACTTTAAAAGAATATATAATATAGATATCCGAGTATGATTTAAACAGTTTATGCGGGCCAATAAAGAGTCGGTGTAGGTTTGGTGGTCACCTGCATCGACTCTTTATTACTTGCCCCTGAATAATAATATTATTATAATTTTTTATTCTAGGGCGAGAATCGCCGCAAAACAATAATGCTATATCTAATATACATATATACATACATAACAGACAATAACAAGACATAATAAAGCATAAAAACCCAATATACCACATTTTTGTTAATTAAAACTATTTTTAGGTCCCCTTCCACGTGGGGGCCCAGTTGTAAGGTATATAAACTTGTTATTATCTGTTGGGGATTTTGTCCACGAAGTGGGGCAAAGTGGGGATTCAAACAATGCTTAATACATTAGAGATAATGTTGAGGGTTCACAATGTTTCCTGTCAACTTTAATCCTTTAGCAACTTATATTGGTTATATTCATATACGCATATATTTAAAGTAAGGTTTTGATTTGCGGCGATGTCATATTTTGGATGGTTTTTATTGGCCCATACAAAAAGACGGATACGAGTTATTAATAGATCTACCCAATATACAAGGAGCCGTCTATGACAAACGCAATGTATAAGCTAGGTTCATTTGCAGGCAACTCCGCAAACTATCTGAACCGTCGGCGTTCTAAAAAGCTTGCTTTAAGTTCCTATCTCACAGTAGAAGCAGGCTTCACCACACTATCCATAGCTGCACTGTTATCCACAAAGATGTACCTGTCGGCTATCTTAGGAGTACTCCTACTAACATTCCTACTCTACGTCACTTATGGCGTACTCACAGAATTGAACTAGATTACATATGATTATTCCACCCGAATACCGCATCTCTAAAACCAGAGACTTCGAATGGCTTTACGAAAAGATGTACGGTGAAGAACCAATAGACCCATCCGACATTATTGTTACAGATGACCAAGAAGACCCCTTCTAAATCTATTCAAAAAAAAAATTATGCGTCGAATTTGGCATGTGAGGGCAAATTTATGGATGTTTGGTCTGTTGTTCAGATGATCGAAGAGCCAAGATATAAAGAGATTCTTACAGAAGCTCTGCTGGTATATCAAAACCAGTTAGATTTAAACCAACCAAACTTATCTTCTCTGATTAAGATTAAAGATATAGATACTATTCTTGATATTATTGAAGAATATACTTTAAGACAAAATCTTGTTTGAAGTTGAATTTGGTTCGTATAAAAGACCGGAAAACGTTTTGGTTGACGATTTGAACTGAGTTGATTTTATCCCCTCCTTTGATCAACTCCTGAACACAGTCCCTCAGACATCAGTAGCCGTTTAATATCAACCTTAACGAGCTAGTCCCTGGTTGCAGTTCCCCCTACAGCCAGGGACTGGCTCTTCCTACTTTTTTATTTTATAAAGGGATGAGATTATTACTATGATATTATCGCAGGAAACTATTGACGAAATATTGTCTGTTCATCACACTCTGTGGGATGCATTGACGACAAGTTGTCCAAATCCTTGTGTTACATACAATAATGAAACATATGATGTACGCATTCCTCCTCATGGAGGATACGCTTCAGCTATTTTACCCAACAAGAATGGTACTCCGTTCTTGTGGATAACTCAGAACTTAAACAAAACATCTTATGGTACTTTGCAGATTGAGCGTCAAGCCAAACTAAACAATGACCATAGGATTAGCTGGATTGTCGACACTCGCAATGGTGGCTTTAAATATATCTTTAATATATCCACAACCACCAACGACACTGGTCATTGTATCAATGGTACAATTGAGATGTATGACCAGTTCGGTACATCCACAGTATGGTCGACTAACCCACTTATGATTAGTAAGAAATCGGAATTTTAAATGGACAACATTACCAGTCTTGAAGAACAAATTGGTGTGCTAGAAGCGGATTTTCTTCGCTCTTTTTCAGAGTTCGAGAACATACTTTCAAAGTATCACGACCAACTCTTTACACTCAGTTTTACTCAAGACAAAGAGCCACAGATTCAGGCTATTAGCCGTGGACTCAAGTCTATGGCATTAGGGCTTTCTGCTCTTGCAGAAGCCTTTCCTGTTATGTGTCAAGCTCGAGGACTTAATGTCCCTGATTAAAAATTTGTTAAATCCTTCATTTTATACGACTTGATCTGTTTTTATACTATATAATATATATGCTTTGTAATGATAGTTTTTTAAAAACTTTAGATATTTTAGTTTTTAACTAAGATATCTAACTATTATTATATATGTTTATATACTACAAATAACAAACAAATCACCTCATAGAGGAGTATCAAAATGCCAAGAGGTAAAACAAATGCGATTGAACAGCTTATCAATACCAAGTACAGCAGCGGAGTTGAAATCACTGTTGCTGACTTTGCAGCAGAAATTGGTTGCACTGTTCAAAACGTTTATATCTACATCCGAAAGAATCCTTCTCGATTCTCTCAAATTCGTAGAGGCTTATATCAAATTCATCCATCTGTGCCTAACACTGCTCACCAAAGCGGCAGTGGCGGCATGAGTATGAATGCTTAATTTACTTTAATATTGTTGACCAAAACTTTGTATTATTTTAATTTAAAGTTACTATTTATAGAACGTAATTAGATTATTACGAAGCGCAGGAGTACAATGTCTTAATGTAGATGTGTCCCCGAGCGACTGCCCGAAGGGCAGAAGCCGGGGACATACCATCTTGTAAGAGATGTATTCCTTTTTCCATTTTATGTTAGCCTTTGGAGGTTGTCATGAAAAAGTCAAAGTCAGTTAATGACTTCAATGATTTAAATGACAAACAGTATAAAGCTATACTCTTGCTTGTAAAGCTAGTGTCATCTTTGTCTGTTGAGGTCCATGACCTCACCAAAGAGTTAAAAAGACAATCACAATTAATTGATCGTCTTTTGGCTAACACTCCATTGGAGGAAGACCCTGTTTAGTTTTGACCACACTATCACCAATATGATACAATATACCATGCCCGTTAGCAGCGGGCAGGGGGAAGTTCCCCTATCTAATAGATAGTGATATCTAGAAGTCGGAGAGGCAACCTTGCCACTGTGATGGGCATCTCGTATGTGTCCATGCAATCTTCGGTTTCGCAAACCTGCGCGATGATAATGCTAGTCGGATTATTGACTAGCAGAAACAGACGAAAGGAGCGATACCAAATGCGCATACTTAAAACATTAATTATATCATTAATTATAATAACTTCATTAACATTTGCCAGTTCTGCCAATGCTTCAGCTTGGGAGTATGTCACCTTCAGAATGGGTGCACCCGCTAGCTACTGGAAAGATGTAGCTCAATGTCAGGCTGGCAACAAAAATCAGGTCAACTGGAAACAGCTTGGTATACAATCTGGAGGACTTCAGATTCATACCAATTCTTCTTTCGGTCAACCCGATATGGGCATATGGGAGCAATATGGTGGTGAGCAATTTGCGCCATCTCCAGATAAAGCATCTGTGGATCAGCAGATTATTATTGCCAACCGTATTGCTATCACAGGCTTCAAAACCAAACAAATTAACAGCTTTACCATTAGGCCATTAAGAGATGTTTATATTAAACATCCTCTTGGTTTTAATCATTGGTCATGTATTGCAACTAGTGAGCTTGATTCATATTCCAAAATTGAATACACTGTAAGAATATCTACTGATCCAACTTTCTCATGTCCTAAATATGAGAACTTGTTCAGAAAATATGGTTTACCACCCAAGGTATTTTCCTATATTGCTTACAGAGAATCACGTTGCAATACTAATGCTGTTAACGCTAGGTGGAAAGATGGTAAACTCATCTGGACATTAAATAATAACAAAACTTATGATTCTGGGTTGTTACAAATCAATTCATCTTGGATTGGAACACTCAAGAGAGAGTTTGGTTATTCTTCATCTGATTTATTTAAAGCAGATGTTAATGCCCGATTTGCCAGCTGGATACTTAACAATACATCAGGTAGATTGCGTAACTGGTCTCTGTACGCAAAATAGTTTGTACAGAAAATTGACCACTCCATCCATATCAATTAGGAGATTACAATGGCGTTTGTCCCAAGCATTGAAACACAAGTTAGTAAGAATCCTCGAAAGTTTGCGATGGCTCAGCCATCCAAGCTTTTGACAAAGATTAAAGGTGAGCCGCCCTTCAACATTTCAAAGGGCAGACGGCGTAACCCTGTCAACACTACAATTTACAACGAGCTCATCGCTAATCGTAACGAATGGTTCCATGTGAATGTTCAAATTGTTGACAAAAAGCAGCTTGCATCTATCCGTTCATCGCTTTCATTCCGTGCTAGGAAGGATAATCTTACACTTGCCACTGCTTCACTCTTCAATGAAGAAACGCAGACCATTGATCTTTGGGTTATGCTCGTAGCGTAACCTAAAGACCAATTATTATTGCGTTATCGTAATTTCTTTGAAGTTCATATCTTACTTCGTCTCGTTATTAAACTATATTCGATGCGCTGTAAGTTACAGGGATGGCCGTAAGCCCTGGTAAAATGAACGGACGGAGTTTGCATGTTCTCTGCACAAAAACATGCACATCATGCACACGGTTTTTCTATTTGTAAACTTTCTTTTTTGTTCATACAGAAAAGAAGGGAATAGTCACATTTATTAGGGAGAAGCTGATGCCTTTTAAATCTGTTGTTGATATCGTCATATTTTCAACTATATGTTTTTTTCTTTTGTCTTGGTATGTTATCAACGCCAGCGATTACAAAAAGAAAAAGAAAAATAAACCTTAGTTGTTTATACAAAATATTGATCCATCTACCTACATAGGAGAATCATGTTTGCTTTCGCTATTATGCTAGCTGTTGCTTCAACTATTGTAGAAATGATGTTTGCTGCTAATTTTCCGACTTGGCGTCGCCTTGCTTATGAATTCAAATGGTTTAATATGATTATTTCAATCATGTTGTCATTTCTCATTGGCTTGGCGTTCGGTGCTGCTGGTTTGATTGCCATGACTGCAGGCTTGATTTCTACAGTGTTATCAATTCCAGGTTATGCTTTCTTGCACTGGAATTGTGACACTCCTAAAGCTCAAACTCTTGGCACCACTAGAACTAATTATATAAAGACCAAGACTAAAACTAAATTTGCTAAAGGCAAAGAACTTGCTTCTGACTTGGGAAAGGTTGCTTACGCTACTGGAAAAGTTATTACTGCTCCTATTTGGATTCCACGTAAAGCATCCCACAAGTACAAAGCATTTAAAGCTAGGTATAATTCATAAAACAAATAACATTTAATATTATATATTAGGAGATGATTGGCTTGTCCACACAATCAACACTCGATGACGCTTCTATTCGTAGAATTATTGCTTCCTATAATAAGGTATACGATGCTCGCGTTGCAATTGAAGCAATTGCAGCCAATGGAGAATCAAATTCCTACATTGATCGTATTCTTGAAGTTACAGAATCCGTTGACCTTATTGTCAAGCGACCTTTGTCTAATCGCGTAACAAAATTTATTGTTGGCAAATGGTCAATGTCACAAATCGGTGTTGGACCTGTATTTACTGCAGGTCTAATGTCTTACATTGATGTCACTAAAGCCAAGACAGCTACATCAGTCTGGCGTTATGCTGGATTTGATCCTACATTTAATTCATCTACTCGCATGTCATATAACGGCGATCTTAAAAATATTTGTTTAAAGATTGGTCATAGTTTTTCTCGAAACGTTGATAAGAAAAATGCTTTTTATGGCAAACTTTATTTGCAGGATAAAATTCGTCGTGTTCGCAACAATGAAAATGGCGAATATGCAGAACACGCATATGAAACACTTATCAATGTAAATTCGAAGAATAAGGATACTATTGCTATTCTACAATCTGGTAAGTTGCCTGATGAACAAATTGAACAACAAGCTCGTAGATTTGCAGTAAAAATTTTTCTTAGTCATTATCACACAATAGCATATCAGGAACATTACGGAACTGCTCCTTATCGTCCTAACTCTATCACTATTGATGGAATTGAACAACATATTGAAATTCCCAACAATCCATTCTAAGGAGTTTTATGTTTAATCACATTACAACAATTAGTCCAGAGCGAGTTGCTAAGGCCATCAAATACTTTGATAATAACATCGAACCACTCCTTGGTACAGATGTTTCTAGCTATGCTCCTGGACGTCGTCGTATATGGTTTCCTTACGAAGCTCCTTTGAGCAATAATCGTACCTTTGAGCTTGCTCTTCCTGACCAAAAGATTTGGGCATTTGTCAAAAACATTTGTGCATCTTTTGGTTGGGAGCCTGAGCTTGCTCTTATCTCTAAAGGTGGAGAAATTTCTGCACACCGAGATGCAGCTTATGCTGATTTCCGATCTATCGGAATCAATCTTGGTTCTGTCACTTGGTGTTATGAAAGAATTTATCCAGCATTTGGATGGGCTGAGCCGTCCAAATGCATCGATCCTTCCGAGATAACTAAGGTACCCATGACTGGTGGAGAAGTCTTTGAGTTCAATTGTAAAAATCCACATTGGACTGAGGACGTTGATCCTAACCGTTGGGCTATTAACGCTTGGAGAATTTCTGCTAAGAAACGAATTGAATTTACCGATTTTCTCAAATCGTTGACTGTTCATACAAAAGAATGACACAATTGACCCTACAAGGAACATTTTATGACTAAAGAAAGTACTTTGCCCACCGACTGGAAGAACTGCTATCTTGTTTTTCATGGAGCAGCAGATGAGAATGGCTATGGCGATTCTCTCTATGCTCGTTCTCTTCAAGGTTTTAACCGCAAGAAAAATGGAAACACAAATGGCCCAGATTTTTATTCCATCCGTTCTTCTAGCTATGGAATCAAAGTTCCTACCGCAGCAGTAGGTTGGGCTATTGTTCGCATGACCAGTAGCACTGTCAAAACTCTTGTTATAGGTGAGATTCCTCAGCCCATGACTAAGGTTGTTCAAACTCTTTCTGATGGACGTGCTATTTATATGCGTCGTTCTGAGGCGAACATGTGGTTCACGATTACTGTTGAAAACGTTCATGCTAAGATTCCTCTTCACGTGGAATCTTAATAAGATCTTTGGAGTTAAATGAATGTAGGTTGTGGTGAACTTACTCCGTTGTCACCATTCCAAAGAAGGTAAGTCATATGCCTTCCTTTCGCTCAGCGCCAGCCTGAGTCAAATATGACAGCTGGCATTTAAATTATATTTATCCTATTAAGGAGGATAATATGTATACACTGGCGCTTGCAGTCTTCCTTGGACTCATCGCTTCGCAAGTTACAGCATTTGCCTTGGTCAATGTTCCCGCATTGGAAAAGGTTCCTGTTTTGCGAAATGGTGATAACTGGTTTATTGCGGTTTCCATTCTTGTTGTTTGGCTCACTAACACAAGCATTCTTGGTGCTTATGGTATTGCTTCAAACGCTGAGTGGATTGACACTGTTGGTTCTGGTCTTGTTGTTGCAGGACTGGCCAATGTGACAAACGCCCTTGTCAATTCATTTGACAAGTAAACCTATTCCAGGGATGCGTCTGGATTAAAAACGCACAAGGAAGCGTATTCAGGAGTTTACAAAGACTCTCATTACACCTTTGGTGCTGTAAAGTTGGTGCTTTTTCACAAATGAGATCAAGTTTTTGTAAAGTGAGTTCGACTCTCACCGCTTCCACCATAGTTTTTATTATTTATATTCATACAAAGGATAAGGGATTAATATGCATTCAAATCATCACACGCAGTTTAGGATTGCCACTAAAGCATATGAACTGATCATACAAGACATCTTTAAAACCGTAGGTTTTATTGGTGGCGGATTTTGTCCTGAGCCTTGCGAACATACAACTCTTCAAGATACAGATCCAGAGATGTATATGAAATTGTACAAACTTTGGATTAGTACGCAAACTGTTAATCGCACTGTTAAAGACATTTTGAACAACAAAGGCGACTTTTATGGAGGAGACTGATTCTTTTGATCAACATATACAGAAATTAGATAAAGAAGGCGAAATGCCAGATGATTGGTGTATTGATTGTGATATTAACACTGTTACCGCAGGTGAATATTACATGGTCAATGACCATGTTTGGTCTCAAACTGGCATCGATACATATGGCGGAATGCTCTGCATTTTGTGTTTGGAAAAACGAATAGGTAGAAATCTTATTTCTGAAGATTTTCTTGATATTCCCATTAATCATATACCATTGTTTCGTTCTAATTTACTTCTTGAAAGGATGTCATTTTGAATACAAAATATGTTGAATTTTGTTCCAATCCAGTTGGTGGAAACTAAATAAAAAAAATTACCAAGGCAATAGTATATACAAAAAGAAGGGTTTATTCCCGTAGTTCAAAGGAGGACTATGAACTTTAGCACTTACCGTCCGGACGTTCGGCTCAAAGCATTTAAGGATGCTCCGCTTCGTTCCAAGGATAATTATCAGATTGGCTTTTATGACATTGGCGTTTTGCGTCAACTTATGAACAGCTCTGATGCAAATGAATTTCGTGTAGCAGCATTGCCCATTCCTCAAAACGTCTTTGACCGTGCGGAACTAGAAAAAATTGTTCGTCACCCTTCTGTGCAGTACGCGCTTGTTGACAAAACGAAGATTGTTCTTTGTTCTATTAAGGGTTGTAACGGATGGCTTGGTGCAATCAATGAAGCTGGTTTTAAAGTAAAAGGTGGTGGAAAGACAGCGAAGCGATTGAAGTCATTTCACCGCGCTTCGCTAATTAACGCTCATTACGACCACCTTCGTATTCAATGGGTTGAACCGACAGCTTACACCCGTTATGACTTTGAAAATGGCGATTGGTCCCCTTGGGTCAAAGAAGCCACTTCTCGTTTGCTTGATGGCGGTTTTGTTATTTCATCCCGTTTGATTCACAAAGCTCTTGCCGACCAGCCACTGTATTATACAAACAATGAGACTTTGGATCCTAATGACGTTTATTATGATCCAGAGATTCGCCGTAAGCTTCGTGCTTTTCTTGTTGCTTCAAAGGTTTTCAACGGACGCATTTTCACTCCAGAAGGTGTAATCAAGGGCAATTTTATTGTTTCTGATAATCTTCCTGAGTATGTGGACGTTATTACCTCTCGTGAGAATCTCAAGAAAGAAATCGAATATCATAATGGCTATCGACTCATTGCAGAGCCTCAAGGTCCCAAGACATCTGTTATTACAGATGACCAAACTGTTATCAATCTTCCTAAGTTGTTTCGCAAGAGCGACTTGGAATTCTGGCTAAAAGAACAATATGAAATCATGTTTGAAGATGCTAAAAATGATCGTCTTCTACAGGATTGGAAATTTGTTTTTGTTCGCCAGTTTTCAAAAGCTGATAACTATGGATCAAAGAAGAAGGAACAAACTCCTGCAGATTTGGAAGCCCAGACTCGCGTTAACTACGTAGGTTATCGTTGGAAGAGCATGGGTCTTTCAATTACTGATTCGCCGTGGTTGTTTAAGACCTTGGCAATTTCTCATGCACGTCCGCTTGAGAATCGTATTCCGATTCCTTGCAGTGTGTATGAGCAGATTATTCCTGAATCTTTGGCTCGTATGGCAGGGTTTGATATCATTGTCGAAGAGGGTACCATTCGCAGAATCAATTCTGTTGGTATTCATGTGGTCAACGATTTCGATTGGCTTGAGATGTACGAGTCGCACGGCGGTCACGATCAGGACGACTTCTTTAAGTTGTTTTATCGTACCATGAAATCCGGATCCAAAGACGGAAAGAAAGTTGTTATAGTCGCTCGTAGCCCAAATGGTTATGGCGAGTATTCAATATTTGATTACGTTGAAGGTGAATGGTATCCTAAATGGAAGAAGTCTGATGGAGAAGTTGTAACTTTTCCTGAAGTCAATGGCCGTAACTGGCCAGTACGTCTTTCTGATGCAATTCGCGCACGTAAGGTTCGTTACGTTGGTCTTCCCAGCGATAACAATCCTTCTCCCAAGCCTTCTGAAGGAGAACAGTACTCTGTTGAAGACTTTATGTCTGATGTTGACACTGCTATGAACGGTGGAAACGTTGGTCGTTTTGTTAACTCTTCTATGCTCCATTCTAATTCATTAGCCAAGCATCGCCCAGTTCAGGTTTGTTCTCTCGAGTCAGCCATCGATGGTTGCACTCAAACATCAAACCCACTGGATCGCACAGCTATTGATGCAGAAGCAGAAATAATTCTTCAAGAAGTCATTGATTCTGGTGCTAAGGTTGATCACGACCTTTGGTATGGTCGCTTTGCAAACTTTGCCAAAAAGCATCCTGAAGTCGAGACGTATGAAGGAACTCTTACACATATGAATAATTTGTGCAAGACTTACTTTAACAAGTATGTTGATCGGGTCACTAAGTATTCTCAAACAGAGATTGCAATTGCTGATCCAATCAACAAACTTGCTAACCGTTTGCGTTTTCATGCACTTCCTACATTTCGCAGATTCAACATGAGTATTTATAATACCAACTCTGGCGAATTTGCTCAAAGCTCTGGAACTATTTCTCGAGAAGAATGGGATTACATTTACGGAAACGTCGTCAAAGACATTGAATCATTTGTACGAATTGAAGATCGTCACGATTTCGTGATTGCTCTTTATGCAGTTTGTATGACTGAGAAGAATGGTTCTGGTCGTGTTTCTGATCAGATTATGATGAATCCGGTTATCTATCCATATCTTGAGCGTGCTCTTATTCACTATGGTATTGCTAGCCGAGTTCTTATGACCTTCAACAATGGCAAATACGCAGCCGAACAAACTAAGTATGATAAGTGGACTCATATTGATCCCGACGGTAGTCAGCACTCGTTTACTGATGTGTTTGAATATCAAGATCATCATGCGCAGTTTTCGCCTATCGTATTTACAAACGTTGATTCTGCTGTAAAGCGTGAGCGTAGAACTGAATCACAATTTTAGTTTAAAGACTGAGAGTGTCTGGGAAGTGTTTATCTTCCCAGACACTCTGGTTTTTATTTTTAATAGGAGACCCTTGAATTACACAGAAATTTATTGTACCATATATGCTGCAATTAAGACAGATGCTGTTTCTCACGAAAAAGCACACGTTGCATCAATACGCATTACTGATGCTATTGTCGATCTTCATTATACAAAATTGGGTGGTTATGATCTTGACGACAAATCTATTACGGGCGTAAGCCCTCCACTATAACCTTTAAAATTATTAGATTGAGTGATATTTTATGTCAGAATCAGATGATGAAGTACTTTACAATTTTGTAGATAAGAATCATTTTAACCAAAAAACATCTCCTCTTATTTCTGATGCTTGGGCAGAAGTAGAGAAATCTACTAAATTTTTTTCTACTTATATCAAACAAAATGGTTTAAATAGCTTTTTAACAACCGTAGTTGTATTCAACAATAACAAAGAATTTGTTGGCGTTGTTACATCACGTCCAGTTACTGACAAAGAAGATCTTTATAGAGCTCTTTGTGAGATTCTCTTTTTTCCTGTTGCCATCAGATCTCAACTATTTATAGTTATTACCGATATAGTTACACGAGATCCTAATACAGGAGAAAAGAAATCAGATGCTTTGAGCATTTCGTTTATTTCACCCAATTTTTGTTTGATTTATTCTTTGCCTTATGCAATAAGTGCAAATAACGATGTTGAATATGACTATGAAAACTCATACTTTGTTTCCGTTGTCAAATCAACTAGGTCAAACCAAGTGTCAACATCTTCGGATATGATAGAACTATTCTACGTATTCTCTCATGTTGATAATTTTGGTCCATTTACATACGATGAAGTTCTAGCTTATTTTGATGACAATAATTTTACTTGTGAAATCGTTAATAAAGATAATCTTTATACTAGTTTAACTTCATTGGTTTAACATAATACTGAGGTAATATATGATTGTACGTTATGAAATATCTGAAGGTAAAAGTTACAAACCTATTGAGAAAGAGGTTTGTTTTCAAGAATCAAATACTATAGTTTGTGGCAAGCTTATCTTTTATGATCATGATAAAATAGAAAAAGAGCTTACCGTAGAGCCTTTTTATGGAGATTGTGATTTGTTTGGTTTCTAAATATGAATGTTAAACTACGCCCATATCAACAAGAGGCATTAGATAGTATTGTTTCTAATTCAGACAATGGTATCAACAAACAGCTTGTTGTTTTACCCACCGGTGCAGGCAAAACAGTAATATTTAGTCATTTACCACTTATTAAACAAGACTTGCTTCCTATGCTTGTTTTGGCTCACAGATCTGAGTTGCTAGATCAGGCTCGTGAAAAGATTCTTATTTCTAATCCTAATCTCTCAGTAGAAATAGAACAAGCTGAAAGAGAAGCTGGACACGTTGATATTGTTGTTGCTTCTGTTGCTACACTTGGTCGCAACAATACTCCTCGTATTACAAATTATCCTAGTGAATATTTCAAGTCAATTGTTATTGATGAAGCACATCATGCTGCAGCTCCTACGTACAGACGAATAGTCGATTATTTTAATCCTCCATTTATATTGGGAGTCACTGCTACTCCTCAGCGTTCAGATTCTACGAGATTAACTGATGTATTTGAAGAGATCGTTTATTACAAAACAATACAGGATCTAATCCAAGACGGGTGGTTATCTCCACTTGTTGGATATAGAGTAAAAACAAATACCGATATTTCAGAAGTGGAGATTCAAAATGGAGAGTATGTCCAATCTCAGTTGGAAGACAAAATTGATAATCCTGAGCGTAACGCTTATATCGTGTCTTCCTATCTTTCTTTGGCTATGGCTAAGAAAGCCCTTGTTTTCGCTGCCGGGGTCAAGCACGCCGAAAACTTGGCCTTATCCTTTAGGTCCGCGTCGTTAGAGACCGCCGTAATCTTAGGTACAACTCCTCGAGAAGAACGAGAGAAAATCCTAAAGAATTTTTCTTTGGGTTTGATTAAAGTTATTATTAATGTTGGTGTTCTAACGGAAGGTTTTGATGAGCCTTCTGTCGAAGCAATTATACTTGCAAGACCTACTAGATCTTCTCTTCTATATACTCAGATAGTTGGACGAGGTACTCGTTTACATCCAGGAAAAGAACATTGTCTTGTTATAGATATTGCAGACACAACAAAAGGCAAGAAGCCTATTGGACTTCCAACTCTTTTGGGTTTGCCTCCAGAGTTCGATCTGCAGGGTCAATCTTTAACAGACGTTGCTAAGAAGTTTGAAGAACTTGAAAATTTTTGTCCTGGTGAAGCAGTAAGAGTTTTAAATCCACAAGACATTGATTTGGCATACACGAGAATTAATTTGTTTATGCCACCACCACCTAATCCAGTTGTTCAAGAATATTCTAAACTGATTTGGGCAGAGGTAGCAGAAAACGAGTTTTATCTTCGTCTTCATTCATTTGAGTCCCTTAAGATATACTGTGATGCTCTTGGTCGATGGACTACAGAATTAAAAATGCGTTCTGGTGATGTTTATCATACAAAGATTCTTGGAACTACTGTTAGCATAAGAGAATCTTTTGCTCGTACAGATAAGTGGATTCAGAATAATAGATCAACAGTATTGAACCTTATAGATTCTAATGCTGCTTGGCGTTCTGATTCTCCAACTGATAAACAGCAAAAGTTTTTACGACGCATTGGTGTTCCTTTTACTTCAGACATGACTAAGGGGATGGCCAGTCAAATTATTTCTCGCTATTATGAGAACAATCCTAAGCCTAAATGGCTTCAAGATAAAATAGATTATTCTAAAAGAAGATATTAACAATGTCTTTTACCGCTCATGAACTTATACCATTTCCTTATGACGCATATTCTTACACTTTATATGAATGTGTCTCATTAAAAGATAAATCATTTCTTGCTGCAGCTGCCAAGCTTGCACAAACTTCTGATAATAGATTTAAAATGGCTTGTCTAGCTGTAAGGGGTGGATCTGTTTTAGCTGCAGATATTAATGTTACTAAAAAACATCCTACCACTCCACCCAATAGATTCAGCACTCATGCTGAAATCGGAGCAATGACTGCTTGTTCAGATCCTTCTGGATCTACTCTTTATATTGCTCGTCTTAAACTGGATGGTACTACAGCTATAGCAAGACCTTGTTCTTGGTGTATGCAGCAAATACAAAAGAATGATATATATCGAGTTGTTTACACAACAGATACAGATATTCCAGAATCATTTTATATATCTACCGTAGAATGGAACTATAATGTTCTTGAAGCTTAAATATATTTTTATTGCTTTTATTTTACTTTTTATTACAATTTCTTTTGCTGCAGCAGATGCAAAAGAGCAACTTTACGATGTTGCTCCAGCTAAAGGTCCTGTTAAGTTTACTTTTACCCTTGCATCTTCAGATCTTACTACTTCTATGAATCTTCCTTATAATTTAAATTATAAAGGTCAAGATTCATATATAGCAATTATTGATACCGGTATTCAAACTAATCATCCGTTTTTCCAGAACAGAGTTGTTTTAGAAGCTTGTTTTGCAACATCTTGCCCCAATGGACAAACTCAGATGATTGGACCTGGGGCAGCAAAGCCAGTTCATTATCATGGCACTCATGTTGCTGGCATTGCTGCAGGCTACAGTAATACCGTTCATGGGGTAGCTCCATTGGCCAATATTATTGCTATCAATATATTTGATTCCACTGGAGCAGCATATGATACTAATATTGTTAAAGCTCTTAACTGGTTATCTTCTATATCATCACAATACAATATTGTTTCCGTTAATATGTCAATCGGTGGATTTCAAACTTATTTAACCACTTGTGATGACTATATTCCTGCTATGACACAAGCTATTCAAGATCTTAGATCTAAGAATATTGCTACTGTCATATCTTCTGGCAACTCGTATGCTCATGGCATGAGTGCACCTGCATGTATTTCTTCTGCCGTTTCTGTTGCAGCTACATACAAAACACTTCCTGCAAAGATCACCAACTTTTCTAACATTAATCAATACACCACTATTGCAGCTCCTGGATCTTCTATTTACTCATCTAAGACATCTTCTACATATGGTTCAGCGTCTGGAACATCTATGGCTGCTCCATTTATCGCCGGAGCAATTGCTGTTTACAGATCTAAATTTGGAATTCAATCCGTAGATAAAATTGTTTCTGATTTTAGATCTACTTCCAAAAGAGCAACAGACGCTTACACTGGAATATCAATTCCTTATTTAAATTTTGATCATTTGTTTGGTACTGATCTTTCTACTACTACCACCACTTCTACTACACTTCCTATCACAACTACCACTGTAAATTATTCTTCAACAACTTTACCCATTTCTACTACTACATCTTCGTCTTCTACCACAACTACACTTCCTATTACTACTACCCTTCCTTCTACTACAACTACAACAACTTCTACTACTACTACAACAACCTTACCTCCTACAACAACTACTCTTCCTCCTACCACACCTCTTTTGCGCGTTGTTCCTCCACTTGTCAGTGAAATAAATTCTAATTTTGGCAATATTACTAAAATTTACTTTAGAGATCCTAGAGTACATTTTAAGAATATAGCTTATTACAATTTAACCTGTAATGATACTTTGACCTATCAAGTTCCTATGCTTACCTCTCCCCGATGGAGAGCTTACAATATTCCTTCTAAATCTATTAGACATTGTTATATGACATCTATGTCTAAAGATGGTGTTTCTACCGCTAAATCAAGTACAGTTTCTTTGTACTCTGTCAATAAAATTATTACAAGTTCAAGATAACATGACTTTACAATCTACTAAGATTCGTACTTTGCATATACCTTACGATGATTATCCATCTTATCTATATGACACTTATCCTAAGTTAAAGTCATATATATTTAAAGATGATGCAACTTACATTATGCAAGTATCTTCTTCTTTTTCATATATTCTTTCTTGTCATGATTTTGCAAATCTAAAAAAACAAAATCTATGTGCGACTAATATCTATAGAGCTTATAACCATCTTGATTATCGAGATATTATTTATGGAGATGTTCTTGTTATAGGACAAAATTACTCATCTATTGCAGACAATATTCTTGATTCTCTTTCTTACATTCTTGGTACAAAATAGTGGGAGGAATATATAAAATGGAAACAAAAAGGAAACATTAAAATGTCTACTGCAATAATGATTACGTCTTCACCAGAAGATTTAAAAGTTTTGAAAACTACCATGAATATCATTTCTTTTATGAAAGAGATGATTGTAAAAGGTACTTCTCAATTTTATCTCGATTACAGTTCTTCTGTTATCACCCCAGAAGATATTAATGCTCTTGACATTTATTACAACAATATGTATACTTTTCTTTGCAACCCTGGTATGACACAAGAAGAGTATTCGTTGTATGAATCGTCAAACACCTAAACAACCTCACACCTACAAAGAACGAAACAGAAAATGTTCTGATTGTTTTATTGTTTCTTCTTTTGTTAATAGATCCATAAAATACAAAGTTTTGCTTTGTATGGATTGTTTAAAAGAAAGAATGATCAGCAGTTCTTTGTAGGCATGCCCGAGTGGCGGAATAGGCAGACGCAAGAGACTTAAAATCTTTCGCCCCTTACCGGGCGTGCCGGTTCAAGTCCGGCCTCGGGTACTACATGTGCAAACAATTTTGTGCTAGAATAGGATTTTATGAATTTCGTTCTTTTTTCTTATCCTAGAACTGGTTCTACAGTTCTTCAAAGATTAATAAATACAAGTGATAATTTTATTTGTATTGGCGAAAAACCACGAGTCATAAATAATCTTTATTCTTTTTTTGCTAGTGTTAATGACGCAATGACTGTAGTTGCGGATGGTCTTTTTCCTGGTATACCTATTGATGATGATAGAAATCCTGTTTATCTTTCAGATAAAGTGGATCTTGATTTGTTAGCTGATGATATAAAGCATTTGTATCTTAAGCATATACTCGGTGTTGTTCAATCCCAAAATGTAGGATGGAAAGAAACGTTTATTTCTCCTTACCCTAATGTATCTCTAGCTAATAGACAAGTAAATTTTTTGCGCAGACTTTTTCCTGACATGTTATTTATACTTAATGTTAGGGATCCATATAAATGTTCTTTGTCTCCGATTTGGCAGTGTGTGCCAGATGCATTGGACGAATTGATTCAAACTAAAAATTGGATTATTCAAGGCTACAAAGATGGATTGTTTGGTTTAAATTCTATTCTCTTAGATTACGATCATTGGTCTGTTGATCCTTCTGATCTTATCAATCAGTTTCTTTCTCTAGGTATCAACTTAGATATAGAACAGTCTAATAAAGTCTTATCTGAAAAGTTAAATCATCTTTCTTATGTTAGTCCAGAACTTGCTGCTTGGACCAGAAAAATAAAAAGAGGAATTTAAATTTCATATTCCCAGGTAGCTCAGATGGCAGAGCAGCGGACTGTTAATCCGTCGGTCGCAGGTTCAATCCCTGCCCTGGGAGCTATGCAAAAAATAAATAAAGAATTAAAGCATTGGAGCCGATAATGATTAAAAAAATTTCTAACGCTATTAACGCTGCTAAAGAAGCTTTTTCTCAGGATGTTTCTATCGAAGATATTAATAAATCTAAGATAGATTTTTATAAAGACTTTTCTTATGATCGATACGATAATACAATGGTTTATATTGTTTCTTATCGTGATTATGACAACTCTGTTAATTGGGGACCATTTTCCACAATGGAGCATGCACAGAACTGGAACAAGAAGCTTGCAGAGAACTTCAATATGAAGGCTCAGGTTGTTTCAGTGCTTAGTCCTGATTCAGATCCCCTGTTGTGGATGTTATAATAATATTTTAATTTTAATAAAATTATACTATATCAACTTTTGAAAAGGTTACCAATGAGTAGACCCCTATGGTTTAATGATGCTTTATGTGTAGGAAAAACTAATATGTTTTTTCCTCGTTACAACGAAAGACCTACCGCAAGAAAAAAGAGAGAACAGAAAGCAATACAAATATGTTTGTCTTGTCCTGTCAAAGAACCTTGTAGACAATATGCTAGAACACATTCTGAATATGGAGTTTGGGGAGCAGAGACAGAATACCAAAGACAGCTTGCTGGATATATCCCTGTTAAAATTTCTATAAGGAACGTTTATTAAACGTGTACTTTTGACCCTTATAGCTCAGTTTGGAGAGAAGAATGACATCTCAGCTTCATGAAGATAAAAGGATTGACATTATTGCTCACGCATTAGTTCATAAAGGTATATCTATTTGGCACGGGATTCCAGAGCATATTATTGAAGAACTTAAACTTCATGGTTACAAAATTAAAAAACGTAAATCTTATCGTAAACTGATTTAGGGTCTTTAGCTCAGTTGGTAGAGCAGCGGACTTTTAATCCGTTGGTCGTGGGTTCAACCCCCACAGGGCCCACTATGACAAATCAAACATTAATTACTCAACTTCATGTAGGCGATATAGTAGGCGACACCGGAAGAATGGTTCTTGCTTATTCCAAAAAATATGATAGAATTCCCGGTGATACATATGACACATGGGTAGCTATTTGTTACCAATCAGGTGTACTACATCCTTATGTAGTTTGGAATATAATTTCTACACCTAGGGGTTTGATAGCTGAAACTGGAAATTATTGTTTAAACATAGAACAAGCAATCACTGCTTACAATAGGAGGGTGAACAAATGAACGAACAAAAAACCGCCGTAGAACTTGTCGATCAAGCAATAAAAGATATCGCTGGTAGAGAAATTGTTTCTACTTCAGAGATGACTGATCTTTTGCTTGACATTCGTTTGTATCTCATGACAGAAGAAGCTACTCCTGCATATGAAAGCTAAAGTTACAGTTGAGCTTGAATTGTACTTGCCCAATGAACTTTTAGATAAGACCGATAAAGAGGTTGTAGATTTTATAGACCAAAGTCTTCGTGATCAACTTTATGTTGGTGTCGTCTATTGCGAAGAAGACCCTTGGCCATATGCTCAACCGTCAGAGCTTACAATTAGATCTTATTATAATCTTGATCGTAAATACGACGATAGAGATTATAACCTATGTTAGCGATAATGTAGACAGAGATCTACATCGCTGCCTTGGGAGTCAACAGTCCCCTTTAAGCCATACCAACCTAAGTGACTGGGCAATGCGCTTAGTGGCACTGTTAATTTTATTTGAAGTAGAACGAATCTTTGTTATAGCGTTCAAAGTCTTTAATGGCATTAGAGCCATACTCGTATTCTTTGACCGCTTTATTTGCCATTCCAAAGATTCCTAATATTAATGTTGAAAGTATAGTTATTGTAAGCATGATGTATATAGTATCATCTTGATTCATTTTTTTATTTGCAGTTTTTTCAAACATTGGTCACATGTGTCTAATGTTATATTAATTAAATGATTGGACAATTGCATGACAATAGACGATATTATTAGTCGACTTAGAATAAGTTCATCATTATTGGATGAAGATCTAAACAGCGATTTATATATTCGCAAACTTTTACCTCCAGCAGAAATTTGTTTAGCTGCTGCTACAGAATTAGAGCTTCTTCAAGCTCGTTGTGTAGTTTATGAGGAAACCATCCGTCGATTGACGGCCGAGCTGAACCAAGTCAGATAAACAAACAACAAAAAGGAAAACAATGAAACCCGTTAAAATCCTTAAGTCAACTACAATCCTTGCAGCCTTTACTGGTTTGATTTTGAGTATATCTCTTTTCTTCAGCGGTGATACCAACGAAGATAAGCTTAATGGCATTTATGTTGGTATTTGGGTACCATCAATTCTTGCTCTTGGCACTTTCATGCTTGCATTAAAAGATAGGGACTGGTGATTGTGTCTGAAGCAACTCTTTTCTGTTTTGGAGCGGTAATTTTTCTTATCGCTTTTACAGGAGCAATTCTATATGGTATGTCCGCCACGGAGCAGCGGTTTTTAAAGGAAACAAAACCTCAGACACGTAGCACTTGGGAAGTTTCTTCCAATGGTGTTATTAATGGCTCATTTCGTTCACGAAAAAAAGTAGGTCCTTCATGACAAGCAGAGATACTCATGACATTCAAGCTTATGCCGAAGAGTCTAAGGGAGAAAACATTCAGCCAGAACTTCTTGTACAGTTAATGATCGAATCAGAACCATGTCTTTTTTTCAACAAGTCACAGCCTATTCCAGTCACTCAAATAGATAAAAAAATTATTGAATTTGAAAATTGGGGTGAAGGGTGACAACGACTGAATTTTTATGGTTTGCGTTTAGTTTATGCACAATGCTTGTTTTGGGCTGTCTGTTGATAAAACTGATGCTACGATCAATTAAACAACGAGTTTTAGAGTTGGAACTGAAACAGCGCAAACAGGAGCTACCTCAAATTCGACCCTTTGATAATGTGATTTGGCGTGAAGAATAATTAGTGTCCAGATTTTAACTTAGGGCTTATAGCTCAGTTGGTTAGAGCAGCGGACTCATAATCCGTCGGTCGCAGGTTCAAGTCCTGCTGGGCCCACCACAATGGAAGGTTTATAACTGTGTCTGTAGTGACTTTTTATCGTGTTGCTGGAAATCCAAACGTTTCTGCTCCAGCACACGTTTTTAGATCCTGTGTTGTATGTAGTAATGAAGTTGTTTTTCTTATGACTCAAGATCAGTATGATCGTTGGCAGAAGAATAAAGAATACGTACAAGATGTTTTTTCTCATATTGAACCAGATATTCATGAGTGGATGATTTCTGGCACTCATCCTGATTGTTGGAACCAACTTATGGCACAGCACGATGCCCAGATATAATCTTAATCAAGATGATATTAAAATACTTGTAGATTCTCTAACCGCTAATATGTTAAATTGTTCATCTACAAAACAGTGGGAACGAATCAAAAAATTAAAAGATAGACTTTCTGCAAAGGTTGAAAATTTTGAACACCCTGTTATTTATGATGATCCGCTTTGGTCTTACTATCAGAGAAAAAATTTGTGATGTCGTATATCAACAAGTTAAAATACGGAGACATTAAAACTTCTTACATGCCGGCTTAATATTATTTATTTTAATTAAAATTAGGAGTTTTTATGGGCATGGATGTTTATGGCCGTAAGCCTAAAAACGACCTTGGTAAGTATTTTCGAGCCAATTTATGGTATTGGCGTCCTTTGTGGATGTATGTAGAACATGCTCATCCACTTATAGCATCAAGAGTAGAAAGTCCTCAGCTTAATGATGGATCTGGTTTAAACTCTAAAGATTCATACACTTTAGCTCGTCTTTTAAAAAAAGATATTGAATCTGGTGCACTTGAAAAGTACATTGAAGATTTTCATTCTTATCTTAATGCTCTTCCTTTAGAAGACTGCACATATTGTGATGAAAATGGGAATCTTTCTGCGACTATTTCCTCTGGAGCAACTTCTCTTGTTCAGTGCAACACCTGTAAAGGTACCAAGAAAAGAGAGTCTATTCTCACTTGGTACCGTATGAATCTTAATCTCATGAAAGAATTTCAACAGTTTCTTGAAAACTGTGGCGGATTTGAGATTTGGTAAGTTTGATGGTAGCTGGCTATGTAATCATTTATTCACCAACTTTTAAAACAAAGTTCAGAGTTAATGACGTTGCATGACGGAACGAAGTAGTGATGTCAGTAGCCCCATATCGCTCCACTACCTACCATCAATTTATTTTTATATTTTTATAGGAGATTTATGAAACTCATCAAGCGTAATTCTACGGTTCATATTGCTTTGCAATATCTGTGCATGAAGCGAACATGGGTAACAAAAGAAAATCTTTTCGCATTATCTCCTACAAAGTATAATAAAGCCAGCGAAGCAGAAGAATCTTTGAATGAATTAGTTACAATGGGCTTTGCACGAAAAAATGATTTGTGCTATATTATTACTAATGACGGTATAAATTATTTACCTATAATTGTAAAAGAACAGAAATATATCCCTACAGGAGAATAATGCCAACCACATATTTTCGAATATGCACTAGCCAACTAGAAATTTTTCTAGGGCTAGTAGCTCAGTGGTAAGAGCAGCATCCTTATAAGATGTTGGTCGCGAGTTCAATTCTCGCTTAGCCCACTCTTGTACAAAAAACAGACCTTTAAAAGATAGGAATATTCATGCCCTCCTATTCTGACAATGATGATGATCTTTTTGAAGAATCCACAAATTCTTCGACCGATTCATCTTCATTTCATGATTTATTTGCTCACTCCAATTACTCTTCTGATACTTTTTCTAATTCTTTTGTAGAATCCACAAAAGATATACTTTCACCCAAGTCTATTGACTCTGATCAATTTCGTTATCGTACCGGTATCGTTACTTCTTTCTATGAAGTTTGCAATCGGTTTTCGTTCGCAAATGATAATTTTTTAAGAGTTGAGTATGATTATCTCAACTCTATTTCTAACAATCATTTTAGCAAATTGCTTTATTTTGCTTTCTTAGAAGAAAGTATTATCAAACGCTTTTCTATTCAGAACTTTTTACGTGTTGTTATTGAAACTGATAATAGCAAAGTATTTAAAGAAGCAGCAGAGCAACTTAAAATAAATGTCGATGACTTTTTTATTAGAGTTTATTTTGGTTCTATTTATAAACTTCTTAATCACGCAATAGACCGAAATATTGCTATATATGAAAAGCTTTGTACAGAACTTCAGAGACCACCAATGCAAGCTATTCTTGATAAGAATTATGATTCACTAGATATTACTTTTGAATCACCTTCTTCTTATATTTTGAGAAGCTTTGATTCTATTAAAGAGTCTCTTGGTTTTAAAACTTTCTAGGAGGAGATATAATTGTATCCTGAAAAGATTCCCAATTCTTTGACACCTTTGAATACTTTCAAGTTCAACTTGGAATCTTCACGTGATGTTAAAAAACAACTAGAGTCTCAAATCGCAAGTCTCGATGAACGTATTGAAAAGATCGTTGATCATTTTACAATCCAAGACATGCCGATTATACGTTTTATTCTTAATGTTTCTGAAGAACGTGAAGAACTTAAAAAAGTTTCTAGGGCATTGGATAGAATAGCAGATCTTATTCACGTTAAAAATGAACTACTTCCAAAACTAGAGGTAATCAAAATAGCGGAAAAAGATCCCAATTGGTTTGCATGGACTTTTGGTGATTTTGATTCTGATATTGATTCTGAATTACAAAACTTTACGGACGGAAATTTTGATGACTGATAATTTTAATTATACTCTTCTTTCTAAAGAAGACGGCACTTATGCTCTTCGGTCTGTTGTAACTTCTTTTGGCCTTGACCATGTGACTGACAAAGATATTGTATCTTTTTATACTACTTTTTCTCAATATGCTTCTTTTGACACTGGTCTTTTGCCTTTAGATGGTACTGGCATTCTTGCCATTCGCAATGCTGGTCCACATACTCAAGTTGTTGCTCAACATGCTCCTGGATTGTATTATATAAATTGGGGTAGTTTTGAAGGCGACAAGCAAGCTAAGGCATACTATGTCGCTCAACCTTATCGCATAATTATTGGCGACTTTAGAGATGGTAATCTTTTAGGCGCTAGAATGTTTTATTCTCCTGTGCCAATCACCTCTCCTCAAAATCAGCTCTATCATGTTAACCTTCCCAATATTAATTGCAAAGGTTATCGCGGCAATGCTGTAGGCTGGATTTGTCTTTATCATAAAGATGATTGGTCTCATCTTCCATTTAACGAAAAAGTATCACGTTTCATTGAACGTTGTTCTGGCGTAGAAACATACAACGATGCAAATATGAACGAGACAGATGGTCCTCGTTTCTATGATTCTTGCGGATATCCTTCTTATATTACTGATCCCGTTCTTTGGCAAAAGAAGTCAGAGGAAGAGGGATATCAATGGACTTTAGATTCTTCTGTTTGGATTCCAGTAAAAGTTACTGGAATTGATAATCAGGGTTGCCATAATCCCAAAGGTGAATTACTCACTTTGGGAATGGCTATCTTGGGAAACTATCAAGCTTATTATACAGATACTGAAATCCCCAAGATGTACAATATTGTTTCTCGTCTTGATTTTACTGTTAAGAACGACAACATAGCTGACTTCTTTAAAAAGTCATTTGCTTCTGCTCCCTCTATTTGGTCTCACACCCCTAAAGATAATCCTTATGCTTTCACTGTAGAATCTAGAATCAATAATTCTTCAGAAACCCTTCAGTTGAATTTTAATTCTGATGAAGAAGATCCCCATAAGGCTGTTTGCAATAATTGTGATGAGGTCTTTGACTATGAAGTAGCTACTATCGATGCGTACGATGAAACTATTTGTCCTAGTTGCATTAATGATCGTTATGTATACGTAGAATCTGTAGGTAAATATTTTCATTGTGAAGATGAAGATCTTTATTATTCAGAACATGATGATAACTACTACCATTCTAAGCACGATGTTTGTTTTCATTGTCCAAATTGTATGGTCACTTATGGTTATTCAGGTACCAGTGAAAAAGCCGTTGAGTATATTCACAATTTAACTCGTAAAGACAATTATTCTGAATTAATTTGCGCAGTTTGTTTTGATCGAAATATTGAAGAAAATGATCTTTCTTCTACTGAATGTGTTGTATGTAAGAAGAAAGTTATTACATCTGTTGGATGGAATGATGTTCATCCTACTGTAAGAACCATTGATCATGATGTAGATTCAAATACTTATACTTCTACTTATTCTACATTTTGTGAAAGTTGTTCTCCTAAGCACTTTGTTTGTCCTTGCGGAAAAGTTAAGTCAGACGATACTGAAGATTTTAATTCTTGTAGTTCCAGTATGATTTATTCTGAGTTAGATGCTAATAATAAACTTGTTTTTACGGCTTCTGTTCATCAGTGCTGTGCAAGTTGTCTTTCAGCGCCTATTCTCCAAGATGGAGAACTAGTAGCTGCTTATGTCCCACCTCCAGAAGTATTTAAGCTTGTCGTCAATAATAAATTGTTTAATTCTACTGGAATTACTGTTATTCAGTCAGAAGATGGTTTATTCTGAATCAACAAAATATTGGAGATTTTATGACTAATCAACAAGAAACAACAAACGTCACCTTAAATGACCTTAATTATTTTTGGACTAAGTCTGGAGTTCCATGTTTTATGGCAACTCGAGACGATATTCAAGATGTAGTTCAGGCTCTTGGTTTTAATATTTATTATCTTATTTGCAATGTTGCGGAAGATAAAAAGAATGAAACCACAACTTATGTCAATGGTAAGAGTCAAACAACTACTTCTTATGTCACTAATATGAAGACCAAAATTGTCAAGGTTGTAAACAACTTTGTTGGTCATTCAATTACTGTTGTAGAAGATGAAGAAATTTATGATTTTACTCCAATACGTGAAATAGGCGAATATAATCTTCCTCCTATTCCTCGCGATATAGTTACTAAGCTCGATGAGTTCTTTAGACTTGTCGACGCACAGCATGGCACAGAGTCAATTGTCATATTGACCTTTGATCCTAATTTTGAAGATTCCCGTGGTTGGGGTGTTCTTGTTCCAGAACAGACAAATACTTCTGTTCACTGCAAGTACGACCCAGATAGCATTGTTGATCAAAAACCTGAGCATGTGATGATTGTTGGATCTGTTCACAGTCATCCCGGCATGCCTGCTTATGCATCTGGTACAGACCATGCTGATCAAGCAGATTTTGATGGCATTCATATTACTTATGGATGGCAGAAGTCTATTAATAACAATGCAACTCAATATCATATTGAGCTTCAAATGGCTGGATATTCTTGGACTCTTAAGCCAGATGATGTTTTTGAATCATTTGTTTACAATAAATCTCCCGATCCTCAGGTCGTAGAATGGAGCGAAAAAGTAAAAAAAGCATACCCCCCTCAGGGGGGTTCGGTTTCTCTAGTGGCTCACACACCAGCACATTCGCTACATCAGACTCCTCCTCGGGACTTTATTCCAACTGGTATTACTAGTCCTTTATCAAAAGGAACTTCCACTTGGGAATCTACCAATTCTCCTCGTGTTTCTCAGTTTAATTCTCGTACTCAGAATTATCCTAACCCTCATGATGACGATGACCATATTGTCATAGCAGAAGTTCAAATTGAATCAGGCGGTTTTGCTTCATGTCCTTCTTGTAATTCTGAAGTGGCTTATTTTATTAATACTGTTCCATTTTACTGCGACGTTTGTGATATGCCTCTTTGTTTTCCTAATAACGCATATTCTGAGATAATTTCTTCTGCTGAAGAATATCTTAAAGAACGTAATCTTAAATCTAACTGCAATTATTATATTTGGACTAAAGATGATAATGATGCAGATTTGTTAATGCGCATTAAAGAAAAAAATTACGTATCTGATTCTTCTGATTACATATCTTTAGACGCTCGTGTCGAAACTCTTGATGAATATTATTACGAAGGTTTTTCTCACGAAAGATTAGTTTGTTGTGATCTTCCTATTGAAGAAATTTCTTATTGTACATGTTCTACTCCTGTTTATTATGATGACGTCATTTCTTTTGATGTTGCTCATCCCCATAGTGTTTACGATTCAAACGATTCTTGTATAGAATGTGAATTCTATTACTCTAGGAATTGTAAGCCTTATCTACAAGCCATTGTAGATTTTGCGGCACGTGATCGTGTTATGGACGCTAAAATAACTGAGTGTGAGGACTTTATTCCGTATGAACGTTCTGCTGTCAAATACGACTTCGACCGAGATTATTATTAAGACAAAATATAGGAACTGTTATGGAAACTAAAAGAGTTGTATTGGTTGGAGCCGGAGGCATAGGCACTTGGCTTGCTCCTGGTGTTGTTCGTTTACTTGAGTGGAAGTATCCTGGTTCTGCTTTTATTATCGTCGATGGTGACAATTTTGAGCAGAAAAATTTAGAGCGTCAGTCTTTTACACAAATGGGAAACAAGGCTTCTGTTAAAGCATTAGAACTTTCTTCTCAGTTTACAAATACTCTTGTTATTCCAGTCCCTAAATGGGTTGTTTCTGACGATCATCCAGAGACAGATGATAATTCTAACAAGATCAAAGCTTCTCAACTTCTTGTTGAAGGAGATATTGTTCTTGCTGTTGTTGACAATTTTTCTGCACGTAAAATTCTTTTTGACGCTGCATCTAAATTAGACAACGTTGATGTTTTAACTGGTGGAAATGATGACGCTTTATATGGAAGTATTTATCATTACCGTCGTAGAAATGGTATAGACATTACTTCTCATCCAGTTGAAACACACCCAGAATACCAGAATCCGCCGGATCGTAATCCCGGTGAGATGTCTTGTCAGGAGCGAGCAGAAATAGAAGGTGGCACTCAGATTCTTGCCACTAATATGGCTGTTGCTTCTTATATTCTTGGTCGAATACAACACACTATAGTGTTCGACCAAAATCCAGAACAGTCCGAGATTTATTTTGATCTAGGGCTTGGCATGGCACAACCCTACAACCGTATGGTTGAAAACGCATCACTTAATGTATAGGAGAAATCAAAATGGAAATGAATTCCATGCAGAACAATACAAATGCAGCACAGGGCGTAGCTAATCTTCGCTATGGTGTTTACAACCAGCCAGCTCCAGTTTCTGGCAAGACTGTTGGCGAAGTTCGTCAGCAGTTCTCCAAGCTTTGGGGAATCAGCGCAGACGCCATTGCCTACAAGGGCAAAGACAAGCTTGACGAAAATTATATCATTCAGCCCGGCGATAACGTTGAATTCCATCGCCGTGCTGGTGAAAAGGGCTGATTAAGCTCTACATTCGTGGGGGGGGATTTCGGCTTAAATGCCGTTCAATCTAACATTATAGATGATTTTAATCTGAAAAATGTTAGAATGGTCCCCCCCCACTTTTTTTATAAAGCCTACAGTTAGTTACTTTATATGAAGAGGACTTTATGCTCCACCAACAAATCCAACTTGGTATTCCTGCCATATGGATTAAAACTACAGACCCTTTCCGTATAGAAGAAAATATTTTATCTATTTCAAAAAGAGATTTTTTTTCTATAACAAAGGATGGTTTTTCACATTATTCTGATAATGTTTGGAAACCCATTCTAGTATCTATTTCTAACCCTGAAGATTCTTCTTCTCCAATAATTAAAACGACCACAGATTTTTCTGTGTCTTTTGATTTTCTTTTTAATTCTCCTGACTTTAAAGATCGTCCAAAAACGTTTATTAACCACCTAGTTAGTGATCCAAATTCTTTTGCAATGATGTTTGCTCCTTTTATTGCAAATCTTCATTCTGATTATCGCAATTCTTTTAAAAAAGACGATCTTTCTTTACTTCCTCTTCAAATAATTGTCATATCTTCTGCCAATCCTCCAGAAGACATTGCTCATCTTTTCTATGTTCACGAAGATACTTATCCTTCTTTGGAAGAACTTACTGATATTCTCTATCATATGCATTCTTCTACAAATGGAGAAATAGTAGATTCTGCCAAAACAAAAGATATAGCTCGTTCTGGTCTTGGTTTAACAGAGTCTAAGTTTATTAACTTGTCTTTGCTTTCTGTTTTAGAATGCGGAACTATCGATTCTGCTTACATTTATTCTGCTAAAATGGCAGATGTCAAAAAGAATGGCATTCTTGAAATTCTTAAGCCTAAAATAACATTTGATAATATTGGCGGTCTTGATAACATTAAGAATGTTATTTTTAAAAATCTTTATTTTTGGAATAATCCCCAAGAAGCTGAAAAATTTGGTATTCAACCAATAAGACGTTTGCTTACCGTTGGTATTCCTGGCACTGGTAAGTCTGCCATTTGCGAAGCAACTGCAAATGCTTTAGGTCTAGATCTCGCTCGCACTGGTGTCAGTCAAGTAATGAATTCTTTCATTGGCCAGTCAGAAGCTAATATGCGAGCAGTTTTTCAGCAGATAAAAGCAATGGCTCCACTTTGCGTTTGGATTGACGAGTTCGGTCGTGATATGTCTGGTGGCCAGTCGTCTAGTCACGTAGACGGTGGCACCACAGACCGTGTTCACGGCGAGTTCTTGACAGGCTTGCAGGAACTTCCTGACAATGTCTTTTTGATGTGTGCTGCAAATCAACTCAATCACCTTAGGCCAGAGATGCTTCGCGCAGAACGCTTTGATAAGATTTTCTTTGTTGGTTTGCCTTCATTTGAAGAGCGAATTGAAATTATCAAAATTTATCTTCCGGAAAATAATTATGATTATCAAGCCGTTGCTCATGCTACCAAGTATTTTACTGGTGCAGAAATTAAATCTCTTATCAAAGAAGTGAACTTTAATGTAGTATCTACTTATCATCGCTCTGTTACTGATAAGGATATTATTTCTTACGCTCCTAGCATAAGGAATATTCTTTGGAATAAAGAACGCGACATGATTAAAGAGTTATATCGCTACGCCTATGAGAACTGGGATTGGGCTTCTAATTTCCAATACAATGAAATAGATGATATACTTGGTAAAGCTCCAGCAAAGTCACAAGTTTCGTCTTGGGACGTAAAGATATAAAGGAATATTATGTCTATTGAAGAAAATGTCGAAGAATTTCTCTCTACTTTAGAACCAGATCAGCAAGACGATAAGCCAAAGTATGCAAATACTCTTTATAAGAAATGGTTTAAGTCTAAGACTCAAAGTGGTTTTGTTTCTATTCGTCCTTGGTTTCAAGGAATGAAATTTTCTATTGATATTGGAAAAACCAATTCATCAGGAAAACTAGAAAGTAACACAAACTGTTTTGTTGATGCAATAGATTTTGCCGCTTATCTTCGTAGTATTGTTACAAACACAGCTTCTTTTAATTTTCCCGTAAATGAAAGAATGGGATTAACAACTCCTGAATCTTTTGTTTCTTATGGTGGAACCACTTTACAATCTGGTCAGCAAATCAGCAGAATTTTTAAATGCCAACACTGGCAAAGTGGTGATAATGTAGATTCTTCTGCTTTTATTTGGAAAGCTGGCCATTTTAAAGCTAGGAAATCAGATACTGGAGCTTTCATTCCTGATATGAAATCACCATTGTCTGTAGATTCGATTAAAGTTACTCGTCAAGATATTGTTAGTATTTCATATCTTTTGGATATGTCTTTGATTTCTTATGTAACTAATAACACAGAATGGTATGATGCCTAGTGGAAGAAAACATATTTGATTCAGCTGATACTTTTGATTCTTTAAAGAATAATCTTCATGAACTTGTTATTGCTTTAGCTTCTAGAGTTGAAGAACGTCTGCAAGATTTGGATGAAGCAATTCAAAAGCTTGAAAAACAGATTGCTACTCTTATTCTTGGTTTTGGAGAACAAGCTGTTAATATGGAAGGACTTCTTGCCCAGATTAAATTCTCCAGTCCTGAAGCCCAAAAAGAGTTCATGAATACTATTTCTGCTAGTAGAAAACAAATGCTTGAGACAATGAAGGAAGGCGCCAGTGGTTTATTGGCTGGAGAAAGTCCAGGAATTGCCTCAGCCGTTGAAGACTTGGTTAACGAAAAGTTATCTGACTCAGCCGATTAATGGCACTTCTGTTCTTTTTGTAGACAAGCAGAATATTATTATATTGAATAATATTTATTATCTGCAAAAGATTTATTCTATTGCAAAGTTTATTTATCCAGAGATGTTATCTTTACATTTATCTTCTCTACCTATTTCTGATTCGTTAAAAAATAGGGTCATTTCTTTTGAATCTATATCTATGGAGACATAATGATATCTATATCTAATTTTTCTGACACTCCATATATCACTAATCACATTAATGATATATTTGACAATATGGATGATTCTTTATATCCCCTTAATGCTTATTTTGCACATTTTTTTCGGATTAAAGATCTTAACTCACTAAAATCAGTTCTTTCTCATACTCCTAGTTCTCAGTTTACTGTAGAAACATATAGATCATTAGAATCTAATCTTCTTTCTATCGAAAGAGAACTTGCTTATATTTATATTAAAACTACTTTTTTTGATTCAGATAGAATGTATTTTTATCTAGGTTCTAAGAATTCTTTCAAACTAAATTATTTTTCTGATTTTTTACCCAGTGCTTTTAATCATCTTTTTAATCATTGGATTCACAATAGTTTTGTTAAAGTAATGGGCCCTGGACACGGTTCTTATATAGTATTTGATCTTTCAAAGCCTTTTACTCTTCCTACTGTAGAATCATCTTCTTTTCAAGATAGTATAACTTCCTTCATAAACTCATACAACCAAATGAAAAGTGACAATCAGTATCTTACTGAATTGAATTCTTACAAAGATGGAGTTATACATTCTCTTCAGTTGAAGATTGAAGAATTACAAAATCAAAATTTTATAACATCTCAAATCACTTGGAGATAATATGGATACTACTTCTTATACTGATTCTCAAGCAGCTGTTCTCGCCGCTCAGTTCCCAATTGTTTGCAAATATTATTCTAATAATATTCCTTTAAATCCTAGTTCTCATTATCAGTATGCCAACAACCCTGGCATACGTTGTTGTTCTAGTTCTCAACGTTTAGCAGTTGCTTCTCCAACAAAACCTCCTTTATTTTGTGATATGTCTCCTGTCACAATGTCTACCTGCATATTTTATTCTTCTGATTTTAAAATTCTTAAAAAGATTAAAGCTTCAAATCAGACAGTTTATTTCATGACTCGTTATAGAACTGAGCAAGAGTCTTATATTTATAAGCTTTATGGCGAAGATGCTGTTGTGTATCTTGAGTTAAATTACTCTGATATTAAATCTATCGATGATAATATCGATACAGAAGCTATTAGAGTATTTGAAGATTTTATTGTTAATGAACTTGGTTTTACTTTTGATCTTCAAGAAATTGATGAAGAATGTCTTGATCGCAAGCTACAAAATACAACCAATTCATTTTTTAAAGCAATTTTAACCTAGGATTATTTTATGATCTATGACTATAATTTGTTTACTCCAGAAAATGTTTTTACCTTAACTCTTCGCGGAAATCCTCAGTTTATAGAATCATCTATGGTTGCCAAGTATACTTGTTCTATATACGACATGAAAAAAAGATATGATTCTTTGCATCCTTCCATGACACTTCGGGATCAAGACCATCTGTATCCTTTAGCTGTTAGGTATATATCTCCTATGCGAGACTTCTACGTCATAGAACGTCCTCCGTTTCTTTTGGATGAGGTAGATTTTTCTACAGCTAAATCTTACAGGCAAAGAAAAACTCCGAAACTACTCAATAATAGATCTATTTGGATTCCTTGGACTATTGCCATTATTGCCATAAGAAATGGCGTGTATTCTTTTTATCTGTTTTTCAATGATGGTCCGCTTCAATCTATAGACGATAAGATTGTTTCAGCTTATCTTCCCAACATTGGCCATGGCGGCCAAGTATGTATGGGCCAAGATTCCAGTACAGCAATGGATAAATTTCAAGAAACACTTTCTGTTACAGAAATGTATAAGTCTTTGTTTAACATGTATTTTTCTGGTTGGAACACTGACATTTGGAATTCTAGTTACAATATCAAATATTTTGATGATAACGGTATTCTTAAGAGAATTCAGTCTCTTAAATCATCTCCTAAAGATTTTTACGAAATTTTAGTGTATGGTCGATCTAGTGTTGCTAAGTATTTTAAATCTTTTTTGTTTCTTCTTTCTCATCTTACTTTACAAGAACATTTAGATTATGTTACTCATATTAAAAACAATTCTCATAATGTTTTCAAGTTGTCTAAAGTTATTTCTCAACAACTTCCTGGTGGTTTAATTCTAGAGGAAGTTATTGTCAGAAAAATAGACAGATCTTTTTCCAAACAACAAATTGGTTATACAAATAGTCTTTTTTCTGAACATTTTGAATCTAGTCAAGTATCTAAAAGCATAACTCTTTATGTGAATAATATCCCATTTTTTGATGGCCAACCGCCTTTGCGATACGATAATGATAAAGTTTATTCTATGGTTAGCGATCCTAAAGCAATTGCTGAGATTTATCAGCAGATGATGGCTCAATACAAAAATTCTGATTCTTCCTTTGTTCAAAACATTCATATGAATTATTCTGATCTTCACAGCGTTGTTGTTCAAGAAGGAGCGTTATGATAACCCCATCTACTTACATTTTTGCTGACGATATCTCTTATCCATATGCAGAACTAACTACTGGCAATACAAATCTACAATACTCTTATGCTAATACTCAACGTTCTGAAGCTTCTAGGTTCATGAATTTAAAGTTAAGTAGCAATTATTCTATCAAAGAATCTACAATTTCTTATGAAAACGATTCTTACATTGATATATTTGACGACTATCTTTCCATACTCAATACAGAGAACCAATATAATGACTTGATATTTCCTGGTTTAAGATACGCTTCTGAGGGAATATTAATCTTTGAAAGACCTCCTACTTACAAAGTTTTAGACATTAGTAGAGACTATCAGGCGAACATAAATTCTCATACTTTGCAATCGGAATATTATTTGCCAATTCCTTGGCAGGTATACATTGCAATGTACAATCCTGCAACCATGCGACTAGTTGCAGTAAAAATGTTTTTTACATCTACTTCATTGTTTGATTTTAATCAAGCTGTTTTTGCTCCTCCTTTGTATAATTTTTATTCTAACGGAATGTTATGTAGACCATTCTTTGAGTCTATAGACGATATTGAGAAATATCCTAAAACATATTCTGGCGTTATTGCTTCTGCTTACGATTGGATCTGGAACAGTGGTTTCAACTTTGATATTACTGAAAATATTTCTCAATTTCTTCAAAGCAAAAATTTCTATTCTTTTGAACCATATTTGACAAGCGCTTCTGCTAAAGCTTCTTACCATCTACTTGTTAATAATCCCATTCATGCAATTCTCAACAGATTAGATTTTATCTATGCTAAGAATTTCTACAATTGTTGGCAGAATATAGCTCTTAAAGATATTTCTTCTGTTTCTTGGTCACCATATACATATTCGGATTTTTATTATCAAGAGCGAGATACTATTTCTGACTATGCACTAGATATTTATTTGGATCAAACAGGAAACTCTTATTGTTCCTGTGACTGTGAGAGTTGTTTAGAATACTCGCAATGTTGTACTGACGAAGATAATCTTCATCTTTCGGATATACATCATGACCCTTTATACATTAAAATTGTTGACAATTTAGTGAATAAAGATCCTAAACCTCTTCAAAAAGCTTATAAAGATTCTGTTTTGTTTTTAGCAAAAAACAAGATTTCTATGAAAAGTGCTTTTAAATCTAAGTCTTATGAAGTTTTTGCTAAAATGTCTGAAAAAATACAGATTACTTCTTGATTTTTATATACCTTTTTGGTATTATATATAATATAAACTTTAAAAAAGGTATTTAAAATGTCTAAGACAAAGGCTATTCAGCCTACTTTCAATAGATCAGAAGTTGCTAAAATACTTAACGTTTCAACATTAACGATAGCTAACAGAGAAAAAAATAAAAAGTATCCAAATCCTAAGAGAGATCTTAATAACTATCGTTTATATACTATTAATGACGTTTTGAATTTGCAACTTATCACATATAATCATGTAGATCCAAAGCCTATTATTTCTGTTCTTTACGATAAAGGATACAGAGACTCAAAGCATCTAGCTCAAATCATCGATGATGCGCTATCAAACAGAGTGAGTTCAAATGCCAACAGAAAATGAACAGTATATACAGGAAGAAGAGAATTTTAAATTAGTAGAAGAAGTTCCTGAGGGAACAACTACTGATGTTGTAACAGACCTTAAGTCAGGCATATATAATTTGTTTGTCAATTTGCTAAACCATTATATAATTGACTTTGGACCAATAGAAGCCGTAAAGCTTTCTACTGGATTTTTAGATCAAATATCTAATACTTTTAAAGAAACATTAACAGACTAATTGGAGATAAAATAAATGATTGATCCACGTAACAACGTAATATTAAGCGCTGGTATCGTAACTGATCCAGAACTTGTAGCTAACGGAAACATTGCAAAGTTTCGCATTGCAGTAGACTTTGCTGGTTCTGAAAAGGGTGCAGGAGTATCTTCTGGATATTTCGATATTGTTTACTATCTTAAGGATGGTTCTGATTTTGCATCAAAGAATGCTTCCTTTGTCGCTAAGCAGATTGCTGAAGGCAAAATGAAGAAAGGTTCTCAGATTCAGCTTGTTGGCCGTCTTGTTCAAGAAAGATGGCAGCAAGAGGGTCAGGGTCGTTCAAAGGTTGTTGTTGTAGCAGAAGCTGTTACCTACGCGACTTCTGCATATTCAAAGTCTGATTCTAATTCCGGTTCATCTGAGGCTCCTAAGCAGGCTTCTTCTAGCTATTCAGTTCCGGATGAGTTCTGAGGAATTTGACCCAACAATTCTTCAGGACATATTAGATGAGGCTATGTCTGTAGACAGATCCTATGGTCAACTTGGATTTATGGAGACAGACATAGTTTCTTCTATCTTTTCTGCCCTAAGCAATAAGCTTACCAATGCAGATATTTTGGAAGTAATACAGGATGCTAGAGTTTCTATTAACTCTTATAAGGTTCCAAATAAAATAACTGATCTTCATACAGTTGTTCACAACTGTAGAAAGTGTTCTTTTTCTGGACCTACTCCTGTGCTTCCAAAATGGAATCTTATTAATCCTGATGTTTTGTTTATTTTTGAGACATCTTATTTAGATCAACAATCTACTGATTTTTTCATTAAAACTTTAAAAGAGATTGGTTTTTCTTCTTCTAATATTTGTATGACATATCTTTTGAGATGTCCTACAAGAGATGTAAATAAACAATATATAGACAATTGTTCTCAATATTTACATAGCGAGATTCAAATTATGAATCCTAAGGTTATTGCTCCTTTAGGCAATACAGTTTTATCTTCTTTATTTGGAACTACGTTGCAAATAAAAGATTATAAACAAAAACTTACCTGGTTTGGTAGTTGGGCAATTTATCCATTATATTCTATACCTTATATTTTGAAATCTGGAGAACAAGCTCAGTCTTCTTTTTATGAAGATTTAGCTCAGCTTTATCAATTCTGTTACAAAAGAGGTAATTCAATTGAACTTAAAACTTCTCAATAACAAAAACATTAAAGATATTACTACTCAAGAAATGGATACTTTCTATAATATTGTTGTTAACGATATTAAGAATGAAAATCAAACTTCTTCTCAAGTAAAAGACTATCTTCATGATCATGCGAATTTATGGTATTATTGTTTAGTTCTTATAAGAAGAGACATAGAGCTTCAACTCTCTTGTCAAAAGTCAAAAGTTCAAATGCATAAAAACAATATCAAAAATAATACTTCCGAATTTCCCGAATCAGAAGTATTAGCTTACGTTAATAAACAGGAAAACTGGAGAATGACTGCAGTTAAATTTCTATCCAAGATAGAACGCAGAATGCTTTACGTAAAGATTTTAATGAAGTCATGACCTATTTATACTCTATAGATATACTAGATTCACTAGACTCCTCTTATTATGAGGAGGAGTCTAGTGAATTTTTAGTTTTTTATCAGCTGTATAAAGACTGGACAGTTTATGACTCTTATCAGATTCATCCTGAAATAGTTTTAACTCTTACTGAAAACTTCATAAACTTTCATGGTAAAATAGATTTTCCTGATGATATACCCATTAAAGAGGGCTATTGGACGACAGTTCCTTTGGGTATATTTAGGTATAGAATGCTTGCTGATGGTTCTTCTTACATTGTCGAAAATTCTTCTAAAGAAGGATATATTGTTGAGGGAATGTATTGGAGTAACGGTTTTTTCTATCGTGTTAAAGACAAAGAAAAAACAATTCAGTTAAAATTATTTGTTGATTCCACTACAAGGTATTACCATTCTTATCCTTATCCGCTATAATAACATTATGCCTCTATAGTTAAAAGGATATAACGTGGGACTTCTAATCCCTTGTTTCAGGTTCGAGTCCTGATGGAGGCGCTTATGTTACAGCATAAGGAGGATTTATGGCACATAAACGGAAGTCAATATATAGTAACTTTCCATTAGATAGTTCTTTTATACAAAGCATTTCTTGGTATGAAGACGCTAATATTCTAATGCTTTATTTTAATACCGGATCTGTTTGGTTTTATTATGATGTTCCTTTTGAAATATATTCTGCTTTTACTACTGCTCCATCTCTCGGAAGATATTTCAATGCTAACGTAAGAAATGAATATTCTTCTCAAAAACTCGCTTATCATGAACACTTTCAGGTTTTAAAATATGTCTAAAAAAAAGAAACGAAAAAATAAACATAAAACATTTAATACTAAAATAAAACAAAAGCATGTTTCTTCTCATGACATAAACCAAATTGCTAATAAAGTTTTTGGATCTACTTATTATACTTCTGTCTGACTTTCTTCTCTCAATTAAATGTAGTATAATTTTTCTGGATCTCAATTTTTGAAGGATTAGTATGACTACTATAATTGGAGTACAAGGAGAAGGTTTCAGCATTATATGTACTGATTCAAGAATATCTTCAATCGACGAGGGCGGATTTGCCTCTCAAATTACAACCCTAGGAAGAAATACTTCTAAAGTAGCTTCCAATGGAAAGTACCTTCTTGGCGCTGCTGGAGATGTAAGAGCTATTAATATTTTACATCATGCTTTTGTTCCACCCCCACCCACTCCTGGTCTTTCTGGTTCTAAGCTTGACCATTTCTTTACCACTAAGTTTATTCCATCTCTTAGAGAATGCTTTGAAAAGCAAGGATATGCTGCTCCTGAACGAGATACCTCTGCTCACATAGCTGAACATGGTTCTACAATAATATGTTCTTTACACGGCAATATATATGTTGTGGAAGGAGATTATTCGTGGACCTCTGATGTAAATGGTTTATATGCTTTGGGAACAGGTAGCGCTTACGCATTAGGTGCAATGCAGATTCTTTTTGCTGGCTCTAAAAAAATGGATACGCCAGCAGTTGTTAAAAAACTTTGTTTAAAAGCAATAGCAGTAGCTGCAAAATTTGACCCTTATACTGGTTCTCCTTATTATTGTTATATACAGGAACAATAACAAATTTATTTTAGAACGGCAATAGAAAATGGATATTGAGATTTTAGTATGCAGCTCTTGTTCCAAGAAATGGGAAAGACACAAGACAAGAGGAAGAAAACCTCTAGTTTGCCCCGAGTGTGTTTCTCTTTCTGTTTCTAACAAGGATTCATCTTCTTCTGTTAAGCAGAAAGCTGAACCTTTCCAACAAAAACAGGTTTCTAAAAAAGATAATTCTATAAAATATCCTGCCCCTTCTCATTGGATATGCAAGTCTTGTCTTATTTCTGTTAAGATACATATACGCTTAGAATATCCACCAATACATCTTTGTAAAAAGAGACTCTCTAAAGAGTTTCCGTTAGAAATGGTATAACTTATGATTAAATCTCAATGGACTATCGATAACGAGCATTTGCAGGAAGTAAAAAATGAAAAACAACCAGAAAAACTCATTAAAGAATCTAAAAAACATCAACAGAAAATTTCATTCAAGACTATCTCCGTTAATCAGCCTTTTACGGATTTTAGTTTCGATATTGATTCTTTCGTTAAAGGAATTCTTGCATCTACCAAAAATCCCGTCACTCTCTCCGATAAAGTTTTAAAAGAATCATTTCCATTTATCGCTGGAGCAATGGCTGTTACTCAAGAAGATTGTATAGCTATTTGTAAACAGTACGGCGTCGATCCATCTGATGTTAAATCTATATCTGTTTCTGTATCGACAAACTCAGATGATGGAACTAATCTTCATAAAGTTACTTTTGAAAAATACGTTTACTGATATAATATTTTATGGATAAAGATATTTTAGAAAAAGTTTCTACTTTGATTTCAGTTCTTTCAAATGAAGCTGATAAAAACTTTCACGATTCTATTCATATACACAATCTTTTGAATTCTACTGTCAATAATTTATCTTATCTTTTAACTCACATTGGCTACCTAGAGTCTAAATTAGAAAATGCAATTGCAGAAATTCAAAGATTAACTCAAATATCAACCTATTAGAAATTTGACATACGAAAAAGTGGAGATTATCAACTATGGCCGTTGATCACTACGAGATGCGTCAAGCTTGTTTGCGAGCTTTAGACCATCAGACAAAGCAACAAGAAGACTTACAAAAAGAATCACAAGAAGACTTACAAGAAGAGTTAGTGGAATAATGACAAATAAAAATCAAGATCCTTCCGTTTCTAGTGAAGAGTGGGTTGCTGTTGATGTTATATTAAAAGTATCTAATGCAAAAGAAATGACCCAATTACTTCTTTCTGTTCATGCTGCAATTCTCAAAGTTCAAAGTGAAAATATTGAACTAATGGAAGCTGACATTGTTGTAATTGACCCAGATACTTACTTACCTCGTTATGAGCGTGATGATAACGTTAAACCTAACGTAATGTATTCTACTCAAGATCCAAAAATTTTTTATAGTGTAGACGGATTTTATACAATATAAATCAGACAAAAAAATTTGTTCGTTCAAAATAGAATTTAAATTATTTTAAAATCCTATATAGAGTAAAATTAAGAAAAAATTTTCGAAGCCGATTTTCATTTTAGACTTTTTTCGAAAAACTGAGAATCAAAATAGTTTTTTTTAAAATTTAAAACTCTAGAGCCCCAAATCACCGCAAAACTATCTCATTACTTTAGCAGCTGTTTCTCCTGCTTGAATTAACATATCTAAAGTTTTTCTACCCATAACAGCAACTCTTCGTTTAACTTTTTCTATTGGTCTAACTGTTTCTATTGGTCTTGATTCACTTTTCACAACCTTAGAAGCTTGTGATACTGCAGCTTTAATTGATACTCCTGTTTGTGTAGCTTTATCTAAAGATTTAGAAAGTCCTGTTCTAAAAGGAATTTGTGTCAAACCTGGAAGTCCACCAAGAGCTGAGGCATTGCGACCGAAAGTTCTTGTGGGATCAAGATATAAATCTGTATCTAATACATTTTCATAAGCTTCAAATGCTGGACCCAACATGGTGCTATCAGATAATGAACTTAAAAGAGATCTATTGTAAGCTGCAGCAGCATCTACGCTAGCAAGATTGACCATAGCTTTAATTGGTGAACTAACAGAAACAATATCTGTAGTAATATTATCCCAATAATTGTGAGCTAATTTTTCATATCCTGTTAAATGAATAGGAACTTCTCTAGTAATCAATCCTGCTCTATTGTCCAGTTCCTGCAAGTTATTAACAATTCTGCCACCATAAGTGGAACTCGAATGAAAACCTCTATACGAAACATATACACTTGGTTCAGCAGCATCTGCTATGGCTGATTCAGTTAAATTGGGTATCATTGATACCATTTTTAATCCGACAGACTCTGCTCTAGCTTCCTCTAAACCATGTTGGATAAGCATGTTCCCTATTGATTTTGTTAATCCTTTAACAACCGGATGGCCAACATCAATGGGTTCGCCACCAGCACGAACTAGTTCATCAATAAGATCTACACCTGATTTACCAACGGCAATTTCGGCTTTATTTTTACCTATTTGAGCTCCAGAGAGATCACCTATTTGAGCTCCAGAGAGATCACTAAGAGCATGACCAATCTCATGACCAAATAAACCCACAGCTTTTGGTAAACTAGAAACTTTAGGTCCTTGAACAACTCCAAAAGGAGAAACAACAGTACTTGCTATGCTTGTTCTTATTGATTGGGGAGTAGCAAAAATAAAACTAGATACTTCATCAGGATTAGAAATTGAAATTCCTTGTGATCTATAAAAATCAACCAATCTTTTATGAAAATCAGTACCTGGTGTAGCAGGTTGGTGATATGCTGAACCTAGTTTTGAAAAACCAGCTCCTTCAACAGTAAGAGGATCAAATACTCCTATTATTGTTGACCTGATTACATCAGAACCTCTAACAGCTTTACCAAGAGGTAGAGGTTTTGATCCTGGGTAACCATGAGGTAGAGGTTTTGATGTACGAACAATTCCAAAAGGACTAACAATAGTGTTTGGACCTTCAAATTGAAATTCTAAATTTTCAAAATCTATTTCTTTTAAAAATTGCGTAACTTCTTGAGCTATTTCAGAGGAACTTGCACCTGCTGCTGAAACACCTCTACTAACCCCTATAAAATCATCAATTGTTTGTGTAAAAGTATCTAAAATATCAACCGTAGATGGAATTGATGATCTAGGCTTGGGTAGAACTTCCTGAAAAGGAATTTTACGTGTTGATACTGTGCCCGTAGAAAGTTTATTATTAGCATCTAGTTGGTTAATAAGATTATTAAGAATATTAGATATTAAACCCATTTACATGTAGCCTATCCACTCAGGAAGAAATGAAAACTTGTCTCGCAGCAGCATGTAATATGTTTTAAAAGCAACATATAAACTTATTATATTAAAGAACACATATATCAGTTCCATTTTTATCCGCCAGACCCTGCGAATACAGAAACACCATGCTTATACATAGCATATCCTCCAGCTGCTGCTCCTGCAGCCATGCCAAGACCCATTATTGCTTTTGATCCTAATCTCAATCCCCTTAATTGACCAACGTTAGCTGCTTGTCTTCGTGCCTCTGCTGCTCTTGATCCAGCTGCTCTAAATGCTACTCCAGCACCAATTCCTGCAACACCAGCAGCTCCAGCATACTTAAGACCTGTGTTGTACTCTCCTTGATCACTTTTTCTTAAAGCTTGAGCTCCAGAAACAGCTGCTATTCCACCAGCAACAAAGCCAGCTTTTCTAAAGCCTCCTGCTTTTTGATATAGATCAGCCACTCCCTTCATCGCTTTGGCATTTCTGGACATTCCACGACCGCTCATATACATTTGTGCACCGACTCCACCAGCAATTGCAGTCATGGCAAGCTTTCCTTTAGATTTATTATATTCTCCCTGTTGGATATCTCTAATTCCAGAAAAAGCTGCCATTCCACCAGCAAGACCAATGGCACCTACAGATTTATATCTTCTCATAGCTGCAGCAGAAAGGGCTCCTGCGCTTTTTTCAGCTTTTGCAGCACTACTTGCATAGCCAGATAGGCTGGCCATTCCACGACCCCTGGACATCAGCATTGCTCCACCAGCAAAGCTAGCAGTCGCTATACCTGCCCCAGTCATCATATTGACTGGATTGCCAGAGCTAAACTTTTGAGCTCCGATAACCTCCTCCAGCGAGCGCTAAGCCAGCGCCTGCTCCAGTTACCATACCGCCTACAGATGGCATAAAAATCTCCTTAGATACTTAATCTACATATATAGTACTTCAATTGCCAAAAATCTATATGATATAATCATCTCATGCGGTTGTAACTTAACAGTAGAGTACGTGTGCTTCCGACCCACGGTGTGAGGGTGCAAATCCCTTCAACCGCTCTATTTTAAATTAATTAATCCTTCGAGTAAGTTACTATTATTATGTAATGTAACTTGTTTGGAGATATTTTATGGCAGGCAAAAAGCCAGCAAAAAGAAATGTATCGAATACAGAAAAAGCTAAAGTAGAACTTCCCGGAAAAGCAGTTAAAGTTTATGGTTATAGTTCAAATAGCTTTGCATGTGTTGCTTGTTCAAAGTCAATAGGTAAGGGTATTATGTATGAGCACACTGATGGAAAATTATATTGTTCCAGAAATTGTATACAGAAATTAAAAACAACATAAGATTAATACTATATGGCAGAAAATCCTGAATTACCAATAAAAAATATAGCTGGCTCAGCAAAAGAACCTGGGTTAAAAATTCCAAAAGTCAGTGGAGACAAAGCAAAAACTCCTGAAGATATATCTACACCCGAAAGAATCCTTCTCGATTCTCTAAGACAAGAAGAAGAGCAAGAAGAAGAAGAAAGTCGTCTTAATAAAAAAGTAAAAGAAAAAGTTTCTGATTCTGTCAAAGAAAAAGCTAAAGAACTTGCTGGAATTGGTGACGAAAAGGAAGGAAAAAAAGAACTAGTAGATAGAATTATCGCTAGAGACAATGAACGAATTGCTAAAAAAGCAGCTACACAATCAGGCTTAAGAACAGATGTTGGAGTACCAACACAAAGTGTTTCAACTGTTACTGGACAACCTCCTCCATCTCCAGCTTCTTTAATGGAAATGTCTGGACCATCAGCCAAAGCTACTGCTGATCCTGGAGCAGAAAAGATGGCTTCTAGAGCTGGAAGGGCAAGAGCAGCTGCTGGAACTAGTGATGATGCAGCAAGTAGATTTGCAAAATCAACATCGGGAGCAATTGATGAGCTCATAGGATTTGGTAAAACTTTAGCGACTGAAGTGGTCCAGGGGATGAAAAATTCTAAAAACATTAGAGCTGTAGGTCTTGCAGCATTAATGGGCACTGCGGGTTTTGCTTCTGGTAAAGCGAAAGATAGACAACAAAAAGTAAAACAAGAATTTAATAGGCAGCAAGCTATTAGACAACAATTAATGAAGGATGGATAGCGTGATAATTGACACATGGTTAGCTGATTTTCTAGAGGAAATGGAAAAGAAACTTCCTCCTGCAGAACAAGAGTATGTTAACGCAATGTTAACTATTGTCTCAAAGTACGGTAAGCTTTCCAATGGCGATGGCAATGGTATCTGGGTGGGTTATGTTCCTGGTATTGAGAATGATAATCTTCCTATTGGCGTTAAATGTGGCAACTGTGCTTTATATGAGGGTAATGGTGTCTGCAAGATTGTGGCTCAAACCGTAGAGGACAATGGATATTGTCGACTTGCCGCGATTCCAGATGGAGTTGTAAAGAGGTATGGAAAGTGATCAGAAACTATTGGCTGTCTGAGTATGTATCTCCAGATGATGAAGAGATGCCAGATGAGGAAATGCCTGAGGAAGAACCAAAAGACGAGGAAGAGGATCCAGATGATCCTGAAACAAAACTAAATCCCCGTCAAAAAATGATGTACGAACACTACGAGTCATGCGTAGAAATGCATGGCAAGTATGATCAAACAGCTCTAGGTAATGGTGCGCATTATGCGCCAGCTGCTAAAAATCCTTTTATTAAAGAAGGATTAGTTTGTTCAAACTGCGTGTTTTTTATGGGCGGACAAGGCTGTAAAATAGTCGCTGGCAAAATAGAAGCCAACGCTATTTGCAAGCTTTGGATTATTCCTCAGGATCTTATTAAGAAATAGTAATTAGACTTCTTCAAAAAATCTTAGGCCATTAAATCGCCTATTAAAACATAGCTAGAATTGTCTGTTATACAAATCAAAGAACCACCAGAATATTGAGCTCTTAACTTTAATCCTGGAGTTGCATTAACAGTAACTCCAGATGCAGATATAGTTACAGTTCCAGAACCTAAGTTTAATATGTCTATTCTGTCTCCTGCAACTAAATTAGTAGAAGTATTAACATATACAGTTACATTAGAGGAACTATTAAATGTAACTATTTTTCCCTTATCGCTACTAACTAAATACACTGAAGTATTAGTTCCTTGACTATTAAATGCTTGTCTGTATTTTAGAGAGCCATTTATTTCTACATCTGAATTAATCGTTGTCGTAGTGCCATTGACTGTCAAGTTACCAGAAACGGTAGCACTTGAAGAAAAACTTGCCGGTCCAGTAAAGTTAGGAGTTGCTGCCGTAAGAGCACCAATAGAAGTTAGTGTTCCAGTAAAACTTCCGTCACCCTCAGCATTTAAAGTAAAATTTCCTCCAGTAAATACTGCCGGTCCAACAAAGTATGGCGTAGCAGCAGTCAGTGAAGTTAGGCTTCCAACGGAAGTTAAAGAAGATCCTGTAATTCCAGAACCCAATGTAGTTCCAGATAAAACATCTGCTCCATCAACCTTGTAGGTTTGACCAGATCCAATTTCGAAACTATCATCAGTCTTTAATGTATCGGCTGCAGATCTATAAAGAGTTGTATCAGCTGTAGCTGAACCAGAGGACCATTTTAATTTACCTCCTGCTTCAATGACAAAATTAGGAGTTGCACTATCGTAAGGAGCAATCTCTACTGCTGTGTCTGCTGCAGTAGTAAATTTTCGTGCACGTAAAAGATTGTAAAAATTTGGCATTGGCCTCGACCAATCCTTTCTAATTTAGTTTTAATCCCTCAAGATTAAAAGAATACTTTAACAACCAAAGAGTTGCTTGGCGGCGGAGATGCAAACAGTAACGTTACTGTATTGACACTTGTAGCTTCCCAATCTAAATAGTAAAACTCATATGGGCTTGAGGCACTTCTTGCAGCGACAAAGACTTCTCTGGTCCCAAGATTGTGTGTTACAACAATTGAGCTTGAAGAGCCATCTCCTACAGTCTCTTGATGGAGTGTGGCTGGAGGAAGAGCTGAATTGACCCAGTTTGTCCCATCATATTTTAAAATCTGGTTTGCAGCTACAGATGCAATTGTTACGTCTCCCAAATTATTCAAAGACGCTGAGCTTAAACCAGTCGTATGATCAAAGGAAATATTAGGAGTTGCGCCTTCACCAGAATTATTTGTTATGGTTATTCCAGTTCCAGCAGCTAGATGAGAAACATAATCTCCAACGGTATCAGTTGTAAGATTAACTGGATCATTAATCCAATTTGCACCGTTATACCTAAGAAAATCTCCGTTGGTAGGAGAAGATAAAGTAACGTCAGAAAGGTTATTAATAACATGATTTGATATATCAGAAACAGTTCCACTTACGTTTCCAGTTACATTTCCAGTTAAGTTTCCTGTTACGTTACCCGTGACGTTACCCGTGACGTTGCCAGTCAACGGTGCAGTGACACCTGCGAAAGTTACGGTAGAGTCAGTACCCACCGCTTGACCGATTGCAATGGTCGGCGTCGTTGTTTCTCCAGAGTTATCGCTAATCGTTACGCCTGTACCCGCGACCAATGAAGAAACATAATCACCAGTCGTATCAGTGCCCAAAGCAACAGAGTTTGGCTGAATTGTCGCAGCAATTGATGCGTTTGCAGAGCCATTAAATGAAGCAGAACCAGCTATATCACCAGTAAGTTCAATCGTTCGCGAGGTGGCGAGGGCCGTTGCGGTATCTGCGTTACCCGTGACGTTGCCTGTGACGTTGCCAGTAAGTGGTGCAGTTACGGCAGCAAAAGTAACACTAGAGCCGGTGCCGACTGCCTGGCCAATTGCAATTGTTGGGCTAGAACCTTCACCTGGAGTGTGTGTGACGGTGACGCCAGTACCAGGAGTTACATTAGAAACATAATTTCCAACAGTATGAAGCCCTAATGTAACAGAGTTTTCTATAATTGAACTTATATCATAAAAAGTAGTTCCATCATTTGTGAACTGCCATTTATCTGTAGTTTCATTCCAGCGGATTTGAACATTTGTTGATGTTCCTCGTTCAACTTCTATGCCAGAGTCTTCTGATGGAACACCAGTAACATTGCTATTCAATATTAGAACATTATCAGCAACTACTACGTTTTCCACATTTACGGATACAGTTGTTCCGCTAACTGTTAGGTTTCCAGTTATTGTAACATTGTCATCTGTTCTAACTTCATCTAGATCTTGTCTTAACCAAGACCATGTAGTGGCTACAACATCGTTGTTATCATTTTTATAATAGACAACTCCATTAATTGGATCTAGAGCTATTTGTCCTTGAGAAATGTTAGGAGGAAGAGGTAATGGCATGAAAGTTCCTTATTGGTTTTTATTAGATTTTTTATCTACCTTATTAAATACTTCATTGATTTCAGAAACAGACAGCTTTCCATCATCAAGAAATGCTCTTGATAAACCTTCTACTACTGTTGCTACACCAGCCATTCCGTGCCATAAAACAAGCTTTCCATAATGGAACTCCTGCTATAGCACCAGCCCCTATAACGCTTAGTCCGGATGCGGCAAAAGTAGCTACAATTCTCAGTATTATATTGGTAATTGATTTCATTTTACCCTCCTATAGTAATTAACTTAAATACTTTTCCTTTGAATTAGGTACATTTCAATACAAATTAAACCAAATTTTATATTTAATTTTCTCCTCATTTATCGTTTTGTATCATTGCATTTAGGTAGTGTATGGCAAAAGCAATACTGGTAGCTATAACAGTGATCCTTCTGGTATCTCCAGAAAGAGTGGCAAACACTATTACTGTACCTGATATAGTAAAGGCTAATGCTGCAGTTTCCTTTGCAAATTTCTTGATAAAGCCCAAAGGACTAAATCTTTTTTCCATGGTTCCCTCCGTGTATTTAAATATACTGTTACGAGTAAAATTACTTTCTTCTTCGTCCCCTTCTGGACCCTCTATTTCGGCTTCCTCTTCTTCCTCTTCTGGCTCATCTTCTTTTCTGGCAGCATTATTTGAGCTTGATTGACCAGGCCCGTCACCACCAGACGGAGAAGGGTTGCGGGAAGCTGTTCCACCAGATCCGCTAGTTGCAGCTCCGGCAGTTATTGTTGAAAGAACGGTTGTGGCAGCTATTAAAGTCCTTCTAGTTCCAACATCAATATTAGAACCAACTGGCACATAGTCATCAAATCCTTCAGCATAGATATTAATCTCTTCCTCAAAAACGTTCTTAACTTCTTGCGAGGCATTTTGAATAGCTTCAGTAATTTCAGACTTTTGCTCATCTGTTATATTACCTGCATCAACTGCATCAAATATTTTAGCTGCTTGTTCAGCTGTAACTGACTCTAAAACTTCTGAAGAAGTAGCAAGTTCAGTAGCTACTTCTGAGTCTAGCTTTTCTGCTTCAATAAGAGTATCAACCAACTCAACGACTTGCTCTTCTGTTGCGTCTCCGCTAGTTAAAAGATCTACCAGTTGATTGGTTACTTCATCAGTGATTTCAATATCACCAGATGTAATTCCATCCAAGACAGCATCAACCTCTTCTGGTGTAACTTCTCCATCTAAAACTTCATCTAAATTATCAACGGTAACCTGAACAGTTCCTTCATTTGGCGTTTCTGGATCAGGTTCTGGTACTGTAGTTTGATCTTCTGGTTGAACCTCAGTTGTTGTCGTTGTATCTAGCTCTTGTTCTGGCTCTGTGGTGGTTGTTATTTCAGGTTCAGTGGTAGTCGTGGTTCCAGTGGGTGGTGATTCTGGAACTGTAGTGGTTGTTTGAGGAACAGTTGTGGTGGTTGTTTCAGGAACAGTTGTGGTGGTTGTTTCAGGAACAGTTGTGGTGGTTGTTTCGGGAACGGTTGTAGTGGTTGTTTCAGGAACGGTTGTAGTGGTTGTTTCAGGAACGGTTGTAGTGGTTGTTTCAGGAACGGTTGTGGTTGTAGTGGTAGTAGGTGGAATAGTAGTTGTAGTAGTAGTTGTAGTGGTTGTCGTTGTAGTAGTAGTTGTAGTGGTTGTCGTTGTAGTAGTAGTGGTAGTAGTGGGCGGAGTAGGGTCAATCACCACAGCATCAACAGTTGCCTGGGGCCCGTACATACAGGACCCAGCACCCTCTCCGACGCATGGGGCTGTTCCTGCCTGAATCTTAAATCTGACTGGTCCGTATCCAGTTGTTCCAGGCCACATCCATGGGCCGAGGCTGTATGAAGTATTTACGGCGTATGTCCACACTCCCCAACCACCAGCTTCTACCCCATCAACGAGGTCATAAAACAAAATGTTGTACATATATGGGGCAGTGTTGCTTGGTGTTGGGGCGTTCCAACTCAAAACAACATTTCCATCGTTGTCTGCCACTGCTGTGAGATTTTGAACAGAGTTAAAGTATGGCGCTATCGTTGTAGTTGTAGTACTGGTAGTAGTCGTGGTTGGCACAACGACAGTCTTTGTAAAAGCAGAGGCGGGAACTACCTGCCATCCCGAACCTATATCCCAGTAGAGAGTCGTATTGGCTCCGCCACCATTTTCGTAATACCAATATGTGATTGGCTTGGAAACTCCAGCGGTAAAAGAAACGTACTGTGACGGGTTGCCCCAGCCGCCCTTGTCAACCCAGTTGTTGTCTATCAAAACATTGTCTATATAGAGTTTGCTTCCGTCATCCGCAGCGGGCAAGAACCTAAACGAGCCAGTCACGGGCAGGGTTATGTGACCTTCATACTTAACAATAAAGTCTTCATACATGTTGAACAGCGGTGCACTGTCAAAGCTCTGATTAATCTGAGTGAGAGTGGTGGTTCCAACGACCGGACGACCGGTGACCGTGGGGAGTGGAGGCGAATTGTTGTAGCCAAAGTTGTTGTAAACGGTTACATTAAGTCCTGGTTCGACTTGAGCAGAAGCAGAAAAATTTGGAAAAATAATACCAATAAAAAAGAGTACGCCAAGAATCCAGGAACCTTTTTGTAGTTTGATTCGCATTTTTATCCCTCTAGGTAGTCATATCTTATAGTAATGAGCAAACTGAAATATATTGCTATGACACAAAGAGAAAAGCCCCAGCAGATTCATTTCTGCTGGGGCTCAGCGCCGGCCTCCGTACTAGTTATTATATCACATGATGTTACTCACGAGTGTCTACTAGTGTCAATAAGTTCTTCCTGGTTTAGTCTAGATCAAGAATAGCAAATACTTTTGCACCAGCAATAGTATCATTATTCAAACCATTAACTCCTTTGAGCTTACGTACAGCTTCTCCAGTTGCTGCATCGTAAGTACCAGTTGCTTCACCTGCATAGAAGCCAGCCTTTTTCAAAGCCGCTTGAAGTCTTTTGACATCTTCCCCAGTAGAACCAACATTAAGCTTATCTCTCATTGGAACTTCTGCAACTTCTCCTGCAGCTGGTGCACCACCCGCAAAAGCTTGTGGCTGTTTATCACCTAGGCAATACTGCCAGTGCCATGCCTCATACTCTGGGTTGGGCTTGCCATCTGCTTTAGTGGGAGCTCCCTGCAAATAGAAACCATATCTAGGAGCGTTCTCACACATCCACTTATATCTCTTTGTATCCTGCATATTGAGATCTATTGCAAGACCAAGACCATGATTTGACGTGCCGGGAGTGCCAGAAGGACTCATGCCTTCCTTAAGATACCATGTCTTACCCTGGTAGGTACGAGTAATTTCTGGACTACGCTTAGTCTTTTTGTCATCATAGCGAGACATAAACATTGAAAGCTGTGCCTCAAATGGACGATAGTCGCCAATATTCTGAAGCTTATGACCAGCCTTTACTGCTTCGTCATATAGTGCATTAAAAGCGTTTGCTGCTTTAACCCACATCTGACCACCACATTTTACTTTAGCTAATTGATTAGGTTTTAGCTTGCCATTCTCTACATTTTGTAGTTCTTTTGGTATAACCATTTTTTGTACTGGGTGTTCCATTTATTCTCCTTGGAAACTGGGTAACTTGACATCTATAGTAATCAAATTATGAATATTTTTTAAGACAGTTTCAGGATATGTGTGATCTATTTCTTGATATTTTAGCGGAAATCTATCAAATGGGTCAATTCCATATTTAATTCTATTCATTATTGATTCATAAGATTTAAACTCTTCTTTATCATATTCTGTATGAGCAAAAGATTCTATTTTATTTTTAATATTATCTTCTTCCCCAAAGAATGAAAAATGCCATCCCCCATTAGGGATCAATGGCAGCTGCATCGACCTTAATTCTTGAGGAGTCTTGGATAAGATGTGTTGTTTTTTGCAAACCACAGGTCTTGCTCCCTGATTACAGTGTTGAGGTACTTGCCAATGATAATTCCAAAAGTATTGATTTACATCTAATCTCACTGGAATATAATCTATTTTAAGGCTAGATACTGTTTTAGTATTCCATATTTCATCCACATCTGAAATGATGATTAGGTCATTATCATATATATCTAGGTTATTTAACGCACCAAGTATAGAATTTCTTTGCAAGTATTCCCTATCCCACGAAGAAAGGTTTTCTTGATCAAGAAAAACTCTATGTATAATAATTTTTTCATACCATTTAGATATATCTTCTAAAATATTGTCTAGATAAAATGGTTTATTTTTTCCCGTAAAAGTTTGAGACGCCTCTACGATTACAAAATAATCTACATGATCACCAAGTTCTTCAAGCCTTAGCTTGAGAATTTCATATTCATTGAAATATGTAAAACAATCAAATATTTTCATATATAAAAACTTCTTCATTAGAAAACATAGAATATTTTTTTGCCTCTCTTGTTAAAGATTCATTTAAGTCAAGATAGGAATTAATACAAGAAGCCCATTTACCAGGATTAACAATAAACGTATGTCCGCCAGACCTAAGTATACCCCTGATCTGTTCTCCTATAAATTTATAATTATTATTAGATAATTCTGGATTATAGTCTACAGATATAAATAGATCAGCATAATTATACCCCATGTATGGAGCGTTCAATCCTATTTCCCAGTAAGCTATTCCATCAATATGCTGCTGACTGTTTCTTTCAGTGTGCAATATAAAGCTACCCATAGAGTGTTCACTGTTTGCCATAATGCTTCTTAGTTCAGAAGATTTATATAAATCTCCATATATAACTATATTAGATCTATTTATAAATAAGTCTCTAATTATGTGACAAAGAAAATTGTTATTCATACTACAATGGCTTTTTGGCATCTACTTTCAGCCAACCCCATTCATCTCCTCTTTGAATATCAATAATCTCAAAACCCATATTTTTAAAATCATCTTCCAACATTCTATGAGTTAGGCCTACAAAATGAAAATCAAAAGGATTAAGCTGTTCAGCAAAAAAAATCTGCTGCATTCTTCTGTCTCCCTCTAAAGAGTCCCAACTAAGTATTTGCTGACAAGCAAGCAAAAAATCTGGTACTTCAATCCTAATCATTCCACCTGGCTTAACTATTCTGCACCATTCAGCAAGAACGCTTTGATATTCTTTCCATGGAAAGTGTTCCAGACATTCTGAATTGTAAACTATATCAGCATACCCATCTGGAAGATTTATTTTTCTAGCATCACAAACAACATCTACTGGAACATATCTTCTATTTACGTGATCATACAAAGGAGTTGGATCTATATCTATATGAGTCCAATCAGGTCCAAGGTATGTTCTTGTACCTATTACAACTTTAGTTCCCTCACCTTGGGGAATTGTTTCTAATCTCATTTTTCCTAAGTTCTTAGTGGCCAGAATGGCATCTTGAGTAGTTCGATATCTTTTAGATATGGATTTGTATTATCTCTTGTAGATAAAATTGGATTTTGAACAGACCAATCAGCGTTTATTTTTGGATCATCCCACGCAACTCCCAATTCATCTGCTTGATTATAATAGTTGTCTACTAGATAAGTCAATATCATGTCAGTAGTAGCAGAAAAACCATGGGCAACTCCTGGTGGAATATATAACCCAAGATTATTATCTCCAGTTAAATCTATAGAATAGATCTCCCCTTCTGTTGGAGAACCTATTCTTAAATCGTAAAGAATAGCTCTTGCTTCTCCGTATGGAACATACCAGTAATCTGATTGATGCAGATGATAGTGAAAACCTGCTAGTGCACCAGCTGATTTAGAAGACCTATTTGTTTGAATGACTTCTCTGGCTCCTGGTATCCAATCTCTTCTATAAGACTCAGTAAAGAATCCCCTATCATCGCCAAATTTTTGCGGCTCCACTAAATATGCATTTGCTATGCAGAGTTCTTGTACTTTTGCGCCCATTAAATTACTCTTCCTCTATAAAGATGTTGCCATCTTGGAACTTTTATTAAATCAACTTCTCTTCCTAATCCAGCTATAAATAGAGTCTCTGGATTATCATTTAATCCCTGAAGTTCTGGTTGAAGTTGGTACCATTCTTCCATATATATGGCAGTCCAATCTTCAAATCGTGTTACATTAGGGCTGTGGTAAGTTACATGTGGACCTACATAGTATCTATTCCATTTGTTAACCCAATTGACAACACCTTGATTAATTCTTTCTTGAGATGCAGGATCCCTAGTGCTGCTGGCATCATGGTGAACTAAAACAGATGAGTCAGCAACTATTCTCCAACCACCAAGTCTAATTCTTGTTTGATAATCGACCTCTTCTTGGTGACCTATCTCTGTATCAAAACCACCAATTTCTTTATATCTTTGCCTATTTAGCATCCAGCAGAATCCAACTCCCCAAAGTATTTCTGTATATCTTGGTCTTTGAATTGGATATGCTCCGCCATTTGGAAATGCCATAGCAACTTCGTGATTAGATTCCAAATAAGATGCTAACTTTAGGTCCCAACCTGGAGTATGTATATATGCATCGTTGTCTATGTAGGCAACGTTGTTAGTTTCTGCCCATTCCAATATTGTATTAACAGCTCCTGGATATCTAAGATTCTCCTCTAAAAATAAAGGAATAATTCTATTGTCTTCTGCTGCGTGTTTTTCTATAACTGGTCTAACTTCTGAATCTGGAGAATTATTATCAACAACTAAAAGTCTCCAGTCCGATTGTGAATTCTGCCTAATTAATCTTATACATTGATCTAACTTATGCGGGTTATTATAACTCGCAATACCCATATCTATTCTCATGGCTTAATCCACCATTGACCATTATCATGAAGAACAAAACCTATCTTCTGCATAGTGGGGATCCATTCTGTCTCATACTTATTATTTATTGAAAGATGCATTGGTATAGAATCACCATGCTCTGCATCACCAATACCAAAAGCATTTTGTGCTATAAACGCACCATTCTTTTTTAAACATTTAAAAACAGCAACACACCATTCTTCAACATTGATAACATGCTCTAAGAAATCAAGTGCTACCACTGCATCAAACTGATTGGTACCTAACTTGGGCATGAAATTGTCTGTAAATAGAGTCGATATTTTTAACTCAGGATTTTTAGAGAATCTAAACTGTGCAAAACTTGCCGTTTTACTATTTTCTAGATCGTGGTATGTAACATTAATTTGTTTTTTAGCCATAGCTAAACTAAGGGTTCCAATTCCATCTCCTATGTTTAGGACATTTTTTCTATCAGTATGAAATAATCCTAAAGATATTCCTTCGCACATTCCAGAATAATTAAAGCCATTGTCTAAATGGTAAGTAGATAGCTCCCAAATATATGCGGTGGTATTCCTATACCAATTAAGTAGTGAATCTGGATTATTAGTATCTGTATTGTTTGATTTAAAATCTTCTGCAACCATGGCATGGTTTGCGTGAAAGCCTAAAGATAATCTATTTCTAGCTTCGCTCTCTTGAATACCTAAAAATTCTGCTATGTGTGCTGACTGTATATCTAAATTCATTTTTTAGCTTTCTTCCATTCTAAGTAAGATCTTTTTAATCCGTCTGCGTATTCTGTTTTATAAATAGATTGTCCACTTTCCCATGATGTATCAGCTGGTCTTTTTATATGATTTGGAAAATCTAGATAAGAAGCTGGTTCCACTATTATATCCTCTTCTATAAATGATTGGATATCTTTAGCTATTGAAAATCTAGAGCAAGTAATGGGATTTCCTAGGTGAAATATTTTATCATTATACTCACTAAAGTTTTCTACTATATCCCAAAGAACGTCTGCTACATCAAAGGCAAAGACTGGGGAGAAATATCTATCGTCTACCTGTTTTTGATTAGTTGTCTCAAAAATCATTTCTAGTGGATTTTTTCTTCCAACATTTTGAAATGGTCTAGTGCCCAAAACAAATGTCGACCTAACAACTTTGGCATTTTTATATTGCAGTACAAGTGTTTCAGCTAAAGCTTTTTGTCTCCCATAAAATGTAATTGGGTCTGGCAAAGAGCATGGATTGTATGGAGGATTATCTCCACTAAAAATTCCTTGCGTACTTACCTGAACTACATCCGCTTTATTGTTAGCAGCCCACTTACAAATGTTCACTGGTAGAGTTACATTTGAATCATAATATTTATTAGGATCTAATTCAACTTTGTCTACGGTATTTTCTCCAGCCAAATTAACAATAACATTTGGGTTGAATCTATCTAAGAAGTGATTAACATTTTGCCTATTAATATCAAAGTCAATCCAAACTTCAAAGGACTCTCTTGATCTTCTAGTATAAATTGCATCTAGATTGTTAGGTTGATTGATGATCATATGCTGACCAATAATTCCACCAGCACCAAATACTACGACTTTTTTATTGTGCACTGTCTTTTCGCCATTTCCACATATTTATGCAGTTTACACACTGCCATAGAAACCACAATGCTAAAAATCCTGGCTTATTAAATATAAGAGAATAGACAAACCAAGGAATAGAATGTAGTGAAACTATTAAATGACCATACCATTTTTTGTTTCCAATAAAATACATCCCACTAGCACCAATTAGTCCCATAAAAAATAGAAGCCATGTCCAAACAGTTTCGCTCACAAAGAAGTGCCTTTTTCAATAAGTTCAAATCCATTTTCTCTATCATAGAATAGATAATCATACGAATAGAAGTTAAAAAACTTATCTAAATCTTCTATAACCTTTTTAGAATCAAGTGCACCACAAGTATAAACATCAAACTGTAAAAGTGCTGGATATTGTTCATCCCAAACATGAAACGCTATATGTGATGTTTCTATCATCACTACTGCAGTTGAACCTCTATTGCCAATTTGATTTACATATGAAGAGAATGGACCTTGTAGTATCTTCATATTCAATGAGTCTACGAACTGTTCCAACCAGTCAATAACTTGCATGGGAGATTTTGGTGCATTGTTAATTTTTGCTCTTAACATCAAGTGCTTATGAAAAGGCTTTTTTATATCGTACGTCATCTGGTTCCTTCTGTAATAGAAGGAATATTATAGCATACGCAGTCGCAGAATTATCTCTTTATTAAGAGAGATATATACATCACTGTAATAAGTAAAATGAATGCTATCAACATATTAATCAAAGCTCATTACTTTATTAATTAAAAAAAAGAGACGCATCAAGTCATTGTTATATATACTATAAACATGACTTGTACCGTCTTTTGACGTTATCGTAAGAGTATGTGCCATCACAAGCTCTCCCTCAGTATTTATCATCGAGGTTTCTTTTGTTAAATGAATCTGATTTATCATTGGCATAAAGCCACTAAAAGATTCTTCTGTTTCTTCAAACATTATTTTTTCTTTTTACTAAAAGTTGCCACATTCTTTGGAGCTTGACCCTTGACTCCTTTTGTCGGGGTTCCAGATCTTCTTTTTCTTTGAACTGCGCTTTTTCTTTGCGATGCTGACATAGACTTAGCTTTTGCTGCAGGAACACATTTCGCATAGCCTGACCCTCCAGCTCCAGAGGTACCGCATGGTTGGAACTTGCCCTTTTTCTTAGGCGCTCCAATGTTAACCCATTTTTGGTTAAACCATTTAGTAAGTCCGACACCCTTTGGGCCAGGCATTACTTTACTTCTTCTTAGATTTCTTAGTAGATGTAGTTCTCCATCCACCGCCCATTGACTTATACTTCTTTACTGCCCAAGCATTAGCGTAGGCTGAAGGATATACGTCAAATTTAGCTCTTGCCTGGGACTTTGCTGAAGACCAAAGTGCTGGCTTAGTTGGCTTGTTTACTTTTGCCATTTTACTTCTTCTTTCTTTTAGCTGAAATTTTCCTAAGAGTCTTAGCCAAGTTGGCTTGACGAACAGTAGTTGGACTATACCTGCTAGGGTTCTTGGTAACAGCAGATGCCATTCCAGCAACTGATTTACCAGCTTTCTTAGCTTTAGCAGTGAATGCGCCTGGTCGCTTAATTGCTCCCTGGATCCACTTCTTATCCTTCTTGGCTGCCAATATTACTTGCCCTTCTTCTTCTTGTTCATAATTGCTTTTTGAATAAATGGAGGAAGCTTCTTTTGGGCAGTTGTAAGACCATTTGTCTTTGCAGCACCTTTCTTCATTGCACCCTTTTTTGGTGCGCTCTTCTTCATTGCCATTTTATCCTTCTTCATACCATAAGTCATAATTAATATCCCATCTTCTTATTTGATGATTTTTTTGTCATCTTTTTACCTGTTTTTTTAGCGTATGCTTTGGCTTTCTTTTCGCCAGCCTTTGTATAGGCAAACATTTTATTTCCTACTTTTGGCATTTTACTCTCCTTTTTTAGAAGTTTTTTCTTTATTTATTTTTTTCATATGCCAAGATATATGGCCATCTAGCTTGTCGTCAACCTTATAAACTTGCTCATCAACATGATCAATTTTATGATGTAAGTTAATTATATCATCTTTAACATTCAAAATCATGTTTGATACTTGGTTGTGATCCGCCTTATTCTCTGCTCTTCCTTTTTGGACTAAAGATGCAATTACGGCCCCGACGGCAGCAATAACTGCCACAATAATAGCTTCCATTTTATGATCCCTTAATCCATTTTTTGGAGGAAGACTTTGTTTTACTTGGGCTCCACTTTACCCTATTGGCCCAATAGGCGGCGGACATTTTACCTTTAGAAATGTTCTTTGAATGGCGCGATGCAAAAGCTTTTCTTTGTCCAACAGTTTGGTTTGTTTTAACACCCTGTTGACCAAAACGAATAGTCTTAACCTGCGATCCTGATTTAGCAACTACTACATGAGACTTAGTTGGGTGATTTGGTGTTCTCTTTGGCTTATTATAACCAGAGACACCAGCACTTTTTAATCTGGAATCCTTTTTTGCTGCCATTACTTTTTCCTTTTAGAACGATTTTTTCTTTTTGCTTTGGTGTTTTTTAATTCTATTCCATTCATATAATTATTAGTTCCCATTCTTGGTCCACTAATATATATTTTTTTTGTAGTTTGCATTACTTTCTCTTTTTCTTTTTTGCTGTTGAGATAGCAATGGCTATTGCTTGTTTTCTGTTTTTAACAACAGGACCACCTTTTCCAGAATGAAGAGTTCCTTTTCCAAATTCTCCCATAACAGTTTTAATCTTTTTTTGATATGCTGTCATCTTTTTTTTCGCTGGCATTTGGTTTTACCTTTGGCTTTACGCCCTCCTTAGACACTTTACGGAATTTGGCTGTAGACATAAGGTATATAGTAATAAAAAAAAGACCTCCTTAAACCCTTAAGTTGAAGGAGGTCTTTAAATTATTTAGCTTTTTTTCTTAGGTCTACCTTTTGGCTTTGGCTCAGTTGATTCTTGTTTCGCTGCTGGCTTTTTAGCAGCCTTTGGCACTTTGCTTTCAACTGCCTTTGCTACTTTTTTAGTTTCTTTAACTGTAGTATCAACAATGTTTTCTACAGCCTCATTTGCTACCTCAGCAACATCTTTAATGTCTTCGGCAACCTTGCTAATAACTGAATTAATGACTTTTTCTTGTACAGTAGAAGCATTCTTTTTCTTAAACTTTAAGATTAAAGAAGCCCATTTGTTAGCTAACTTGTTAATCATTTTTACCTCTATTTAAATAATTGAATTAATTCATTGTATATAATATAGTAAATATTTACCGTGCGCAAACTCAGGAGCTACTTACCCTGCTGAGATTCTTTAATTAAAGTATATCTCTCTCCAGTTTCTTTTGAAACCATAGCGAAACCATCTGCTGCAGCTAGTTTAATAGCCTCAGCTAATGCCTCCCTATCTAACGGATCAACGTTAGACAAAGGAATGGTTACCCCTGCATACACATCTATATTTTCAAAGTTTCCTATATTAATTTTACGATTAACTCCACATATAAACACTGGGTTTGTTGATATAGATATCTCTTGTGCCATTAAATTAACTACCTGTTCTATTGGGGATTCTATTGACTGCTCAAATGCATTTTTTGATATTTTAGGCATTTTGTTCTTTCAAAATACCTATTGTTTTAATAGTTTCCATCGCTTGTTCTTCTATGGACATATTATCAGTTCTAATTATATATGAAGCCATCTCTTTGATCAAGTCGATTTCTTGTTCTGATCTATGACTCGTCTGCTCTTGAGACATGAGCTTACCATCTCTCTTTAGAATTCTATTATCTAAAGTAGACTGGTCTGCATCAAAACAAACGACTATTCCATTGGGTTGTTTTAGTATTCTTTCTGCCTCATTAAAAAATCTAACATCAGATATAAAGACAACAAAGGGGAGCTCTTCTTCATCCTCTACAATGGATTTGCGATACTGTTGATACAGTTTCACGCACTTCGCAACGCCCCATTTTGCAAAGCAGTCTTCATAATCTTTTCTACATATATCTCCAGCTTTTTGGAGAAATGTTCTTGGCTTTATGCCATTAGGCTCTATTGGCATAGAGTATATGTCTTTAACCCTAGAAACTAGGTTGTCATAACTGGGAACCAAACCAAGAGCAGAACCACCATAGATATCAAATAATGTTTCATGAATAGCATACAATTGTCTATCTTCTTCGTTAACACCTTTAATCGATTTCTTGATCGAAGCAAGTTCGTATAAAGGAAGTGCATAAAATATATGGTCCCACTTAGTTCCATAGATTTTAGAATCAATTGCCCCTTTTGGAACAAAGTATTCTGCAACAGATGTCTTTCCACTGCCAGCTTTACCAGCAAGACCAACAATTATCGGCATTTCTTTTCTGTATGTCTTTTGCATATTGTTTATATTACCACTTATCTGTCTAGATTTCTTGTTCTTCTAATATCTAATTGATCTAGGAATTCATTAGCTAAAGCATCTGCTTCCCAAACAAAGCCTCTTTCAACCTGAACAACTCTGAAATTATATTCAGATCCTATATCCTCAATGGTCATCAATAATGGCATAAGAGAACTGTTCTTGCATTTCCATTTTCCATTAATTTGATTTGCAACAACCGCAGAATCAGTATAAATAATTGGATCAACAAGATCAGACATAGAACATATTAATAAAGCTGCTATAACAGCTTCATACTCAGCTTCGTTATTTGTTCTTGGACCTAAGCCTCTAGCAAACTGAGCTACTTTTCTTCTATTTTTATAGACTACAGCTGCACAAGATGCTTCACCAAACTTTTTTTGACCTTGACCCCTAGAAGCCCCATCACAAAATACTTCAACATTCATCTTTGATTCTCATTAGATTTGAGTATATGTCAAGCACTAGGTCTAAAAGTTCCGAAGTAGGAATAAAATTCCTGTTTGAATCAGAACAGAATGAAATAAGAACTTCTATATCATATTTCATTTTTACAAATTGATCTTCAGTTAACTTGTACATCTTTTGGTATTCCTAATTGATCTGCTCTGTCACACATTCTTTTGTATATTGAATCTGAAGGAACCACGTAGGTAGATTGTAGCAAGTATCTATCTGAATTAACCTGAACTTGTGTTGGAAAATCCAGAGTAGATCTTTTTTGAGAATAAAATTCTTTATTAGAAGAAACTGATTTGTAATGACCCACGTACATATATTGCCCTAAAAGGTGCTGAAATCTTTTTCAGAGAAAAAGCCCTTATCCTCTCTTGAAGTTGCGACCTGCATAGTTTGGACTTTGTCCATTAGTTTTCTTGCTGACTCAGAAGATATTCTTGCAGCTGCTTCCATGGATTCTGCCAATTGGACTACTGCCTCTACAGCGGTCAAAGCCATGTATTCTTTTTCTGCTGCTGCAATAGCGCTTGCTTCTCTTTCGGCCTCATTTTTACCAACCCTACTGGCTTTATAAACCTTTTTATATTTACCCTCAAGCAGTTTATACTGAGCCCTAGCTATTCCGGCAAACCTAGCTGCCCTACCATATACGTTAGATGCTCGAGCTACCAGTGAAGCCAAGTCGTTGATAGTTAGATCAACATAATTGGCATCTGGTATTTCAATATAGTATTTATCAAGATCTTTTGAGTTAGCAAAAGCTTTTACTATTTCTTGAAGCTGAGGATTAAGAAAATTATACAGCGTTGTTAATATATCTTCTTGATTATTCAATTCTTGTTCTTTCTAAGTTTGTAATAATTAGATATTCTTCCATGCCATCAAGATAAAGAATATTTTGTATTTTATCTTTGATCTTTGACAGATGTTCTCTTACGGTATTTGGATGCTCTGTTATTTTAGCAGCTATCTCAGAAGATTTCTTGTTGTCGATATATTTCCATTTTAAAAGTTGCCTTTCTTGAACAGAGAGATAACAAAATGGTGGCTGTGTATTATCACCAAGAATCCAGAACTCATCTACATTATCAGAGAATATTAGATCTTGTATTGCATACTCTATCTGATCAATATTTATTCCCTGCATCTGGTTTCCTGAATCATCTTCCGAAGAATCGTTATCATTATATAGCGGAAAGCTCTTTCTGCCAAGCTGATCAATTAAGAAAGTGTCAACATTCTTCTTTAATAGATAAAAGAAATAACTATATAAGAAGGCGCTGAATGGTATCGGTCCTTTATCAGAATCTTTCCTTTCATACCTAGTAATACATTGAAAGAAAGTCATATTGACCGTCTGCCTAACATCTTCTTCAGTACAATATCTTTTTGTCATATAGTTAATACCGTCGCATGCATTCGTTGACGTGCTTATAACCAGCAGTATTCAACTTATTCTTCATGAGATTGAATCTTATAAAGTTATCTTTTATAAACAAAGACATGAATCTTCTAATATCATAGTCGTTGAAATTGTATTTTGAATAATACAACATGCTTACATATTTAGTTAAAAAGTTGTTAAAGACTTTTAAGAGTTCTTCTTGAGCTTTTGACGAACCTTTCTTAGCTTTATCTATTAGGTCCTGCATTTCGTTTTCTTCTAGGTTATAATATTGCTCTTTATAGTTTGCCATATAAAATTATTTGCCTTCCCAGTAAGGAATTTTTTCTGAGTATGAATTCCTTATGTCTTCGTAATAAACAACATTTGGTATCTCCAAATCATTTGCAAATCTTTTTGCTTCCGAAGAATATTTGCTACAAACAAAAGTAAGCTTTGCAAATTCTTCTGGATAATATCTTTTAAACCTTTTAAGTTTTATCTTGCTTTTATCGTCAAGATAACCTTTTACTTCTAACCATTCACCAGTTTTTGAGATATAAAAGTCTGGAGTATATCCTTTTGTTCCACGTTTGATTGGAAATGTAAATATCTTTGGCTCAAATTCAAAAACAATTTTATAAGCATTGAAGATTCTGGCAACGTTTGCCTCCCAGTTTGACCTGAGATTCATTGCAAGATCTTCTCTATACCCACTTTTTGTATGCTTGTAGACATTTCCCCTTTGGCTTCTATTTTCCTCTTTTAAAACTTCTTTATCAATCGCTTTTGATAAAATAGATTTAAAATTAGGATGAGATTTCATTTTTGACCTGGAAAAAAAATATTGCTCAGGAGTGGAAATGTGAATTTTCATAGTGCTATCCTTATCGCGTCAAACGTAATAACATTATACTTTATAAAAAAAGTAAAAACAAAAAATACCAACAAAAAATTGCCACCAAGGCAGAAAGATGATAGGGTTACTACTATGAACACACTTACAACAATTACAAACAGCATCAAGCAGACAATCAACGAGACGGTCATTGACGATCTAACCAATATTGGTTTTGATCACAATGAGGCTGTCAAGATGGTAGTCGAGTCGGACTTCGACCTTATCGTCTCGGCAGAGACTGATCCGGTTGCTCAGTTCTAGTTTATACTTAATAAACATTAAAACCCCCTGGTAAATCCAGGGGGTTTTTTTATATATCTTTTTTTATTTTCTTTAATCTAATGGCACCAACACCGACATGCTCCAGATTCTGCGTGATCACAGAAAGAACATATCCTTTCATTTGGCGTTGGTGTAAAGTTATTGTCTTGAACAATTCTTTCTATTCTTTTTACTAAAGTTTGTTTGATAAAATCCAAATCTTCACTTGAATATGTGTGCGACTTTAATCTATTGCTTCTCAAGTAATGCAAAGATGCGGTTATATTCTTTCCAGGAAACATAACGGAAGCTGCTAAAGCGTATATACCTAGCTGAAGATTGGTTGGTACGTCTTTAAAAGCAACTTCTCTTTTACCTGTTTTATAGTCAACTATATGTACACTATCTCCATCGACATCTATTCTGTCGATGAATCCTATTATTGAATAGTTACCTACAACAAAATTAAATCCAACTTCTTTGCCATATACATTGAATATTGTATTCTGATTTAAATCATAAAACTCATCAATAATCTCAGAACCAACAGATATAAGATCTTGAGATATAGCACTGTTTGGATCAAAATGTGTTTTACTTAACTCATAGTGCTCTTTCATTTCAGAAAGAGACAATGGTTTTTTTGAAGAAATAGTATTTTCTAATACTTCATGAACAATGTTTCCCAAAACTGCTGGAGAATTAAACCTTCTGGGCTCTTTCTTAATATAAGAATAAAAATATTTTGTAGCACACATCTCATATGTATCTATCTTTGAATAACTGAACTCACTCAAGGATAGTTTTTGAAAATCGTTTATGTCAGTTATGTTTTTTATTCTTATCGACATTAATTATTTTCTTCATCTTCTCTTGCTTGCTGTATCAAAATGCCATTTTCATCGTACTCTGAACCAGTTTCATCTATAATATGCCCTGTCTTTATGTTTCTATAAAGACCCTCACCAACACATACCCATCCGGTATTACCTATTTCCATATGATCATCTTCAATGTATGGCCACATAATCTTCTCCTACTTTAATATAACAACTTGATAGCTCTTCTAAGTTAATATAGTAATTCAAAACTGAATATAAATCTGTTAGCTCTTTTTTGGTTGCCATAATTCCAACAACTCCACATTGAATAAAATACTTTGCCCCTAAATCGTCAGATAAAGAATCGTATTCTACCAAGCTTATATTATCTTTTATTATTCTTCCGATTTCTTGTCTCATCTTAGTCCTCATCTACTATTGTAATCGGATTCCAATTGGGATCATTTAACTTTTCTCTCATATCATTAACATATGAGTCCCAATCTCTTTCATCTTCAGACTTCTTCTCGTACTTAACTGTACCCTTAAATGGATTAGATTTAAAACGAGTTATAATAACTCTACCTTCCTGAGTTTTCCATCTTAAAACTCCATTCTTACAGTCACAAAAATCATCTGGATGTGGATCTATCTTTCCATAAGGATCATATCTACCCGAACAATCTTTACATTTTGTATATCTACCTTTATCTTGACATCTGTTGCATGAAGAACAGAATGTCCAACATAGTTTTTCAACCGGATTTTTATATGTGCCACTTAAAGTCACTGCATCTCCCTAATCGCTTGTTCTAATTCTTTTCTCATAGAAATTGATGTGGTGTTATTAAACCTAAGTTTAATATTTTTATTATTATCTAGTGCCTCTATGAATACATAAGATCCACCATTTTTCAAACTAATTATATCATTAATTTTATTAATTAACATATCTGTAATAGGCTTACTGGTCTTAAGATAAATAGGTTTACCTCCAGCAAAAGCAGAAAGATCCAATTTTTCACAGGAGTTTAAAATTATCTTTGAAACTGAGTTTTCTTCATCCCCTTCTTTTAGAATTGCTCCAGATAGTTTAACAACTTCCCCATCAATAAAGAATTCATCATCAAACTCTTTTGCTTCTCTAGGAAAGACCACTACTTCTACATCAGATGAAATGTCCTGTATATTAAATCTATACATTCTTGCACCTTTTTTAGTTAGTATTTTTTTAGTGCCAGAAATAATCCCAGCAATAGTTACTCTAGATCCATTATCTAAGTCTGGTATTTCTACAGCTTCATGAGATATAAAATCAGAAAGAAGATCCCATATTCCATCTACTGGATTTTTAGAAACATATATTCCTAATTCTTCTTTTTCTTTTTCCAAGATTGATAACTCTGTTCTTCTACCAAAGTCATCATCCATAATCTGATCTGTTACTTCATCGAAAGCACCAGCATTTATTAGGTGCTCTAAAGTACTCTTTTTTAAAACAGCACTATTAGTTCTTCTAAAAAAGTCGTGCATAGATACGTATGGTTTTTCGACGTCTCTTCCCGATATTATAGCTTCTGAGACTGCATAGCCAATTCCATTAATTGCAGCCAATCCAAATATAATTGTGTCCTTACCAACTACGCTAAAATCTTCTAGTGATTTATTAATAGATGGCGGAAGAACTTTTATATTTCTTTTTCTGCAGTCAGAGAGATATAAAGATTGCTTATCTTTATTACCCACTACAGAACTCATAAGTGCTGCCATGTACTCAACTGTGTAATTAGTTTTTAGATATGCCGTAATATAAGATATCATGGCATAACTAGCAGCATGAGCTCTGTTGAATCCGTAGCCACCAAAGTATTCAATATCAGAATATATTTTATTTGCTTTCTGAGCTGACAAATTAGAATGCTCGATACAACCGTTTACAAACTTGTTTCTGAACATTGCTATTTTATCCATTAGCTTTTTGCCAATTACTTTTCTTAAGTCATCTGCTTCAGCAGAAGAAAAGCCAGCTAATTTTCTAGCAACTCCCAACACATCTTCCTGATAAAGCATGATACCCAATGACGAACCTAGCACTTCTTCTAGCTTTGGATGATCATATTCTACTTTTGATCGACCATGCTTTCTGTCTATATAAAGCTTATCCATTCCAGAACCCATGGGACCTGGTCTGTACAGTGATATTAATGCCATGATGTCTTCTATATTTTGAGGCTGTAATTGAACCATCAATTCGCGCATTCCAGAAGACTCAAGCTGAAAAACGCCTATCGCATTACCCTTACATAATTCATCAAAAACCAGTTTGTCATCTAGAGGAATTTTTTCTACCTCTATTTCTACACCTCTAGTACTTTTAACTAGCTTGACACATTGATCTATAACACCCAAGTTTCTTAAGCCCAGGAAATCTATTTTAAGCAGGCCGCATTGTTCAACTCTGCCCATACCCCATTGAGTAACAATTGGATTATCTACGCCCTTTTGCATTATGGGTAGATAATCCGTTAGTGGACCCTTTGAAATAACTATGCCAGCAGCGTGAATGCCAGTCTGTCTAACAAGACCCTCTAAACTAAATGCTGTATCAATTATTTTTTTAGAATCAGAACTAGAATTGTATTCTTTTTTAAAGTCAACGACTTCCATGCACTCTGAAAGAGACTTGGATATACCCAAAACTGGAGGAGGAACTAACTTTGCTACCTTATCGCCAGATACAAAGTCATACCCTAGAGCTCTAGCAGCGTCTCTTATTGACTGTCTAGCTCCAGTTCTATTAAATGTGCAAATATGTGCAACTTTATCTGTTCCATATTTGTTTCTGGCATACTCTATAACCTTATCCCTATGTCTATCATCAAAGTCAAGGTCAATATCAGGCATTGATTTTCTGCCTTCGACTAAAAATCTTTCAAATAGTAATCCGAATCTAATTGGATCAAGGTTGGTAATATCGAATGCATATGAAAGAACGCTTCCAGCGGCAGAGCCTCTACCCCAACCAACTCTGATGTCATTAAACTTAGCCCACCTAACAAGATCTGAAACCACCAAGAAGTACTCTGGAAAGCCCATATCTTTCACAACTCTTAGTTCATGATTAGCTCTATCTAAAATATTTTGAGGAAGAGGATCTCCATATTTCTTTTTTAGCCCATCCCAAGCTAATCTCTCGAAGTAATCAGTAGATGATTCCTGAGTTGGAATAGGAAAATTAGGAAAGTGTACTTGACCAAAACTAAGATCTAGATCAACCATATCATTTACAATCATGGTATTTTTCAGCCATTCATCTGAAAAATTTCTTGACATATCGTCATATGACTGTAGGTAAAATGCATCGCCAGAAAAAGAAAATCTGTCTGGCGTATTAATGTTTGAGTTAGTAGCAACACATAGCATTATGTCATGTGCGTGAGCGTCGTGTTGATGAACGTAGTGGCAGTCTCCTGTTGGAACTATTTTAGCTCCAATCTTTTCTGCTATTTCAATAAGTTGGTTTGATATCTTTCTTTGCTCCGTTAAACCATGATCTTGTATTTCGATAAAATAATTTTCTTTTCCGAACTATGTCTTGCATTTTTTTTGCAGCGTTGAGGGCAAAATTAAAGTCATTTCGCAATAATGCTTGCGATACTTCTCCATTTAAACAACCAGAAAGTACGATGATACCCTGACTATGTTCAGCTATTAAATCATGATCTATTCTTGGTTTAACATAATAACCTTCAAGAAAAGATCTTGAAGACATCTTAATAAGGTTATGGTAGCCAACATTATTTTTAGCCAAGATAGTTATATGGTAAGGACCTCTTTGTTCCCACTCATTTTTAGCTGGGCCAGATCTTTCTTCTTCATCTCTATCAAACCTAGTCTTTCTTGCTTGATAAAACTCAGATCCAAGTATTGGTTTAACTCCAGCGGCTTTTCCAGCGTCATAAAAATCTAACCATGAATGTATGTTGCCATGGTCTGTAGTAGCAAGTCCTAACATCCCAAGAGATTTTGCTCTCTCTAAGTATTCAGATACATCCCCATGTCCATCCAGCATAGAGAACACTGTATGGTTATGTAGGTTTGTCCAGTTCTTCAATTGATTCCTCTGTCCCTATCTGACTGATTAAGCGAACGATCTCTTGTTTCTCGATAAGTAATTATAACAACACCACCACAATATTTGCACACCGCAGAAAATCCATTCTGTGCAAACTTGCTGCTGTACATAGCTGCTGTTGGCTGATCTGATTTACACTCAGAACACACGCCTATAACATCATCTGTGTCTTCAACCATTTTTATCCTCTTTCTTTACGCTCTTATACGCAAACCTAATTGGAGAAGGAGAATTTTTTTCAAAAGTTTCTATGTATCTTTCTCCTATTTTTACCCATTTATTCTTATGTTCCAGAGAACATGATCCGCATCCAACACCAGCTGAGTTTGCTCTTTCGCAAGTATAAGGTCGTCCACCAATTCCCATTTGTCTTCTTTTGACCCAATCATTAATATGAGCAGAAGACTTCTCAAAATTATAATCTGAACAATAACTTAATATTTCATGAAGAAACCTAATTGACTCCTCATTATAAGAGAGTATAGAACAAAGAAATAGTCTAGCTTCATGCTCGAGAAACTTTTCAGTTTTAGCTTGATCATAAAGTGTTTGTATTGCCGTACACTTTGTGAGTAGTGTGTTTTTATCAAAAACTTTTTGAGATTCCGCTACATTTTTAAATGCCTTCGATCCATATTGATTAAAGTAAGCCAATGGATCATCTTTTCTTTTTTCATTTTCTTCTGACTCATAGGTATATTGTCTATACCATTCATTTGATTTATAGTCAAAAGATTGGCTTTCAATATCTAAACTCTGTTGGCTAGACGCATATAAAAAAATATCTTTTATATCAGCGTAGAGCATATTGTTATGTCTATGTGGATTTAAAAGAACTTTATAAAGATCTGTAGATTGATGCTTAGAATTTGGATATCTCCACATTCTTCTGAGGTCATAGACACTAAAATCAAGAGTAGATAACTCTAGCTTAGACTTTAAATCAGAAGCAATATATCTAAAAACTTTTGGTAAAGTATTAGAAGGGTTTATGCCCAATGCGACTGGCTCACATTCTATATGAAAACCTTTTTTGCCAGTAAAATATACAAGTATAGATTTCTTCGGTATAAACTGACTTAGGTATCCATATAAAGCTTTGCATTCATTAAATGCAATGTCTATATTATCACTATCCATATCAAAATATAGCGGACCTAATCTTACGGCAGATTCTATATCCTTAGTATTGTAAGCATAAACAGAAGTATAGATTCCTATATTACCATTTTTATCAGCATAAGAATCTAGCTCCGTTGAAGATATAATAACTGGAAGACTATTTACTTTATCTCTAATAACTCTATTGAGAGATGGAACATATCTAGCGACTTCATACAAATTCCATTGAGATAAAAATTTATTATTATATAAATCAATCTTCATATACCTCAATGCTACCACAATCATCTGTAGCAATCCATAGAGTACCCTTAGGATTTTTGAACTCTTCCATATGAGTTCTATAGTAAACAGACTCTTCTATCCAATACTCTGTTTTTTTAATTGTAGTGAATCTTTTTAAAAGTCTTTCGTCTGCATTTTCAATCAACTTGAATATTCCATCTTTCTTTTACTACGTTATCTCCATCAACAACGTAGTGCAGTTTAGAAGCAATGTTATCTGCCATATGCACTATCATATCCATATAGGTAATTGGAACGGTTTCTGGTACTGGCGACCATGGCCCTAGGTGACACCTAACCAATCTCAGGATAGCTTGAACTGCATCTTCAGATAAATAAAGAGTCGAAGACTGTGATTCTGAGGCATATCTCTTGTCATCTTCTTGGCACTTTTTTACAAAACTTCCGACAGTATACGGGTGCATCGGATCGTAGTGAAATGAATCTTCACCTTGTAACTTTATTCCTTTTGTAAGATCATGAAGAATGCATGCAGCTAAAATAACATCAGTATCTTCCCTACCAAGCGAATATGATTCAGACATAATCTTTGCTGCTCTTACGACTCTCTTTGTGTGTAAGACATTGCCTCCAGCGTTATGTTCATCTGATGGATGATACTTGCCGGAGAAGCTAGATGGAATTGTCCAAAAACTAGATGCCCTTATGAGGATAGATCTCACAAAGGATTTTATTGACTCATCAAATATATAATTAATTTCTTCTAATATTGGACTTAATATTTTATCTTCATCTTTTTTTGAAACAGATGGTTTATTGTTTGATAAAATATCATCTAAAATATTACTTGACATTGTCTTCCTTTTTTGTTTCTAATTTCCACTTAGAACACGGTGAATCAAACGGGCACTGAGAACAATAGGATATAAGTCCTCGCTTTGGAAGAAAGAATTTTTCCTCACTTAAAGAAGTACACCAAGCAGATAGTGTTTCTATATCTTCTTTCTTTGTATCAAACTTTGTGAAATTTGGTTTTGGATTAAGTAAATCATAATATCCAAATTCTGCTTTCTGTATTTTAAGACCATATCTATTCCAAAAAGCTTTATTGAGCACAGCGAAATCAACACTATACAGGTATTCTTTTTTGAACTTAACATTAAATACCCATTTAACAACATATATTTTATCATGATAAAAATAAATTAGGTCAAACTTATCTGATATAGCAACATTATTATTGATATCAACAATAAAATCATCTTCAATAGCCATTGGAATGATATCTTGACTAGAAAAGTTTTCTGAGATACCTAAAAGAGCTGCTGCTGCTTTCGTTGTAAGGCTAGCATTATTTCCATAAAAACTTTCATGCTGCTCATGAGCTATATCATAAGCGGTAGTATCTTTGGGATACCAAAGCTTTTCCCACCTATTTAACAGTGATGCGTATGATGGTGCTGTTCCAGATTGTTTTTTATAAAAATAAAAATTAACTATACTTTTTAAAGTATTTTCAAACTTTTGACTTACTAGCTCTCTACCACCAATACGTTCTGGAAGTTTATCTTTATGTCTGAAGTCGTACAATCTTGCGCATACTTGAAAATCTTTTATCTCTTTTAAATTAGACTTAATCATTAAATAACCGACATACTTTCTATAGTTGAATCAAAGTCAGACCCTTTCTCATAGTCCTTCTCTGTTATTGCTTCGTATTCTTCATATGTTTTTCGTTCGTCAACATATCTAACGAGTGGAGAATCATAAACAAATGTCGATCCAGTAATTCTATTCTTTGGAATTTGAAGCTGCATGACATTATCATCTTCTGAATCGTCCCCACTTACAAGCTTCTTTTCTGTAATGAAAATAGTAACTGCACACTTTTGTTGAATAGCAAGAGATCCACCAGTATCAGACTGCTGCACTACCTCTCTCTTTTCTTTCATTCTGTTAGAGTTTTCTTGAGCTGTAATTATTAAAACGCAATTCATATCTCTGGCTAGCTTTTCAAGCCTAACCATCATTTCTTCGAATTCTCCCCAGCGAGGCTTACTTTTGCCACCTCTTGTAAACATTGACTGAATCGTATCAATAACAACTACATCTGGGAGTCTCTTGGTGTCACCAGTGATATCGCGGAGCCATCTTTCTAGGTCCTCAAAATATGGAGTCTCTGGATCATGTCTGACCATGAATCTATCACCCCATTCATCTAACTTATCCCTAAACTTTTGTAGGTTATCTTTTTTTTCCTGCATAGTCCATTTGCCTGATTCAGCATAAACATTCTTGCCAATAATTTGTGTCATCAAAACTCTTTCCCAATGAGATAAAGCTTCTTCAAAGTTCACATAAAGAACCTTATAACCCTTATCCGCCCAATTGTTTATAAGACACTTAGCAAATGTGCTTTTACCTTTTCCTGATGGTGCAATAATTGCATGGACAGCGCCTTTAAAAAAGCCACCTTCATCCGTATAGCCCATCGCTCTGTTTAGGGATTTGTATTGAGTCGGCAAAAAGTCTGGTATCTCTAATAGATCTTCAGCTCTTTTGGCAATATCTTTTGCTGTAGTTACACTATCTAGCGGATTATAGTTTAAATCATTCTCTAAATCTTTAATGTCAGATGTTATCTGAGCTATACGAGCTATATCTTTTTGTGACTTTTCACCCTTTTGTGTGATAAGTATTTGAAGCTCTTGTAAAGAATCTAATTGCTTTCTTTTATTTGCTTTATGCTTAACAATTTTTGTAATTGATTCAGGAGTTGACATGTCAATAGACATCAATATCTCCATCATCATATCAACTCCAGAAACACCACCAAGACCAATATATATATCTGTTTCTGACTCTAACCATACTTTAAAAGCTATTGGATCTACAATTGGTATCTTTGTAGTATGATAATAAGAGAGAAGAGCTTTGTAAAATTCATTAATACCAGTTTGACCATGTATTGATCCTACTATATCTTCTGGAAGAAAAGCATCGAAGTATGCTATAGCCTCATGTTCTCTAAAGCACAGTGCGAATATTTGATACTCCACTGGAAACTCTTTTTTTATAGATATGACTTCCTCATCTTGAGTCATTTTTTCTTTTTTCTTTCATCTTCTTGTAGTAAGATTTTCTGTTCTCTGAATTTCTTTTCTTTGCTTGAACATAAGCTGGATTATTCTTAATGCTTTTTTTTGCAACAGTCTTTGGTACATATTTACTATTTCTAATAGCAAATAACATTCTATCATACACAGAGTCTTCTGTTAGTTGATCATTATATCTAAATATAACTAGAGTTATACCAGCTTCTTTGCATAGCTGAATTTTCTTTTCATCTCTTTCTTGAGCTTTTTCAAACTCATATCTAGAATCAAAAAATCTCTGCGTATAAAAGAAATGCTGTCTTCCGTGATACTCAGCTGCAAGTTTATACTTAGGACAGTAAACGTCTAGCTTGAGTCTCTCACCAATGTGATGTTCATTAACAATGGCTTCTCCTGGAAAAAGTTTTTTCATTACCAATGTCAGAGCTGTTTGACCTCTAGACATTTTTTTATGTCGTTCTTTAATCCAGGATAAACCAAGTTGATTTATTCTTTTATTTAGCTTGTTTATAGATATAGAAAGTTCTTTTGCTATATCTGATAGAGACAAATTACTCTCAAACAAAAGGTCTGTGAGAAATTCGTCATCATCCTGATGATCTTCCCACTTATTGCTCATGGCTTACCTATTGATTCTATCAATAGACCTAGCTACTGTCAGTGTCTTTCCAAGATCTAAAATTGATAAATCTGTTTTTTCCCATATCTTTGGTGCTAAAGCAGAACTTAACATTGGACAATCTAAAACTATAGTTTTGTATTCGTTATCAAATTCAGATATCTGAGCCATAACAGAATCAAGCTTATCATAAAAATCATTATATGGAACTTGAATGAAAGCAGAATCTTTTGAGAAGAATTTTCCTATATTTGATTTGTGCTGAAAAGATATGACAAGAACTTTATTATATTTAAAGTAATAATTCATAAATGTTTTGAACGTATCATAGTTCTTATTAATATAATTCTCTAAGAATGTAGAATCATAGAAATCCTTATTCAGAGCACCTATCTTTCCAAGTTTGTTCTCTTGAGATTGAACAAAATCTATCTGAGCAGCTGCTAAATAGTTTGAGTCAGCTAGTGTCAAACCTCTAAGCGTCGATTGAACAAACTGCTTTGGTGGTTTCTTTTCGCCTTTGATATCTCCAAGCATAGAGAAGAAAGCAGATCTTGTATAAGTAACAAAAGCAAATCTTTTTCTACTCTCAAGCATCTCTGTGACTTTAATAAGTGTTTCTTTTTCTGTATACGTTTTCACTTTAGATTCCAATTTAGTAGTACGGGATTAAGATCGATTATAGATTCAATATGCTGGATATTGTGGAATTCACCTCTGTCTATCGCCATGTATCTATCATACTTCATTTGCTTGTCATCGTCATATACATAGCCCAAATGCTGCATTGCGAGACCAGAATGAACCCAATAGTTTCTTTGTCCAACCCAATTTACAACATAAGTTGGTTCAGATCCACAAGCTAACTTTCTATCAAAAAATGCTCCACCAGTTTGATATCTAAAAATTCTTGAGCTGTTGTTAGGAGTCCAAAGCTTATCTACTCTGTATTGTTTTTCGTTCCACATATGATAAAAGCGAACATTAACAACATCATATGGAGATGACTTTAAAACTTCTTTGATCTCCAAACCATCTTCATGGTATAGTTTTTCATCACAGTCAATTGCGATAATCCAATCGCCATCTTTTGCAAACTTTTCTAAGTTATGCCAAGCTTTAGCTCTGAGATTACCTTCATGCTGCCTAAACAAGGACTCCTCATTTGTGAAGACCTCTGCATACTTAGCGGCTATTTGTGGAGTATTATCATCAGAACAATCATCTGTAAATATAATTTTGTCGACCTGTGTCGACAGTCTTTCTAGTACTTCTTCCAAAAATCTATTGGCTTCATTTTTGCCAACCATTTGTGCAATAATCATATTATGTCCCAAAAACTAAACTGGGGGACCACCAGTAGAGTGATCCCCCAGAACTTATGTTGTAGTCAGCTATCAGGCTGAGAGCTCTTCGATCTGCTCACGAGCTTCCACAGAAGAAATGCGCTCAACATCAGTAGACATGAACAGAAGCTCACCAGAAACACCACGACGACCCATGGCAACTTTCTGTGCGTCTGTCTTGCTGTTTGCCTTCACCAATGTAGTCGAAGTGACTGCAAAATACTTGAACTTATTATCTGACATTTTATGTTTTTCCTTTTTATTTAGTTGGATAATGGATTGCGATATATTCTATCGCATCTTGCAGGGTATCTGCAAGTTTTGTTGCCATATATTTCATGTACACTCTATCCTTATAGGATGGTGCACAAAACACTACTGTTGGTTGGCCATGGATCTTAGCCCATGCCATCTCAAAGTCAGTGCCTATATATGCGCGATCTTTTATCATATATTCTACCAAAACAATATCTGATCTTTGTTGCATGAATATATTTTTTCTTGCAATCTCTTCTGGAGACATCGTTTTGTCCTCTGGAATAGAGGTAGGATCATATACTGAATAACCACGCTGCGTCAACATAAACGTAGCTTCTTTTCTCCAGGTTATAGCATAATCACCGACGTAGTCCATAGCGCCGGACAAAAAAACTGTTAAGCTCATACAGGCCAATAATACTCTAGATCTGACGGTTCGTCAAAGTATTGCGAATAGTATTGGTAATCTTTTCTCAAAAGATTTGACCTATGAGATCTATGCAGTTCCTCATTGCCAAACCATGAAGGAAGAGTTATGTGTTTATAATCTATTTCTTCCATCTGCATTGTATTTTTATATCCTCTTTTAGCCCATTCTTCAATGGTAAAATTCTGATACAACTTAAGAGCTTCTTCATATCCAGTCCACATACGTGTTACTGGGTGATTTCGCCAACCTTTTGTAGAAGTTCTATCTAATAGAATGTTGAGAATTTGGTACGTCTCTACGCGTTGTTTGCCCAACCGACGATAGTCAAGTATTCTTACAGATTGCAAAAGATCTGGATAAGGCAAAAAGGTTTGCATAATCTTTACTTCTTAAATTCTGTCCATGTTTTGTCACCAACACCATAATACTCTCTGGCAAGTCCAGATGCAACTATATCATTATTCAGACACTGACCTTCTGCATTCCAAACTCTAGCAAGAACTCTACCATACTTTTCATTCTTGTCAAGAATAGTCTCTATTTTTACTTTATGGCCAGCTTTAGCTAACCATTGATCTGTAAATTCTTTTGCAGCTAAGCCCTTTTGTTTTTCTTCTAGATTTGTTGTACGACTCTCTGGAGTATTAACGCCATAAAGTCTTACTCGCCCCTTACGAAGGGTATCAAAACCAAGGTCAATAACGATATCAAAGGTATCACCATCAACAACTTTTTTGACTTCTGCCTTGTAATAATAAACATTTTTATCTTGCATTTTGTATTCCTTTATAGTTTTTAAATTGCTAAATATCATAGCATATAATTCATTTAAACTTTGTACAGATTTATTCAATAATCATCTGGCAGTAGAAAAAGTTAATTATGATTACAGTAATGCATCTATAGAAATTTATAAACCAAGTATTTTTAATATTTAATTCCATACACATTAGACGTATTAAAATCTATCTTTGATCTATTTAAATAGTCTTGATATGCCTCAGCGTCTGGGGCTCCATAAAAGCCAAATTTTTTTCCGTATATATACTCTGTCATACCAACTTTGTCTTTGTCCAATTCCTCAAAGTAAAATTTTCTATCATCTTTGTATGTATCTTTTGAGAAACCATTAATTTCCTGTTTTGTTAATGTTGATATCATAGATGTTTCTGAACTAAAAAATCTATAACCCCTTGTACAGGCTCTTAAAGCTGTAAATTCTTGTTCTGGATTAAATATAATAAAAGGATTGTATGATATATCATATATAAAATTAGAAAGAGTAAAAAGACCACTACAACCCAAGCTTAAATGATGCTCTAAAAATTTACCAAGAAATTTCTCTTCATTTATTCTACTTTTATCTGGACAGGTTATTGGTTGACCTTTTTGAGGAAAAAATGGAAACGCATCCACTCCATTAAAATTCTTAATGTATTCTTTATGCTCATCATAATACACAGAAACATCATGCCAGGCACAGGTTTGTGAAATAGCAGGTTTTTTAATATGTTTTAGCAATAAATTTAAATCTTTTTTAAGAACAGAGTCCCAATTTTTAGCAAAAATAGTATGAGCGTCTATTTGTAAAAAATATTTTTCATCATCATGGAGAGATGACGCTATCAACCTAGCCATAGCGACGCCTAATGGCTTATCATATTGCGCGTTCACACATCGAACGTTTTTGTATTGACTAAAATCTTCAAAAGATTTTGAATTTGTTTTTTGATTAAAAATACCAAAATGAATACTTTCAGGTTTGTCAGCTTTTTCAAAAGCGTCTTCTACTGTAATATGAGTAAAATATTCATTAAAAGCTGGAATTGCTATGAAGATTTTTTCATTTTTCCACACTTTAGTCTCTTTCTATACCTATGTAATCACAAGCTTTTCTAAAAATTTCCCTACTTATTGGAAACTGCGCATCAGCGTGACTATAACCCTGTCCTGGCTTAGGAGATGATGCATGCCAACTGTGTCCTATAGATACAGATCCATCATAGACTACATTATAACCTAGATGTCTAGCAAAATAAGAACACCAGGTTTCCTCATAATAGTGAGGAGTAGGAAGAAATGCTCCTATTGCATTTGGATACATCTCTTTGTATTTTGGATGATTTGTTAACTCATTCCATACTTCTCTACGTACAAAATAAGCGGAGCCTGAAACAGTTACACATTCTACCCTATCCCTATAGAGTAAATCTTCAGTATCTAGTTCATTCCATCCCCTATGCTTTGGCGCTGTGTTGGTTCCCACTATTCCCGCATGGCGTATTGCTCCATTCTCATCACGTTGTTTTGGTCCAAGTATATGTATATCTGGATTGTCATCAAATATCTTTTGAATTTTCTCAACGTCGCTGGTAGTCATCCATACATCTGCATTTAAAAGTCCTATAATTTCACCATAGGAAAACTTAACCATTTGATTGCACGCTGCTGAATAGCCTATATTTTCATTTTTCCAAGCAGCTGAAATCATATATCTTTTATTCTTTACAGATTCTTTTTCTAGCCACTCCCATGAACCGTCAGTAGAGCCATTGTCTGACACAAAAAGATTCCATACATTTCTGAGCGCGCCACTTGAATAATGAACATCGCCATGTAAGGTATCCAATAATCTATTCAGCTCTTTTCTTGAGTTGTAATTTACAACGCATAGATCAATCATTCAATTCCCAAACTGTAAGTATTATCATAATTCATTGAAACAACTATGTTAAAGGCATCTTCTAAATCTGTTCCTTTTTGAATCAAATAAATAAAATGCTCTTTTGCTTGCTGAGTATTGTTCATGCAAAATTCCTGTAATCTATTTATGTATTGAATCCAAGTAATTGTATCTTGTGTTTTTTTTATTGTTTTTGAATTAAAAATATTGTTGCCAATTATATACCCAATTGCTCCACATCCAATTATTGTAAGAATATATTTACCATTCTTCTTCATAAGATTCCCCTACACTGAAATAAGTATCAGTTATCCAATTTCTAATATCTTGTGCTACTTCTAGCCAATCTTCTTTTTCTCTAGCATCGTCGCAAGACTCTGCCATGTATTCATAGATTGATATAATATGTTCTAGTCTTTCCAGACTAGCGACATAAACTGCCTGACCAGCATTTACTTTGACTGTTATTTTCTTTTTTGTATTCTGCTTTTTACTCATCGCTTTGCTTCTTTGTTTTTATTTCTGCATTCATTATTTCTTCTTTTGGCACCTCGTAAACACATAAGCTATTTTTTTCTGGCTCAAATGTAACGAAGAGAATCTTCTTTTGGTCCAGGCTATATCCATCGGGAGGAGCAGATTCTAGAGCAATCTTTTTGGAAGCGCAACCAAAAACCTGACTCAATCCCTTATATACAACTACATAATTTAATTTGCCTGCTGCCATATATCTACCTTCACTGTCTCAACATTGGCTTTATTTAAAAAGCTTTGTACTTCATTCCAATTGTCATATGAATAAGATTGATCGTCTAAGTAGAATACTTTTTCTACTGTGGAATTTGCTATCAACTTAGCACAAGTAAAACATGGTGGTCCATTTACATATAATTTAAGTGGCTTAAGACTATAATCACAATGTAAAAGAGCATTCTGTTCTGCGTGAATAGATATACAATTATCGTATGATGATCCTGGAGAAGAGTTTTCTAGATATCTAGGACATCCACCGTCTTCACAGTGATCAAATCCACTAGGACCGCCATTGTATCCCATGCCAACAACATGATTTTTAGAATCAATTAATACTGCAGCATACTTTCTTTTTGCACATGTAGAAAATAAATCAGCTGCATATTTGCAAAGCTGCATATATTTTATATCTTTTTTAGAATATCTATGTTGTAACATAAATTAATGTTCCTAAAACCAAAGATGAAATAATAGAAAGACTATATGCTATTACTCTTACATTTCTATCTTTTTGTGTTTGAGCTAATAGATGTAGACTAATCATCCAGTTTAGGATTATAGTAAATAATATTATATATAATACCTGCATTATATTAAATTTTCCGGAAGTAAAGATTTAAATGATATTGGAAACAATGGTTCTACAAGGCTTCTAATTGCTGATGCATACTTTTGAATTTCAAACTGACTATCTTCAGCAAGTCTTTGAGACAGAAACAAAACAACAGATTGCAGCGAACAAGACCATCTATAAACTACGTACATACAATAAGCTGGCAAGAATAAACGTGCTTGCTCTGGTGCAATTCCATGCTCTATTGCGGTGTTATAGAGGGCTTCGCCCTGTTCCGCGTATCTCTGTAGCTCAGTGCTTAGAATCGCTCCTACAAATGGGTCAGCTAAACCATGAGAACCTTGTTTTTTGTCCTCTGGGGCAAGTCTCCACTCATCTGATAATGGAATATAAAACTCTGGGTCCATTGTAATGTATCTTCTAGATGATTCATTCCAAGAATCCATTGTATGATCAGAACCAACAACATATTTCCAATGTTGTCTAGCCACCATTAGAGGAGCCTTGAGTTCTAGTGTCACAAAAGCATGCCTAAATGGAGACATATGATTTTCTCTTGCCAAGAAATTCACGAGTCTTGCGTCTGAGGTTGTCATTTCTTTTGATTCTTTTGCAAAAGATGCTCTTGCGGCATTGACAACAGAAAGATCACTCCCCATACTATCAATCAGTCTAACATAACCCTTGTCTAAAACATCTATCATTTTGTCATCTGACATATTATTAATCTTCATCCTGCTCGTCTTCATCTTCATCTACATACGTTATGTGTATTTTATTTATTATATCACTATAGTCATTTAGATGCACGGTAAAATCTTCAGAAGCCTGATATAAAGAACCTATTAAATTTTCAAGTTCTTCAGATTTTTGTATCTCGTTTGTAGAGTAAGACTTATATATTAATGTGTTAATCAACACTATACAATCCATTAAAGATTCCTGTATAACAAGAAGGCTTTTTATATCAAGTATGGTTTCTGTTTCTTGTTCTTCTTTTAAGCCTTCAATTGAGTTCGAAGACATTATCTCAGAAAACATTCTATCTATATTTTCTTTATCATCGTGATTTGACATTTTTCTCCACTAGCTAGCGTTATCTTTTACAAACTTTATCTCACATGCGTCCGTTGTACAGTAAGCCTCGCCAATGGCATCAGCTGCCATGCCCGCATATATTCCAGTAAAATCAATTGCAATTAAGTTACTGACACTGCTTTCGTATTCATCTTTTGTGATTTGAGTGTAGGGCATCTGGGGATATGTTTCATTTCCTTGTGGAAGAAATGAAACTGTTTTAATCTGACCATCATACATATGAAGAACTGTTCCTATGTGCTGTTTTTCTTGTATTGAGTCAAAAGAAATAGTTACTGAAACAGAATTGTCTGACCAGTATCTCTGCGCTGCTGCAGCTAGTGCCATCTTTTCAAAGATAGTTACATCTTTTTCTGATCTACTAGCTTTTGACTCTATTGGAAAGAATACAACAGATGTTGTATCTGGCGATTCCGAAGCCTGTTCTACTCTGTAATTAGCCATCTCAAATAGTGGTAACATTGGGTCTTTATTTGAAAATCTAATTGCACGAAGGAAATACTTACCACCTGGTGTCCAGTGAACTCCTGGTGATTCGCCAGCAAGAATAGATACTGTTCCAGATGGCTTGACAGTTGTCATTTTAATTGACTCTCTAATTCCAAGCCACTCAGAATAGACGTTATCGTATCTTTGAATGGTTTTATATCCCTGATCCATCCACTCTCTAAGGACTGGCATACCTACCTTGTCAGTAAAGTCTGCTATACCAGACATAGATGTTCCAATTCTTCTATTTCTCTGCATGATTGCATTAGTCTCTTCCCAATGAGTTGGGAGAAGAGTTACTGTTTTAGCATAGAGATAGGCAAACTTTAGAGTGCGCCTATAGTCTTCTAATGATTCATGTCGGCCAAGATATGTCTCGACTAGAGTGCAGCATTCGTATGACTCTAGAGACTGCTCTGCACATGGATTAAATCCAGCTACTCTATGGTCTTTATTATTTGGTGCGTCTATTAGTCTGCCATATTTGCGAGACATATCCATCCATATAACACCTGGCTCTCCATTTCTGGCTATTCCATCCACTATTGGAGAAAGATCTTGACCAACGCTAACTTCTACCGAATTATTAGACATCCAAGCCCAACCTGGGTTCTCAGAGTCATATGAATTTCTTTCAGAAAACACTTCAGAGTTCTTTAAATTCAAGAAATCTTGATCATCAATTCTTCCTATTAATAGTTCTGCGGAACGACGAACATTGCCAGAAACAACACACACACCAATGAGGTTGCCGATGTCTGCAATGTCTGTTCTTGTAAGCTTTTGTCCAGCTCTGCTTTTAAATATTTTATTAATTGCCTTATGAAGCTTCTTCAAAGGATCTGGACCAGAAGCAGTACCTCCAAATGTATTAATCTTAGAACCAAGAGGTCTAATAAGACTGTAGTTAAATTCAATTGGATTTTGATCTGGTTTAAGATACGAATTAATTAGCATGGCGGTTGACTCTGCCCAGCCTTCACGATCATCAGATATGGAATGAGTGATTACTGGTTTATCTGATTCATAAATTAAAAAGTCTTTGTCTGCACCCTTATCGTCAAACCCAACTCCTACCCCCAACATAGATGCTTCCATGAGGAATGCAAATGGTTTAGCTGGATTAAGCTTAGTCATTTCAGATGTACTTACAAACGCACAGTTTTGTAGCGCTGCAGAGTTTTTCTGCACATTGACGATCTGAGTGCCCATCATCCATAAGCCTCTTCCTGGTGGTGTCCACTTAAGATTGAACAAACGATCAAACGCTTCTTTTGCTGAAGCCTGTGCCTTAGCGTCGTTCCATGGAAGTCTGTTTTTCTTACAATGGTCTTTTTGGAGAGAGTACATTCCGTTAATTACTCTTTCGCATACGTCAACCCAGCTCTCTTTTGTGCCATCTTCCTTAATTCTTGAATAGGTTCTTAAAAATGTTATCTCACCAACTGAGTTGCCTGCAGCGTCAGTATTGCCAAAAGGTGGCTTTTTAATTCTATATGAATCTAAGAACTCATCAGTTATGCGAAAAGAGTACATAGAAGACTGTTTTACCTGCTGTGTTATTGATTGGATTGGTGATTCTTGCATTGTTGTTTCTGCTAACATTTTTTAAGTCTCCTTATTTACTTTCTAAAATCTTGATGTACTTTGGATTCATTTTATTTAATTCTGCTTGTTTTATTTTTAGTATCTGGTCAAGTGAATATACCTTATGTATTTCTCTTTCTATAAAATATCCACTTCTCCAATTTAGGACCTTGCTTATGTGTGAAGAGTAATTAGTAAAGACATTGCATATCACAGCACCGCCATAAATCTTTACTAAATTTTTTAATTTGTCAGCTGCTTGATCTTTCTTCTGCTTAGAAGAAAAATACTCAGTATCCATATTCCCATATAGCCAATTATAAGCCTGCCTAGTCAATGGAGATATATCAATCTGATTAAAGATTCCCAAATCCATGACAATCTTTCTATTCTTTTCTATCTCTAAATCTTTTTTGACTATATTGCGGAATAATTCAAACCAGTCTCTTTCATTAAACTGAGGCCATCCTCCAACCCAAAAAAGCATTGCGTGTTTTTCATCAGGAATTGTATTTCTATTTATTATAGGCGACAAGCATGCGCAAGCTACAGACTTTTTAACAAAGTCTTTTGCCTTTTGTTCATCTGCAAGTTTCTTTTTTTGTACAGTCCATAGTTGGCCTATCTTTTCTTTCCAGTCAGCCTCTCCCAAATATATTGTCAAATACTTTTCTGCCAAATCAAAAGATAGCGTTCCGTTATTTGCTAACGCTTCTATAGATTGTATAGACATGAATAATCCTCTTTATGTTTACCTAAAGATATAAAACTTGCTTATATAAATCGAATCCCGCCCTAAATTTATAGGGCGGGAGTATCGATCTTCGCCTAAGAAGATTATATCATAGGCTGTCTTTTATTTTTTATCCGCGATGCTTCTTCGAACTTTTTTTTCTAGAAGCAAGTGTGCTGTTAATATTGTCCAACTTGCGATTGGAATAATACTCTTGAGAGGTCTTTCTGTTGATCTCCAAAAAGATCTCGTTAATGTTTCTATTTTTTTTGATTTTATTGCGTAATAATCATATGTTGCTATTATTGCAACAAGTGCCAGCCAAGCATATGCTCCAGATATTCTACTATCCTTTTCTAGGAGGACAGGAGATTTATAATAATCAGAGAGCTTTTGAAGAGGGGACGCCATACCACTCATTGACTTTTTCGCGTCCATAATCTCCAGTTGTATTTGCTTGTCCGTATCCAGTTGTAAAAACTTTTGCACTTGTGACACCCTTTTGTTCATCTGGCCTGAACAAACCAAAAGATGCTGCTGCACCCTCTGCTTCTGTTCTTGGACCATGACCTGTGTTAGCAAATATATTAGCAGATGTTACACCGTCAAACACATAGTTGCTGTAAAGACTATAGTCTGTTGTGCGCTTTTCGTGACCAAAGGCAGAACCAAATGCCTGAGCTCCAACAAGACCCTTAAACTCTAGTGGGCGGTATCTAGCACCATCGTATGTTGCAGATCCGTCTGGGAAAACACCAGAAAGAGGATGCACATAGAGTGTAGTGCCATTAAAAAGCTGTGAAAGAAGTACGCTGCCAGGATGACGACCAGTTCCAGGAACATGATGATTATCCGGAGCGCCATCAAGAACATGGCTAGTGCTAAATAGTGGATAGTAGGAATAGGTTCCAGCCGTGCCCTTGAATGGATTGACCATATCATTAGTATTTTGACCCTTCAAAACTGGTCTTGGTCCAACATAAAAAGTTGCCATTATACTCTCCTTATAGAAACATTGTAATTATATAGTAAAAAGATTCTTCATTTTTTGCAAGGAATTAAAGGTTATAATCAGCCTGAATAATCAAATCTGACAATACTGGTGGTATTTTATTGTCAGGCATGAGCATTGTTAGCTCTATATAAACACAGGTTGAAGCTCCAGAATTTGAATTTGTACTATAATTTCCACCAACTTGGTAAAAAACCCTGTAGGAAGATATCTCAGAAACTATAGACTGTGACACGTTATATATCTTTGGCGATACATTCGTGATTTGGTTTATTGTTTTTCCAGAAGGGGCATCAAATTTAATAAAAGTCTTACCTGTTGGAAGAAACTTCTCGTATCTAATATCCATATTGGATAGCCCATATGTATAAACATATTTGTTATTTTCAACAACATAGTTTTTTTGTCTGAGCAGTATTCTGACGGCAGTGATACTCTTTTCCTCAAACAAGAAATTAAGAGGACCAGCGTTATTTATGACATCAGAACCAAGGACACTCCAGCCTCCTGGGGCAACCTTGCCAACAGCATCATACTGTCCATCATAATATCCTGGGTTGACAGGGAAGTATACATCTTTATCAGAGAGCGTTGGACTTAAGGTAGTTGTATATTCTACCTTTACAACATCAACTCCACTAGCTGGATAAGGCATCAGTCTTATGCAGTTTGACAAAGAGGTTCCCATAGAACCAGATGGAACCTTTACATATAGATAAAGACTAACTCCTAATGGATTTACCTCATTGAGTATGACATTTCTTCTCCAGACCTTATCTGGTTGGTCTAAAAAGGCATACTGAACTGGAGTACTGTCTATTACCGAACCAGAAGAGTCTCCTCCAGCAAGGCTATTGTCTATTCTAGTCTCTAGGAAATCTGGTATTACTTGACCTTCTATAGCATTAACAAACTTAATCTTTGAATAACAAGATCCAGTTACCCTCGGGAGAGTCAACTGATTGTAATACTCATCAAAGTTTAGCAGTGTCCCCGTATTGAGCGCATATTCTGTATTATAAAATGGAATTACATCTATTTGTGACTTCGAATACAGTGAAAGCTGATTTGTGTTTTTGCTTTCTAGTGACCTTATTCGATCATATAAATCATTTACTGCTGAAGAAAGATATATATTTTCTTTAACAACTCTTTCTATAATCTCCGATACCTTTTTGTCTAAAACTCCATACTTATTGTATAGATAAATGAGATCGGCATAATTTTGCTCGACTCTCTGATTAAAATCAGTGCTTGAAATCGGACCATGGTATTGTTGAGCTTTTTTCTCTGTGTATATAAATTCTGGCACTTTAAGCTATTCCTTTTTCCCTATTAGATCCTCTAATATATTCAGTTTATGGATCATACGACTTATTTTAGATGAATTTATCATTTGTTTATTAACATTGTATATGGAATTATTGTAAGGTGTGGCCGAGTTTGTAGAATATTGATTTAAGTTTTTATCATAAGTTGTATAATTTAAATATACAGTTGCCAATATGCTGCTATCAATATAGTAATCTGGAGTAGCTGTCTCAAAAACATTAGAATAGTCTTTAGATATTTGAGCCAAAGAAGACTCTAATGTTTCAGCTTGTTTTGCCAGCCTTGCAGAGTCGACAATGAACTGATCGTAGTACAGGTTGAGCATGCTTGAAGGTACTGGCCCCTTATATGGTAACCTTTGCCTTGATATATTAGGCTCAAAAACCGTTTCTCTTTTAGATTTGTCTACATATGTTTTTGCCATAAATTTTCCTAGTGTTTAAATTTTAATCTGTAAGAGTTAATAGATGGACTAGCAAAAGCGTTTTGTCCCCTAAAGAGATCTGCCCTTAATCTAAGGGAGGTAATTCCATTATTCAGATTCTCATAATAATAAACTATACTTCCAGAATCTATTTCTTTTTCTCTTCTGTAAACTATTTCTTTATTTCCTTCCCAATTAATTATTGAGAAAACATTGTCCGCATTAGAATATAGATTTCTTAAATCTTCTATTTTAACTTGATATAAATAGTTTTGATAAACTTTAATAGATGGTATATTTTTAATTGATATACCTTCAAATAGACTCAAAGATCCGTTAAATGAAGAATTAACACCATTGGTATGATTTGTGGAATTATTGATAACGATTGCTAAACTATTTTGTCCTTTTTTAAAATTCCATGTTACAGAAGATTTTAAAACTCCAGGCTCTACTCTAGAGAGTAATCTTCCGTTCAAATAAATCTCTACATCCCAATACTGAGATCCGCCTAATCCATTTTCATATATTGTTTTTAAAACATTTTTTGTTATTGAAACATCAGAATCTGAAAATATATTTGTTGACACATGTATACTACCATATTGGAAATTTGCTCTAAGGAAGTCTTGGCTATCTGGAACGGACATATTACTTTGTGATAGAACAAGATCGTTTCTTTTTCCGGCTAGAACATCTTGCCAAACAGATTGACTAAGTGAAGTACCACTAACAAAAGAAACTCTTAATTGATTTTGATCAACATTTTCTAATATATAAGTTTCTATTGGGTTGACTCCTGCTGGCATTTTGCATAGTCTATACAAAGAAAATCCTATATTGTTATAATCATTTTGATAGAAGTAGCTTTCTATTGGATTTCTCCAAGTTGTTGCTCTTGGAACTTTGACTAAATCATTATCAGTTGGCAATATGGATTCACCACTTGATTCAATTATTTTTTTTGCTCTTAGAGCTGCTCCATTAAAATTTATTACTTTTTCATTTGAAGAAATAGGATAATTACTTGGTGATATTGAATACCAATTTAACAGTTCAACGTTAGGAGAGTTATTATCAACTGCAACATAGTAGTTAATATTGCATCCGTTTGGGATCTGGTCATTAGTCTCTAGCATTACAGCATCTATCATTAGAGATGTATTTTGATCACTAGGTATACTGATCGGATTGCTTATATATCTAGCAGAGAAGTCGTAATACGGAGCAGTAATAACTAAATCATCTATTGTAAAATCATAAACATAGATTTTATTTTGCGAAGAATCAGTATTCACATAATCTGGTTCTGCCTTTGTTAAATAAATATCTATAAAACCAACTGGTTTTGGATCAAAATGAAAAGAAAATACGTCATAGTCCAACAATCCACTTTTAGAAGCTAATATCGAATTAGATCTATCTTGTGCATCGCTTATAACTACTGAGATGTCTACCGCTTTTTTAGACCTAAGTCTTCCCTCTATTACTGATACCGAATTATTAACAGCTGTTGAAACTGGGACAGTTATTTTTAAAGTACACAAACCTATTGTGTTTGATTTGTATCCAAAACTACCATCAGTTGCTTGATAAGTCCAAGGATCATTATTCAATCCACTAAATACATTCCCAAAATTGACACCACCTCTTGATTCTTTTACTTCACCATCAAAGACAATTGTTAATTCAACAGTAACGCTATTGTTTAGAATATTTGCAACATAATTAAATAAATCAGAACTTAATTTTGGAAGGCTTACTTTTCTAATTTCTGTATCAACAAAAGCAGAAGTGTTATCTAAATCAGTACTGTTAGTATCATTAAATGCATTAGATACACTATAATAAAATCCATCTGTGTTTTTTAAAGCAAATAGGTGATCATCAACTTTTTTTTCAACCTCTGCTCTTTTATTCTTTAGATTATCTAGTCTAAATTTATAAGAAGAAATTACAGAATATAATTGTTCCACTTCTTCATAAAACGATTCATAAAGAACATCTGTATTAAATAATAAAGTAGCCATTATTCTATTAAGCTTTTCATAATCTATTGTATCAGAAAAGTTAAGATCGTCATATCTTAGCGTAACAGGATCTCCTATCCTATTAACATTAAAATACTGACCAAACAATACAGAAATATCATTACTATTTGGCTCTGATCCAAGACAATAATAAATTTTCATTATTGTTTCTAAAAATCTTTTTTTCTGTATATTTTCTATACTCATATTATCTAAACCTTACACCGATTTTATATGATCCAAGAATTGGAGTGACATTACTTCCCTTGGTCTTCTTAAGAACTGCCCTAAACCTAATGCTTTTTATTGGGTTTGGCACTTCGGGATAGCTATAGTAGGCTATCTGTGGCAAAATGTTATTTGAAGAAAGATTTTGATTAAAAGAAATTATTTCAGGAACTGCTTCGAAATTTCTTTGAAGTGGAGATATTTGAATCCAATTCAATCCATCATCAACACTTATATAGTAATCAATTGATGTTGAATAATCTTCGGAAGAAGTAATTTCATCTGACACTTCTAAGCTTACAAGATCTACATCCTTATGCACATAAAAAGGTTTAGATACTATTTCTGCTGAATCTGTAAACATTTCTTTTCCAACATAGATATCTCTTATTCCAATTGCTGCCCTCTTAGCATTGAGATATTCAAAATTTCTTTTCAGATATACTGACTCCACTTTATTCGTAATGATTTTATTTTCTGTAGTTACATAAGAATAAGACAAATCTACTCTTAGCGTATCTGATGTTGAACCCTTTATGGAATTTGGTGTTTCAAAATTTGGAACTATTAAATTTTGATTCCATTTTATATTTTTTGCTCCATCTGGAAGAACACCAGAAGCTTTTGGATTAAATCTTTCTTGATCTTTCCATTTTACGTTTAAATTAGAAGACGTATAAGGAGTCCAGTAGGCGTGTTTGATTCTTACATCCTTAAACTCTGGTTGTTCAAAAGTAATATATACTTTGTTTGCTAAAACCTCTGGAAATCTTAGCACTCCTTTATTATAAGAATAGTTCTTATAATTAGAAATTGTTGCACCAGATATGTCTGCACCAACATACATGGGCCCTCCATTAATCAATTCATAAATATTACTTTTATCTTTTTCATTAAAAATTTTAATAGATATAATTTTTAGATTTTTTATTGAAGCATTTAAATCAATATTATCATATCCAAAAAATGGAATAATTGATATATAATTTATATACTCACCAGAAGACTTTGTTGATGTTAGTTCTACAGTTAGCTTTAATGGTTTAGTAGAATCAAATGATGACCAATCTATTTCTGTGTTGTTTGCTAGATATTGAAATTCATAGTCTTGTCTAGCTTTGGAACCGCTGATTTTTCACTAAACTTATTGCTTCATATTCCATATATGAAGCTGGACTTTCATCTGTCATTTTTGCAGGATCAGATTTAATTATGGAGGAATCTTTTTGAAAAAGATATGGATGATTATCTGCATTAGCTAAACTGTTAGATGGTTTACCCATAGTATAAAGGAAGTTACATCCGGGTAAACCATTTGATACTCCAAAAACGCTGCTGTTTTGTGTATTAGACTCATTATAGTTTTGATTATGAATTACAATTTTTGATTTCCAGGGCTTAATATCTTTTTTGCGCAGGCATGCTATTCCATCAGTTACGTCACATAATCCAACTTGATTAGACTTGTTGACATCAATCATATCCATATTGTTTAATAAGTCGCCAAAGTAAGTTATGTTATTAGATGTACTTCCAGAATAAAGTTCCAGTGCTGCTACTTTAGATCTTATTCTATCTATAAAGGATTTTTCTGATTCAATTTCATCATGAATAATATTAAAAGTATTAACATAATTTGCTGTTAAAGAATCTATTTGATGAGTAACCAAATTAATATCATTAGATATATTTCTGACAAATGTATTAAACCTTTGCGATGAAGGAATATCGCCTTTATTTATAAAATCTAAACTAGTCATTGGTCCACCAATAGATTTTTTAATTTCAATAACCAAATTTTTATAAGCTTCGTCATAATCCTTTGGAGAAACATTATTGTTTCTAACATATTGTGCTATGAACTCTTGAACTTTTGAAATAACTTGAGCTGTTGCAAGTGTATTTGTAGATAATTGTGTCATAAAAATCCTATATTAGTTTTTCTTTAAATAGATTATCATATCTAATAAAATTATTCACAATTGAATTTTCTTTTTCAGAAGAAAACTTAAACAATAGTCTATCTAAAGAGTAGTTTTTTGAAGTTTGATCAAGTGATCTTAATACTACTCTATACCTAAAAATATCTGGAACATATTGATATATTACTCTAAAAGATTGAGTTATATTTTTATTAAATAATAATCTATTATCATAATGGATAAAATAGTATCCGTCTCTATTTGGAAAGGATGCAATTTGACTACTGGATAGTACATAATTTGTTAAATTGATAGCGGTAGTTCCATCAGAAAAAACAACTTTTACTGGAGAATAAGATGAGTAATCAAAATTACCGAAAGAACTATTCGAAGATGTTATTGTTCCCATGTATACATTATATGTTGCACCTACAAATTTTGATCTATCTATATAAGCATTCTTAGATAGGGTAACAGATTTATCTGAATTCAATCCAGAAAAATATTCACCATTCTGTCCATTAGAAGAGAAGGTAGAAAGAACTGGAGAAGCTAAGCTTCTGGAAAATAACGCAACTTCTTTATGGATTGATGAATTGATTGGAGTGTACTTAACTGTATATACTGCCTTATCAGGAGATATCAATTCTATAAGATTTCCGGCTATAACATAATTTTGTGAATCAAGAATCATTCCATTTTTGTAAACAGATATACTGTCTTGCATTGGAGAAAATCTTAACTTAGCCTGGTTAGAATTACTGTCTGGAATCAATAATTCTACTTCAACATTGTTTTGATTCCATGGCAATACTGGTATCCAATCTAATTCAGATGTTGGATTATCCTTTACAGATACTGAATATTCTACGGCAGTTGCTCTTGGCATGTTAAGTGAGCTAGGTGAAACCATTGTATCAATTTCTTCAGCTATCATCTTAACAGATAGTGGCCTTGAATCTAAAGGAAGTTTTTTACTGACATAAAATGACCTTTGATTTGCAGGTCTGTTCGTCGACTTTAAAGTAAATAAAGATATATTTTTTATTGAAAACATATATTCATACATATTGACATCTTCCGAATTAGACATTGATTGAATTGCATCTTCTTTACTAAAAGACGAATAACTTTCATTAGTATAATGAATGTTGTTGGCAATGTTATTTGAATCTCCAAGTGGAAGTATTCCACCAGAGGCGTAGCCCCCGATTGATTTTGTTGTTGATCTTAGATTAGAATCAATATATGTTTGATTATTGAATCTTCTTAAATTTGAACCAATAGAAAAAGAAATAATTGCAAAAATCATATTTGATATTAGATCTGAATTCTTAAATTTATTTACAGCATCTATATCTGCTGGAAGCTTTTCTCTTCTAATTTCTTTTAATAAATTAATCTCTTTTTTTGATCCAGATACTGGATAATATTTTGTATAGTCATATGTATAAATTGATTTATTTTTAAGTATATAATTTTTATCTGTATCTTTTATAAAGAAATTAATTACGTAGTCTTGAAGTACATCGTGATTCTTTTTTCTTTCAGATCTTAATGAATCAACTATATAGCTAATCATTTTTGAATTTATTTCTGATTGAAGAGAATTAATTTTTGTTCTCTTATAGTTTTTTTGTTTGAAGAACAAAATAAATGATTTCACTGTTATTTCAGGAAAATCAAAGTCAATATTTTTATCAGAGTAAATTGAACTAGTTAAAATTGTTTGATTAGTATTCTCATTATTTTCAATCTTTTCAATAACAACTTGAGTTAAATAAAGTCCAAATCCAACATTAGGTGATATTCTAATTCTCGAGGAAAGAACTGGAACTCTTAAAACAATTTTAACTGCTACTTCTGCTCCAGAAAATGGAGCTGTATTTTTATTAAAAGAAGAAAATTTCGCCTGCAAAAAAATTGAATCATTTATTACGTTAGGAGATTTAACAGTTAAGTTCCAAGAATTATTTGAATTACCTACAATAACATTAGACACTCCTGTATCGCTACTTATATTATTTTTAGGAAAGTTAGTAAAGTACTCAATCGAGGCAATATTATCCTGAATGATTGGAGATAAAATTGATTCATTTAATGAAGAAAACTTTAATGTTCCAGTAAAAGAATCAATATGAGCAGTTTCTGAATTAGAAAAATTCATATTATTTCTATCAGGAATAGAACTTAAAATATTATTATCATATATATAAGAATTTTGATCATTGTCAAAATTTTCTACAAAGCTTAAATTATATAGATCTTCTTCTCCAGATAAGAATGTATACTTATCAAGATAGGCATTTAGGTAGGCTAGATCGTTTTCAATTTTCTTTATTTCTCCACCGGAATATATTTTCCATAGAAGATGATATCAAAGATAGTGTAGAAGAAATGTTGTATAGGGTTTTCATTCTCAACTCTAGTTCTCTAAAAAGATCTATAATTGGAGTTCTTTGTATCTCAGTGAGAGGAGAAATAAGAGCCGGCACATAATCTGATGCGGAAGTAAAAGATGAAACTTTACTCAAAAGTCTATTTATCTCTGCTTTTTCAAGTTTTGATTCCTGAAGAACAGAACTTACAGTTTTTCTTGACCTTGAACTAAACGATGATACAAAATTACCAAGATTACTAAGCATAATTAATGGATCTCCAATCAGTTCCGTCTACATCTTGAATATCAAAGCTAACTCCTGCAGTAAGATTGTTTCTTACTATGTCATATACCTGCTGCTTAGAATTAAAGTTTTCCATTACTTTTCTTGGTATTTGAATTACAACATATCCACCATTTGCATGCACATAGCCGTGACCAGTATATATATCTGCATAAGATGCCACTTCAGCATTGCTTTCAAAACTTGATTTAACTGCAACATTATGCTTTATTCCGCCACCTCTGACTCGCATATCTTGGAACTGCATATTATCAAAGTCATAAGTATTATTAACATTTATAGTTGCTATATGTAGAGCTAAAGGATTATAAACTGTAGACTTATTATTGAATATATTTGAATCGTATGTAAATTTAACCGCCCCAGTAGAAACAAAACCTGTTGCCGACTTATTTTCTCCATCAACAATTTCTTCACACTTAATTGGAAGTATATATAAAAATATTGGTTTATTCTGTTCAATAAACAGATAAGGATTAAGCGGAATGATCTCTCCATCTATTTGATGAAGCATAAGATCTGAATTCTTAACTGTGTAAGTAACTTTAATATTCTTATCAGAAGTTGGAACTATTTCTTTTACAAAAGTTATTCTTCCAGTATTCTTATCGTAGTCTCTTATCTGTTTTCTAGATACAGAGATCCAATTACCTTGTTCATTCTTTATAGATATAAAAACCCAAGGAACTATTGGACTAGCATCTGTGTAATTTCCTTTGTCAACTAGCTTCTTATCGTATTGCTCCTGTGCGACAATAAAAGAACGATGTCTTAGGGTTATAGTATCGTCAGATACTATAACTGGATTCTCTTCATGAATATCATAATGTCCAGTTCCAAATATTGATGAATAAGGAACCTGGATTTTAGTAGTGTCATAGTGACAAATTAATTCTTTGCCTTTATATTCTCTCATCCAGTTACCAACTAGGAAATTATAATCTATTGGTATAGTTATTTTCTTTATGAATCGCCCAACGCCAACATTAACAAACCATGTATCGAATTTGCTTAGATCTTTAGGTGGACTAGAAACTCTTATTTTTGATCTGTTTTTTACCTTAACAGAATATACTGGGCATATATATCTAGCTGGAGCATTAGACTCAGATATTGCCCCATATCTTTCTTGAAAACCTACAATATTATTTGTACTACTTGCATCATTATCTGCGTCAAATGCGTTGACTGCAATATACACATCGCCAGTGCCTTCATATTCAAGCCACTCTAGATATGATATTTTTCTTCCTAATAGTTTTTTTCTTTTATCGATTTGGCTATTGTTTGGTATATACAAGAAACCCCAGTCTAATCCATAAGGGGCTGCACTTGTTTCATTCCATATAAGATTTAAAAATCCAAAACTAACAACATTATTTGTTCCAGTTGGCTTATAAGAATCAAAATTTGGAAAGCCCACTGCCCTGCCAATAGAATCAACAAGAACTGTTAAGCCATCTTTTATATTAACAGTCTGAATAGAATTTTGTCTACTAGATATATTGTCAGCGTCTGCTAAGTAGTAATCTGATACAACTGTTTCTGGAGAAGCTTCTATTGATTCATAATCGACACCATTTGTAGTCTTAACGATGTAAGCGTTGGTTTTATAGCTTGTTATAGAAAAGTCCGAAGAACTTACCGTTGTAGCAGCAGAAGTTCCAGATAGTCTTTGACAAACGCCCTTGGTTATTGTTCCTACGTTGAAGCTAGTTCCAGAACTAAGTGCATCTGTTTGTATCGGTAAATCATTATCACCTAAAATATCATCATACGTAAATGATATCCCTTGGTTTAATATATTTGTTCTGTCTGTTGGAGAAACTGAGTAAGATATATCCTTAGATATTTTAACTCCTTCTCTTTCTTGCACTACTGTAAAGTTTAATTTATTTACATTAATTTGAGATATATTTGCATTCGGTGTTTTTTGTAGCTCAGCAAAAGTGCTAAAAACTACTGTTGCTTCCTCGTCAGATTTTATATCTGTATAACCAGATATTGTTCCTTCTATTATTCCAGTAAACCTTGCGTCTTCACCTTTTACAGCTGAAATAGTTGGGCCCTGAGCCGTTAGTTCAAAGTCGATTCCGGATATAGAGAACCCCTCAGCGTTAGGACCATACCTATCTGCCTTAAGCTTAACTCCTTTGACTTTTATTCCAAGCCATTTTGCTCCTGGCCTACCATTAACAAATGAGACAATTCTTTCAGAATTTGCTGGTACTCTTACATCTTGATCTAGAGCTTGAGGACTATAAATTCTTCCGGCAAACTCTGGAGAACCAGAACCATATATTCTCTTGATATTAAAATCTTCGTCATAAAGATGAACGTTATCAATAACTAATGGCCATTCTCCTGATTTAATTTTTACTGAATGAATAGTTTGATTAGCTTCTCTTTGTGGAATTCTGACCATTATATAATCAACTATTGTAGTTGGACCTTTTATTCCAGTAAAACTAATTCTTCTATATTCTCTTCCTTCTAATATTGAAGATATATCAGAATATTTTACTGCAGCATTAATAAATCTTTTTGTTCCAGCTGGGGCATCATTCCTTAGTTTTTCAAACCTAGCAAAATTATCTCTATGAAGTTTTAACCAAAAATGTGCAAGAACAGATTTTGTTTCAGAGTCTACAATTCCATCAATAAAACTTTGACTCTTTAATTGTTGGAATCTTTTTACTAGATTATATGTTTTTAATCCATATACTCCATCAATATTTATTGTTTCTTTTTTGAATATTTGTTGCAGTGTATATTGAATGTATTTTGTATAGTTTGCACCAGAAACAGTACTGTTGGATGTAGCTGGAGTTAATGATCTTCCTGGTATCTGAAATGTTTGTTCTTCTGTTCGAACATGAAATAAATTTGGATATGCTAAATTAAATTGAGCATCGACTTCAGAATTACTGAAACTTTGAAGTATCTCAATATCTGAAAAGCCAATATTTTGAAGGGCAAGGCCTAAATTATTTCTTTTTGATTTTATATATGTATTGATAAGCCAATCTTTAAATAATGACCTAAAATAATGAATTTTTGAACCATTAATTACTTCTGTGGACCAAAGATAGTGTTCTAATTCCTCTCCTTCCAATAAATCTTCCCAGTTATTTTGAGTTCTGGCATTTGTGATGGCACTTTGTATATCAGATTTTGCAACTTCTCTTCCTCGAATTCCACCGCGTGTTTTTGTTGTTACAACATAAGGATATTTATCGTTTGGTTGATTCACCGATAATGTTTTACCATTAGAATCTTGAAGTATTATTTTTTCGCTATATCCAAGTCTGTATTCATCCCATCTATTTCCTTCATCTATATCGCCAGTATAGTGGAATGTATTAAAAGAATCATTTACAGAATCCTGATCTACAGCAGCTATATCTGTTCTTGAATATATTATTCCAGGATAATTATATCCATTGAAAGGAGAAAAAGACTTTTTTATTTTAGTTTTATTTTCTGCTGCTTTAGTATTAGAATAGAATCCTCTTTCAAGAGATACGCCATTTCTTTCTTGAACAAATGTAATATTGGAAAATCTGGCCGTAGTTCCAACTTCTGCAGAAAACGGTGCTGACCAATTAATTCTATATGTATTAATTGTTTTTCTAATTTCATTTATTGAAATTTTTGTCTTAAAAGAAAAAGAGTAGTCTTTTGTATTCTGAGATCCAGGAAGAAAATCCGTTGGAGTTCTTATTGTAGAACCTGTTCTATCTTCATATTGAGAAGAACCAACAATGATATATGGATATCTTACTGTATTGAAATTAAATTCAGCGGAAAAAACGTTTGATACTGCATCTATTGATACTTCAGATTTATTTGTAATTTGATTAGACGCGGGGGTATTTAATTTGTAGAAAACATACTTAGCACTGGGTTGATTACTAACAATTTCTGTATTATCAAAATCTTTTGAAAAATTTAGAAATTCAACATTTTTATTAGTACACTCTAAATAAAATTCAACATTACTAAAATCAGAATTTATAATGTTTTGAGCATCGCCGCCATTAGTTGTTGCCTCAAAATCACCCAACATAGTGGAAGATAAAGATGGAGAAATTTGCCTGCAGAATTTTGATGTACTGTTACCTATTTCTGATTTAGAAGAAAAATTATATTCCTGTTTTTCTTGATCAGATAATACTGTTACTTTACCATTTGTAACTTTTCCATTTATTGTCCAAGAGCTTCTCCAAGGAGATACATTCCAAAGTACATTAGATTTAGAAGATGTATTGTTTGTAGCAAAGCTATTCACTTTATTTTTATTGACACCACAAAGAATATTATAAAATAGTTTATTAGGACCAACAACTGCAGCAGTTACTGCAACATTTTGTGATCCAATTTTTCCTACAGGAAATATATTGGATGATCCATTATTAGATGTTTGAGTTCCATCTCCTAAAATTTTGTCATTTAGTAGTTGAAGAAATGGATTTACGCAAGTGATTAAACTAGAAGAAAACAATACCTGTGAATTTTTTGTAGTCTTTAATATAGCCGTGTTGGAGCCAACAGTAACTAATGCCTTTGATGCAGAATCTGAATTTGGTGTTCCGGTAAAAGTTATTATTGGAAGAAGAGCATTGTTGTCTAATATATTTTTTCTTTTACCAAATATACTATGCATTGGGACTTCTCCTTCATGATATTCTGAAAGAGACCACGCATTAAAGCTTGTATCTGCATTTTGATAGGTATCATTTATACCTATAGAGCCACTAGAGCTCGAGCTAATTGACATATCTATATTTAAATTAGAAAATCCAGCACTTGGATTAGCTGCTATTTCAGAACCATCTACAAAAACAGAAATATTTTTATCTTGTATTGCAGCGATTTGCTGTCCTTGATCTGGAGTAATTGGTTTGAGTGGTGTCCATATCAAAAAATCATAGGAACTATAATCAACATTTGTATCATCTATATTAACTAACCAATAATTTTTTTGAGATTTATCTGTTATTGACGCACGAGGATTTTCAAAAATAAAATTTTGCAGATTAAATACTGACTCTTGAAGATTGTAGAATACATATGCATTCTTTGCTGCTGATTCTTCGCCTGAATATAGAACTCCAACATTAAGAGTTGCTCTATCGTCAGCTGCTTCTGAGTATACATTTCTTACCTGAGCAAAGTTATAAGTTATCTTTGCAATAATTCTCCAGTTAAAGTTTTGAAATGTTCTTGGATCCTGTATTGCTTTTCTTGGAACATATATTTTCCAACCATAGTTATTTTCTTTTCTTTTTAATAATACATTTTCTTTAAAAGAAAATAATTGAGTTGAATAAACTTTTCTTTCTATAGAACCTGGATCTATTACCTCAGATTCTTCAACTACATATTGATAATATGGAAGAGTATTTATTTTTTCTTTATAACCAAAGAAAGGATTATATGGAATATTTTCTGCGTCTTTTTCATATTTATCATAAATGAGATACAGATCTATCGGATCTGCCACTTCTAATAAAACGACTACTCTATAAAAATCTAAACCTTGATACTGAGAATTCTGAAGATCTGCGTTTGTTCTTGTATTAACATACTTATCAATAAGTATTCTATACTTGTTCTTTCCTGACTCATCAACAAAATTATTTGCCGAAGAATCTACAACTTTAATATTGTATCGTGATGGCTCTCTTAATTCTGGAGTATCACTCATTCCGGAGTAAGCTGCGGCATTGGATGGCAACAATACGTAGTGAGTGCTGATATAAAAACTATGAGCAAATAAAGCAGATGAATACTGCTCTGCAGTCAAATTTGTGACGCCCTCAGGTAGAGGTGATATTATTAAATTACTGACACAAACTTCTGGATTATTCACAATTGGAGACCCTAGGTATTGATTAGCCTGTGGATTGTTAACTGCATACCTGAGCGTTCCAAATTCGTCTGAATACATAATCGAATCTGTTTCAGATGATAATACTGGAGAAGTATTCTCTGGAATTAAATGTGATAAATCTGTAACTGATAAATTATTTTCTGGATTAACATCTTGTCCAGAAAACCACCCCAAATTTACAGCATCAGTTGGGAGAACATGCCCCTTTTTAACTGCTGGTTCTTTGCCAAGATTTGTCTTATTCTCAAAAACTTTCACAAATTATTCCTCTTCGTAATCTGGACGCAGATTTGTGTATTCAACTACATAAGGCGTTGCACCCATTAAGCCCATCTGATATTGAGTATATTTAGCTATTGGATACCAAGAAGGAAGCTTCCAACTAGGGGTTGCTGCATAGCTATTATAGTAAGGTTGTTCAGTTAAAGTGTTGACTTTAAAAGCTGGAGTTGCTGCATAGTAGTAATTACGCATATTAAAATCTATTCTTGGCTCTAGTACTGGTTCATCCAGTGTTGACTGGCTAGAGTCGTATTTTTCAAACCAATAAACTATATCGCCAGCTTGAGTTTGCGTTGGAACAGATCCAGAAGTATCAAAGTTTGTCTCCACAGAAACAAACCAGTATCCAGGTGTTGCATCTGGCTGACAAATAAAGTCACCTATAGTGAATAGACCATTTGAATCAGAAGTGGCTCTTCCTGATATTCCAGATTGACCTGGCGCAGTTGTTGTGTTTGAATAAGATAAGTTAAACAAATCATAAAGACTTCTAGCTCTTCTCCAATATACATAAACATTTGAATTTGTTTTTCCAACTATTTTTATATTCTGTAAACCATCTGCTGTAACTATCTTTTTATCCACTTCTGCAGAAACTTTATTAACCGCTTGATAATAAGGCTTAACATAATAGTTAATGGTAGAGCCGTTATTGTTTGGCTCTTTAAGGACAAAAGATTTGCTTTCTTCAAAAGGAACATTTGATCCCGTATATCTAACTTGAGATCTTGCGAACCCATCTATGTTTGTTGTAAATACACTTGGAGTTGCTGCTATTTGTGATCCAGCTATTTGGAAATTAGAATATGGTTTTGGGTTTCCATTTGAATCCAAAGAAAATACATTCAAAACCATAAAGTCCTTATTATCTGCTAAAACTTGTTTTGGAGACAAACTATACTCAACTGTTGCATATTCATATTCATTATGCGATAGATATAAGTATCCTTCATTTAAGGCAGAATACAGTGGATTTAATTTAATCTCAGGAAGTTCATAATCTTCGTCATAGAGTGATGATTCAAAAGTGATATGAGTAGTGTATGAACTATTTGGTGTACTCAAAAGAGTTACTTTTGTTCTATATGAAGAATCTAAAGAATTATAATATTGATTATCAACATTGAAACAATCTTTTACTCTATAGGTTACCTTATACTTTCTGCCTACTATGAAGGCAGGTGTAGCACCGATTGTTATTGGTGCAATTACATTTGATGCAGATGAATAATCGCTGACAATTGTCAATCCAGTATATGTATCCACCACTTTTGCGTCAAAGAAATTGGAGTATGCTAAGTAAATTTTTGACGAATCTTTTGCAGTGATATATTCAAAGTTGTTAAAGGAATATATTGAAGGAGTTGCCTCATCGTAAAAAGAAACCTGATTATAGTTAGTTGTAGCTCCAGTTGAGTCAACAACATTAACAATAATTGGAGAACCTTTTCTAGCAATTTGGTCAAGAACTATTTCAGAATTATTTAAATCTATTTCTGTTTTTGGTTTTGCGTAGATAAATCTATCTTCGTCTTGGAAGTACCAACCAGTTCTTATTGAGGGAGATATATATTTTGTTGAATCATAAATATATTTTGCTCTAACTGGCAATTTATTAATTAAATACCTTCCAGTGCTAGAATCATAATAATTTAAAGAAACATTTTTTTCTAGATCATCTGTAAAAACAATGATTTCATCATCTACATAACTATAATCTGTCCATATTTTTACTTCATCTGTATCATATATCGGCTCAACAGAAGTGAAATACATACTTGGAGAGGATGCGTAATTCTGAAGTCCAAATGCTGAGCGCTCCAAAGTGTAGTAGTTAATTACATCTGAATTCTTAGAATCAAGTAAGTCATTATTGATATTAGGTGAAGCATGAACAATTCCTTTTTCAGATATATAAAAATTATAAGTTTCTATTGAATCTGAATTAAACTCTTCCCAGTTAGGATACTTAAATGGATAAACTTCTCCATCATTAGAACCTATAATAATGTAGGTTGGAGTAGAAGTGTATGGGAATTTAGTTTCCGTAAAATAATAATTGTAAGTTGCACCACTTGTCGAAGCATATTCATTATAAGTGGTTGGATTAGCAAAAGGTGGAGACACATAAGATAGGTGTATATTTGGAGATGAAGGAATAAAGTATATTTCATTTTCATCTCTATTTAGAGATCTTCCTCCATATACTTTTGCTGGATCAAATATAGGAGCCTTAGTATAAGGCATGTCTGCGAATACGTTGTCTATATGAACAAACTGTGGTGTTGCATTTTGAGGAATACTAAAATTCTTTATTATATCTTTTGGAGTAATAACTATACTTGACTTGGTAGCCGAAACAGATGGTTTATTAATTATAGTGTATTCTCCACTGTTTCTTATTTTTGGAGATTGAACAGTTCTATATTGTATTGCATCGTATATGCGAGACGATATTCTTAATTGACCATCAAAATATGTTGGATTAGAAAAGTTTTTAACTATTCTAACTGAAGTACTGCTTGCTAAAGATACTCCATCAAAAGATATCCATCCATAGTTGCCAGAAGTATTGGATGGATCTTTTGCACTAACAAAGTTAACAGTCGCTTGCTGTATAGCAGATATGGGAATTTGAGCTAGTACATAACTCTGCGCAGCAGAAGGATTTATAACGTTATAATATGGAGTTGCTGCAGAATCGTTTGATATGAATCTAATATCACTTGAAGTTAGACCAGAAGCATTGAATATGTTTCTAATAATAAACTCTGGTGAAGCACTTGCTGTTGGAGCAAAAGTATTTTTTACTGTATCTGTAAGATTGGCTTTGAATACAGTATTGGCAGGTATTATTCCATGTGCAGCTAATTTAACATAAAGATCATAATTTATTGTTGCTGCTCCATGATTATAATATGGTTCCATATAACTTACGTACGTATCATATTTTAATTGTATTGGCTCATAATTATTTGAGCTTACTGAATCATACTTATAACCATGAGCTCTAAGTTTAAATGAGTAAGGTTTTGTTCTTCTATCTAGCTCCTCTAGAACAATCCTCGCATCTTCAAAGTCTCCTATTCCCATCTGATAAAATGGTGATGCCACAGGAGTAGCATCGGACTGCTGAGGTATCCTTGAAACACCTTCCTGATTTAATCCAGCATAATCCCAGTAAGACTCTCCCCATTTAATATATCCAAAATTAGACGGATGTCTTTTATTTAGATCTTCTACAAAATCAAAGAATCTTCTTTCTGGATTTCCTTCATCATCAAAATATGGAGTGCTAGACAATATGTTTTGTATTTCATATATTTCTGGGGTAGCTCCAATATATTTTGAGTTTGGAGTTGCATCATAGGCTCTCCATATATCTAGTTCTCTTCTTAAAGTTCTCTTTAATCCCTCTTCATTAATGTCTGGTGGATTAATATAAACATCTAGTATTCTAGATCTAAAATTTTCATTTGACTCTAGATATAATCTTTGAAGACCAACTCTTAATCCTGTTTCATCAAAGGCATTAAAATTTTGTATAGGTATTTGATCTACTACTGTTTGATCAACATATAGTTTTGTAAAGTCTTTGTTTGTATAAAGGTCAAAAGTAGTATAGTTATAATAAAAAACATAATCTGTCTCGCTAGACCTGAGTAAATCTTGATAGGAAGACACTCTTCCAAGTTCTATGCCATCGCCTCTAACTTTGATAAAACCTGGATCAACAGGAGTGCTTACATATATCCATGCTGGTTGATCAATGTTTGCTTCTGTAATAAATGAATCTAATTCATAATTGCTTATTGCAGCATCTACGTAATTAAAACATTCCCCAGTTAGCGCATTGAGAAGTGTTCCAGCAACTGTATCTGGAGTAGCCAACTGAGGAGTAGCTTTTTCGATAGAATCTTGATAGATTTTTGTCCAACTAGGAAATCTAGATAATAGATTTCTAGTATGATTTGTTATGACAGGAACAGTTATATCAGCTATTTGAACTTGAACAAGTAACAAAAAGTTTGCTAATGAAATATTAGATTCAGCGTTGAACGTTACTTGAAATTTTATATATCTCTTTACATTTCTCAAAAATAATACAGTTATATTATCTTGAATTGAAGCTATTTCTCTCCAGTCAGAATTGCTAGAATTCTTTTTATCAGAGGTAAATATCTTTAATTCAAATGTTGGATTCTCTAAACCAGGTAGATCACTAAACGCATGCTTGTATCCGTATAATATCTATACTACTGTTTGTATCTACGAATCTAGGAAGGTATGAAAATCCCGATGCATCGATAACTCTGTATGGAGTTGCATGTGTCTCATAAATATAGAATGAACCCTCTTGTTCATCATAATTAAATATGTAGTATTCACCAAAATCTTGGTCATTAAGTATTTCGCCATAGTTTGTTACTGTGTAAGCACCTGGTATTGTGGGTGTTGCATCTGGAATAACACTAGTGCCAGTGAATTTATAGTCTCCCATTAAGTTATTTCCATATTGAGATCTATAAACTGAGTAATTTGTATAAAACTTATTTGAATATAGGTCTATAGAACCAGTGGTCCAAATATTGGACGCTATTGTAAAATCCTGATTTCTTAGAGCTAAAAAATAAGTTTTCATTTAATAATTATTGCTCCTAAACTTCATCTAGCCATATAGAGTATTCAGAGGTAATTCCTCTATCGGGATGAACAAACATCAAATGCTGACAAGGTCTACTCATAGACTGAAAATACTCTTGCGCGTAAGTGTTATGACTCTCTGGTGATCCAGAGATTCTAAGAATACCACTACCTATTGTCATTTTAAATTGCTGATGATAATGACCCATAAACACATCATCAAACTCTTCTGGGATCGCTCCATCTTTCCATCCCATTACCTTTTTATAGTAACCATGAAAAGAACTTGGAGCAGGCATCTGGTCGCCGTGAATTAAAAGACTACTATAACTTCCTATTCTATCTATGGCGTAGAAGCTTCTCTCTCCTCTACCATCTGGAATATCAAATGTGATTCTTTTTTCGTCTTTAAAAATCCACTGAATAATCTTATAGAGAAGTCTGTCCATATTTGTTTCTGGATCATGCTGTCTTCTTGCTCTTCCACCAACAGCTCCATGATTGCCAATCACTCCAGCTACATGAATGTGTTTAAAGTTTTGAAGTGCGATAGTCATAAACTTAGTTAGTATTTCTGGACCATACATACCGACCTGTCTATATAGGCCAGCGTCCAAAAGATGGCTTTGACCTGGGAATATCTCTTCGCCCTCAACTATATCTCCCAGCAGCCATACATGCAAGGTGTCAATATTATGATGCATTCTTTGAATGTTGACAATCTCTAGCATCTTTTCTGTATAGAGTTCCATTCGCTTGGCTAATACGTCAGAGTTATAGCTCTTAGTAATTTTACCAAGTTGCCAGTCAGAGAATACAGCAACCGCTGTTTCTGGGGTTCCCTTATTTGCTGTATTATAGTTCCTATAAGATACCTTAGGTATCTCGAAAGAACTAAATGCTTGATAGGCTGCTTGATAAACTGCATTAGCAGCTTCTTCTTTTACGTTTTTATGCTTGTCAACAAGTCTTGCTAAACGCTTATTCTCTGATCTTAAAAAGTCTACAGTAGAAGAATGAATACTTACAGTATCCCCAGCGGTAGAGACTGAAGCTGAGATAGAGTTATCTAGAGAATTAAAATAATTGTCAAGCTCTTCTACTGATTCTTCTAAATAATCTTCATAAATAAAATCATTTTTATCTACTACACTAAAATATTTAGAAGCTTCATTTGCGGATATTTCTTCTGCGCTTAGAGTGGAGGCGAGCACTGAGCCTGGAATATCCTCTTCTCCACTAGTGATCCCTACTGCATTACCTTTGTTTTTTGCCTTAACAATCTGAGTCTTTGTAATCAGGTACATTTTTTCTGCCATGCTAATTTCCTTTTCAAAAAGTTATTAAGATATTATAACAGAAAAGACAGAAACAGATCCGGCAATTATGTATTCTCTATCAGAATTTATCCTAAATACACCCTTTGAAACTTCTTGACCATTTGAAGTTACGCTTAGAATGCTGACAGACTTAACAAAGTCCGATGAAGCTCTCACTTGAGACTCTATATCACCAAAAGATATAGAGCTTCCAATGGTTTGTGAGTTAAGATATCTCTTAACAAAGAGAGAAGCTTGAGTCTCTATAGATGTAACAACTTTAGAGCTTAAGCCAGCTGGCAGAACAACGTTCACCGCTACGTTAACTGGGACTCTTTCTGCTATTCTTATATTAAGCTTAATTCCTACTGGTTTTTTTGCTGACAAAGCATTTGCTACAGAATCAACAAAAGCTGCATCTATTCTTTGAGATTCTGGAACAATAATCACATCACAAGAACCTAGTCCATAGGATGATTCTCTCACTCTGATATCTCTAACTCCTGGAATTGCTAAAGCTGTAAGCCTTAAAGATTCATTTGTTCCATAAGAAGTTTCTTTTATTGATCTACTAATTCTCATTCTATATAAGTCATCTGACTCCATATTAGACATAGAGTATACTTCTTTTGGATTAACACAGAAAATTAAAGTTCCATCTGGAGAAACAAAATTATGTTTTGTGAGAGTCGCAACAGAAGCAGTAAAGTCATTACCTTGGAAATTGGGCACTACTCTTCCATAAACTCTGGTTGTTCCAGCCAATATCATGACGTCATCAACTAATCTATACTGATATTGTCTTGTTGAAAATGAGGTAACATCGTTATAAACCAAAGTATCTTTTGGAATTATAATATCAGATGCCTGAACATTCGAAATATAAAACTCTATATTATAGCTAGCCCTTTCTTGTTCAGCCTCGCTAGCTATAAGTCTTCTTCTTACTGAATATAATTCTCCAATTAGATCTAGTGATCTGCCTTTTGCAGTAGAAAGACAAGATTGATCTATGCCGAATTTAAGTGCTTCGTACAAATCTCCTATTTCAACTGCAAGTGCCTCAGCAAAGGCTCTGGCTATAGATCCTGGATGAGTTGCTGTTATCCCTGCGTTTCTCTGCAAAGATTGCAACATTTGAGTAAGTATCTGATCTTTAGTCTTACTGTAAACAATTGGCATTTATATTCCTTTATAAGTCTTGAGTAACAGAAAGTGTTACCGGGTCTAGTGAGTTATCCAAGATATGTACATCAAACCTTATTGTATTAGCTGAAGTTGGAACTGCTTCTATGCTAATATTTCTTCCTTTAAAAATTCCACCTTTTTCTGGATTTTCTAAGGCAGACCTAACAATTCTTTTTCCTATTTCGCCAGTTGCAATAGTTTGTGGCATTCCATAAAGCACGGATAGGTCGCATCCCAACTGCGGGTATGCGTAGAAGTCACCAGTTTCTGTCATTAATCTAATAAAAATTTGTTGTACATCTTTTTGACCAGAGCTTGATACAAGGGCTATGTCCCTGTTAGCAGACAACATAATGTCTCCAGAAAGATCAAAATAAAAATCAGACATAGCTATTCCATATCATTTTTTATCCAAGGAAAATTCTCTAAATTTTCAGGTAAATTATAGTCTTTATTTTTAACTTTATCTACTGCTTGACTAAAACTATAACCAGATTTAATGAGTGTTATCAATTTTTGGACATCTGAATCGGCGTTGGTTTTAGCAAAAGAGTCTATAAGTGTTTGAACATTTCCTGGAATGATTTTATCTCCGGATTCGCCAATAGACTGATCTATTTTATCCTGAGGTGCACCCAGTCCATATCTACCCTCTATAGTAACTGGTATATTAAGCTGAGGATCCTTTAGGTCTTCTAAATCATTTAAATATCTTACCGTATTATAATATGCTGGATTATTGGCAAACTGTCCGGTTTTAATAAGGGCTGGCTCATTGTACATATCTGCAGCTGGATTAAAAGACATGCTATTCCACCTAAGTCCGTCATCCTCTCTTGAGTACATTTTAATTGAATCCGCAAAAATGGAAACACTTCTGGTGTTTGGATTAATTACAATTCCCACTCCTGGACAAGCAAATATTTCTATTTCCCCAGAATCAGCGACTCTAATGAATGAACTATTATCTGGATGATTTAAACCCACTTCTCTATTGGAGAATTTCTTTCTTCTATTAATTTCGTAGGCTTCATCAAAGACGTCATTAATTTCTGGTATAGCTTTTTCCATTTTTTCCTCAAGACATGAACTTAGGTATTCCGGTATCAACGGAATTGTTTACAACATTTTTAAACCCTGAATTACTGTCATTAAAATAGCTTACAATATAAGGTTCTTTTTCCATTTCATCCCTAAACATAACATAGCACCTTGTACCTGGTGAAGGAGAAACTGTTTGAATACCATAGTAAAATGGACATGGTACATTTGTCATCATTTCTCCTATGTTGTTTGAATACTTTTCGTCCAAAACTATTGTTGCAGTATTATTATCTATATTATATGACATTATTGTTGCTGGTCTTGTCTTTGATTGTCTAAATCTTGAATTTGTTATTTGATCATTTATTTTTTGATCAAATTTAGGATAATTAATCGGCATGATGCCTCCCTTATACCGTTGTTCCATCCCACTTAAATACTTCGCCATCAATCCATCTATCTAAATATGGATCAATTAATACACCATTTGAAACTTGACCTTTAAAAGTTTTTAATAACCAAGAGTCAAATCTAGTTTTAGGAAAACCACTGTTTTGCGTATACGTATCTATAGCTGTTTTATATTTTAGATATCCAAAACACCAAACAACAGAGCTTTTTTTATAACCACCCCATGGCCTAAACATGTCAGATGTAAGTTTTATTTTAGTTTTATTCTTTATATTTTTTGAGGCAGTTACGGGAGCATTGGCTACATATGCTAAAGAAAATGCTTGATTATATGGGATGAATAACCTTGGATCTGTTGTGCTCCTATTGGCTAATTCAAGAACCTTTTTCTCTAAACTAGAAGGATCAGAGTCATCGTCTATGCTGTAAGCTAGTTTGAAGCCTAAAACATTATCTTCTGTTGGAGAAATCAAATAAAATGTTTTACGTCCGTGAGCTCCCGGTAGTAGATTACATTGGAAGAAGCCAAAAGAAAAATCTCCATCTCCATTGTCTTTATTCTCATTTAAGCCTCCTGGTCTAGGTGATTCTCTTTCTGCTATACACGCAAATAAAGCTGCTGTTTCTTCATCCCATATTCCAGAACCAACTAAAACATTATATATTTCATCAACAGTAAAGACTGTATTAAGATCATCTTTATAGGATTTTTTAAATTTATCAACACTAGCTGCTGCACCAGCTGCTCCTGTTGAAACACTAGGTCCACCGACTATCTCTGCTGCAATTTCTGGAGAAATAAAACTTCCTGCTCTTTGTGGACCAAAGCTTATGTGGATATGATTTCTGTGTGCAGCATCTGCATAAAAATTTACATGAGGAGCAAGTCCTGGATACTTTTTCCTTATGGGAGTACTTAGTCCTTCGGGACCTTCTGTAATCCCCATCTCTGCTCTTAGATCTTGACTGATTGTGATTAAATCTGGATGAAGATCGTGAGGAACGGTTTGAAGCTGGCTAAGCAAGATATCTAATGCCATTATGTATTCTTGCTTTGTTGCTACTTTTCCAGTATTCATTCCCAGCTTAATTCCTTGCTCTTTGGACATTCCAACTGCTCCAATATCAAATGCTCGACCAAAAGCATGATCAGTCACTCCATTGACAGTTGTTGAAAGTTGCTGATAATTAGCACCAAGAAGTGGTCTATCTCCTTGGTCTCCCTCTATATACATTTTATCTGTTAGTCTCAATAATAGCTCAATCAAAGCTGCAGAGACTTTACATGTTCTTACTCCAGAACCAAAATGATTATTTAGTTTTACTTTGTTAAATGCTTCAGTCTCATTTTTATATGTTGTGCTTTGATATACATCAAATTTTATTGATTTTAAATCTTGTACGACCTCTTTGTACTTTGCTGTATCAAAATTAATTGATACATCTCTAATTGACCCACCAAAATTCTTTTTATTATTTAATAAATTTATTTTTTCAATATAGATTTTTTTTTCTTGATCACTTAATTGATCTACAAAAGCTATATCTCTAGAACCGCCATTGAATACCTGAGCATCGGAGTATGGAGTATAACCCTTTAAGCTATGCTGAAGCTTAGTTCCGTTGGTCAGTAGTCACTGTTGCAGTTGTGCTATTATTTGCTGCTGAACCTTCAGCAGTAATCATATCAGTACCCGTCTTTGATGCGATTAGATCTTGCATAGTTGTAGCAAATCCACCAGGAGCATAACCAGTTAACAAAAAAGAATCCTTTAATATGTGCTGCCTAGCGTCTGCTCCGCTTAAAAACTTTTTCTCCGGATCATTTGGATCAGCATTTGGATCAGGAATCTTTATACTATCATCTATATCTCCAGCCATTGCTATAATTCCATGCAGGGATGACTGCACATTCTGTATATACCCATTTATAGCAAATCCTGGATTTCTATATATTCCATCACCTTGAAGAATTTTTACAGGATCTGCAGAAGTTAAACTTCTTCCAGAAGTATCATCAACAGATTGTGTTGTATTTTTATAAACCTCTACGCCGTTTGGGTAGAATGTTTCTCCTATTCTTTGCGTTATTGACTGAGAGTTGTTTAGATCATCTAAGTCAAGACTAAAATCAGAGGACACGACCAGACCCACTTCCAACAGATTCTCTCGATTCAGTTATATTTGTTTCAACTCTTACAAGCCTTGGAATTTGATCTCTAGCGCCAATAACAGATCGCGGATTATTGTACTTTATTCCATCCATATAAACCTTTGCTAATCCATTAATAACTAGTTCCCAGTTGAGAGTAATTGGACTTCCATCCTCATAGTACTCATCCCAAGAAATTATTGGCCATTCAGATGCTTTTTGATACATCTGATTTGTCAAAAGAATATTCATCAAAATATTGAAGTTCCTTATTTCAACTTCAGATAATTGCGAATCACCAGAAGCTAATGGATCCTCCTGACCAGTTGCTGAGAAATGCTCTAGTAAGTCAGACATTGAATCCAGTGCGGCATACAGTTGCTTAAAATAGACAAAAGATGGAGATTCTGGATATAACATCTTTTTAACATCCTGCTTTATTGTCTCATTAAAATCTTGAACAAACTGATTATTCCTCTGCCTTAAGAATAAACCTCTTAATTCATTATATAGTTTATCATAAGTATTTGAACTAACTCTGCAAAATACTGTAGACATATATCTATCTTCTGAATATGTTTGACCAGAACTCTTATATGCTATAGCATAATTTTCTGGTCTGTTTTGTTCTGAACCTGGCTCGTACGCATCTTCTACTGGTATCACCATAGAGGGATCTTTTGGATTTGTTCTCAAAACGATAAGTTTACCCTTCACTGCTTCTTGAACAAATCTTAATGCTTTTCCAGCAGAAGAATTTTCGTTGACTATAGCTGTTTTAAAAGAATCTGTTCCTGTAGCAGCACCAACGTTCATCTTTGCCAATTCAGATGTGTCTATTCCTTCAAATCTGACTGTATATCTGATTGGATTTGATGTTCCAGAACTCAATATGTCTTCTACTTCAAATGTATCACCGTCTTTAACGTGAACAACTTTTACAATTGATTTAAAATATTCATTTAAGGCTGTTTTCTCTGGACCTATTCCAGAATATTTTAATATTTGAGAATGAACAATGGCATTCTCTAAACTAATATAACGAACAAGATTGCCTATTTCCTTTTCTTTCCAGCCAAAACTCTTGAAGATATCATCTGCTCTAATATACATGTTGCCCTCTGATGATCTGACAAAAGATCTTGTACCGAGAATTCCAGGAAGAAGTTTCTTTGAATGATATCTACCAACCACCATTCCTTGATTAAAAGAAAGCCCTGCATCCATCGGCTGACCATTCTTATTTAGGTATTGAATATAGCAACCGTGTTGATCAAGTACATTGTCCCTGATCTTTTTCCATCCACCCCACACACCATCACTAGCAAGAGCCATCACTCCAGCTGTAACTCCAGTTCGAAAAGCCCCACTTGCCAACGCTGAAGTTGCTGCTGCAGCTGCAGGAGCACCCGCTCCCATTGTTAGAATTCCAACAGCAGCTGTCACGCCAACGGTTATTGCAGGCATGCCTAGTGCAGAAAACACTGCCATCCCCATAGATCCATGCTGTTTACCAGTATTTTGTCTTATTAAGGCTTCCATTCTTTGCTTTGTATCTGGAATTGATTCTGCTAATTGATTTGCAACAATATCTTTGACAAGTGCAGAATGTCCATGAGTATACTGAACTGCTCCAGTTAACTGTGTTCTCAATCCTTCTGATATCTTGTTGAGAGAAACGTCTCCGTTTGTTGTTAAGATGTTATTATTTGAAGCTGCAGATAACATGAGTCTTGTATTATTTCTTAAGTCCTGCATACTAAAATGAGATGCGATCCAAGAAGACATGAACCATCTTGATGGATCATTTACGGATACAAATGCGTTTGGAGTTATAGATGTAACAAATCCCATTTGTGGAGTGAAGTGATGTACAACTTGTTCTACTTCAAAAATTCCGTACATTCTTTCGTAAACATCAGCTAAATAAACCAAGTCAAATGGTCTTATGTCGGCATTACCGATAATAAGAAGTTCTCCACCATATATATCTTTAAGTGATTCTCTTAGATAAGAGAGTGCTACTCTTTTTGCGGTAATTTCATCTGGTTCTCCAGCTGCGCTCTTTGCTATTCCTCTAATTGTTTCCAGAGGATGCATAAGGGGATGTAAAAATCCGGTTATTCCAGAACCCTTTAGATTATCAAAATAAATACCAGTCTCTACTGTTTTCTCAACTTGTCTTTCTGGCGGAGCAGCTTTGTCTAAAGCCACAGTAACTGGATATTTCCCATCTGATACAGCAGTAATTTGAGTTGCAACTCCTCCAATATTTTCTTTAATATTATTAGAAATAATGTGAGAGAAAGAACTGATATAATGCATTCTTTGAAACGGCTCTCTTACTTCTACAACTGGTTCGCCATACTCTCTTGTAAATGGATTGTCTACTGCTCTAAGAAGAGAGCCAGGTCTACCAAGAGAATAATAAATTGAATCATTATATGCTTTATTGAGTATGTTAGCCTGTTGAGTAAAATTCTCCAACTGAGAAAGACCATATCCAAGTTGTTGCATGGATATCTGGAACATGTTTAATAGGCCGCCTAGCGAAGACTTAAAAGCTGAAAATATTGGGCCTATATTTCTATCCCAGAAAGAACCAAGGTCTGATTTTAATCCAGTAAGATAATTTGTTGCACTATTTCCTTCTTTTGCATTCTTCTGCAAAAGTTTTTTAAATGCGTTATCATCACTGGCATAGTTCACATTGTAGTCAATAAAAGCCTGCCATATTTTATCTACTGGTCTAAAACTCCATGCTTCCTCATGATCTATTGAAAGTTCTGCAGCGGCTCCAGCTGCAATTGAAAGACCAGCAGTAAATGGTGCAGCAAGAAGGCCAAGACCAAAAGCTCCACCTTCCTTTTTTCTGTCTGGTCTTAGCACTAACCATGCTCTTGAGTATGGATCAGACCACATTTTTTGTCTAAAAATTCCAACCATAAAAAGGAATAATTGTTTTGGACTCTTTATTTGAGATAAATAATCATCAATGTCTTCTTCAGTTATATCACTGATAGCTTCTGGATTTCGAAATCTCATTGCATCCCATTTTTTATTAACAGAATTAGTTTCAGCAGATGAGTATTTCGATTGAATCTCTTGTGTAGTTACGTCAGTCGAGGTTGCATTTGACACTGCAGATTTATATTCTTTTTGTTGTTCTTTCTTATTGTAGTTATATAGATAGGTATATTGTCTGACCATATTTCTTATATTAGAAACTTTTTTGTATATTAAAAAATTGAAGGTGTCTGTAAGGCCCTTCTCTTCATTCAAGATTGGTTTTTCTGACTCGTTGTATCCATCGAATCCAGCATTAATGTATTCTTTAACAGCTATATCAACTACTTCTTTTCTCTGCTGTGGATCTCTACTGCCTTCAAACCAGTCTGGTCCAAGTATTGCTGAAAAATCTCTTGTTGAGTTAGAGATTAAATAGTCATCAATTGTTTTTTTTGACTTTGAAGTAATAATACTAAAAAGTGGATCAGATGATTCTGAATCATCATCTGGATCTAGATTATACATTTGCTGCCATATATTTTTTACAGAATCATAATTGTGATAGCCAGTTCTAAACTGGTCCCATATTCCTTGGGCTTGACCAATTGTTCTGCCATTGCCAGCAATTACTTTTATTTCTGAATCAAACTTTTCATCAAAAAATGCTCTAGCCTGTATTGATACAGGATTATCTGCTGTATATACAGCGGCAAATTGCTCCCTATAATTACCAGCATTCTTAGCATCTGCGTCTTTTTCTAGAATATCTTTTAGATTATCTTGCTCTAGATTTGAAAGATTATCATCAAAAATTTCAGAGAAGTAAGCTTTATAATTTCCACCATTATTCTGATCTCTCTTAAGAGCATCAGATGATCTGAGAAATAGTGACTCATCTGGAGTATAGATGAAAGACGGTCTTAGTCCTCCTCTTATCCCAGATCTAGTTTCACCTACAAATTCTCCCGCAACTGCAACAAGATCTCCCTCTTCCAGAGTTTGAAGATCTGTTTTCCCTTCTTTTCTATATACGCCAAATCCTATTAAGTTTGGCTGATAGCTCCCAAATGGACCAGTAGGAGTTCTTCTGCTTGCGCTAAATTCTTGAACAGGATTGACTGCAGTGGTCACTACTCCTAATGGAACTGAGTCAGAAACAAAAGTGAAATAACACTCAGGTTGACCAAGAGTAGATGGATCTCCCATTTTTTCTTTAAAGTCAGCTGTAGTCTTCATTGGAATAGTATCTAGAATGTCTTCATTGTCTGAAACTTCACCAAATGGATCTGAGCCACTAAGAGGAAAATTAATTTTTCCTTCATCGTTTATAATAATTTCTTCTAAGAAATACGCAGCGTCTGGAGATACTATTGCATCTACATCTATATTCTCTCCCCACATAAAATATGCAGGAGCGCAAACAACTGCTCTTTTAGTGTTTGGATTATATACTAAGACTTTTCTTCTCTTATAGTCTGATACGTTACCATACAAATCGCTATCGCTAAAGCCATATCTTTTCTTAAACATTTCTCTCATTTTACTATTGTCTTCGCCTGCTTTATAGGGCCATCTCATAGCAATATAGAATTGTTCGTGTTCTGCGTCTATTGGCATGCCCCACTCTTGAAAATCAAGACGTTGTTTCTCATCTGAAATATATGCGTCTTCATAAGCTGGGTCTAAATCTTGATAGACTTCAGAATAGCCTTTCGTAAAAGATATTTTTGCTTCTGATTCACCCTGGGAATTTTTATTATACGATATACTAGTTCCCTCTGAACCTTGTATAAATACTGGTAGCGGCATTGTTACTAGCAAGCTTGCCTCTACTCCAGATCTGGTAGTACTAGGTCTTAGTCCTGATGGATCGAATGCAGCGCTTTGTGCAGTAAAATAATCTCCACCTATTAATTTTAACTTTGATGCAAATGAAAAATTAAAGTCTAGAGACTTTTCATCACCTTTAGTTGTAACAAGAGATGTGTCTTTTCCATCACCTTTTTGATCAATCATCTGTTTTTCAATCAATGCAACGTCTACAATATTCGACATTGATCTTTGAATGTCATCTATATCTTCTATTCTTAGAATTTTATCTAAGTCAAGAGAAGGAAGAGTTCCACTTATTCTATCGGTAAAAAACGGATAACTATATCTGATAGGAAGCTGTGGAACCTGTTTGTGATCATCTTGAATTTCTCTTACAATACCACCAGAACCAAAAGGTAAGTGAAAACCAACTTGTACTTTACCTTTATTTTTAGGAAGCACTGAAACAACTTCTACATTTCCAGTATCTTTAAATAAATTTATTCTTGAGTAATACTTTAATCTTTCTGGATCTTCAAGATCTATTACCGTACCACCAAGTCCTCCAGAAGAAGATTCAGCACTGGGTTTAAAAATTCCTCCGTACTCTGACATGTCCTTTGCAAAAGAAGCTAATGTATCAGACATTGGAGACTCTTTAAGCTGCAGAGCGGCTGCAGCATCTCCTAGTGGAGATGTTTCTTTATTAATAGAATTAAGTATTGACTTGAGATCATCATCAGCTTTAATGTAACCTGGAATATTAACTCCATCTTTTTGCGCTTGCTCTTCTGATGGGAAGCCAGTTGAAATCGGAACTACACCAGATGTATACAGCCAATGTGGTTTTCCATAAAATATTGTTGATCTATCTTCAAATGGTCTAACTGCAACTATATAGTTTGGAAGAAGTCTTGCACATAGCTGAAACATATCCCATACTGATCTCATGTAGGTTTGTGCTCTAAATGAAACTTCATCATAAATATCATCATCTGTATTATTTAATAGTCCCATAGTCGAAAACAGATTCTTGAATCCTCTGCCCGATAGAGTTTTTAAAAGCTTAGTTCCTAAAATAGCTCCACCTGTAGCCATTCCTATTGGTCCGTGCATATCTGGCAAGTGATACGGCAAGTGTACTAGTGGCCAAACCATTACTAGTTCCTGCAGCCTTTTTATCTTCTGGAACAGAATATAAGCCTTTTTGTCTGGCTTCTAGAGCTGCTGATGCATCAGGATTATTTGGAGCTGATTGAATTAAATTGCTCCATGTAGATCCAGACAGTCTATCTAGATATCCAAATTTTTCATCTAGCACCTTACTTTCATCGATTGATGCCAGTGTTGCCCATCCATCATCAAGGTCCCCACCAAGGAATTGTGCTACACCTATTCCATTACCTGGATATATATTTCTTTTAAATATTTCAAGATCTCTTTGAGTGCTAAAATTTGCCCAGAGAGTTTGCATAGCAGCAACTACCGGAGTTCTAACTGACCCACCTGCTGACTGCATTCCACGAAAATCAGTAATTGATCTGTCTGGAACAAGAGAATTAACACCAGGAACATTATTTAATAATCCAGTTGCTCCACCTGTGACTATGTTTGCTGCGCTATTCCATGCTAAACCAACAGTGCCTGTTATGGGATTGTTTCCTACTGCATTGAATGCATTAGTTACACTTTGTTTTAACATCTGTGATCTTTGCGCTTCCGCTTCTGTTAGTGGAGCATAAAGTATTGAACCAAAGTGTCTAATTCCAAATTTGTTTTCAGAAAAAACAGCTCCTCTGGTAGCATGTGCAAATGCTTCCCTGGTCCTAGAAGAGCCCATTGAAAGAAGTCTAATCATAAGGTCTCTAGGTTCTGACATCCAAAGACCAGTATTAATACCTCCGTCTATTTTGCCTGAATCACCTTTTTTGTTTGTTGAGTTGATAATCGGACTAAGCTCTATTGCGTCTGACTGAGCAACAATTGTAATAATCTCACCATGATCGACTTCAGTCACAATGCCATTAAATACAGTTTGAAGAGAATTTGGATTTGATCCATACCCAGCCCTTAGATGAACTCTAACTCCAGGCTTCATTCTCATATTTTGTATTTCAACCACATAAGAAGAATTCATGTGAGATCTTAAGTTAAGGGATCTAGTTATTAATTTATCTACAATTCTTAAAGTGCCCTCTCTTATGCCTTCTTGAATTCGCGATTTATCTACATTATATATTTCGCCATTATTAATCAATGAAGTAAGAGTTTTTTCTGGCTTGCTCAATTTTGAGTAAGTATTGGAAATCCTCAGCACTAGTGTGTCGCCAAGTAGATCTTCTGATTGAACAATAGAAAAATCTATAACAGACTGTAAACCATAGAAATTATCAAATAGTTTTACTCCAGCAAAAAAATTAGAATCATCTATGAGCCACAACATATATGTTGGAAATGCTCTTAGCATTCTTCCAGATATATCTCTATACTGAGAGTCCATCATCATTTTTTGCCAATGATTTCCAACGCTTTGATTTTTTCCAGAAGCATTCACGGATTGCATTTTGCTTTCTGAAGTTCCGTATGCGTTCATGTAGCTATCTAGCGACTTTGCTCCAGGAATTCCAGTATGAACGTCCTGCTTTTCTCTATCAGGACAAGAGGTATCAGATATCTTCATCGTCTGATTACCAGTTATTTTTCCGTTAATGTTTCTTCTAATATTATCTTCTGCTATGTAGAATCTTCCATCATGAGTATCGGAATGACCAAATATATATCCACCATCTGGAGTCTGATAAATTGCCGGTATCTTACCAAGTTCATTTGAATCAGCCGCTGGTATGTAATGCATGATTCCAAAATGCTGCGAATCATCTGGATCAAAAGATGGCCTTGGATTCTTGTCGTTTTCCTTGATGCTGTCCTGTACAAGTTTATTAAATGCTTGTACTTGTTTTTCTACTCCACCAAGAATCTCAGATACATTAAGATTTCCGTACTTTGTCTTAAACTCTAAATCTTCAAAATTATATAGAATATCAGAATCATCTCTAAAGTTTTCAATCATATCCTTCCATATTGTTGGATATTTATTAACTATATTTTGATCCCTAGAAAGACCCTGCTGTTCAATTATAGTATCATTTTGAGAGTCGTAAATTGCAACTCTAAATAGTTTCATGGCCTCGTATGGATTTACTCCCATCTCTTTTAAGAGATAGTTTTTTACCTGTTCCATATCTCCGTTGCTAGAAATGAGAATTTCTTTTATCGAATTGACAATAGCTACAAAGTTTTCTTTTGATTGAATAGTTTCAGCTAACTTAGAAGTACTTTCCTGATCTATCTCAGGAATACTAAATTGATCTGGTTCAAGCACATTATTAATTACATCATTATCAAACATTTCAAATGATCTAAAGTAAAAGTCTGGATCTAAAGATCCTACATGATCATTAGTGTCTGGATCTTTAATAGACAACGGCATATCTGGATATGTATTTATCATTGACCATCTTTGCTTCAGCCTGAGAAAAGGATTCCTCTTTGTTCCAAATTCCTTAATGAGAGCAATCTGTGATTCAGAACTAATATTCTCTCTCTTTTGCTGGAATATATCAAAATCAACAAAGCCAAGTCTTACATTGTAGACGTGTGGATAACCAGGAATTGTATCGACATTATAAGATACTGGAAGAACATATTTGATTCCACAAAGAGCAGTAAGAATGTTTTTAATTCCCATGAAACCTATGACTCCAGCTGCCTGCTCTAGTCTTGCAAGTCCGCTTAAAAAGTCAAACATTCTTGTTAATTTAGCTAATTCTTTTTCACCAAAAACAGTCAATGACATATTAATAAAAGAATCATTACAACCTATATACTGAAATGTAGGTTCATCTTGCATCTGTAGTTGCATCTTTGCCATATTATTAGACAATGTAACTGCAACATTAGTTACAATAACTGATTTTTCATCTAGAGAAACTTTCATCATGGGAACTGCCCACTCTTTTATTGTAAAACTTCCTCCAGTTTTAGCTGCATGAGCATCGAATATTTCTTTTATTCCCTCATCGCTGTAAAAGTTTTCATACAAAGAAACATGAAATGCATCAACGTATCGTCTTTCAACTTTTGCCTTAGTCTGTTTCCAAACTGCTGAATTTTGATCAGTGACTGGAGGAACTAGTTTTAAGCATTCTTCTTTAGTTGCTTCCTGTATTTGGTATTCAAGATATCCTTTGGGCATCTTAGCAAAAGTATATATTTCATATTTATCTTGCTTTAACTTATTGGTTAGTTCAGGACTCAATTGACCAGGAACCTGAACAGACGGATCATCTGGAGACTTTTTGGTCTTGATATAATCAATAACTTTTGGATTGGTTATATTATTATTTGATATATAATCTATTGCTAATGCATCATATACTTTGTCGTATATAGTTGAGCTATTTGATCCAGCTAGTGCTACTTGAACAATTTTTTCTGCGACTTTTTTATCTGACATAGTAAATTGACTAGACCTACTCAAATCTACAACTGTATCCAAACTTCTATATAGTGCAGCTTCTGCTATATCAATTCCGATTTTTTTAAGAATTCCTTCCCAGAAAGCTCTACCAAGATCTGTTAAGTTTCTTTCTTCATCTGTTCTAAATGCAGATACGTCTGGTGATGTAAACTTAGATTGTATTTGTTTTGGAATATAAAATTGAACATTGTTTCCATCAGTCCATTGCTTGTATATATTTGTTACAAGCTGGCCAGACAAAGAACCAACGTTATCATCTTTTACTATTGTTGCTCCTGGACCATTAATTGATATGACAGAAGAAAGTTTCTCTTCTTTTGAAGCGTCGTAGCTATCTGATGAAATTTCATCATCCGTTAAAAGGAACTCTTCATTTGCTGAATCAGCTATAGCATTAGCGGCTCTTCCCATGTAGAATCTATATCTTGACCAATCCACTGCCTGATTAAAGTCACTCAACATAGGGAGAAATGGCTTATGGTTAAACACCTTTAATTCTAGATCAACAGAGACAGCAAATGGAAAGTTAGGAATTGTAGAAACTGACATTGAAGAAAGAGCAACACCAGTAATATTAAATACAGAATTAAGATAGTGATTTCTAATTGGCAGAATTGGAGCATACTTGAATGAAGCTATTAATCCCCTGAGTGAAGAAAGAAATTTATCTATTTTTTCTTGTTGATTTGGATCAAGAAAATCTGTCTTAATATCGACGTTAAACTTCGATCCCAAATTCATTTGTGCAGCATCTTTTGCGGTAATGCCCCAGATCTCTTCATAGTTTGGAAAGAATAGTTTTAAAACTATGGTTGTTTCTTTATACCCAGCATTGAACTTTGGTGATGATTTTTGTCTAATTGCTCCACCTGTAAGACTTCCAGTTTTGAATCCTGTATTAACAGATATTGAGAGTGGTGGAACATAAAAATTAGATGCACCTAATCTAAGATGAAATGCGTCAGGAGTCTTAGGTGCAACACCAGAAGGCCAACCTATCTTTTTGATAGCGTCTTCTATCTTCATAGCAGTAATAAAGTTATCTACTGCCCAGACTGGCTTGAATACTGCCTTGCCATCTTGGTCTACTCCAAAAGATTTAAACATCTGCTCAATAATCTGTCTTTGATTATTAAGTGCGTCCTCTTCTGAATATCCATAATCCGCAGTAGCAGCAATTGCAGTTACAAATAAATTAAAAATTCTTGGAAAAAACTTATAAATTGTTGCTAATGCTAAAGGGTCTCTAACAAAATAATTTTTTACTTCTATTAATTTGTCCATCCAGAATACATCACGTTCTGGCTTTGTGTAGTCGGCTGCAGATGATCTTAATGAAGTTTCTGAAGAAAATCTTTGTCTAGAAAACTCTTGTATTCCGACCAATCATTTCTGACAACTCAATTAAACCTGAATTTTTTATTTTTTCAATTAACTTTTCTGCTTGATCTTCAGTGAGATTTATTCCATAGGAATTCCATTGAAGTAGATCATTACTCCCTTGGTCTCTTACATCATCGCCACTTTTATCTCTTCCCCATGTCCAATTGAGATTATTTGGTCCTCCACTTGTAACATCTGAAACATAGTTGACTGCAGCATTTAGCCCACTAGATATTCCGCTTGCTATTTTACTCCAAGATCCCCTTTTTTTAGATATCTCTATCAACTTACTAAATGGTTGAAGGTCTGATTCAGAATATGTTTCTGTTGTTCTGGGATCAGTCATTAAATCATCTCCATAAAATTATTAAAAAAACTTATTTGTTTGTAACATATCATTAAGTTTGAAAGCTGATGTATTAGATGCAGCTATAGAACTATAATTATTTATTATACCATTTTGTTTAAAAGATGACAAACTTGATAAACCATTTTGAGCCTGAGAAATTTGAGCTATCTGCTTTTTTGAGTATCTTGCCTTCTGAGCATCTTTAGATGCGTAGCCAGTTCCTTCCATCTGAATCATGGTTGATGAACCATTTTGAAGCCCCTCAAAAGAACCTCTTACTGGGTCAGAAACTCTCTGCTTGGTACTATTTCTAGGGGCATGGTCTACATTTGTTTGATTTGCTACATTTTGAGAATCTGATTTTTTATTATTAGACGCTATTTGAGCTGCATATTTATTGTCAGTAACAGCTCTTCTGCTATTATCCGGTCTTTTACCAGCAGCATCGGACAAGCTTTTATTTTGTTGATCAAATCCGATAAATCATAATTTAAACCTAAAATCTAGAGGCTACCTCGGCATAGCGATCTTGCCCGAGGTTTGGAAGACTGTTATACATAGTACTGTTAATTGGACCATCTACCACACCGCCTAGCATTGAAGATAGATTTTCTGCTTGATCTGTAGATCCATTTAGATATACTTTATACTGCATTCCTACAGAAGATTGATTTGAATAAGAATATGGATTTGAAGACATTTCCATCTTTGGATAGTCCGTTTCATATGCGCTTCCTCCTGGAAGCATTGGAGGGCCTGTCATTTCTTGTTGCCCTCTCTCTTTCTTTGCAGAATATATAAAACCAAATGCTGCTAATGCTGCAGCAGCTACAACCGCAGTCTTTACGCCTTTGTCTCTAAAAGCATCGCCAAGTGCACCTGTTTTAAAAGAATCTTTAAATCTTTTATAACTTGTTCTTACCACAGAAACAGGACTTGAATTAACAACATTGCTTAATATAGTTCTCATAGAGTTATCTATCTGAACGTTGCTTGACTGAAATAAATCTAAAGCTTGCTGCTCTGCTTGCTGAACACTTCTAGAAGAAGTATAAAAATTGTACGCATTAATTACTTCTGGTGAACCATCCAAAAAGTCTGTTGCAGAATTTTTTCTAGTTCTTCCTGCTAATTCTTTTACTAAGTTGATTGCTTCTTCCTGTTGATCTGTTAAATCTGGAATTAAACCACTTGAACGGAGTTGATTTATGATAACTGCATCTTCGCCTTTTCCTTTTCCTGTTAAAGACCTAAGTTCAGAAATATATTCTTTAGCTTGGTCTGCTGACATTTCAGTAATATCAGTTACGGAAGTAAGTCTCGATCCAGTAATTCGCTGTCTTAAGTCCTCAACAATATCAAATGCATTTGACATTCTTGACATAGCGTCTAGATCTGTAGATCTCCTTTGCAGAACTGCAAGTCTTCTGATTCTAGACTGATTAAATAATTTTATAACCATCGCAACATCTGGATTATCTTCAGTTATCATTTCTGATTTTAATATAGCTGCAACGGTTACATCTTTTTGTTCTAGTAGAGCATCAAATGTATCAACTATATCAAGAACGCTTTTACCAGTTGCTGTAGCTGCTTGACTTTGCTGTATACCAAGAATTGCTTCTCCTATTTTGGTATTAAGTTCAATCCTTAATTTTCTTAATTGATATATCTGTACATCAGAAGTATTATTAAGCATTTTTTCTATTTTTGATATTTCTTTTATATTTTTATCATATTTATCAATTACTGCTTTAACTTTTCCTGTATACTCTGGATCAGCTGTAGCTGTCATATTAAGAGCTTCTTGTCTTGCTTTTCTAAGAGAAGAAGACTTTGTTAGATCTGCAGTCGCTTGTATTTCTTTCATCATTTGAACTACTTGATCATGCTTTGCATATTTTTCATAGGCCTCTGTACCCTGTCTCATAAAAAAACTATAAAGAGCACCGCCTGTTATTTTACCATCTCTGATTACAAGTCCTTTTTCTCCAGATTCGAGAATTTCAATTTGCTGCCTCAAATACTCTTTTACTTGATTTTCTGCTTGATTACTTAGATTTAGTCTTTGCTTATTTGCTTCAACATATTCCAAAAATTCATTAAAGCCTCTTAGAATGTGTACTCTAATTTTTTCTATTTCTTGTTCGTTTCCAACCCTTGCATAGCCAGTGGCTCTTTCAAAGAGACTTCTTTCAAGACCGAAAAGTTGATCCTCATCGATTGAACCTGTAGAAAGAACTTGATCTAAAACTTGTTTTCCTCTTGCAAAAGATATACCAGCTTGTGACCTTAACATATTTTCTCCAACAGGTGACAATCTAAGCGAAGCTCCTTGACCACCAGCTAAGGCAATTCTTTCTTCCTCAGACATTGAGTCAACATATGCCTGCCATACTTTTTCTGCTACTTCGTCTGATATACCCTGCTCTATTCTAATTGCTTGTGCTGCTCTAGAAAAATGATCAACTTTTAATTGTAGACCAACAGATTTTGCTATGTCGACGGCGTTTGAAGCAGAAACAGTAAGGAATGCAGACGATTTTTGAAATGCTTCATAAAGTGCTCTATCTCCACCCCCAATAATAGACGCTGCTGCATCCACTGTGTAGGTAGCCATTGATTGTCTATTAATAAATACGCCAATTGTATCTTCAATTCCTACATTAGCTGCTTGTTTTTGAATTAACTCTAAAAACTTTTCAGACTCTGCTGCTATAATATGTTCTATGCCACGGAAATATCCTGGTGCATTCTTACCAAGAACAAGTTGTGAAACAACTTCCATTTTTTCTTCATCTGTTGATCCAGAAATTTCAAAACCAAGCTTTCGTTCAAGGGATGATATTAATTGAGCAGTTCTTTCATTTTCTCCTTCTGCTTTAAGAACCTGATAAACAAGATCAGATTGATATCCAGGGGCAACACTGTTAGGATCGATTCCTAACTCTGTTGCCATTTGAGCAAATGGCTTTCCTGAAGAAGTTATTGCATCAAGTCCCAGCATTGATGGACTTTGAATCATTGCCATTTTAACCATTTGCCTTGGAGTTAATTCTGGAAGCAAAGAACCGTAGGCTTTTTCTTTGATTTTTATAATTACTGCTTCAATATCTTTTAAAGGTGTATTAGGAAGAATAAGTTCATCTTGTTTTCTTGAGCCTATAGCTCTTTTTATTCCATTGATTATGGGTGAGTCACTAGATATTCCTATTTCACGCAAAGCTTGAGGATCATTTAAAATAGATAAAAACTTTTTATCTTTACCAAGAGCAGCTTTTAATGTTCCATGATGTCTTAAGTCTGCTGACATAGCAATTGACTCTTGAAATGCTGTTGGCTGTCTTAACGTCATAAATGCTAGTCTTTTTTTGCCTGATGAATCAGTAAATGTTGACATCAAAGGAACGCCTTTGTCGTCCAAGTCGAATCCACCAAGAGAGTGCTGATATAGATAAGCTGCCTCACCAGCCAACATCATTGCCTTGCCCTTGATTCTAAATCCTAATAAGGGAATTTCTGATGGATTACTTACTGGCGTCGTTAACCCTGTTAGTTTACCGTAGCCAGGTTGTTGTACGAAACCACTCGGTGAACCGTACCTTGCTAGATCTACAGGTATTCTAGCAACTTCTTTTTGGAAATCTTCAAAGCCCAAAGCTTTATCTAATCTAACGTCAAATGTTCTAAGGTTATACCTATTTGCTGTTGGCATAATAACCTCTGCTCTTCCGTCTTTCAATCTAACAACTTGAGCGTTGTAATAGTCAGTTATTCTTCTTACTAGTTGGGGTATTTTTCTTGGATCTACACCTGAAGCTAAAAGTCTTTGAATGTCTTGAGCTTCATTTATTCTTTTTAGATGTGAATATTGATGACGAAATGGTATTCTATCAATATCTTCCATGCCGCCAGGAATCGATAAAGCTTCTGTACGTATCTGCTCAATGACAGCTTTTGGTATCGCTTCGATTGCTGCATCTCTGGTAGCAGCACCCATAAATTCATTGGTTTTACCAATGCCTTCTAAAGCATTTTGTCGCAAAATTCGAATCATGTTTGGCTGCATAAAATATTCACTGTGACTCAAGAACATTAGTGGATCGGTAAATACTTGATCTCCACCACTTCCAATATTCATCAATAAATTTCTTACTGCATCAGTACCAACTTCTGTCTTTACTGCTGATGAATCTGCTATTACATAAGGTATTAATCCATCTTTAAGTCCAAATATTTTTTCAGCTTTTTTGGAGCCCATAACCATTGCTTCACCCTTGAATTGACCAGCACCTAAATTAATTCTAGTAATTACATCATCATTTCCTTGGACTTTTGCAAGAACCCTACCTATGCCGTCTACGTCTTTTTGCAAGGCTATAATCTGCTCCATGACATCTTCGCTTAATCGTCCTGCATTTTTTAACTTATCTATTTCAGATTCATAGTGAGACTTTATGTCGTAAAGTAGTTGCGTTGTCACAATGAATTGTCCGTCATTACTTTTTTCTAATCCAGTGGTCATAGCTTCTATTTTTTTATCAATGCCTCTAAACATATGACCAGTGCCAGCAGACGTTGTCCCTGCTATGGTTGCTGTTCCCGGAACGTTGTTAATTCTCTTTGAATTAATTGTATCTCCAAAGATTCTTCTTGTAGCTGTTGCTAGAGTCTCTCCTGGTCGCATATCTCCCGCTCGTGCTGCAGATTTTGATTGCTGCCAATACTGTCCAAGAATATCTATTTCTTGATCAGTAAAGCGATACAACTGTCTCATCTCATCTTGATAATTTTGAATTCTTCCGCGTTAGTCCATCTCCTGAACCAACGTTTAGATATTGTCGTTCGGATTGTTCCAAAGATCTCACGTTGCCACTAAATGCTGCTTCAAGTTTAGATGCTACTCTATCTATTACAAGCATTCTATCTTGGAATAAGATATTATGCCTGATAGAAGGTATTCCAAAAGCATCAAGAGTATCAACTGCCCTATCAGCTTCCGACATACTAGAGGTCAAGCTGTATAAATCACCTCCAAAAGCATAAGTAATTTTTGACTGATCTAAGAATTGTGATATAAAAGTTTCGCCAATTGAAAAGTCTCTTGGAGATATATAGCTTTGCATTCTCTTTGCAATCTTTGCAACGTCTGCCCAATTTTTAGAACCATCTTTTTGTGCTACTTTTTTAAATAATTTTGATAAATATTCTTTTCTTATTGGAGAAGCTCCAACAACTGATTTGAGAAGTTTTGATTGTTCTCCAGTTAACTGTAGACCACTTTCGGAAAAATATTCCAATATTGAATAACCTTCATCGGTTATTGATACGGTTGTTCTCCTACTTTCGTCAATTGTTTGATCTAAAGCTTGAATAACTCCTTTTTGATTATTCTGAGTGTTTGACTTATAAAATTTAGCTCCTATTGAAGTTCCAGCTAAATGGCCTAAACCAACATCTGTTAGCTGTTGCATTTTTACTGGATTAGATGCAGCTTCTCTTAAAAAGTCGTTAACAACTTTTACTTCACTTGCTAATTGATTTGCACCTCGAGTTACAGAAAAATTATTAAAAGGACCTTCTGACGTAGCAGAAGAAAATATTCTAAAATCTATTAAACCTAATACGTTGACAGAATCAAATGCATCTGATATTTCATCAAAAGATTGACCAGTTACTTTATTAACATATTCAATTTTTCCATCTGACTCAACAACATCAATTGCAAATCTATATTTTGGAATAGAAGTTAATGCTCTTCTTGCAGTCTCTAATTTAGGATTTATATTAGTCATAATTATCTAACACCAGAATATATATCTATACCAGAAGATCCAAAACCATTTAACACTGGAACAACATTTCCACTAATTCCATTTCTGGACATCATCATTCTTATTTGAGCAGCAACGTTTTCTGAATCTTGTTCTTTTTTAAATTCAGGATAGCTTGGATTGACCAGTTCTGCTTCACGCACCTGTTGAGGATAGTAACCCATTTGGGACATATTAATTCCCATAGATTCTCCCATTTTTATTTTAACATGATCCATATTTGTATTTGGATGCCAGCCTTCCCATCCAAGGTCTGGAAGTTCATGTCTAGAGAAGTATTCTACAAGATCTGGTCTAGACTCTACTTTCATTCCCCAAGCTGCTTCATATATTCTTCTTTCAAGTCTTGGAGCAGTAGAAAGAATCCTTTCTCTTTCTTGAAGTGGAGCATTAATCATTGCTTTAAAATGTTCACGTTTTCTTTTTGGAATTGCCAAAGATAAAGTTTGTACAGAAGAGTTTTCTAAATCTGCTCCATACATCGTTCTTTTAGCAGCCTGGCTAAATTGAGCTGCTGCGGCCATATCACCTTGAGTTTTTGCCTCGTTTGAAAGCCTAGTGTTTTTTACGTAACTTAATATATCAATATACTCTTCAAGAGCAAGTTGTTTTTTTCTTTCTTGTGGCATAAAGCGTTCGCCAGTAATTGCTTGTTTTGTTTTCGAATACAAAGAATAACCAGCTCCAGTAGTAAAACCTATTAAAGAACTTCCAGTTTTTGCTTTGGGAGAACGACCAAACTGAGACATTACTCCTGACATAACCAAACCGCTAGTTAAAGGATTTCTTCCTTGACTTTTATATAACATTGGTTTGATAAAGCTATCTATTGGGTTTTGCCACTCTGGGAATGTTGCTCCATATACATTTCTTCTTTCCCAATCTTCTTGTGCAGTTCTATCAGAAAGGAGTTTTGTATTTATAAAAGTATCTCTGTGAGCTATATATTCACCAACTCTACCAAGAGTGAGTGCTGATATAGATAAATTTAATTCTTCTGGACTTGAATATTTATACTTATATTCACTAAAAGTATATTTTGTTGTTGCCTCGTCAACTCTGGCTCTGATTTCTTGCAGCTTCTCTCTTTGACCCGGATCAATAGATGCCATTGTAATTTGAGTATTGAGTTTTCTAAACTGCTTTGAATAAGGTGCAATATCGCCCAATATATCTAGTTGAGTAATTGGATCATTATATCCAGACATATCAGGATTAAGTCTTTCATACCCAATACCTGGAAGCCTAAGCTCTCCTTCTTGCACCCTAGTAAATGGATCACCCTGTTGGAAATTCATAAAATAGTCGGCACCTGGTAAAAATGGGTACTTTATTCCCATTGTATTTTGAATTGGGTTTATATAGTTAATATCTGTTCTTTCTTTAGGAACAAATCTTCTAACTATTTCTGATATTTCAACATTACCAAGTGCACCTTCAGGCTTAATTGGTATGTCTCCCAAACCACCTAGATTAAGATCCCAGAATGCTCGTGTTGATCCATAGGCTTTAGATGCAGACTGCAGCATTGACCTCTGAGGTTGCAAATCTCCTTGTCCAAATCCAAATTTTTCTCTTAGAGAAGCAAAAGCAAATCCATATATACCAGCTGTCTCCTGCAGTCTATAACCAATTTCTCCAGATACCATTCCAAATCTGTTAGACTCAACTGGTTGACCAGCTGCTACAATTCCTGGAGGAACATTACCTGGCACTGGTGGTGGACCAAACTGTGCTGCTTGAACATATATGTTATTAATATTTGCAATTGATGAATTAGAAATTCTACTTGCAGTTTGCAGGGGCATTCCGCCCATGTATGAAAGTCTGGAGTTAGCTTGAGATATTTGATTTGCTACTGGACCATAACCTCCACCAGTGCTTGATACCAGTGCAGATCCCCCCTGGCCCATAGCTGGACCAGATATTCTTTGAACTCTACCACTTGAAATCAAACCCTGAGGATTATATGCACCGCTTTGACCAGCAGAAACATATTGACCTAAAGCACTGATTGTTTCTTGCTGATGCATAAGCCTTTGTGGCTTAAGAAGTTTACCAAAAGTTGCATTAAGAACTGAAGTAACCGGACCCCATGGTCCAGTAAAATATTCGCCAGTTGTTGGATATGGTCTATCATAATATTGTTTTTCTTCAAACCTATAAGGATCAAACGGCCTTAAGGGAGAAAAGTCATATCCAAAAGCAAATCTTTCTAGTGGACTACCAAACGATTCGCTTGTGTAGTTTGCGCCAGCTTGAAGCCTCTTATAATAAGAAGGCCTATAATACATGACCTTTCCACCCTTAAATGGTGTAACACCAAGTGGCCAGTATCTACCTTGTCTGATTGGAACTTCACCTTCTAAGAGTTGTTCCTTTTTTTCCTCATAGGACATGCCACCTGGAGTAATTCCAGACAATACTGACTGTGCTTCTACTGCAGATCTTGCTAGCTTGCTAGTAAAATAAGGAGAGTAAACCCTTTCTCCTCTTCTATCTCTTTCATTTGCAAGTCCGCCTATTGTCCTATCTGCAGTTAAAAGTGCCGTTCCTCCAAGAACTAATGGAACTGCTCTTTTGGCAACCATTCCACCCGCATAAAGAGACATAGGGCCAGAATACTTTGATTCATCAAGTCCTAATCCAAATGTCTCAAAGTATTTATTTAATCTTTGAACACCATGAGAAACTGGCACAGACGCGGCACTGAATGCCTCTGCGTCTGAATATGTTGAAAATCCTAGTGCGCTCTTTGCTGCTCTACCAAAACCAACAGAAGAAACAACAGTTCCAAATGTTGGAACAAAAACTGTGCCTTGATTACCTAGTTCATTTACTGCTGTCTCTTTTAGTCTATATTCTGATGGCTTAAATGTTCTTGAAACAAATGGCCTAAATATACTAATTACGTCATTTCCAATTCCACCGGTTCCAACGTTTACTATATTTTGACTAATAAATGGATCAAGCAATGTTGCAAAACTTTGAGAACCTGAATCTCTTATTGACATCAAGCTTTTTAATGCTTGCGTTAAGTTCTCTGATTCAGTTGCTGATTTTTTATATCCCCTAAATGCCACAAAGTTTAATACAGATGAAAGACCAGCTGCTCTTGCTTCGGTAGCTTGATTTTTGCTTATTATGTCTCTTGATAATAGCTCTAATATTATCTGTTCTATGTCAATTACAAATTGACCAATGTCTACATTTCCAGTATTTTGTGCAGCAGCAAATGCTCTTCTTTGTAGGGCTAATTGAAATATAGCTTCTCTTAATTCATCAACTTTTGTTGTAATAGTCGGAGAAGTTGCAACTCTTGGTGACATTTCATCTAAATCAAATTCCTCTAACTTAGATCTGACGACTCCCATTGATGCTGTTAGAGAACGTGTATCAACCGATTGAGAAGAAACTGCAGCAGAAGTTGCTTGTGCTTTCTCTATTTCTTTTACAGCAAATTCTCTCATTTCAGCTTGAGACCTAACTTGACTCAAGTTGATTCCCTCATCCGAACCACTAAGTATATTTCTTAAGAAATTTTCAGAACTATACTTTTGTTCTGCTCCTCTAATGACTGGAACAGGAGTACCATATGATTGTATTCTTCTTCTGAAAGATTCATAGGCTCTGAGCACTTCTTGATGGCCATATACTTGATCTCCAGACTCATCAACAACCTTCAGTAGATTATCTGCTTCACTTGTCAATGAGAGAGTGGATCCTCTTTTAGTTTCTACGACTTCATTTCTTAATAGCTTTCCAAAGACAACTGGATTATATAAGTCTTGTCGTCTTTGCCTGAATCTACCAAAGTATCTTAAAAGTGAGTTGGGCTGTTCTTCTGCTACATCAAATCTTCTTTGAATTTTTTCTAAAATAGATAAACCAGATTGTTCTTGCTGACCTGCTTGTGGAAGATTCTGGTTTATTTGTCTACCAGCAACAATTCTTGCTGTTCTTGAAAACATATCGTTTTCATTTGTAGCGAACTGTCTAAAAGTTCCAGTTAGTTTTGATACTTTTTTAGCTAATGAATCTGAAGTTCCACTGATAGAATATATTGATCCAGTTGGGCCAAAAAATCTTCTTCTTTCCTGCGCAAATACGAGTGCACTGGCACCTTCTGATGCTATCTGACCAAATGGCTGAAAGGAAAGAGATGGAACCATAGAAAATATGTTTCTATGATCTATTCCTTGCGGTCCACCATAACCAATCATATCCAAAGGATTAAATTTGATAATTGGTATTTGCAGCTGATCTCTAACGAAATTCATTGCACCAAAAGCTGCTGACCTTAGCCTGGTTGTATCTATTATATTCCCAGACTGAGTTCTGTAAACACCCTTAAGTTCTGAATAACCTATACTAGAAGAAATAGGATCAGTTCTTGCTATTTCGCTTGCTAATCCTTCGATAACATTTGTTTGATTATCATCGAGATAACCAAACATTCCCATATCAAAAGCTTCATCAATTAATAAAGGCTTTAATCCAAATAAGTTATAACCTTCTTTTGATGTAGAAGAGGTCATTCTCTTCTGCTGCATCAGGAATGCTCTTAATTGACCAATATTTGATATATCTATTCCACGCCTAGCTAAACTATCACCAATAACAGCCCTAGATACTCTTTGTCCATTTTCGTCTAATAGATTTATTCCAAGTTCATCTGCTGCAGACCTTGCTAGATAATCTGCTTTGTCTTGTGATATATCGCCTTCAAAATCTTTATACAAAGCTTTTTGAGCTCTGACCATTTTCCTACCAGTAGGAATAGCTACATCATCATAGAATGCGCTCCATGCTCTATTTATTTTGGCTTTTAAATTTTGTTGAAATTGTTTATTAGCAAAAAGAACATCTGTTAAAATAACAGCAGATTCAAATGCTTCAGGAGTAAATGTTGCATCTGCTATTTTTTCTAGTTCATTATCTCTACTAATAACTTGTTTGAAAAAATCTTGTGTATTATTTTTGTCAATAATTTTAGTTGCGCCAAATTGCATTCTTTGGCTTATATTTTCTGCAGAACCGTATGATCTAGGGATACTGACTAAACCAACTTTTTTAATAAATACGTCTGCTGTTCCTTCATTGACACCATTAGAAACAAGATGTCTGTATAGAGCTTTTTTATACTCTTCAGTTTCTATCTCTTTTGCGAATTTTCCTTGACTAAGACCTTGTCCAGCAATTGCAGAAGGACCCATAAACCTAAGAATAGAGTTAGAGTAATCAGAGAATATACTGCTGTGCAGTGATCTCACTTGCTTAATGCTAGAAGCAAGAAGCTCTTGAGGATTTGCTGATCTAATTCCACTAACAGCGGCTAATCCTTGATCATAAGATATGGCGCCATTGACAACATCATACGCTGTTCTAGCTGCTTTAAATCTTGTTCTAAATTCTGCTACACCAAGAGTAATACCCTTTAGAGATGGAACAGCATCGGCAAAACCCTGGAGTCTTGTTCCATGATCTATATGCCCAACATTTTGAATCTCATAGCCAAATAGATAAGCTTTTACTGAAGCTGCTGCTTTTCTTAACTTTCCAGCTTGACCTCCAGCACCTGCTGCTGCACCTGCTTCACGAGAACCTCTTCTAGCCTGTCTCATTGCAAAGACAACGTTGCCTTCTGCAGCTCCTCCTTCTTTTACTGCAGTAGCAAAAGCTGCAGTCATAGCTGTTGTATTTCTTGTTAGCGAACCAACAACTTTTTCTACATCTTGACCAAAAGCAGAAAGGATTGTTTTCACATCTAGAATTGCATTAGAGAATTTTGTTTGTCTAGCTGTTAATCTTAAGTTTGGATTCTTAGCTGTTGGAGCTGCAGCTAAGAACTTGATTCGAGAAATTGCTGCCCCACCCAAATCAAATGGCGTAAGCATTGTTGCCATATTAATGGCAGACTGCTTAGAAAAGTCTGCTATAACATCTACTGGGTTATACCATTTAACCCTTCTTCTATCTTGCTCTGTACCAAAGAATGGATCTACAACAGCCCTTTGTGTGACATACATTGCTGGAAGCTCAAAAGCTAGATTTCTAGCTCTTTTAACTAAAGCTTGTTGCATATCATCTTTGAAAGACCATACTGCTGCTGGCTCTCTAGTTACTCCAGCTGAAGCCTGCCTAATTTCTCCACTAGTTAAAAACTGATTTCCCTCTAACTGAAAAAGACCACCCTGAAGACGAGTAAGATTTTGTTTAGCAGTGCGTCCATCTATTTGAAAAATTAATTTTGAATATACGTCAGATGGATCTACACCATCTATTTGCCTCGTTACACCTTCAAGTTCGTCAAGAGCTTTCTTTATCTTTCCGGCACTCTCGACAAATCTTGTCGCGGATCCAGCAAATTTTCCACCCGAATCAGCTGTTGACTGAATAAACTTTGCTAGTTTTATTCCACCACTTTTTATAATTTTTGATGCAACTACAGATCCTGCCATTGTTGCTGTACTGGCAGCAAAAAAGCGCATAACGGGATGACCGTTAAGCGCTTTACTTAAAATGCCTGAGTTAGGACTTGGACCTTCTGTCTCGCCCTCTCTGATGGGAATATCTCTGGATGTTACACCAAAGCCTAAAGAACTAATGGGGCCACGATCTCTGATCATTTTTTATTCCCCCCTTATTTTAGGCCCCAAAGCTTCTGAGCAACAGGATCTTCGTATACTGCTTCGCCTGGCTTCTTGGACTGATTATATCTATTGGCAAAATCTTTTTGCTTTTTTGTTTCTTCTTCTGGATCAATCAACTGCAAGCTTACATTCGTTGATTCAATTCCAAGTATGCTTTGTTTAATTTCTATGATTTTTTCTGCCAAAGCAACATTTTCTGCCAACATTGTATATGTCATATTGTCTAAATCATCAGGACTATATGTAGCAATAGTAGCCAAAACAAAGGCTTTCATTAAGCTTCTCACCTCTGAAGCTTTTAACCTTTTTTCTTCTAAAACATTTTTAGCTTTTTTAATAGAAGAAAAGCCAGACTCTTCCAATATCTCATCGGCAAGAGAAGATATTAATCCAGCAGGATATTTATCGCAGTTAAACTGTTCTGGAAAAACAACTACATTTTTTATTATTAAATCTTCTATATCTACATTAGTGTAGTCACTAGAGTTTTGATATTCACAAATCTTGTCAAACTCAGAAAAAGTTAACTCTCTAAATACAATATCTTGACCTTTTATCTGTGTTACAAATAAAGATCCATAATTTTTTTTTAGTTCGTATAACTTTTCTGAGTCTAACATTAACTATAACTGACGAACCTCAAGGGCAACGAAGCCAGAAGCTTCTAGAACTTCTTGAGCTATAAGCGAAGGAAGTCCTGCCAACTCTCCAACAATACTCTGCTTGTCATAAGCGGGATAAAGAACACAAATCTCAGAAATTGCTTCTTCATTCCAAAGATTGGCTTCCGCTGAAGATAACTGACCAGCTTCAATTAACTGTTCCATCTTTCTTACAAGATTCTTATATTCTAATCTCGTAAGAGTTCTCCATGCTATGTGCTTATCATAAGTGATTGAAGTAACGTAAACGTCTCCATGCTCACTCTTCCAGTCTTTAATCATTCGTGCAGTTGGTCCATTTGGCCAAATCAACTCTTCATCATCAAGATCTTCAACCGTACTTGGTTCTTGTGCAATCTCTATTTCTTCTTCTTCAATCTCAGAAATATTTTTTTCTTGGACTATATATGCTTCATCCGAACCAACCTCTTGTGCCAATTCAGGTGACTGTTTTACAACTACTTTTCTTCCTTCAGTCATTATTTCTCCTATTTAAATAAATACACTTTGACATATTATAACATGAACAAATTTTAAAATACAAATTATTTAGTTCTTTCATTTAGTAATCTTAGCTCATTAGGTGTTAATGGTGGCTGTACCTTGTTTGAATCTGTTTGTTTTGTTCCTTCCGATTCAACATCAGAAAGTATTGACTTATCTGTAGATCTTATATTTCCATTAGAAACATACATATCTCTTGCTATAAAAGAGTAGTTTTCAACAACTGCAACTCCACCAGGAGTGACACTTAGATTCATCGATGACAGATTTACATCTTGTATAACTATGTCCATTTCAACAGCTACTTTTCCTGGCTTTACAAGTCTCTCGTTAAAATCTGTTGCCATCAATCTATCTAGAGTATCAAAATCATCTTCTGAATTAGTTCCCTTATTTCTAGCTATTGTTGAAACTGATCCTTCTTGAGTTCCGTATTTAATAATTAAATTAAATGGTGGGTGCGCACTAAAAATGTTTCTTTGATCCGAGCCATCTGAATCTGCGGCTAGTCTATCTAAATTAGATCTATTCCAGTATCTTCTTATGTTTTTTTCATCTTCAATAGACTGTTCATCTCTGCCCGATAAGTAAGATTGTATTCTGGCATTCTTATCTCCATTGTTAAACAAAATTCTTTGTTCAGCGGCAACAGATAGTAGCTCACGCATTCTTCCTGGATACCTAGAATACATCGAGAACTGGCCATTAATGATTCTTACTCCACTCATAATGACATCATACGTATAGGACCAAAAACCATACAGTGGTTGCTTTTCTTGGCTAATTGAAAATGCAACTCCGGCTAAATCCAATTCATATTCTGGATCAAATAAACCATCTATATAAACTCTAATGTCTTCGCCAGTAAAATAATAATCATAATAGGTATTAAATTTTTCCCCATCAGATGTTTTGCCAGCCCACTGTGCATCGACTTTTTCATTCAGTGGATCAAATGACTTGCCTGTTCTGATTGTTGTAGATGGAAGTGATCCTCCACGACCATAAAGTCTTTCTTGAAGATCTGCTGGCAAATAAGTTGTAAACGGTCTATAAGATCTATTTCCAACAACATCTTTATAATCAAAATCTGATGCCATTTATTACTACCTAACGTTTCTTGGAGCTTTAGGTTGTGGTGGAACTATTCTATCAATTAATTCAGTATAAGACTTGAGTGTTTTTTCAGAGTAGAAATTCTTCTGCCTTTGAAGATACATTGCTCTTTCATCATTAGGCAAAAGTAGTGGATCTGTTTCCATGCTTACTAATGGCTGAATTCCTCTTGCCATATATACATATGTCTGCTCAGTAATTAAGTCATCAACAGACATTGTCTGACCTTCATCTACTATAGTAACGCCATAAATTTTCATTTTTGCACCGAGGCCATACTCATTAAAAAAGCTAAGAACGATATCAAATGGCGGTAACATATCTGCAAGTGGAGCAAAAAATAGACCTGTTTCAGACATCATTTGTCTGAATTCTCTAATCCTATAAAAAGCATACTCGTTAAAGACTGTGAAGATTAAAGACCCACCTATTGTTCTTCCACCCTTTATAAAGCCCCTTGGATTTACGTGGCCAATTGTTCTTACTGGTGCATTTTCTCTGTGGACTGAATATGATATTGTTTGTAGTTCGCCAAGATTAAGAACATCTGTTCCCTCTATTGTTCCAGTATCTCTGTTGATTGCTGGTATTACCATTGCTGCGGAGATATCGACGCCAGCAAATGACATGTTTGAAAAAGGATCTGGAAGATTATGATCTATTCTATATTTTGAAAAAGAACCTTCATCATAATTCCAAGAATTATTTTTGTTAAACATCATTATCCTTTATAAAATAAATGTGGGGACTAGAAAAAATCCAGCCCCCACATTATTTAAATATAATATTTAGATTTTATGGTCTAATTATCTTAGTGCCGTTTTTGTTTAGACCGGCTGTAGTAGGAGTGCTCTCGTTGATGATCTTCTTAAGTGGATTATCTCCACCAAAAATACCACCAGTCAACTGAGCGTTTGATATCTTATACATTGGGCCAATTTCACGAGCAACGTAGGTCATTGTCTCTTCGATAACAATGTCATCCATTGAAGCTCCTGAACCTTCATTAAGAAGCTCAACTCCATAGATTGATCTTACCGCACCCTGGCCATACTCGTTAGCAAAGGTGATTGTAATATCAAATGGCGGAATCTGGTCTGCGTAGAAAGGAACCTGAGAAACGATATCAAGCTCTTGCTTATCAAACTCTGCAATGCCTCTCTTATGATTCGCATCACCAGGAAGAGTATTGCTTACTCTTGTGAAAAAGTTCTGTGGATTGCTATTGGTGTAGTTAGTCTCAAGCATTTGATAGAGGGCTGGTCTATCAAAAACTGTAAAGATTAATGATCCTGCGATACCTCTCTTGCCTCTTGAGAAAGAACGTGGGTTTGGTGAACCCATTGTGTAGATTGGGGCTTTTTCTCTGGTTACCGAGAAGGTAATGCCAGAAAGTGCACCAATTTCAACGCCACCAAAGGTAGCAACTATATCTGCGCCCGAAAAGGTTGTGTAAGTATTAAGATACTTATTAACCGGGCCATCATAATAATCATCAGCCATTTATATACCCTCCAATACGGTATTTATTATATGCTTAGTGCGACTTGAACTTCAATTGTCTTGAGTTCAAATGCTGGTGTTAATACGAGGTCAACAAACGCCTTGTTTTCTGCAGGGAAGTAGCTTACGCTAAAGTCACTGCTGAGCAGGGCACCCATTTGTTGCATACCTCTAAGTGCAGAAGTAATTGCTGTCTCCATTGAGTTACGTGTCTGAAGTGTTGATGCTTCACCAATAAACTTCTGACATACTTGTCTCACCAAAGTAGCTGCTTCTGAGATTATTCTAAAAGTAGAAATTCTTGTGTAGTCAGAAGTTGGCTGTGCCATTGTGAGGCCTTCAACAAATGTAGGAACCTTATTGAAGTTAAGAGCAATAAAGTTGGATCCCTTCTCTGACATTGCGAGTTGCTGAGTTCTAGTTGGGTTGTATCTGATTGATGCAACGTTGTATGCTGTCTTGTTTATTGGAGAAGTAAACGAAGCCATTCTTGAAATAGCTGCAGCAAATGTAGTTGCACCATTAGCAAATCCCCATGTGCTGTCGTAGTTAACGGGCTTGAGTTCTGAAGCAATAACAACAACGTACTTATTTGCTCCGTCATTTGCACCACCAGCTTCAAAAGTTGCATCTGTTCTTGACACAAGACCTGCAAGACCACCTGAGCCAATATGTGTTGCTACTTCACTTGGTGTCATAATCTCTGAAGAACCATCAACATAAGGCTTGACACCCATGATCGCAAAGCATGGGTAGCTATTCTCTGAAATTTCCTTAATTTTTTTACCAACCTTAGCAACAAAGCTATTTGCTGAGCTTGAGTTGTCAGCAACAAAGCCATAAACATCGCCTGGCCAGCCTGGTGTTGCTCCTGGTTCATAGTCAAAGTCAGTTGTCTTTGCGCCTCTACCCCAAGGAACAATAATGTCTGGCTGACAAGACTCAGCTGCATCAAATGCGGCATCAAAAACGCTTGTGCCACCTGATGTTACTGTGCCAGATGAGTAGTTCCACGCTGTATTTGATGGTAGTGGAACAATGAAAATTCTTTCAGCTCCACCTGCAATCAATTCAAAGTATGCTTTATGTGCATCTGAATCTAGACCAAATGCATCAATAACATCTTTTTCGCTAGTAGCTTGAACTACGTCAAGATCCTTCACGTTGCCGGTATTATCGGCATTATTTCTCTTAGCGATTACACAGATCTTTGGACCGACAGGAATGTCTTGTCTAGAAATGCTGTAAAAGCGATCCTTTATAATTGTTTTTACACCTGGTAGAGCCATTGGACTATAGACCTCCGATTGCGGCAAATAAGAATATGTTTACTTCAGGAAATATAGTAACAGAGAACTTGTAAAAACAAACTACATTAACAGTCTGGAGTAGCACTTTGATATAGGTCTATTATATTAACTTCAGTCCCAGCGAAATTGGGAGTAGCAGGAGATAAGGCTTCTTCCCATATAGAATTTTCATAAGCCATATACCTTCTCACGTCTATGACTATCTTCTCAATTTGATCGATTGTCTGTGCAAATAACTTCTCAGTTGTTAACATATAGGTAACAGTTCTTTTACAAATGTCGGCACTGTCTCTATTTTCATCTGAATCAGAGAGCCTTCTAGAATACACGAATTCTGAAGCTCCTAATCTTTTAAAAACAGGAGTATGCTCAAGCATAAAGTCCTCAAATATCTCTACAATATTATCTGCAACTTCTGACCCAGAATATCTCTTAGCAGTGCCCTGGGCTATTCCAGAGTCAGCTTCTGTCATTACGGTAAAACTGACAATATTTTGAAATCTTTGTCCAAAAACAACAACATTCTTATTTGTTTGAGTAGTTCTTGTTCTTGGCTTTGGCTCACTTGTGTGAGTTTTTCTAAGTTCGAGCCCATATGCTATCACAGGATATTCTGCATACCTGCCACCTTGTGATGGAACTATTTTAATATCTGGATATGCATTTTCCCAAAGTGCTTTAACTACTGCTATAAATTCAAGGTATGTTAAATTTCCACTAGCCTGAAGTGGCTCACCAAAAATTCTATCGTAACTTATATCATTGGTATTTCCAGATGGGAATCCAATTGTATTTTGGGTCATTATATCCCCTTACCTGTCGCAACATTAAAAGATATTTCTCTTAAAGTTCTTGAGGAAGTAACTGATATATTAAAATATAAGACTCCTCTTTCTTCTCGATCTGCGTAAGAATCCATCCTATAATTAACAAGTGCTCCTGATGATTTTAATGCAGATAAGAATTCTTGAACATAGCTTATAATTTTCTCATAACCAAATTTACCTATTGCTAAATTGCCCAAAGACTGAACTTCGTTAATAATAGTTGCAACTAATCTAACATTTGAAGAGTCTTCATAGTTTTGACTAATAGATTGAGTATAATCGCTAGTTAGATATATATCGTATAAAGCGGCTCTTCTTGATCTTTGCCCTCTAACTGCTGTATTGATCTTCTTTTCTTGTAGTCTTTTTACTTGGGCGGCATTTATATCAATTCCGTGCAATGATAATGCAGAAGGTATCCTAGTTTTTGTTAGTCCCATATCTATTCTAGTTGAAGACAACATTCCTGCAACTGCAGCTGCTAAAGTTGACGTATAGCTTCTTTGAAGTTGCTTGTGACTAAAAACTGCTTCGCCATAGAGTAAAATAACATATCTTCCATCATCTTTTGTAATATAACCATCTGGAGTAATTGAGCTATCTATGTCAAAATCTTTTGTATACAGTTCATCTATATCTTCTTGTTTGACTCCATTGCTTCTAGAGCCAATAATTCCAATTTGCACTTCGCCAGTTTCTTCTTGCATTTTATTGCAATGAATAGCTAACTGTTTTACGAAATTATTTGAACCAGTATTTATTATAGAAGCTTCTAATGGAACAATAATGTCAATGAACTCATAGTCTTCTAATAGCCTATAACATTCTACTAGCCTGTTGTAATATAGGTCATAGAAACTATATGTGTTTGGAGTTGTTGAATTGTCTTTAAATATTAATATATTTCTTGAATCGATATCAGGAACATACTCTGCCATATATCCTGCAGACATCAAATATATATCTCTTGCTCCAGAAGTGTATGCATCGAACATTCCTCTTAGGAGAGGTGAATTAAAGTCACCTCTTAGTATATTAATGCCTTCTTGCATTGACTTCACTTTAACAATACCATATGGTTGTATTGCGTCTGTATGACCAATCAATAAAACATTCATTGTTGATGAATCAGAAACACTGTCATATCTTGCTCTATTGTCAATCTTTATTGATTTAGAACCTATATCATATCCATCTTGATATGAAGCGTAGCCTTTTTTTGATTGAATATTTATTTCTTTAAAATCTTGAACTCCTGCAACTTCTGCTGTTATCTCTACAGAATAAAATCCATCAAAAAGATTTTGTGGAGTTTTAAATGATAATGTGTAAGATCCTACAGAATTTTTTTTCAAAGTATGAACAGGATCACTTGAACCTATTGGAAATAAATATCCAGTTGATATTGTTGACTCATTTGGGCTCACTGAATAAGGTCCAAGTATTGTTGGACCTACTCCATCCATTCCTCTGCGAAAAAGTATTTTAATATTTCCAGTTGGATCAGTGTAATTTACGCCTGATCTAAATATAATAGGAATCTCTACTTGAGTATTTGGACTTATTACTAGCATTTAAGAACTTGGACTTTCTTTTGTTGCACCAACTATCCAATAGTTGATTTTTCCTTGACGACCCCTAACACCATGTGCGCTATCTATTACATAGATCATAGCATCTTCTAGAGAACCGTCTCCTTCTTCATATATTCTATCTCCAGATTTTGGTTTTACCCAATCTTCGAAATAATAAATAATGTCTGCATTGACAACGTAACCTTCCATCTCTTCTTGTAGTCTAGTTGCCATTGTGGAGGTCTTTGCAACCATGCTTCTTGTTGTAATTCTCTCTAACGTATCAGAATATACGAAGTCATCTGACAATCTTCTTTGGTAGAAGATATCATGACCCCAATCGCTCAGAATCTTTTTAAAAACTCTTTTTGCATCAATCATACTGCCTTAGACCTCTATCTGGCATGGGGTCTTCTCCATCTACCACTCTTTTGCCAGGACCATATAGTTCTCTGTCAGATAGATAAATAACTCCACCAGTATTAGGATCTATTGTCTTTCCGGAGCTAAAGATCTTCTTTGTTGGAAGACCCTTAGGAATAACTCCACGCATTGAAACTTTCTTAGCGAGAATCTCTCTTCTTAAAGAAGATGCTATTTGACACCATGTAGTTGCATTTGATCTAGTTGCGACACTTCTGGGTGCAGAACTATTTCTTATTTCTAAATCTGCAAGTTTAACACTAAGTTCATCATCTCCGCCAAAACCATAAGTTCTGCTTAATTCACAAGCTGCAGCTGCTTTAATATATTCAAGAACGGTAAAAGGAAGTTCTGGATTAGTATTATCATCTTGTATTGCATACATTTCTTTTACTTCTAATGAATAATGATATATTAGTTCACCTATTTCAAGCAGGCTCGCATCTGGAAAAATCGATCTGAGTTCTTCTGGATCTAAATACAATGGTTCTATATCTGGAGCAAAAGTAATTGTTTCATCTGCCCTTAGTGTTACTGTTGGTTTAAATTCCTCCGTTGGAGTACTAACATAAAGCTGTTGATTAACAGTTATAAAACTTCCATTAGTTAAAGTTCCAATAAAAGTTACCTTATATTGACCAGCTTCAGTTGGAGTATAATCATAATAAAACTGAGAAGAAGTTAAAGAAGTTGCAGAAGTTGAGACTATTTCTGTGTCATCAGAATCGTAGATCTTAACCGATACTGTCGATGGACTAACATCTATTTGACCACCAGTTGCAGGATCTGTGTCAATAAATCTAACTTTAATCCTTACGGTATCATTTACTAGGACATTGCCAACGGTCATATAGACTCCAAATTAAAATAAAACTATGTAGTAATAGTAGTGTTTTTAGGCTTTATTTTGAATACTTAAACTGTCTCTATTGAGACTTCGCCATAATATTCATCTTTAAAGTTTTCAAAGGTGATAATTCCATTTGGAACATAATCAAAAGTAACATATCCAATTGTAGTTGCATTTGAAAAATCTTCTGCTGAAAATATAACAAAAGTTATATTGTTTAAAATAATAGGATTAGAAATTCCGGGAACATTAATTTGAACTACTCCCGTATATGTTATATTTGTTTCATTATAAGTTATAATATCGTTATATAGCATATTCCAGATCCTAAAATATTAGTTTTATGCTTAAATAGTATACGTATATCTTATGTCAACTCAGTCATAATTGAGATCTTCTTTTCTATCATAAGACGAAGGATCTATTTGATATAGATCTGTCAGTAAACTTGAACAAAGTTTTCTAATTTTTCTACTTTTATCAATTTCATTTAAAAATACTTGACTTAAATCATCGGCGTAATAGATGCTAGCCGTATTATGTGTTTCCGATCTTTTTCTAGCTATTTCATACCATTTTTCTTTACCATGAATAAGTTCACCATCAATCCATTTTTGAGTTGGACCAACGCGGTGCTTTAGATAGTTTCTTACAAGAAGCTTACTTGAACCCTTAACCATATTAACTGCATGGAAATATGGTTCTCCTCCAGGAAAAATAGGAGAACCGGATGGGAAAACAATTATGTCACCAGCTTTTGGTTTATAAAAAATAATATCATTTTTTACCAAGAAGACAATTTCTCCATCTTCATAATCATCATTAAGGTAAGTTGTGCATGTAAGTAAAAACTTTTCTCCTGGCCAATACCATTCGCCAATCCCATAGTCTGTATGGAATTGCATTGTTTTCTTCTCTCCAGTATCAACATTGATATCATACCTAGCGATATTTGGTTTTGTAATAAAACAGTTGCTTGGAAGTGGCACCTTGTTTCTAGATGCATATTCTGTTATCGCTATTGTATTAGACTCAATAGTTCTTTGTAGAAGATTTTTTTCTTTTAGATGAAGTTCTATATCATAATTTTTAGAATTGATTATATTTTTAATATAAAAATTTTTTATTTCTTCTTCGTTTTTTGTGTGAGCATATTTTCCAAATATAAACCAATCAGTCCAATCAGTGAATATAGCACTCTTGCTCACTTCCTCTGAATTGAACATCGTTTTAGCAAGTTCATTTGTATCGGGAAGCAAATTGCTATAAACGCATATATAGGGATATATCTCTGTGTAGGAGGTGTCAAAAGGTAGCATATTAATCGGCCAATTGATGAAAAGTTGTATAGGAGTATTTTTCTCCTGAAATTATTGGCCTTGTTTCATGATAAACGCTAGAATCAAAAAAAACGCACATTCCTGCTTTTGGCTTTATCTCTAAATAAGGCCTATCTGAGTCCTTAGACTTAAAAAAACATATTTCTCCGCCAGTATAATCATCATTTATATAATAAACGGAAGCTAAATCTATTCTAGGTTTTTTGTTTTCTATAACATAAGGATCGCTTGGTTCCCAATCTCTATGTCTTCCTATAAAATTAGCAATAGTATATCTTGCTATTGATTTTCCTGTACTAAATAATATTTGTTTTTTATAATATAAGTTTATATTATATTCTATTTTTGTAGAAAGATAACTAAAGTCATTGTATGTTTTTTCTATTCCAAAACTTTCAAAATGAATATTATTTGGAGCTTTTTCAAAAAAACCATTTAATATTGAGTTTTGAATTTCGGTTACTTTTTTGTCCTCAATAATATTGTCGACTATAATCATTGGGTACATTTAGAGTGTTTCCCATCTTAAATATTTTCTAAATTCATTAATGCTAAATACTGATGGGTCAACCCACCAATCTTCGTGTTTTTCCCTTACAACCAGTGCGTAGCCTAAGCTATCCAATATCTCTCTTTGAGCATCCCTCATTGCAGAATTTCTGAAATACATATTGGCATCGTGTTCAAAAGTTATTATTGAGAACCTATATTGAGTCAGGGGAAGTGATATTAATCCCAATAAACTTAGGTAGTGGTTACCGAATGGTCTTCCATCGTGCTGATATCCTGCATCTATATCAACTTGTAAATAGTCTATTTGTTTTGGAAAATTATTATTTTCAAAATAAGATATATAATTGAAACTTAAAGCGTCACCAAAACAAGGATTTTTTCTATTTGTGCTAAATTCATTTCTTCTATCTTCTAGAATTTCAAAAGAAACTCCACTCCAATTATAGCTTGATTCTAAGTAAAATGTGTTGCTTCCTAACTTAGAGTCAAAAGCACCTAGCTCAACATAAAAACCATTATTTTTTTCGTTAAAAATTTCTACTACAAATTTTTCCTGAGAAGAACTTCCTTTATACATAGAATATTCAAACCTTACAATTTATATTCTTTACTATTTATTTTATTATGAACATCTTTAATTATATCTGGCATCCAAAATTTATGTGGATTTTCTTGTCCAACAATCTCTTTTTGCTCAAAAGAAGTTCCATAGCAAGATATGCTCAAGAATGCATATCTTTGTCCAAATGTTACTGGATAAACCTCATGCCTTCCCATGTATGATGATGGATATATTGCTACACTGCCACTTTTGGGTGCATAAACATATGGAACATTCGGAAAATGAATTTGTCCACCCAAGTAAGAATAATCAGTCATTTCACTTTCGCTAGACACGCAGTCATTAAGATAGAGATTTATACTTGAGCTATTGTGCATTGATACTTGATTTCCCGTTTCTTTACCCCACTCATATGGTACCTGATCGTCACAGTGTGGTCCTATTCTTTGACCATTTTCATATCCAGCTATATGACCAGTTGGTCTCCACCATGAAGTAGTCGCTGCATCAGGGAAATAACAGCAATATTCTACTAAAGCATCATAAACTGCATTTTCTAAATTGTCTACAAAATTAATATATTCCTTTGGTGTTTCTGTATAAAAATTTTGGCCTTTAGTGTCTAGATATCTCTGGGGCGCTTGTTGTACATCTTCTAATTTAAACTTAAATCCAGTTTTATTAACTGCATACTTTACTCCATTTTCTTCGTGGTAAGTAAATGTATCTTCTTGATTTTTGCGAATCCAATTTATATATTCAAACAAAAAATCTTGATCTATATCAATAACGTCTTCGCAAATTACAACTCCCATTCCAATATGTCTTGACTTCATAATTTTCCTTAGTAATTTGACTTAGTAATATAATATTGTTCAGAGTTTTCTGAATACCCACATTCTTTAAGGTATCTCTGAAAATCCTCTCTAAGCGTTGACATATATACGTTAGTCGCCTTTTCTGCCAACTCTGGTTCGGTAACGGGGTCTGCAACATATTCGTGCACTGCTGGATTTGGAGTTCCTTGACTATACCAACCTAGATAACTATATCTGAACCCATTGGTAACTGGTTTCACTTCATGAGCTGCCATATAATTCGATGGAAACATTATTATATCTCCCTTTTTAGGAGAATAATCTATATTTAAGTAATTAAAGTAATGATGACCACCAGTATAATTTTGACTATTTAAATCCTCTTCGTTATCAACAGAATCATTGAAATAGACTAAACTAGTGAGGACATTTCTTAAAGCTAATTGATCTTTTGGTTCTAATATTCCATATATATAGTCTGCGCTTATATCAGAATGAGAACCAAGATACACATTTTTTGGATACTGCAATATATGACCTTTTACTTTCCACCAAATACATTTATACGCTAGAGGAAAAATTTCCAGATATTGTAGGAGGCACTTATCTTTACATTGTTCTAAAAAGTTTAGAATTTCTTTTACATTTGAGTCATCTTTATAATGTATTGAACTAGCTCTCTTTGGCATTAAGTCTATACTTGTTTTATTGAAGAAGTAACCACTTTTATTAACATATATTTCTTCACCAGTTTCTGGATCTATTCCAGGGCTATACATATCAGACCATTCCTCTTGGATTAATTGATCTGATTTTTTAATTAAATAATCCCAGTCTAATTGAATACAGTTTTCAAAAAGAACTACTCCACCACCAAGATTTTTAGGATCAACTTTATTAAATAACATTTTTTATAATTTCCCTATTGGTATCATGACTTGTCATGGGTCTTTTAACTGCTTCAGTTAAATACGTATTTTTTTCTGAGTATATATCAATATTTCTTTTTTTAAGATGGTCAATATAATCATCCATTATGGATGGCATCCAGACTTGACCACTATCTATTACATCAGAAGGCTGCCTTATATTTACTCCGACTTTTTCATCGTTTGATCCTTGCGCAAAATATCCAACATATGCATATCTTTCTCCATGTTGACATTCAAGCACTCTGTGTGTGCCCAAATAATTAGAAGGAAACATAAGAACATCTCCAGCTTTTGGAGAATATTTATAGTCTGCATAAGGAAAGTATATTTCGCCACCAACGTAATCATAATTATTTTTGATTAGTTCAACAGATTCAACAGAATTATTAAAATAAATTAAACCACCAAGAACATTTCTGATAGCAAGTTGCTGATCTGGTTCTGCTCCTGGCTGATAATTAACATCATTATCACAATGTATACCAAACTTTGCGCCAGGGCCATATCCAACTATATGGCCCTGAGTTCTCCACCACAAACATGGGATCATCATTGGAAAAAATTCCACATATCTCAACATACAGTTGTACAAAACTTCTTCACATATCTTAAAAAATTTAAAATATTTACTATCTAATGTTTTATCTTCAAGAAAATTCATTATGTGGTTGCACGATATGTTAATGTCCTCTAATGAATATCTATGACCGCTTCTGTTTATTGCATACAGAGGATTTTCATCTTCATCTTTTATGTAAGTAAAATCTTGCTCAAGCGCTGTTTGTCTTAGTGAGGCTGCAAAATCTATTATAAAAGAATAATCTTCCATTGGTATAACATTCTTAAACAGAATGATTCCCATGTCGTGTTTTTCTATATTATCTTCTTTAACATCAAACATATAATTTTACACCAATTTTGGTTCTGTTCCACATGGTCCTTCTGGAAGATCAACAGCTTGGGGTTCTTTATTCATTAAATCATTATCTTCAAAAGTAATTGTATCGTGACTTTGACCATATTGAGTAACCTCCCTACCCTGATACACTGGATTCCATCCTGCTTCTAGACCAAATTGTTCAGCTTTAGTCTCCCATCTAGAATATTCTGTTCTACAATACATTTCATAATCATCATAAATATTGTTCAACCAAACTGGTGGGCACCATTCAAAACTCTCTTTTGGCTCAGTGATAACTATATTACACGATTGGTCTGAAGATCCTTGTCCAAAAAAGGTTAAATAGGAATATCTAACTCCTTTTCCCATTCTTTCTACGTCATGAGCTGCAACATAATTTGTTGGAAAAAATATTATATCTCCCTTTTTTGGTTTATAAGAAATTTTTAAGTGTACAAATCTTAAATTTCCACCAGTAAAATTCTTTCCATTTAATTCTTCCTCTGAGTCAACACAATCGTTTAAATAAATTAATGCACCACATGTTTGACGAGAGGCAACCATCCCCTTAGGCATATATCTAATACCTTTAGTAACCTTATAGTTTGTGTCGTTATCTGCGTGACAACCCAATATTCCACCATCACCATATCTAAGAATATGACCTCTAGTTTTCCACCAAATTGAACCTATCATCAAAGGATAGTAGTCTATATATTTAATAAGACTTTTGTATATTTGATCTTCTAAATAGATAAAGAAATTTTTTATTTTCTCTTTTGTATTTGGATTTACAGGATCAAGTATTCTAACTGGTGCTGCTGGAACATCTTCCATTCGATACCTAAAACCATCTTCGTTAATTCCATAAGTTACACCATCTATTTCTTTGTAATTCCATCTGGATTCATGGGCCTTTTGTGCTCTTTCGTCTATGTGGCTCAGAATAAGATTTTGATCAATTTCAAAGGCGTTTTTTACAACTATGATACCTGGCGCAAGTTCTTCTGTCTCAAGCTTAGCTATTTCATTGATAACATTTTTATCAAACTCTGGAGACACTGGATATGCTTCTGAACTCATTCTAGACTCATCTCTTAAGAAGAATTCTTTGTTATCTTCCATTATCCTAAGACCTCATCTATTGCTTCTCTTACTGTCCATCCTGCACCTTGAATTCTGGGAATTGTATCTAGAGGCATATCTTGCCAATTGAATCTAGACATCATAATGCCATCTCTACTTACTAAGAACTTTTCATAATTATGAGATATCCTAGCTATAGCTTGCCCTGCTAAATTTTGCCCCATTATTGCTTGATCAGAAGCGTCTGCTTTACTATCGGAATATGCTCTTTTTTCATAACCTTTTAAGGCTGAAAATAATGGGTGCTCATTTTTTCCATTTACTTCAACTTTTTCTAGAATTGGAAAAGTAACAAATGAATAATTATCTTTTATAAAATTATCAATTTCTTCATTAGTTCCTGGTTCCATAAAGCCAAATTGGTTACATGGAAATCCCAATACAGAAAAGCCTCTGTCTTTAAATTCTTCATGTACGTGTTGTAGTTGCCATAATTGTCTACATGTTCTTGCGTAGGACCAAAACTTTGAGCATTGTGGACTATATCCATACTTACTAGATATATTGACCATTAAAGTAATTTTACCACGAAAATTAGATAGATAATTATTTTCACCAGTAATAGAATTTATTTGTATATCATAAACAGACATTATTTTTCTCCAACAAAATTTACTTGTAAATAATTGTCAACTTTTATTTGACCAAAAAGATTATCATCATCCAACGATAGGTTCATGGTCAATGTACAAGGTATGGGGAATTCAGTTTTTCCAACCAGCATTATGAAATTTTTTGTGTTATTTTTTTGCTGAAGATTAACAAAGCCTTTTTCATTATATATTTTATAATGAGCTATATTATCTAATATAGATATATCAAAATAACATTCTTCTTCTCCAAATGGTGTATCTATTTTAAGATTCCATTTACCTAAAAAATTTTTATTATATTCATCCATAGATATAATTATATCACAAAGTCCTATTCGTAATAGAAACTTCCATTAGATAATGCTAGAGGTGGATTATCCTTATGCCAAAGATTAACAACAAGCACTTGTCTTATTCCAGACTTTGACCCAACTGTATTGTGTAATACATGACCGGCATCAAAAAAAATAGCTCTATTTCCTTTGTAGGCTATTTTTTCTCTATCTTTTTTTAAAGATATATATTTTTTAATATATTTTTTTTCTAGTATATTTTTTTTGCCATCTTCTAATGTTTTTTTATGAATTTCTAAAAATCCACCATCTTCATTTTCTTTGCCATAAAAAACACAACCATATATTGGTCCTTTAAAAATTTTTGATTCTGCGTAAAGAAATGTATCTTCATCTACATGAATGTCTAAATATTGTCCTGGAAGATAAGTTCTTGTCCAATATTCAAATCCCAAAATATCATTTAGATCCCAAATCATTAGATCTTTCCATAAAGATTGGATAACTTTTTTCTTTAAAGTATTAGCTGGAGTTCTCCACCAGCCATCCCAAAACATGTATGGGGCAAAGCAGTCGCTTTTTTCATCATGATATGAATTTAGATGTTCTGCTATTTTTTCTCCATAATTCATTATCTCGGGAAAAAAAAGATTGTCAGAAATTACTTCCTCATATGTATCTTGATCTAAACAATTGTCTTTTATCAACATGTAAATTGAAATTATTTTACTGATCTTCTTCTTCTGAAGATTCTTGCTCAGAAAAATTCATTGGTTGAATAATTTGATTCAAATAATTTTTAACTGATTTTTTTTCTGTTCTAGAAAAATATTTAAGAACAATATCTTCTATAGTATTGTTTTTTCTTCTATCGTCTAAATAGTCAGATGAATTGTATATCATATCCAATATATCAACACTTGAAACTGTTTCTAAATCTAGTGAGTTATTTACTGCAAATTCATATATCTTAGATTCAAAAAATTCCTTTTCTTTATCGATAATTGATTGTGGAATAGATATTGGTAGAGGAAAATTTTCTAACAATGAAGATAATGTTCTGTATCTTATGTTTAACATAAACCATTTTTTGAATTTTGAACCAAGCTCAGCTGGCTCAACTATTGACTGTCTAGGATCTTCATTTCCATTAAAATAATGCTCTAATACAGTACTTGGCTGAGAATCAATTAATTCTTGTATTGCATCTGATGGAATATCCCAATCTTGAAATGCTTTTTTGCATTTTATTGCAATTGTGTCATTTGAATTCCATGGATCTTCCGCCAAGATAGACCATTGATATGCCATTTTTAAAATATGTGGGAAAGTCTGAGACATAAAAACTCTACCTGGCCAATCTTTATACGCCCTATCAGTAATTGATCCATGTGTTAATTTTGCAATATAAAGGTTAGACATTGATGCTAAAACCAACTGCCAACCAAGTACGCCGTCATTTCCAAGATAATCTCTATCTACAATATCTGGTGCACCTTCTTTATTAGCATCTGCGAACGGCATAGATGCATAGTTATCATCGATCAAATCACATCTTCTCTTTGGATCTATGGCTGACCCAAACCATTCACCATGTTCATCTTCTGATACATTAGCAACGGAGTTGTGAAGTATAAAAGTGTGAGACTCTTTATCGTAATCTCCACTTAGAATATCCTCAAGTGACTCAAATGTTTCAGCGTTTATATCTTGTGAATAATTTTCTGATTTAATTCTATAAACAAATTCAGTTTTGAAAAAAAACATTTTTGTAAAGGCTATTAGAACATGATCTTCAATTTCATATAAATCATAATGAAATAACTCTTTTAGACCACTTGAATGAACTGTATATATGCCAAAATCTTCTTTAATATCAGTTATGGCATAACATGCATATAGCGATGGATCGTAATTTTCTACATTTTTATAAATCATTGAAAATTTAATCTTCCTTTTAATTAATTAAATTGGATAATTCTTTAATTTTTTCTTCTACTTTTTTAATTTTTAAAATTAATTCTTTTATATAAAATTCAGACATTTTATCTTCCTCTGGAATAAAATTATCTATATCAAAACTTTCTGGATCTTTACCTATTGCGCACAATCTTTGTATTAAATCTTTTTCAAAAGATTTTTTTGTCTGTTTATATGTAAGTAGCTTTTCTTCTAGAGTCAAAGAAAAATTCATTTTATTCATTTTCCAATTGATTGATTTTGTTTTTTATATTAACATAGACCTCAGTGTGTAACTTTAAAATAAGTAAGTTTGAATATGTATCAATAGATTCATCTATCTCTTCAAATGACCCAAGAAAAGAATCAGGATCAAAATCATCAGGATCTAACCCAGATTCTAGAATCTTTTCAAGAATTGCTTGCTCTCGAGAAATCAGAACTTTGTTATAAACTTCTAATTTTGTTTCTTTTTTTAAGTTTGAAAAATTCATTTATTAATATCTCTTTTCTACTCTGATCTTAGCTATAGTACTGCTAAAATGAATACAATCAATCCTATTCTGGTTCCTTAAACTTTGGTAGACCTTCCGTTTTTGGACCTATTGTATTACCTTTTTCGTCTAGACCAGTTCTGATTCCATTCATCCAAGTCCATGGTTGTTCATGTAGTTTTTTCATTTTTGCATCACCGTATGCTTGTCTTTTTTCCATTAATTCTTTTTTATCCCATAAATTTTCTATTGAAAAATCTACTTCTTGTAGTAGGTTGTTTGGATAAATATTAAAGAACATAAATGGCGTGCCGCTTTTAAAAATTACTGGCTCACCAATTTTTGTAATTTTCCAATTCATATTAAACTCATCTGGCCACCAAGAACTAGGTATGCTTGCAGACAAAGGAACTGCTCCATCAACGAAATAATTTGGAGATCCAGTGATCCAAGTATCGTACCCTTCCTCTGTATTGATTGCCCATCCGGTAGCAAATGACATAATACCTATTATTGATGGTATTACAACAGGTCTGCCATTTAAAAATTCTCCGTCAAGGACTTTTGGAGGAGAATTTCCACCATCCCACTGAACCACCACATCTTGCTGAAGAATTAATTCCCATCCATTAACATTTGCTGCTGACATTGGCAAGCATCTATACGCATGTTTGTTGTACGTTTCGTCCATCCAATCTCTTTTGAGTCTGGATTGCTTAATGCTAGGCGGATTCTGATGAGTTTTCGTTAATGTTACTTTCATTATAGCTTTCACTTAATAATTTTTCTATGGTTTTTTTTATATTATTTAATGCTTGTTCAGAATTAGTTTGCCTATTACCACTATTAAATGCCAAATCTAATAAATCAGAATTGCAAAATCTTACATATCTTTGACCGTCTCTAGAAACAATAAATTTTTCAAAGTTTCCATGAACTGGGTCTCTATTCTTTTGAAATTGTTCATATAGTGCATGTTGTTTTCCGCTAACTTCATAATAACTTAATTTACAATTTTCATTTAATATATTTACCATTTCAGAAAATGGTAAATCCGTATCATACAATACTTTCATATGATCTCTCATGTTTTCTGCACTTGTGTTTGAATCAGCAAATTCTCCATAGGCGTCTTGACAAAAATCAATACTTGGAATTGCTAGAACTTCAAACCCCTGATCCCTATACTCATTATAGAGATTTTGAATAATGGGATACTGTGCTGAATTTGCACATTCTCCAGTAACATTGACTATCATTGTTACTTTTCCCTTTAATTCATGAAGAATATTTTTTTTACCGTCTATTGAATTAAGGTCAATAGTATATATATTAGTTTCGGCTTGCTCAACTATTGATTCTTCTGAGTTTTGTTCCATTTTCTTCTTTTTCTTCTTTAAATTTATTTGCTATTTGATTATATTGTAAATTATTATCCTTATAATCAAACATTGTTACAGCTGAATACTTGATCCCATCTGTAACAGGCATAGCGCCATGCGCATAAATATAGGTTGAAGGGAAGAAAATTACATCACCTTTTTGTGGTTTGAAATTTATTTCAAGATATGGAAACCATAACTCTCCACCTTCATAATCGTCATTAAAATATACTATTGAAGACAGGGTACAGTTGTAGGAAAATCCATGGTCTGTATGGACAGCAAAATGCTGACCTGGATTATACTTCACGAAGTTTATTGCTTCCATAAACTCCATTTTAAAGTTATATCTGCTTTCATAATCTGATAAACAGCTTCTTAAAATAGATTCTGTATCTTCATATATATTTTTAATTTCTGACAATTCCTCTGGGAGCACCTGCCAGTGCGCTGAGCTCACTTTAAGGTCAAGACAATCTCTATAATCTGGCATACTTTCTTTGTATCCAACTGTTGCCTCGTTCCACTTAAAGTATTCGTGAGAACTGTCTTTTAGACAAGTTTCCAATCTTTCTGGAATATTTAAATCAGTAGATACAGCTTTTCTGTACAAAATGATTCCAAATTTTGGGTCTTCTACATTATATATTTCCATGTTCCTCTGCAATTCGTTAATATGCTTTTGTGATATACTATATCATAGTACGTAACATATATCAACGCAAAAACGGAAAATATCACTATGAACAGTAGGGCAGACGAAGAAAAATCCTTAATTGAACCTGGACATTTTGGATCTAGCGCTGAAAATATCAAAATAATTACTAACTTTATTAGTATTAATGATATAAAAATCATTCAAAATTTTCTTCCAAATATCAATGAATGGATGGATTCTGGCGAAAATAAATACGACGAAAATGGCACCTGCATATATGATGCTGCATATTGGTCAAATCGCCAATGCAGTGGAGATATTTTAAAAAGAATAAATCCTGAAGTTTACAACATAATTGATTTTTATATAAATAAAATGAAGCTATTCTTAGACCAAGAATTTAAAGTTGACCTTTCAACTAGGCCACCTGTTATTATTAAGTGGAAACCTGGAATGGAACAACAACCCCATGCAGATAAACAAACGAATGATGGAAAACCCAATCCATTTCCAACGTATGATATTAATTCTCTTTTTTACTATAATGATGATTTTGAAGGTGGCGAATTGTATTATCCTCAACACGATATCGTCGTCAATCCCAAGCCAGGTTTAGCGGTTGCCCATCCTGGTGATATACATTATCTACATGGTGTAAAAACCATAATTAGCGGATATAGATACACTACTCCATCTTTTTACACAATAAACAAAGTTTATTAATAATGAATATTTCTCCAATAGAAAATGTTTCTTTTAAAGATATTATAAATAATATAGATAATTATTATAATCTTTTTTTAAAAAATGGTTTAATCTTTTTTAAAAATGCAAACGTTTCTCCAGATGAGCAGCAAAAAATTTCTAATGAGTTAGCTAAAAAAATTAAATGTAATTATGTGGCACCGATAGATTATGAAGATCATTCATTTACTTTTAAAAAAAATAATAAAATTTATTCAAAAAACGATCTTTTTATACCCTGGCATTTAGAGCATTGCGAGAAACCATTTTCTCAAGTAGCAACTTCTTGGAACATGGTACATCTATCTTCCGACTATGGAATTGGTGATACTGGATTTGTTAATTCATACGAACTGTTTAATAGAATGCCCTATGAATGGAAAGAGCTATTGAATCAATCATACATAATTGATCATAACAAAAATTTTCCTGCTAGAAAATGTATTCAAAAACATTTTTTTAAAAATCAAAACATAATAAAACTATCACCCAATAAAGAAGATAAATTATATTCGGTTAATAATCAATTGCCTTCAGATAAGAATTCAAAACTTTTTTTAGAAATTACAAATTGGTATTTAAATGAAACTGCTAACAACACAGACTTACAGGTCTGGTGGCATTGGTCTGAAGGAGATTTACTAATAGTAGATTTGTCCCTAATGGCACATGCGGTAAAAGGAGGTTTTACTTTGGGAGAAAGAGTTATAACAAGAAATTGGATTTTTAAAGAAGAATCTGATTATCTAAACCAAAAGGAACACAATGAATAATCTTTGTATTAAAAGAAATGTTATCGATATTTCATATAGTCAAAAGATAATAGATTATTTAAAAAATAATAGTCCATCCAAAGATCCTACTGGATATTCTCCATTTGGAGTGTATTCAGGCATTTCTAGTAACGAAACATTTCAAGATATATTTAAAATAATATATTCAAATTGTAAAAATCTTATTCAAGATAATTTTAATTGTCAAGTATACGACGAAGGAATGAGTGACATAACGGAAATGAGTACAGGACATTTTCTACCTGTTCACTATGACCACAACCCAGCTTTAAATAAAAATGTTTTAACAAAAACTGGTGCAGGTCACCCAGAAAGAAATATAAGTTCTGTATTTTATTATAATGATGATTTTCAGGGTGGAGAATTATATTTTCCAAATCAAAATATTTTAATAGAACCAGAACCTGGATTGTTCGTCTCATTTCCAGCTAATGACGATTTTCCTCATGAAGTAAAAGTGATAAAAAATGGTCGTCGTTGGTGTTCTACTTCTTTTTGGTGTATTAAGAAAGATTAAGCTTGTAGGTCTCCTATTGCGACCCAAGTATTTGTTGCTCGTTTAATCAACGTTGCAGATGACCATTGTGCTCTTAACTTGAGTCCCGGAGTAGCATTTATTGTTACACCAGCACCAGCAGTAATTGTAGTCTGCCCTGCACCAGTTTGAAGTATTATTATCTGAGATCCAATTGGGAATGCAACAGAAGAGTTTGGTGGAACAGTTAAGGTATTTGCAGCAGCATTTGATACTTCAACTAATTTATCTTTGTCGGTTAAAACAACAGTGTAGCTCGCAGCTTGGGTGTTAGTAACCAATGTGCTTGAGGGGAAGTCTATTACTGTTGTACCATTGCCAACTTGAATCTTTTTATTTGTAGAATCCCAAGACATTATTGCGTCTGTTGATGATGAAGAAGTTGATAAGGTCAATGTTGGTGTTGTTATAGTGGGACTGGTTATTGATGGACTAGTTGCTAGAACAACAGAGCCAGAACCAGTTGTTCCATTGCTTAAAGCAGATGCTGCAATCTGCGACCCATTGATATGAACTGCGCCGACATCAATGGTTCCAAGTGTTCCTGAGAAAACTTCAGATGTATTTGTTGCATCTGGTATAAATGTAAACTTACCAGTTGAGTCGTCGTATCCAAAAAATCCGGCCTTCGCTGATGTTCCGTCGTGCCAGCGAAACTCGACACCACGGTCTTTGTTGTCATCCGACGCTGGAGCAGTATCACCACCAACCGTGATGATTGGGTCATCTACGGTAATCGTTGTTGAGTTAACAGTTGTTGTTGTCCCGTTAACTGTTAAGTCTCCGCTAACAGTGAGGATTCCGGCAACAGTGATGTTGCCTGTTGTATTTAATTGGGCAAACTGCACAGATGCGTCTGTAGCTACAGATTGGCCAATTGCAATTGAAGCACTAGAGCCCTCGCCTGGTGTGTGAGTAACGGTAACCCCAGTTCCAGCGGTTATATCAGAGATGTAATTTCCTGTCGTATCTGTTCCAAGGGCAACTGAGTTTGCAGCGATTGTTGCGGTGATTGACGCATTAGCCGAGCCATTGAACGAGGCGGAACCAGTGACATCGCCTGTCAACTCAATCGTTCTTGAGGTGGCAAGCGTGGTTGCGGTATCTGCATTGCCCGTCAAATTTCCAGTGACATTGCCCGTTACGTTACCCGTCAATGGTGCGTTGACACCTGCAAAAGTCACGGTAGAGTCAGTACCGACGGCCTGACCAATAGCAATTGTGGGTGTTGCGGCTTCCCCAGAGTTATTGCTCAGGGTTACACCAGTGCCAGCGACAAGAGACTCAACATACGAGCCGACCGTATCCACGGAGAGATTGACGGCGTCGTTTACCCAGGCGGTGCCGTTCCAGCGCAAGAAGTCACCATTTGCAGCTGAAGTTATTGTAACGTCAGCGAGACCATTAAGATAAGCTCCACTTATATCTGCAGTTAGATATGAAAGAGAATTCCAGGCTGTTGTTCCATCTCCAACTTTAAGTTTACCGGTATTTGTTTCATATCCGATTTCTCCTGCGTACAAAACTGGATTATTAGTTGACCAAGACGATGAAGTAGCCCTTTTAAACTGAATTCTTGCGCCAGACATTAAACTTCTCCTCCATCATATGTAATTGAAATATGATTTGTTACTTCTGCTTCAAAAATATCAGGAAGAGCATTTCCGCCATCAATATTCAAAGATTGACCAGGTGAAAACTCTACAACGTTTCCTGATGAATCCTTGTAGAACATCTTACCATCAGCGTAATTAAGAGCTAATTCTCCGTGTTCAAGCGATGCTGGAATCTGAGAAGAAACTCCTGATCTTTTTATTTTTATAGTATTAGACATACGTTAACCCTTTATTTAAAGCTTGGTGGGAAGTATGGTGGGAAGTATGGTGGGAAGAAAGGTGGGAAGTATGGTGGGAAGTATGGTGGGAAGTATGGTGGGAAGTATGGTGGGAAATAGGGTGGAAAGAAAGGTGGGAAGAAAGGTGGGAAGTATGGTGGGAAGAAAGGTGGGAAGAAAGGTGGGAAGAAAGGTGGGAAGAAAGGTGGGAAAAAGGGTGGGAAGAAAGGTGGGAAATATGGGCTATACTTAGTATAGGCAACTGGTTCTCTACGAGGATAAACAGTATTAGCAGAAGGGCTAGAAGAAATTATTTCATCTAATCTTGTCAATAAAGGCTGACCAGCAGTTGGGTCATTTAATGCAGTATTTGTTACAGTTCCTTTAGTAAAATCTGCTGCTGTTAATTTGGGATCAGCAACAGGTGGTTTATCCCCAACAATATTAGGGACATTATTTTTTCTTGTTCCAGACGCATTACCAATATTAAAAGCCATAATTTAACCTATAATCTTTTTAAAAAAATTTAAATGTATAATATATATTATACACCTAGAAGGTTCCGCCATCAATTGTAAAACCAGCTAAAACACTACTGTTTCCATATAGGGCACCAGAGATTCCAACACCACCTGTGACGACTAATGTTCCAGTTGTATATGAACTGGACGCAGTTGCGGCGGTGAACGTAACGGCACCATTTGCAGCTAATGAGGTAAAAGCACCTGTTCCTGGAGTTGTTGCGCCTATGCTAGAAGTATTAATTGTTTTATTACTAAGGTTTTCAGACCCAGCTAAAGTAGCTAAAGTTCCACTTGTTGGAAGGGTTAACGATGTTGTTGCGGTTGTGGTAAGAGTAGTATTATGAGCACCTGAGGTTTCAAGATTTCCACCAAGAGTAATTGTCTTAGAACCATTATTTACACCAGTGCCACCATAGGTTGGTCCAACAATTGTACCCTGCCAAACACCAGATGAAATTGTTCCAACAGATGTCAAGCTAGAAGCTGTAACCCCTGAACCAAGTGTTGAGCCACTAAGAACTGATGTTCCATTAATGGAAAATGCTTTTCCTGAAGCAAGATCTAGATGCTCTGAAGAAGTCCACGAGTCTGTTGCATCAACCCAGTTAAATGTTTTATCAGTAGTTCCTTTAAGAGTAATACCGCCACCGTCAGCACCTGCATCAGTTGGAGACCCTGTAGAACCGAGCTCCAAGTTCTTATCATCAACTGTGACTGTTGTTGAGTTGACGGTTGTTGTAGTTCCATTTACCGTTAGGTTTCCAGTAATTGTTACGTTTCCGCCTGCAGCTACGTCATTAAACTGAACATTGCTATTTGTTGCCACTTCTTGACCAATTGCAATTGTTGCGTTTGACCCCTCTCCTGGAGTATGTGTAATGGTTACACCTGTTCCAGCAGTAAGGTCTGACATGTAGTTACCAGTAGTGTCTGTACCAAGAGCAACGCTGTTTGCCGCAATTGTTGCCGTAATTGATGCGTTTGCGGAGCCATTAAATGAAGCAGAACCAGTGACATCACCAGTAAGTTCAATCGTTCGCGAGGTGGCGAGGGTCGTGGCGGTATCTGCGTTTCCAGTAACATTGCCCGTGATGTTTCCAGTAACGTTGCCCGTCACGTTTCCTGTTAAGGGCGCCGTAACACTCGCAAAGGTTACGCTAGAGCCAGTACCAACTGCCTGACCTATAGCAATAGTTGGAGTTGCTCCTTCTCCTGAGTTATTACTGAGTGTTACTCCAGTTCCAGCAACTAGTGAAGATACATAATCACCAGTCGTATCAGTTCCAAGGGCAACTGAGTTTGCAGCGATTGTTGCTGTCAATGTTGCGTTGCCGAGGTTTGTAACAGTAGCACTACCGCTAAGGTCTCCCTCTAATGTTATTGTAAAGTCGGCAACATCAAAATCTAATGTATTATCAGTATCGTCGTAGCTTACGCTAATTCCAGATTCTGTGTTTGAAGATACCATTGCTCCAACAACATCTGCTACAGCCTCATTAAAGTCTGTAACTGCTGTAGATGCTATTGCAATATTTGTTGATGCGGCAGTTGTTAAACGACCCTGTGCATCAACAGTAAATGTTGCTACTGCCGTAGCTGAACCATATGAGGCTGCTGTTACTGCTGTATTATCAAGATTGATTGTAACTGTATCTGTTGCAGAAGCGAC